GTAAAAAATAAAATAAAGGAGTATAACCCGTTAAGGTTATACTCAGTAGTTGGTGATGGATTTTATGTGTAAAAAAGTAGTAGTAATCATCATTCAGTTAGGTAAAAATCTTCACGTAGTCTAGATTCAAAAGGAAATGAAGTATCGCGTTTGTTACCATCATACATCAACTAATAATATGTTACCTACTTAGTAAAACTTTATCATAAACGACAAAAGAAAGGGAAGAACCTCTCTGGGTTCTTCTGTAATGATAAATAAATAGTAGGGTTTAGTTTATCATTGAAATCGATAGGCTTAGTCTATAAACACTTTTGAATATATGAGATACTCACTCTCATACTATTATGTTATAGCGATATTAAAAATAAATTTGAGTATAACCCGTTAAGGTTATACTCTGCATAATCTACTGGTATTTTTCATCTAAGTACTTTTATAAACGAAGGGCATAGTCTTAAATACACCAAATAGAATCACTGTGGCGCTAGTCCACTAATAATATGTTATTACAATAAAATAAAATGAGTACAACCCGCTAAGGTTGTACTCTTCATAGTCTCCCTAAAACTACAAAAATAATAAACATTAAAATTTGAAAGGAGCATAGTCTATAAATGGAGTTCTTTCCGTGATATTTGAAAAATATCAACAAACACAAACAGAACTAAGTCTTATAATAATGTTACTAAGATAGAAAATAATAGTGACCATACCCGAAGGTATGGTCTGCATAGTCTTAAATACATAATAAATTATATCAGGAGTACCGTCGTTCGAATGAATCAACAGATACCAGCTTGTGTCTCGGTTACGCTCCAGTATTGTTACGCAACCTAATACTTTGTTATCTTTATATTAAAATATAAAATGACGTAAAATAGTGAAGAAGCCAAACGGTGGCTTCTTCGTGCATAGTCAGGACCCTTATATGGAATTTAGTTGGTAATTCCCAACGGAAGGAAAGCAAATCAATTTGGAAAAATTGATGCCTCGTTTTGACCAGCGTAGTCTCATAAGCTAAGAAACTTATAAAATGACAAAATTCATATCACGAGTAAGACCATGAATATTTGAGGTTATCACGGTTATAATAATGTTGCTTATGTATAAAAATAAAATGACTAATACCCGGAGGTATTAGTCGGCATAGTCTTACAGGTTTGTGTAAGCAATTGTTATAAGATTATGTGGGTAATCTTATCCTATTAAGGTTATTATTATGTTATAGTAATAATAAAAAATAATTAACCATCACTCCTAGGGGAAGTGATGGTCGGCATAATCTATGAGGTAATTTGCTATGAAGCAAATGATGTTTAGATTAGTAAAATGTTAGCATAATATTAAAAAATAATGAGTATAACCTGGGAGAGGTTATACTCGGCATAGTCTATGAAATTTATTAAGGGTTTAATAATAACATTCGTTTCACACAAGAATTTACACATAGACACTTATGTAATTATATGTTAGTTATATATTAAAATAAAATTGACTATACCAATTAAGGTATAGTCGGATGCATAGTCTAGAGATAATAGATTCTGAAAAGGTTTACTAAAAATGTTGGAATGAAAGTTTTTAGTTTGTATAGAATCTATTTCTCTTTCAAGTAATAAATTTGCATAGGGACCTTTACCAGTACCCTAATACACTGTTAGAAAGATTGTAAAACTATATAAAATCTAAGAGATTTTGACTGTATTTAGAGAAAGTGCTGTAGTTCCTCGGCGGAACCTCCTCTCCCTTTCGGGTTCCCGGGGCTCTCGCTCCTCTCACCTCTCAGAGCTTCGTCTCCCTCTCTCGTGTCTATTATTCTAACTTTAAAGCGCCCTCCCCCTTTCGGGGAGGACCGCACTTCTTTCTTCTAGTGCATGTTCCCCTTCCCTTCGGTTCGGGTAACACTTATCTATTCCCACCCGCCTCCGATGATACCCCACCAGAGAGGTAGAAGATTAATATTACAATCTCCTAGCCTCTCTGTCTCTCTGGTGGGTCTATCTCATTACTATGTTAGACGTGTAGTAACTTATTATTATAAAATAGATTAATTTTAATAATAATAAAGAAAAGTATAGGACATATGTCCTATACTCTATCTCCTTGAAGCTTCTCTACACTATCGTTACGAAGTTTCTCTAAACTTTGACCTTTACCTAGATCAAACATAGATTGAGCTTTAGCTCTCACTGTCATGTCAGAAACTTGGGCTGTACTATGTGTAGTGATATAATCTGTTATAATTGAATTTGATTCTTCTTTCTTTAACACATCTTTTAGATGAGGGAACAATTCATGTCTACCCTCTTGTTCTTCAATGTGTTTCATTTCAACTGCAAACCCTAAACGTGTGATAGCATGAGCTAAATGCTCCTCAGTTGTATCTCCATCTAGGTAAGCATACATATGGCGAATTGCTCGTCCAATATGTTCTTCTTTAGGGATTCCCATATAGTTACGGTATCCATACTTCTCTAATCCCTCTTTCATTGTTCTAGCAATCGCACTGATTGTAGGACGAGGAATAATTTCAAATGATTCTTCTACGTAGTTTTGAATGGCGCCAGACGATTTCATTTCTTTTGTTTCCTCATCTGGTCCATACTCTGCTACAGGTGCAAATATACCTGATTCTTTATAGACTGTAGAATCTATAAACCCAGGGCTTCTAGGATTTTCTTTTTCAGCTTCAGACTCAGTAGACGCAAACATTTCTACGGATTTTTTATCAATATCCTTAGCAAGGTCTTTAGTAGCTTTACGCTCTTTACCATCTAAAGCTTTAAATATTTGATAGTCTACCATAGCGGTAGCTGATGCACTTACTAATTTTTTATGTGCACCTAATAAATCTTCATTTTGTAAATCTACTGTCACATCAACAGATTTTATTGCTCTTTTACTAGCTTCTATTATCTCTTGAAGTTCAATTGCAGATAAACCTTTCAGGTCTACAAATGAAGCACCTGGTTGCTTAAATAATTCTTTTTCCAATTCTTTTAAATCTTTAGCCGGATGTGTACGAGCTAAATCTAACTCTACTGGTCCAGTATAGGGTTTAACGTTTTCACTATCAGGATAATTAATTGCAGTTGGAACTAGATTACCTTCAGCAATATCAGCCATAATTTGATCGTGTTCAGGAGTCCCTGGATGAAGTTCTCTTACTATCTTTGCATCCATTTCCCGTACAGCTTTATCTGCTACGTCTGCAATAAATTTATGTTCTGGCTCCCTGCCTCTTTTACTCTCTTCATATGTTTTCTGATGTGAAGGTATAGTCGGTACATCGGTAGTGTATTTTTCACTAGTATGAGCATTACGTTCTTTGATATAGTCTTCAGTCATTCTCATTTTATTGCTAAAGAATAAGTTATCACCTAAATCTAAAGCTTCTAAGTATGCACCCGCAGCTCTATTCATTAATGTTTCACACTCATTTAATGCAATACTACGTTGTAGTTTTACTAGAATAAAGTGTTTGCGATTAGGGAAATTATAGAAGTTTAGAATTGTTAATCGTAGCAATTCCATAAATGTAGCTTCATTAATAAATTTCTCTAATGGTTTCATATGTATTGAAATTTTTCCAATACCTTCTATTGAGGTTCTATTTTTATAAATAAAATCTCTAAGAACCATTGTGTCATCAGGAGTAAAAGGTTTCTCTAGATAAGCAAAGAACTCATCAAAGTCTTTTTTATAATCTAGTTTATCCTCCTTAATCTCTTTTACAGGTTCTTTTTGTGGCTCAGGATTTAATCCGAATAATTTCTTAAATAAACTCATAATATTTCCTCCTCTAAGTTAATATTATGGTGTTATAGGTATCATAATTATTTATCCCTCTTGTAATAATATTTTAAAACTTCGATTTGTCCAATTGGATCTATTTACTCCTTCTAATAGTTCATTAATGGATTTAACTCCTTTTGTTTCAAATAATATATTCAATTGAGCGTCAGACATTGAATCTTCACCAGCTTCACTCATATATCCATCATTACCTACAAAGAATATTTTATTTTCACTTTGTAGTAGGTATTTAGTAGGAGTATATAGCCCTTCACCAATTTCCATATATCCTAGAACTCCATTGAATGATACTGATGAATCTACCGCAGGTTGAGCCGACCCTATTAGGAAATTTGATTTATTAAATTCTGTAACAATGTGATCATACTCACGAACAGCTTCGGTCACTTCTCCATTAAGTATAATTTGAACTGACTGATCTGCTTTTCCTGGATCACTTATGATTAGTTCATTCATTCCATCGGTTATTGTGTTATTAGTAAGTAATTTGATATGCTCCATAGTACCATATTGTCTTTCAACATAATAAACTTTTCTATCAGGAGTAATTGCGATATTTACATGTGACGAATCGCCCATTTGTAAACTTACACCAACTGGAGTATATAAATATCCAGTATTAATAATATATTGGTTATAATTCGTTTTAGGAGCACTGAATAATATTTTATAGTAATGAGGTACCGCTGTTTCAGGTAATACTCGTTTACTGGTTGTGTATATGTGAGTACTATTTATATTACTGAATCTAAGACCTTCGGGTAATGCTACCATCGAAGTAGCCCTAGGCACTAGAAATTCTCGACCTGTAGCTTCATCATAGATTCTAGTAGGTACCGATTTCGTATTTCTAAAATCATATTTAAAATATAATTTACCCATTTCAATCAACCCTTCTGCAATGTAATAATTTTATAGTTATCTATTTGCAACTTATCTTTTATATTAGTATATTCCGATACAGGCTTGCCATATGTTTCAAACGTATTTGGGACTAAATCAAATTCATTCGCAATAACTTCTAAATTACCATTGCCGTTAATAGTGTATACATTATGATTATTATCTAAGATCAGAGTTAAATCTTTAAAATTATATACACCTTCGTAAATTTCAATTTGTTGTAGCCACCAACTTTGTCCACTACCAATATTAAATATTTTAATAAATCCTAAATCCCCTGCAAGGGTGTTTGAAAATGTATCTGTAAATGTTTTATCTTGTAAAGCTTCAGTCAGCGTAGCTTTAGAGTTAGTCCCATCTATTATGATACGAAAATCGAAATCAGTTTCACCGGAATAGTTATGCGTTACACCGCTCAAATTTACAGAAGGACCTACAATCCCTCCGCTACCATAATTCCATAATGCCAAATTTGTACTTCCTGGCTGATAGAATGTAAAATAAGGAAATAGTCCACTATTCGCTCTATTGGTTACTATATTTATCGTAGGACCAAATTCAGATTGTTGTACTTTACGGCATACACATCTAATAGAATAATCTTTTAATGGCTTAATTAAATCCTTATTATTCACCCGTATAAATGAATTGCCAGGAATAAATAATCCAAGCGATTTATCATATTTTCCTCCAAGGTATGTGATTATACCGTTATTACCATTACCGCTTAAATCTGATATAGTATTATTTAAATCAACTTTTGTTTGATTTCTTAAATCGAATTTTAATATTAATTTAGCCATTTTAATCAACCTTCTTTCTTTGTAATAATACTAAATTTATCCTTATTCCATTTACCCATAGGCATATCCTGTATTGAGAACCCATAAGTATCAAAGGTTTCTGATGTAATAGAGTCTACTGGTCCACATTCTATTATCATACCTTCCGAGTTAAATGAGTATGCTATATTTTCATAGACAATTAAACTCTGATCGAATTTAGGTTTCTCATCTGATATCATGAAGTCTGCAATATATCCATGAAAAGGTAATGCGCCAAAATTTTTAAATCCTAAACTTATATCAGCCGATTGATTTCCTGCATTATTTGTTGGACCCACATATGTTAAGTTAGTTTTACGTATTTGCTTTATCTTTAAATTATTATTTTTTAATATAATTTCTTCACCTGCTACACCTGGATCATACAATGTTAGTATATTAGGTTTATTTATTTCTACCGCATTTGGAATTTCAACTAATTCTCTAATCCCTATTCTATAACCTATTTCAGAATAGTAGAGATTAGTCCCTTGTATTTCGATATATACTCCATTCATTCCATTTGAATTTATATTAGGTGTGGAAAATATCCATGATGGAGTATCTTTTAATATTGTCGGTTCATATGTTATTTGAATGGAGTATGGTTTATTTGGTTTTATAATTTCATACGGTTTAACATCATTCCAATCTGGATGGTGTAGAGATATATAACTATTCGTTCCATTACCTTCATTTAATAGGGCACCTTTCGATGTTTGTTTAGCATACCATATATATGCTGGACGTTTGCCTGATATTTCATCAAAAACAAATCCACCAGGTTTATTTCTAAAATCCCATTTACCGTAAATTGTCATTTACATAACCCCCCTTTGTAAGTATAATAAATTGTTAAAATAAAGAGATAGAGGGTATCATCCCTCTATCTCTATTAGCTTTCGTAAATTTCTTTACATTGATGCTTCAATTCAATTAATAACTTATTCAGCGCCATATTGACCATAACACTACCAGTCATACGGGCAAGTATAGATATTGGAGATAAGAACGCTGATACTTCCTCATCTGGTCTATACTCACTGAATGGCTCTTGTCCGCGAGGAGTTACCTCACACACGATACCTTTTAACGAAACATTCAATTCAGTTCGCTACACTGAACCAGTTCTCTTATGAACTTCTACATGTCACCATGCAGACTAGACTATATCTTCATCTCTATGAGATGCTCCCCATTTCGAATGCGCTTGCACCCTACTTCCTTTCGGAATAGTCGTTGAACCTTCATTTACCATGTATAATTTTTAGAAATATTTTTATGACATCTTCTAAAACGTATCTGATTTAAAGTTCCTATAATTTTATTTTTAGGAATATCTAATACGCCCGTAGTTAATTTAGCAATCTCAGTATTACCATACCCTTGTTCCATCAATTGACAGAATCTGTGTATGTCATCTTTAGTAAATACCTGATTCATAGATTTTTTAGGTATATTATAATCTTTTGATATATGATTCCACGATGAACCACTTTTTATTGTATATAATAGTTTAACTAAATTTTCATTAAACTTTAAATCTAATTTTTTAGCTATTTGTTTATAAGAGTTGCCTTTTTCAAGCATCTTACATATTAGATGCACTTGATCATTAGTAAAAAATGAATGTGATACATCTTCACCTTTATGATACCACCGTAACCCGGTTCTAATAGAATGGTCTTTATTCTCTTCATTAGTACACCATTCTAAATTAGAACGATCGTTATTAGAAACTACACCATCTTTATGATTAACTTGATCTTGATCAGGTCTCTTAATTTTAATAAAATAAATAGCTACTAATCGATGCACTCTAAGAGTTTTCTTTTTTCCATTAAATTTAGTTAAATTAACCCTAATATACCCATCTTTATCAGGACTACCTTTAAGATACTTTTTAGATTTGCTATTATAAACTCTTCCCATGTTACTAACCCAATATCTAGGTTTTATATCAGGTAATGTAATTAGTTTAAATATTTCAGTTTTTCTCATAATCATTCACCTCTTATAAAGGTGTTGTAATGTTATAGAATTATACATGATAATGCTTGGCTGCTGATTGTCTCGGTAAGATGTCCCAGCAATTAAAGGAGTTTTCGATATCTGTCACCAGATAAAGGACCCTGTTACCCAGCCGTAAAGAAAGTCAACTTATCGCCGACTCCCATGCGATCTTCATAGTTAATATAAAATTCTATTAGTACCGTATATTCAATTCAGTTCGCTACACTGAACCAGTTCTCTTATGAACTTCTACATGTCACCATGCAGACTAGACTATATCTTCACTCTAACGAGTGTCTCCCGTTTCGAACACGCTTGTGTCCTACTTCCTTTCGGAATAGTCGTTGAACGTTCCTATTTAAAGGCTTCGCTGCTGATTGTCTCAGTGAGAGTTCCCAGCAATTAGAGAGATTTATAGAGAGCAATACTTTTACCCTCTCCGACTTCCACACCTTTAATCTTACCGTTAGCTGTTTCTGTCTTTGTAACTGGATATGTACTAATATCCGTTTTCGTTACATCAGTATGCTTACCAATTAACTTTCCTTTCTTAATAACAGGAGCGTTAATCTTTTTAATAATTTGTCTAATACTTGGAGATAATTCAGATTCATCTACAGTGATGTAGACTTTAATATCTTCAATGACTCCACTATATTTGGACTTAACAGGTATCTTACTTAGTTTGGATATCTCAGCAGACAATTCTTCATCCATTGCTGCTAATACTTTATTCATCCCTTCATCCTCATACGAGTTATCGAAGATTAATAAAGGTTGTCCAACTTCAATCGCTTGCCCTTTTTCTACCATATAACCAATGTTAGAGTTAGGTCCTAATACGACATCTTTCTTTACGATAACGTTCGTTGTCATATCATCGCAAAGTTTTTCGGTAATCATAACACTATCCTCATATGTGTAATAACCACTCATGATAGCAACTTTCGCCATCGTACCTAATTTATACGTAGCGCCACTATCTTGGTCTTCATTAAAGAATTGTGTATTCATTGCTAGGAAATCATCTTTCTTAAATGAATCACCCTTTTTTAGTTTTGACTCTAGTTTATTAGAGATAAAGAATCCACCACCAGAGTTCTTCGATACCTTAGAACCAGTTTCGATAACATCGAATTCACCGTTCTTATATTTTACAACAATGGTATTTAATTCTTCATCTACTTCCATAACTTTACCATCATCTTTTGCTTTGAATACAAAGTCATCGGAGATGATATGTGCCAATGCTTTTTCTGAACCGTTACCTACAAGTAATGGATCATACTTTCTACATGGCATGATATGTTTATTCTGAACGTAGTTCATGGCTGTACGAGGTGAGTCATCTTTCTGTGCACACATTGGTACAAGTAATTCAGATACACCAAATAGATTCGTAGACGTTAAGTCAGAATCTTTATCAGCCATTTTTAAATAACCACGTGGTGATAAGATATTTGCATCCAGTGCTAACTCACGGGTAATACCTACTGCACCTGATGGATTGGTACTCATACATAAGATACCTTTCATACTCTTATCATAGGCACGTTTAGATAGTGTGAAGGCTCTATCCACGTTCATCCCACTCAATCCTTTATATCCGACAGTACGTAATTTCTCTGCCTCTGATATTGGATTTAATGTACTATAGTCCTCTACAATTGGACTCATTACCATACTCTTAATGACATCATCCTGAGGGATACTCATTTTAACAGGAGTCTTATTTCCTGCTGTCATACGGTAACGTTCGTATGCTTTCGCTAATGAGCTATATAAATAAGCATTTACTAACTCATTGCTTCGAATACGATATAGAGCTAAATCATTTTCTTTTGTATAAACGTTATCTTCCAATAGACTATTTGCATATAATAATAGCTCTACAAAGTCTGTTGGCATTTGCAAGTCTTCTAATACTTCTTTTGTAATCGGGTCGATTAATAAGTCATAGAAGTTGTCGAAGGCATTAGCAATCATACGAACGCCTAATAAGTTTTGGAAGATTTCTAAGTATACATCTTTACTATCGAAATCTGAATAGTTATAGTCTTTTGTATTCACGATACTCATTGCATTCATTAGTAATGAATTACGAGTTGGATAACGGTCATAGATTAAGTAACCATCTGCAAATGCAATGATTTCTTTATCAATCTTATCTTGACCTTTTAAGACCACTCGTGTATCAGAGAATGTATAGTTGATACCAGCTTTCTGCATCGTCTTTGTTAATCCTTCTAAGTAAGCTAAGAATAGAATCAATGGAACGTTCTTATTCATAACTTTTACTTTTGTGTATAGGTAACGTTTACCGACACTGAATTTATTGATATCTTCTTTAAATCCAGGACGTGTTGCTTCTACACTATCAATGATAAAATCAGCCACTGATTTATTATGGTCAATAATACGGTCTTTTACTGTATCTAAGTAGATAACTTCTTTCACAGCCGTACCGCTTAATACATAACCAATTGGTAAGATATCATCATTTACTTTTAAATTTACTTTCTTGGATTTCAAGAATTTACGAATCTCATCTTGGTTAAAGTGAATATGAGTATTACCAATAGCAAGATCCATATAGTTAGAACCAAGTTCATCATACTCGATCGTTGTTTTATAATCAGAGTTTGCTAGACGATTATCCCCATCACGTACTTGAATAGTCTTCCCTTTATACTCATTAAGACCTTTCTTAATACGTTCTACTTTTGGAGATAGTTTATTCCCGATACGAGTCATGAATATCTTATTGTAGTTGGTACAAATCTGAACTTCATCTGGACCCGTTTTGGATACCGGTTTTAGGAATAACTGCTTGACAAGCGATTTCTTATTACCATTTAAGAATAAGAATTGCTCATTTGTAAATTTTGGTAAATCAAATTTTATCGTATGACGTTCACGGTCAGCACTTTCCATTTTAACCGTATACGTAACTTTCTTATTAAACTGGTCAGACGTATCTTCCTTTTTAATGTCTAAGATATAGACAGGGATAGAACGGTCTTTAAAGAAGTTTAGAATCATTAACGTGTCTTTTTCCATTAACTTCGTATTATATTCTTTCTCAAAGTTAGGAAGCGTTAACTCTTGCATCTTCTTATTAATGGTATCAACCTTTAACTTCTTAGGAGTTAATGTCTTTTCTTTTGTTTCTTCTAAGATTTGGTCGATTGTTTTACCTTGGCTATTCACTTTAAGAGAAGCTTGTTTCTCTGCCAGCATCTTGTTACGTTTAATATTACTATTTGACATAACGTTTGTGATACGGTCAGTTTTACTTAACTCTACCATTTTCACCAATTCTTTATCTTCATCCATTTCCTCTTTGACTTTTGCTTTCAGAGCTTCAATCTCTTCGTCATCAAGGTCTTCTTTATCTTCCATAGCTTTATCTACGGCTTCTTGTACTTTCTTCTGAACGTCTTCAGGAATCTCACGTTCTACTTCATCTCCAGCAAAGGAGAATCGAGTAATACCACCTTGCTCTAATCCTGATTTGATTTCAGAAGTAATCTCGGATGTTAATGTTTCTTTTGCATCATTCTCAGTTACACTAACAGCCTTCTTCATTTTCTCAACATAAGCTGGACGACTACGTCTTGCTTGTTGACGTACTTGATCCACACGGATCAATGAGCTGCGTAACATACTGTAAGATGTTTTATCACATTGATTCGGAATAATACGAATCGCTGTCATACCATCTACTAATAGGATATCGAATCCTAATTGCTGGAACTCCATTGGGAATCGTTCCATCATGTGTATTACTAATTCAAATGGATTACTTGCTGCTGTATAACGATATACGCTTTGAGACTTTAAGTCTACATCCCATTGCTCTAAATCAATAATCATTGTACGTTGATTATAGAATGGTGCATATTCAGCATCCACTTGCTGTAACATTTCTAAGTACGCGCCGATTAAACGGTCTCCTCTTGCTTGAGATGACTCGGCATCTTTATAGAAGAATTCATTGTACTTAAATAGTTCTGCAAATAAGTTATCGCGACGATAAGACTCTTTATCAAGAAAAGTCTTTTTAATACCGAAAGCTCCTTGACGTATTCTGTCATAAACGGCTTTCGTATGGAAAATTGTATTTGTAGTGTGACCAAAGAACTTCAGTCTGTATATATGGTCGATATGATATGCTTTAAACGTTTGCTTATTTTGGAAACGAAAATTATTCATCATATCAATACTGTCTTCAACTGTACCTGAGTTCAAGTAGAATAATTGGTCACGGAGTGGGTCTTGTGCATCCGTACGCAAATTAATTTTAGCGTTACGATACAGTTTTAAATTCGTCATGTCCTGTATTTTAATCATTTACTATGATCCTCCTTTATAGTGCGTTATAACGCGTATAGAATCTATTGTGATGTTGTAGTATTATATAACCAAGCCAACATAACGTTAGGGGAACGCCGTATAGTAGTGATTCCCTAAAAATGGAAAATATATTTAAGTATACATTATATAGGTGAAATAAAATAATTAATATAGAGAGGAGACGTTACAATGAGCGTCCAATTTTTAGATGTCAATAGAGACATTATTAATGCAATCTTTGACTTACAAGATGTAAGAGAGATTGACCCAGTGTTAGATAACATTGTAGACCTTCATGGAGCTAAGAAAGCAAAGAAGGACACGAAAAAGAAAGATACAAAGAAGAAAAAGGCAAAGAAAAAGATTGCCAAAAAAGATGTGCGTAAAGTTAAAGCTGTACGCCTAAAGTAGGTAGACGAATTCGTCTACCTATTATTTTTATATTATGAGGAGGAATTGAAATGTTTCATTTAGTAGAAAATACAGTTACATTTAATTATAACGAAGGTACGAAAGTAGTTCGTGCTATGAATTCTTTACAATTCTCAATCGGTCAATATGCTGCTAAAATTAATATGGCACTATTTAAAGAGATTGGGGATGACATAAAAAGCGTTGAAGCTTTTCATCGATTAAAAATAACTGACTCAAAAGCTGATGTTGAATTAATTCGAAAAGGGATGATTCACGATGTACAATTCTTAATTGAAAACTTCGGTCGAATCAATCACTGTGCAGATAAAACAACAGTATTAAATGACTTCCGTGAGGAACGTCTTATGTACGTTCAAGATTTATCTAAAACTTGGACATTAGAAGAATTGCAAAATCAATATCTTAAACTACGTGAGTGTTTATTCACTCCTACATTTACAGAAGTAGATAAATATACTGCTACATTACATAGATTTACAGTAGGTAGTATTGTAGAAAATATTAAGAAGGTTATTCTGTACCATGAAGAATGTCGCTTTGAATTAGAGTACAACAACGGACATGAGCATATGAAACTTGTGTTTGATGAGCATGGTACAATTACAGAAATGATCAATTTGAAAGATGTAGTTCCAGCTAAGTAAGCTGGAACTGCTTTATATAAAACTAGACTTAAAATAAAGGGAGCTAATTAAAATGACAAACGAATTCGAAATTAAAACAATTGCAGGATTAAATGTATATAATATATCTATGGTTGATGGAGATGGTGTGCCAGTGCAAGGACCAGACTTCCAATACAAACAACGAGAACATTTCCAACATGAATTAAAATCATTCTTAACAAGCACTGAATTATTGCATCAAATTCTGAAAGAATTAGACCCAAATAAATTTGGTATACAAGCTTTCGATCAGTCTACAATGATTATATATGATTTCATCGTTGACAATTATAATCTATTTTATCAATTGACTTTAGATAAAGCAGTACAAATGACACGTTTTATCTTTGATAAAATGGATAGTAAAGTAAGAAATATTACTATACAAAAACATTCAACAACTGCAATACATCTTGGTCATCAAGTATCTAATTTACTTAATCAATTAGAATCATTGACTATTATGCAGGAAACACCAAACACTGTACAACTGCGACTTGTAAGTGATGTTGATGTTATTACACATATGGACGAGTTAACAAAATTACATCCAGACTTCACATTTGTAATTTATTCAGTTCCTAGATTTAACTATAATGAACCTAATCGTCGTTACTTTCAAAATGGGACAGAGTTATTTCCAAACGACTTTGAGAATAAACTTAAATCTATGACCGATGATGAGGTTAGAGCAACAATGAATGAGCTTACAAAGAAATCGGGTGATATTAAATTAACATTCGTATTCGATATTGGTAGCTATTATATCAACCCTGAGGTTGCAAATACTCCAGAAGGCACGCAATTACTTAAAGATATCGATTTAACTTCAAAAGAATTACGTCGTCGTAACTTAATACCGAATATCGCAGAGTTCGATAAATTTCTTAAAAATAATAGTGCTAAAACTTATGCGGAATTATTATTAAAAGAAATTCCTAATAGTGGAGTTCTATAATGCAAATGCATCCAGATGATGGTATTGTTTTAATCGATTACGGTAAAACAGTTACCCTTCGTGGTTCACTTACTGCAATTACAGATACGGGAAAGAAAATAAATCTGGAAGAGTGTGATATTAAATTAACACCTCTTCCTAGAAAGGTTGTGCTTAAAAATGGCAGAATTGTACGGAGGATTTACCCAATACAAAATCTCAATCATAGGTTTACAAGGAATAGATTCAACACTTGTAACTAATTCAATGATTGGGTTTCAATATGCTATGAGTAACTATCGACCAGGATTATTATTAGCGAATAAAATGTTAGAGCATGTCGAACTTATGTTAAATGATCCTGATCGAGCAGATGGGGAAGTACTTAAATGTATCAATTATATTATTGATAATTATAAATTATTTAATGGGGTTCCAATAGAGAAAGCGGTAGAGATTACAAGAGAATTCTTTAAACTTATGAGAGGCGAACACCTTTCACAAGCTACAGCTTTATGTAGTAAATCAGCTATTGAGACAAAAGGGAGTTTACTACAATTAATTAAAGATATTACAATAACTCCAATCTCTACAGATGATCGAACGCATATAACGCTTATTACGGATGCTGATATATTAGAACCGATGCCTATGATTACTGCGGCACATCCTGGTATACACGTTCGAGTATATGTGAAAGATTATCTGGGAAGAGAAACTATACGAGAGTATAGTAATGGACATCAAAGAAACAGAGCAGATATGAATGTAAATCATTTACGAGAATTGTTAAATTTAAGTTGTACCAGTCTAGCTATTGAACCGAGTTTATTGGAAACTAGCAACGGCACTATGGTGCAAGCTTATCATATTACAAGGAAAATGGAGGAATCGAAATGATTGGAACAGCAATTCAAAATATATTAGATGGGAAAGAAGGAACAAAAATGAACGACACTATCGATACAACAGTTGTAGCAAACTCGCATGTAAGGGATACATTAAAACATAAAGCTGAAGTTGGTAAAGGTATGACATATATGATTACCGACTTAACAAAACGTGCTATCGAGCACGACTATAGTAAATTCAGCGATGAAGAATACCCATACTTTACAGAAGCTACAGATTGCTTAAAAGGTCTGACTTATGGGTCACCTGAATATAAAGCATCATTAAACCGTATTAAGCCGGGTATCAATCATCACTATGAAGTAAATAGTCATCATCCAGAATTCTATGAAAATGGAATTGAAGGTATGTGTCTAATCGATTTAGTTGAAATGGTTTGTGACTGGTATGCTGCTTGTAAACGTCATGATAATGGTGACATCTATAAGAGTATTGAAGTAAATAAAGAACGCTTTGGTATTAGCGATCAATTAAATAGCGTTATCGTTAATACTGTCAAATCCTTAGAAGCAAAATGGGAGGAGAATAAGTAATGGAAATCAAAGATGAACGTTATTCAAATTTAAAGACAATGGTTTCAGGATTCTTATATCGAATCTTTGAAGCTACAGAAGACAAAGAGCGATTGGAGGCAAGGGAGAAGTTTCTCCCTTGTCTACCTTCTATGAAAGGTATCGATACCAATCATCCTGACTTTGTATTCCGAGTTGGGGAAGTATTGACTCATATGGATTACTTCTATGAAGGAAGAGAGAAACATGAGTTCTTCCCAATTGTAATAGGTCCAGATGAAGGTACATATCACTTCCTTAAAGTAATGGAAGATACATATGACCAAATGATAGAACTAAAGAAAACAGGAGCATCATTCGCAGTATAATACTAACACATATATCAGGAGGAATCAGCTATGTTAACAAATGTAAAATTAAATGATAAGTATGCAATTACTTTAAAGGTATTAATCGAGAAGGCATTTACAGATATTCGATTAGCTGAAGATAGAGATACTGAGAATAAAATCATGGAAGACTTCGCAATGTTAAACGGTGTATCTATTAACTCTGAAGAGTATAATAAGGTAATCGATAGATTCTTAGAAATGGTCAAGGCTTCATTTGCCTTTGAGGAAAAGGATGAATTCCCGGAAGATTTCGTAGAGCAATATGGATTTACTATTGGTGGTTTACAATTCGCATTAATGGTAGGTCAAGTATTTGAAGATCAAAATAAAGAGTTCGTTATTACTTCAGATGAGTTTGGTGGCACGTTTGAGATGCCAGAACATCCAGACAAAGCTATATTGAAAGTAATCAATGGAGGTAAGGAGTAATGCCTAACTATTGCTTTAACTCTATTTATATTAATGGACCGAAAGATCAGATACAAGCATTTCATGAACGGTGGATAAAGCCAGCAAATCCATTGCATGATAAAGTAATATTACCTACATTACGTATTTTAGATATGTGTGCAATATATGCTGCAATGGAAGATAAGTTAAATAATACACATGGAAAACAGAAAATTAGAGATATCATTCACTTCGCGTATATGAATATATCTGATATTGATTTTCTTGATCAGAAAGAGAATTTAATTACCTATCCATTCTTCAAGAGAGATGGGGTCGATTCTTTTAATGATTACTTCAAAGAATTTATTAAAAATATTTACGAAATAATGAATCTATCTAAGAAGCAATTAGCAAACCGTAGATTATTACGAGAAAAATGGTATGAGGCTGCGGAACCAAATAAATACAGTTTTCATAATTTAGTAGAACCACCTCCACTTGTAGGATATCGAGAAGGATTACCAATCCCCGAAGTGAGAGGTTACAATGACCAACTAAGTGCATATTATTTCAATCTATTGAATCTGGGTCAGAAGTGGACATTCCCTGCTGACTTACATATTGAGCAGATTACTGATACAAGTATATTATGTCAATTTGAAACAGCATGGTCGCCAGCAGATATATTTCTTGCAAAGATATCTGAGATGTATCCAAAACTAGAGTTTGATTTAGAATGTAATGAGCCTGGTATGATGATAGCAGGTCGTCTAAAATATTTTGCAGGAGACTTAATTGAGCAAGATTGGTACGATGGACAATCGTATGCAGGATTCCATTTATTCCAAGACTGGGCTGATGAAGATATCGTACGTGATATGAAAGATAATATGGAAATGACTTTAGAAGATATTATAGATGATTGTGAAGGATATATTTCTAAAGAAAACATTTACAAGCATCTTAACATACGGAAAGCAAAAGCAATACGCTTAGATAAAATATAATCCTCAAACAGTATTATGAGGACTATATAACACATAGAGGAGAGATAACATGATTAAAAGATATAGAAACGAGATGACGTTAGTACATCCTTTGATGATGGAAAAACAACGTTTTGAAGAAGTATTTGAGGGGAACGTGGATACGATTAAGCGCCGTCAAGGATTGCGTAATCAGCAATTACTTGACTTCTTATACTTCCATTCAAATATTGAACGTATGACATTAGCTGGAATGGTTAATGATGTAACATTGGCTGACGTATTAGGGTTCGCATCTGAAAATATTTCATATGTAGATTTCCCTGAAAAGAGTCGTGCTACAGATGATGAAACAGCAATGGCTCGTTGGTTTAAAATGAGCTTAGAGCGATTATACAAATATCTTAAAATGACTGAAGATGAATGGGCTGCACATAAAGCGAAAAAGGATAAGCAGTTCGAGGAGTTATATTCTCGTTATGATATGTTAAACCTATTAGCTGGTTCAGCACAGGACTTACTGGATTACCGTGGACAATCATTCGGTACAAACTTTATCGATGAAAAGATTATCCAATTTGCAAAAGATGTCGGTACACCAGTTAAAATGGATGACGTTAAAATGACTCTATGGATGGCTTGTAGCTATTTCTATAGATTCGATACACTATACGATCATGTAGAAGGATTTGCTTTATTCGTTTCTCGCTACTTCCCAGACCTAGAAGTTCAATTAACTTACTGGGATATCGATGATGAAGATTGGGAAAACAATAAGCATAAGGTTCGTTGCTTAAACGGTGAATTCATTGAGAAACATAACTCTCAATTCGAACCAAACGAGCCGGAAGAGTTCATCTTACGTCTGATTGATCAGCTAAGATAAGCCCTATAAGCATGATTATAAAATAATATATCGTAAACTATTAATTAATAACAATAATATACCTGAGAAATTAATCTTGAGGAGGAAATTAAAATGAGTAAACAAGAATCAAAATTCTTACAAAGTGTAGCAACGGAAAGAGCAAATCTGGTAAAGCGTACATTCTCACGTACAGTATTCAATAACCTTATCAAGGATTACCTAAACGATCCTGAATTAATTTCACATGTAATGAAAGTGGAAAAAGGTGAAGCTGTTAAAATTGAAACGCAGCCGGTTAAAGGCTTCCGTAAAATCTTACGTAACGTATTAATCGATTACGGTGTAGATAAACAAGAAGCAGACACAATGCTAACAACTTACGAATTCAGTGGCAAAGACCTAGATGCAATGTATGACTTCATGAATGATTTCATTTATTACTACAATAAAACTGGTCGCCATTACAGAATTTATGATAAAGAAGATATTACTGCTCAAATCTTCCTGAAACCACAAGAAGAAGAGATCAAGTCTTATCCGAAAAAAGAAAATAAAGTACGTCTTAAACCTCATGCTAAGCTGGGTCAAAAATCTACTTGTGCGAAATGGAATCGCGAAGAGATTGACGCTGACGGCAAGGTATCTAAATCAATGAAAAAGATTCTGCGCGAGCTGGGTCAATAATATACGGAGTACACAGGGAAACCTGTGTACTCTATTTTTTTTGTTAAAACATCTATATAATAGTTATTCACTTTATAGTAAAGGAAGGTGAATGTAGATGGCAGATAACAAACCTAGAAAGGACCGGTATAAAGCCGTCCCTAACTACATCAAGAACGTAGGACGTTCTGTTACTTATGGATTTGTAGACCATTTTAAATCAATGGCTCCAACCATGACAGAGTATAAAGAAAACAATAGTGACATTGCGAAGTCGATTGTTACCGATGTACGTAACTTTAAATCGATCTTATCTACAACTCGCACGTCTATCGATCAGTCTTCAACTATGAAGGCAATCCGTGAGATGCGAGACAATGCAATGCGCGACCTGAAAACAGGTAATCTCTATGATCCTGAACGCGAAGCCGAATATCAAATGAAAGCGATGGGCTTCGACAATCTTTTTGATACTAGTGAATTCGATGACCTTGAACGAAAAGGTCAAATGGACTCTGGTACTGCTACAATGGCTAAGAGTATTACTGTTAACCAATTGGCTACGACTAAGGCTACGATTAGTAGCATTAATAACATCGGTACTCGTATTGCGTCAGCTACAGTTACCGGTGCAGACTATGTTGCACAAACACAAAAAGAGTTACATCGAGTATCGACTGTAACTCAGTATAGAATGCATAATGAAATCAATCAAAGACTCGGTGAGATTTCTTCTCACGTGAAAGGTCTATTTGATTTCACAAATAATATGCAATCACATTTCAATACATCTAGTCAATACTTTACTGATACAGCTCAGCTTCTACGTGAAGTGAAAGCATTGAATCAGGAAGTTACTGAGATGCAACGCAATATGTACAAAGGCTATAATGATAGCCAGAATTCATCTAAGACTACAAAGGTAAATCCGATTGAAGATATTATTGGAGCCGAAGGTTCTATTAATATTGCGGAGTATATTAAGCAGGTTAAGAAACAAGCCAAGGATGAATGGCAAAATAATATTGGAGGTATGTTAGGATTCGCTGGTGAGGATTCTAACTTAATGATGGGTCTAGCTGGCTCACCTTTATCTTTTTTACCTAAATTACTAGCTAAAAAAGCAACTCCAAAAGATTTCGAGAAATCACTAAAAAGCTTAGATAAGACGCTAAAGAACTATGCTACATCAGGATTATTGAAATTAGATAATGCTGGTAACGAAAGTGACAACATGCTTGTCCAATTAGCGGCTAAGATATTAGGAGTGAAGCCTGACCAAAAGGCTGCTGCTAATCCAGGTGTGTATGTAAAAGGACCTGTTCCTTTTGACGGCGTTACACGTCAGGCTATCGTAGAAGTTATTCCAACTTACTTACGTAAAATCCTTTCTGCTGTATCGAATACGCCTGAGTTAATCTATAACTATCAAACGGGACATTTCTCTAATAAGTCTGGTATAAATAAAGCTATCAAAGACAACGAAGCAAATGCTTATATCCCAATGAGTGATATCAAAGGTGGTATGAAGCGTCGTATGTCATCATTCGTATTTGAGGATGAAGATTCTCGTAGAATGGTAGATGGCGATTTAGATAAGTTTATCAAGACGCTTGTGGACAAAGGAGTATTCTTTAATCCTTCGAAAGCGGACTATGATAAAATGCGAGGTAGACATGGTTTAGAATTAGAAGGCGGAGAAAACATGTTCAATCTATTAGTGGCTGCGTTTAGTGGTCTTGATAGAGAAACACGTATGTCTTCTAATACCAACATCTATGAAGCTCGTAAGAAAATGAAAATGATTAGTGAAGATAATAATAAGAATATGGCGATGACTGGCTATGGTGCTATGAACAATAGTTCTAAGGCTGACCAGTTCTATGACGAGAAGCTTCCTGTCATGGGAGGGCTATTAAAGGCATCTGACGAATATGGTAAGACTATATTCGGTTATTTACGTGATGTACGTACCATCCTACTGGAAGGTATAAAAGTATATCCATTCCAAGTAAATCAGCATGCTCGCTCTCGTAAACAAGTTGGTACAAAAGACTATCGCTATATGGATGAACGTCTAACACAGTACCATGAAGAAGTTCGTAGTTTACGACAAGATTCAGTTTCAGGTGCTGGCGACCACAGTGTATATAAATCTACCCCAGACCAATTAAAAGAGCAAGCAAAGAATTTAAAAGGTAAACTGATGGGTGGTATATCTGATATTAGTAACTTAAATATGACATCCATTATGGGTATCATGGCTTCTAGTATGTCAGGTAGAAAGCAAGATGAAGATGATGAAAACGCTGCGAAGCGTAAGAAGTTTGAAAAGACTATGCGTCAATATCTAGGAAATAAAACAGTAGATACATTACTAAAACTGAAACGTGGAGGTAAGTCTACTATTACGTTACCAGGTAAAGCTGCATCGGGTATCCTAGATGATGTAAATGACAGATTATATGAAAGCTTATACGGTAAAGGTTCTGCCGGTATTGATGGAGAAAGAACGAAAGTTCTAGACTTCTCTTTACAAGGATTACAAAAGCAGTTAAATAAGTTCTCGGACTATATGACTGATAAAGTTCTTGATCCTTTACATGATAAGTTATTTGATAAAAAGCAAGGTATTATGCCTAAGCTTGAAAAGAGTCTAACTCCTAAATTTAAAGGTGCCTATACCAAAGGTATGGACTTCTTATTTGGTAGATTAGACGCAACGAATGAACGTCAAGGTGGTATCGCTACAGGCGTTTATGATAACATCCGTGATATGGTTGATCAAACAAATAACTTCTTTACTGGTAAAGGCTACACCAGTCGTGTAACGGGTAAGAAAGTTGATGAACGTCAAGACAATGTCATGGGTAATGTGAAAGACTTCTTTAAAGCTCGTACGAAATGGACAATGGACTCATTATTCGGAGAAAAGTTCACAGAGACTGGATTCGATGCTAACGGTGAATATATTGAACGTACTCGTCGTAAAGGTGGATTATTAACAGAAGCATTAAACTCTGTTAAGCAATCATTTACATCTTTCAATAAAGGATTATTCGGTAGCGAAAACCCTGATAAACAATCTGCTGGTAAGTTATACAATGAGCATATTAAAGACCATATGCCTAAAATGGGTGCAGGTGCAATCATTGGCGGTATTACAGGTTTAATGGGACCTTTCGGTATCATGGGAGGCATGTTAATAGGTAGCGCGGCTGGCTATGTAACATCTTCTAATAAAGCAAAAGACTGGTTATTTGGCGAAGACTTAGGTGACGGTAATCGTAAAGATAACGGAGTTATTAAAAAGCAATACGTTGACGCTATGAAGAAATATGCTCCATCAATGGCTGGTACAGCTAGTGCTGGTGCGTTAGCAAGTTTCTTCTTACCTGGCGGTATGTTAACATGGTCATTCTTAGGTGCAGGAGTTGGATTCGCTGCGAAATCAGATAAATTTAAAGGCTGGTTATTTGGTGAAGAAAACGAAGATGGTACTCGTAAGGATAACGGTGTAATTAAAAAGCAATATGTAGACTCTATGAAAAAATATGCTCCATCTATGTTAGGTCATGGATTAGTAGGTGCTGGAGCTGGTATGTTATTACCAGGTAGCATGTTACTATGGTCATTCATGGGTGCTGGGGTCGGCTTTGCTGCTCAGTCTGAGAAATTCAAGAACTGGTTATTCGGTGAAGATGACGGAGATGGTAAACGTAAAGGCGGTATCATCACTAACGAGCATATGAAGAAATTAAAAGCTGCTGTCCCAATCGCTGGTATTGCGACAGTTGGTGGATTAGCATTCCAATCTAGCTTAGGTGCTTTAGGTTCATTATTACTTCCAGGTGGAGTAATCGGTGCATCTGTACTTGGTTTAGGTATTGGTATCGCTTCTCAAACAGATAGTGTAAAAGGTTTCTTATTTGGTGAGAAAGACCCTGAAACTGAAAAACGTGAAGGTGGTCTATTTGGTAAATTGAAACTATGGACGAAGTTCGAAATATTAGAACCTTTCAAAAATAAGATGAGCGAGATGTTTGAAGGTATTCGTCATTGGGGTGTAAAACATATCTTGAACCCAATTAAGGATTCATTAGACCCTGTTAAAGCTCAATTCAAGATTATTGCAGGTCAATTAAAAGATCAAGTAAAAGGATTCTTTAAAGGTATGCTTTCGGCTGCTGATAAGACTTTTGAAAAATCTTTCGGTAAACCATTCGGGAAAGTTATGAATGATTACTTTATGGACCCACTGAAAAAGCTTTCTAGTAAACTCTTCGGAGGAATTGGTAAAGCTATCGGCGCAATTATCTCAGCTCCTGTTAAAGGATTAAACGGTCTTGCTATGGGATTCTTAGATGAACAACGCAAGCAAAATGTTGCAACTTACTATGACCAATGGAAAGCGGACAAAGAAGAACGTGACAAAGCTGAAAAGATTAAGCACGCTGAAAAGAAACTCTCTAACAAAGAGAAGAAACAGCGTACAAAAGACATGTCTGAAATCTTACGTGAGTATGATTATGATATGGCTAATCCATATGTAAAACAAGCTGTCCACAATCACAAGTTCGGTAAAGGACTTAAAGATGGTTTCGGTAACATCAAACCACCTGAAGTGGAAGCAATTGATACAAATACGACTGAAACGAAGAAAGGCTTCGACCGTACGGTTGATATCTTAAATAACATTTACAGTATCTTCACTGATAAAGTTAAATCTCGTTTCAAACGTAATAAGAAACATGATGATTCTGTAGACTACGATCCATTTGAATATGAAGGGGAAGAAACTACTACATCTCCAAGAGATAGTAAGATTAAAACCCTGATTAACAACACTCGTAAGAAAGCTGATGAAGCTACTGAGAAAGTTAAGAACGAGTTTGACAAATGGAAAGGTGATGTAAAAGATAAAGGTAACGATTTATTAGAAGGTGTCAATGACAAGTTAGATAGTATCCTTACTACTATTAGTAATGGTGCGAATAACAATGACGGTGGTCCATCTTATAATAATAAAACCAAGAAGAGAAAACCTCGTCGTAACAGACGTATCCGTCGTTCTAATAATAATCGTCAACCAAATACGCAAAGTAATAATAAAGATGGTTCTTCATCAGATGGGGAGGCTGCCTCGGGCGATGACCCTGACGATGATCGCTTAGATGATATTCGTGATATGGATAACCATAATTCATATCAGCAAACGTCTAAGAAAGCTACAAGTGCGACAAAGATTATGCAAGTAACAGCAATTACAGATATGTCTCTGACATTATCTAGAATCGACAAAAATGTACAAGATATTCGTGATGAAGTTCACGGTCAATTACATGGAGTCGGTTACCATACAGAAATGGTATCTAACATTCTCGTTGAGCAATTTGGATTACCGTCTGTAATGCCTGGTTTATTTAAATCTGGTAGAGGTAATAAGAAAGGTAAAGGCTTATTTGGTAAGTTTACAGGATTCTTGAAATCTCTTGTAACAACACCATTAAATGCTTTAATGAAAGTTGCAGCAGTTCCAATTAAGATGATCAGTAACTTGGTGACAGGTACACTTAACATCATTGGAAAAGTAACAACTGAAGTAGTTAAACTTCCAGGACGTATTCTGGGAGCAGTAGCAGCGGCAGGTAACGTTCTTGTACAAGGATTGAAACCAATTGCAGCAGCAGCTGTTGGAGTTGTTAAGACTTCATTCAATGCATTGAATACAATTATCAAAGGTGTCGGTGGTGCCGTTTACGGTCTCACAAAAGGCGTTGGTAAAGCTGTAGGTGAGTTAGCTTATGGTGTAGGTCACTTTACAGGTTCAATGATTAAAGGTGTGGGTGAAATAACGTTAGGTATCACGAAAATGACAATGAAAGCAATCCCTGCTTTTATTGGAGTATTAGTTGATGCTGGTAAAGCGGTATGGACATTCGCTAAGACTATAACTAAAGGTGTTTGGAATATTGCTACTTCTCCATTTAAATTCTTAGCTGGAAAGTTAGGAATGAATGGTGAAACGAAGAAGAAATATTCTGTCACAATCACTAAGATTGCAGACACTGAATTTAATAAACGTCAAGATAAAATGGTTTCATTATTATCTGACATTAAGACTATCATGTCCCAACCGAACTTCGGTATTTGCACATGTGGCAAAGACGGTGGACCTGGCGATGGTGTATCTGAAAGGGTGCAACGACCATCTACAACAGGACCTGCTGGTGGTGGCATGAGAATGGGAGGACCTGGATTCTTACAATTCTTCGGAGCACATGCGGCTTCTACAGAAGGAACTAAGAAGAAAGGTGGAGTATTCTCTAAAATCACATCTTTATTCAAAGGTGGCGGAGAAGAAACAAAACATGAGGACAAACCTGAAGCGAAACCTGCTGAGGTTACAGCTCCTAAATCTCCTGTTAAAGATGTTAAAAATATCCTTAGTGAGCAGGCTATTCGTGCGAAAGAATCAATTGAAGCGAAGTTCCGTTCGATTCAAACTGTTTCAGCCGAAACTGTTCCTAAAATCTATAGCTTAATGCAAAAGGATTCAGCTTCTCGATTCGGATTCTTAGGTAAGCTATTATCATTTGCTGGTACATTATTAATTCCATTCTTAAAGACTGCGATGAAGTTATTCACGCATCTATGGGACGGTATTCGTACTGGTTCATTATTAGCTAAACTTGCTAAGTTACTTCCGGTGGGAGGACTTGGAGGCAAAGGCGGACCAACGGTCGCAGGCGCTGGAGCTGGTGGCAAGGGAGGTAAAGGTGGAAAAGGAGGCGCTGGTGGCGCGGCTGGTAAAGCAGCTGGAGGTGCCGGTGCAGTATTAGCAGGATTACCATTAGTAGGTAAGTTCTTTGGTGGTAAAGGTGGTAAAGCACCTACTACACCAGGTGGTGGTGGAGGACGTGGAAACGTTATCCCATTCCCAGGTGGAGGAACTGCTGGAGCTACAGCTCCTAAGAAAGGATTCAAACTACCTAAGATGGGTGGACCGTTAGGTGCAGCTCTTACAGGTGGTGCTCTAATAGGTGGCTTAATGTTAGGTGGCGACACTGTTAACGAAAACCTAATGGGGTCTGAATCTGAAAATCAATCTCTCGTACAAACTGTAGGGGAAGGCGTTGTAACATATGGCGTTAACTCTAAAATACGTGAGGTTAAAAAGAATGCTATCGGTAAAGGTGTAGAGTCTTCTCTAGATGTTATCGGTAAAGCATTTAAGTCTAATCCAGCACAAGCGATGAAGGATATAGCTACGAAAATGGCTCCAACTATCGCTCAAAAAGTAGGACCGAAAGCAGCAGCTCGTGTTGCCGCTCTAAGTACTGGTGCTGTGACAGGTGGTATTACTACAGGTATCTTATTAGGTTCTGATGCAATATTCGGAGCTATGGATACAAATAAGATATTCCAATTACCGCCAGATTTCTCACCAACGTTCTCCATGAAACGTGCTGCAACATTAGCTAACATGGTGGATAACAATATTACATTCGGTACTGTACCTATTAAGTCTATCGCTGAAGTTATTTACAATGCTTTAGGTGATGAGAAAGACGAAGAGACATTAGCTCAGGCTCAAGGTCAATTCACAAATCAACTTAATAAATACAACGAAGGTAAAGATAAGAAAGAGCAACTTACTGCAAATCAATACAATAAGAAGGTTAATGCTAACTTCATGGATAAAGGTATTGATAAAGCCAAAGAATGGGGTTCTGCCGCTTGGGAGGGTACTAAATCTGTTGGTAAGAAAATTGCAGACGTAACTGGTTCTGTTACTGGTAAAGTTGTAGACGGCGCTAAATCATTTGGTTCTGGCGTAGCTACAGTCGCTAGTAACACATGGAACGGTGCGAAGAAAGTTGGAAGTTCAATTGCTGACGGAGCAGGAAAAGCTTATAATGGTGCGAAGAAATTCGTAACAACAGGTACTCCATTCGCAGCATTCAATGACAGCGAAGTTCATAAACAGCTTGGATTAAAAGACGGCGTTAAGTTAAACATTAGTGACCGTATTTCTGTAGCTGAAGGTAAATTCGTTGAAATGATTACTGGAGGTCTAATTGACTCCGAAGATGCTTCTAAGACTACGAAAGGTTTCCTATTAAAAATTGAAGACTCTGCTAAATCTCTTTGGGATGACGCAAGTAAACAATTTACAGACTTCAAAGATAAAACTAAAAAGAATATTGGTTTAGGTGTCACAGCAGCCGATGCTACAATGGGTGCTTATTTTGGCATGAAAGATGAAAAAGGAAATAATATTCCATTGTCTAAAGGTATATCTAATACATGGAATAAATACTCTAAAGAAGCAGCTCGCGTTGCAGGAGATATTGGTACACTTGTTGCGGAAACGTGGAAAGGTATCGGAAAAGACATCGGTAAGTGGACTTCGGACACGGTCGATTGGATTGGTAAAGCTCCTGGTAAAATGGATGACTACTTCGGTGGATTATTAGGTAAGAAAGATAAAGATGGGAACCCTATGAAGTTATCAGATATTGCATCTGAGAAACTAAATTCTTGGGGAGATTCTATCGGTAAAGTTGCAGGCGATGTAGCTAAAGGTTTCTCGGACATGTGGAATGGTCTGTTAAAAGACACTGGAGGCTTCGTAAGTGATGTAACGAAAGGTATAGGCAAAGGTTTAGATAATCTAAACTCTACCCTAGGTTCTTGGTTTAACATGAAGAACGGTAACGGTGAATCATCATTTGTTGGCGGTGTCGTTGAAGGTGCAAAAGACCTTGGATCTGGAATCGTTAACGGTGCAAAATCCGCTTGGAATTGGGGTAGTAATAAAGTTGAGCAAGGCATGGATGCACTCGGTAGTGTGTTCGGTGGCGCTCAAGATCGTCAACAGCAAGATGCAAACCAACGTAACGGAAATACAAGCCGTGCAGGAAATGGATTAAGTTCTAGAGACTGCATTGGTGAAGAATGTAATAAGTTATATGGACATCGTACAGGTCAAGCTGGTAATGGTCCAGAGGATGGAGTTTCTACAAACCCTGGTTCTGGAGACATTGCAAACGGTATGGTGTACTACTCACAAGGTGACCCTCGTTGGGCTAGTACAATGTATGGTGCAGATTCAATTAAAGTTGCAGGTTGTGGTCCGACTTCAGCCGCAATGGTATTAAGTTCATTTAACAATAAAGCGATTACTCCTCCAGAGACCGCTGACTGGTCTGTTAAACACGGTCACCGTGTTCCAGGTGCAGGTACTGCATGGTCTTACTGGAAAGCAATTGGTAACGCGTATGGTGTAAACTTCGAAGATGCTGGCAGTAACAAAGACAGAATCCTTCAATCACTTCGTGATGGAAAACCTGTTGTTATGTCTGGTCGAGGTGGAAAACCATTTACAAGCGGTGGTCACTTCATCGTAGGTCGTGGAGTTTCTCCAGATGGTACGAAGATTATTGTAAATGACCCTGTAAGTAGAGAACGTAGTATTGAATACCCTACAAGCACAATCTTCGGATCAATGCGTAATGCATGGGTAGCAACTAAGAATGGTAAAGGTTTATCTGGAAGCATCACAACAGCTCCAGGTGTAACAATGCCAGATGGTCAAACAATGACAGCTGCGGCTGTTCAGCAAAAAGAACCAACTCTTATGGATGCATTTATTCAATACGGTAAGTATACGGCTGGTTTAGCTGAGTCTGCAATGACTGGTAAAGAATTCGATCCGTCGAAATATGAACCAGAGGTTACAGCTCAAGGTCCAGCACCAAATGCAACTAGTGGTCCAACAGGTGGCGTTGTAGGCGACATTAAACCTGGACAACCAACTCCGTATGACATGCAACCTATTGGTCCTCAAATTGGTCAGACCAAACGAGGAAACCCGGTTTACCGTGGTAACAAAGGTGAAAACATACGTGACTTGAAACTAGGTAAAGAAGGATTCATTAATCTAGTTGCACCTCAAGCAATTGAGAACCAAAAGAACTATAATATCCCAGCATCTACTACAATCGCACAAGCAATTGAAGAATCTGGTTGGGGTAAAAGTACAATCCTAAATAACGTATTCGGTATTAAAGAGGGTTCAACTTATAAAGGACCTGTTATTAATACGAAAACACACGAAGGATCAGGTGGCGGTCGAGTAAGTATCATGGATGGATTCCGTGGTATGACTGGTATCAATGATGGTATCATCAACCATGGTGCAAAAACTATTGCAGGTAACCCTCAATGGTACTCTGGCGTTATGACAAGCGATTGGCAGCGCTCTATCGATGGATTATTACCTCACTATGCAACAGTTGGTGACGGTTATACTCAACGCTTAAAAACCTATGTTCGTCAGAATAACCTTACACGTTTCAATACGATGCCAAACACGGCAACGCAACGTGCTGGTAATGGTGGTGAAGGAGAAGATACTTCAGCTCCGCTGAATTTAGAAGCTCCTAAGATTAAGGTTACAAATGTGTATAAGCAAGCAAATCCAACGCCTCAAGCTCCTACTGCGAAACCAAACACTATGGATGGTTCTCAAATTAGTAGCTTCTTATCTAGAACCATCTCTAGAGATGCGGACAGAATGAATAAAGCGTTGACAGATTCACGCATTGCAAAAGAGTATTCTTCTAATATGGGCTATGCTCAGGTGCTAGAAGTGCTTGAACGCATCGCAGGAAACACTGATGTGATACGTGATAACACGTCTGAAATAGCACAGAAGGAACATAATATTGTAGTGCAAAACAATGTACAAACTCAAAACGATAGTAACGATAAGGATTCAACCAATTCAGAGACTCCCGTCAATATAATGGCTGTGGATGCAAATCCATTCAATGTTTTGACTACACAAGATAGAAATAGTAATCCCGTCCAACGAGGATACTTATCAGCCAAAAATATTGCCAAAGGGAAAAAGTACTAAGCATGATGCGTAGAGATTAATTTCTCTACGCATTCTACTATTTTTTAAAAAAGAGGTGGAATCATGAAGTATGAAATGGAAGTTGCAACCAATACATTACCTTTGCGTGTACGTACTGGTCCAGGTACAAACTATGCGATTGTTGGACGTTTACCAAAAGGTACGAAAGTTATTGCAACTGAATATAAAAACGGTTGGTATAAACATGACCGTGGTGGATGGTCATCTGGTGAATGGGTAGTAAAGAAAAAGGACTTAGACCCAAATAATAATGCAAATAGTACAAGTCCAGCTCCTGCTACACCGCCTGGACCACCACCATTAACAGATGCTGAAAAAGCAGAAATAGCAAAACTATTTACAAGTGCAGATTATAGTATGGAGAAGATTGGTAACATGAACTTCATTCTAGGTATGCCTCATCAATTTATCCCAACAGCTGACCCAAGACCGTCTAAATCAGATTACGGTAGAACGTATTTAGATACAATCATGACGGACTTATCGATGTTAGTTATTACCCCAGGACGAGCGAAGCTTGGCGGTACAGGGAAAGATAAAGAAAAAATTAAACAAGGTTTCATCGGTTCGTTAGGAACAGGTGAAGCTGGCACATTAGATGATATTATTACAGGTAAAAGTCACGGACGTTATTATGAGTTCGAAACCGCTTATACCGATTACATTCACTATGTAAACAGTTTATGTCGTCTAGGCGCTATCTACTTAGGATTAGGTAGATCAAATGCCTATGATACCGGTACCGACTATAAGAACTTCAGTTGGGACCCATATGGAACAAAGAGTCCATATAGTAGTGAAAAAGGTTTATTCTCATTCCTTGGTGAAGAACCAAGTGTACCATTCTATATAAATGCTGGACAAACATCATTTAATGAAAGTTCAAGTAATGCGACAGAGCAATCATCTCTTGTAGAAGGTTTATCTGGTAAAGCGCAAGGAATGGTAAAAGAATTACGATTTTTAATGGGTGACGCAATGAATGATACAGCTATCACAGATGCTTCTAAAGCTTCTTATGATGGTGCTGTACGTAAAGTATTCAATGCTGTAAACTTCACGAATAACGCTGTTATTAGCCAGATGGTTGATTACGGTCTAACCATCGTAAATGGTGCGAACGTAGCGTATCCTGAAGTATGGAAAGATTCACAATATGGTAAAGGGTATAATATTGAGATACGTCTAGTATCACCTTATGGGGATAAGGAAAGTATCTTTACAAATATTATGGTACCACTATTCCATATTATTGCATTCTCCTTCCCACGACAAGTTGGTCGTGCTGGCTATATGCATCCATTCTTAATCCGTGCATTCTGTAAAGGATGGTTCAACTGTAACATGGGAATGGTTGAAAGCGTTAACATTAAGAAAGCCGCACAAGGTGGATGGAGTTCAGAAGGATTACCGACAGAGATAGATGTATCTATCAGCTTAAAAGACTTATATGAAAATCTAAGTATTGCTAGAGCTACCGATGTATCAGCTATGTCAAACACTGAATACTTGGACTTCATCGGTACAACTTGTGGTATCAATATAAACAAACCGGATATCGGACGTAAGTTAACGATGTATCAAGCATGGTTACAAAACAAAGTAACTGATATTCCAGGTGACGTTGCAAGTAAAATGTTAGAGTCTGTAGGTAATAAGCTACGCTCTTATTTACGTTAACTTTCTATCAGTAGGATAACACTGTAATAGTGTACCTACTGATATATTTTATAAAAAGGAGAATATCATGGGGAAGAAAAAAGTTAAAAGAGTGAGTATAGAACAAGAATATGAAAAATACGAAGTCGTATCAAACGACTTTTATGAACGCATCATGACTATGATGAATAATATTACTGAAACCAAACTACGCGATTTAATGATGGACGTTGTCCATATTAATAAGATAAAGCGACACAAACTAAAGTTTGTTTTATATACCGTTCCGAAAGGTGCGTCACGTCCTAGATATAGACGGATGGGAAACCATATTCATACATACGTACCAAATGCGGACGCAATGAATAAATTCTTTCGGAAATATCTTATTGAGAATTTTGGTTCAGTAGATATTATCTATACTGCATGTAGATTAAAGTGTAAATACTATTTACCAATGCCTTCGTCAGGTATGACAAAGAATGAGAAGATATTAGCAGAAGCTGAAAAGATACTTCCATTAAAGAAACCTGACTGGGATAACTTAGGTAAAACAACAGACATTATGAATGGTAGTATCTGGATTGATGATGCTATCGTAGTGAAAGCAACGGTAGAGAAGTATTACTCTACAAAACCTCGAATGGAGATTATCGTACAATATGATAAAACATTCGATAGTGAATTTAATAAAAAGGCGATTCTAAAAAGTAAAACATTTAAAGAGATGAAAGACAATGGGCTAATAAGAGAATATCATGAAAACTAGAGAGGGGAATTACAATGCCGAAGGCAGTACAACTTGATATGGGATTATTAGGTCAATCAGATTTTAACATTATGGGGAGAAAACGCACGAATCGACAAAAGATTCGTGGCACTTACCACCGACACTACAGTGTCGATAAAAAGCAATTAGAAATGGTATGTAAGTCTTGTTATACAGACGGAAAGTTCATGAAGCTATTTAAAGCTGGTCAGAACTACATATTCATTTCCTTATCAAAGAAAGGTCGTCAAAAGTTCGAGAAAGAACCTGAGACAATCGTCTCATTAATTAATGAGGCTACATATACTTTTATTAATGATCATCTAATTACAGACGGTACATTTACAGATGACCGTGATGAATTGAAACGATTATTAGAAGTAAAATACGAAGAGGATGGCATGTTTGCTATCTATCTATAAAAAGAATTCCGATAGGTCATAGAGACCTATCGGGACTTTTTATCCAATTTTTTTACCGTAAGCTAACTTACGTGCTTTTTCTTGTAATTCAGTACGAGAGTAATCAGACATACGTAATGTATAGAATGTTTCCATCATTGTGTATTGCATGATAGATTCAGCAAGAATCATTTCCATGTCTACACTGTAAGCGCCAGATTCATTCAGATTCACATAATCAGTTCCACCCTCTGCTTGCATTGCTTCAGATAAGCTTTCCTTATGATTATGAATCATCATACTCTTGAACATCGTGAACTCTTCTACAGGAGCTTTCGGAATTAAACGAGCGCTCTCATTAAGAGATTTTGCACCAGCAATATCTTGAACCAGTTGCTGCTGTTCTTCTTGTGCTTTGATTTCATCGGCTACTACTTTTGTAACTTTGTCTTTGATAACATTTGTTACTTCTTGTACACCTAGTTTAGATTCAACATCAATCTTCACACTGTTATCGCAATCTGTAATAGATTCAATACGATTCTCAAGTGTTTGTGCTTGACGTTGCTCTTTTACTTTTTGGCTTACCTTTTCTTTTACAGCTTCACAAAGAATGTGTAGGAATTCAGATTTCTCACCGAACTTCTTCATTGTCTTTGTAGCATCTGCACCAAACTCTTGTTGGAAGCTCTCACTCACATATTGTAATAACTGTGGACGCTTCTCGATTTTAACATGCTCGTCAATTGGTAAGGCTTGAATGTAGATATCCGCAACAGCAGACTCTAATAAGACTTGAGATAAAGACTTATGGTATGCTTCTGTTAGACGAGCTTCTTGCTCACGTCTTGCACCCGGTGAAACAAAGTTCTTCATTGAGCTTTGACGATCTTGTAATTCGTTGTCAATACGCGTTGATTCGTTTAACTCCATTTCTTTCTGTAATCCCATACCTGCTTGGTGGGCATTACCTTTGTAATTACGGCTAAACGTTTTGAACTTAGGTTGTTCTGATTTAATCATCATAACCCCTCCTATACTATTTTAGTATGTTGTTAAATGTATTTGATGATGACTTTGTCGGTAACTTGTACACTGTTATGATATGTTTTATCAATACATAGATATTCCGGTACGAAGTTACGGACTAACTCTGGATAATCTACAGAGTTTAATGGGAACTGTTTCTCGATAGTCTGTACATCTGGAGCATATTCATTGATATGCTGGAACTCAGTGTATAGCACATCTTTGAAATCATTCTCTAACTTACGTAGTAAGTTCGATACGTGGAAGTTCTCCGTATCATTGATAGATTCGATATATTCCTTAATATAATTCTTCACATTATTTTTCAGAATCTCATCCTGCATTTTATTTGGATTTAGTTTCACCCAGATATAGAAATCAATATTAACTCGATCCAATTTCAATTCAGGGTTATTCTTAATGTAGAAGTAATAAGATTTACCGAATGTGTTATAAAGCTTATAGTCTATCGAGAAGTTATTCGTTAACCTACGTGTTTCACGACGCAATAGGTACGATACATCGAGCGCTTGGTTCACGAAATCGAATGTATACTCCTTAATAGAGATGTAGTCCGCCCTCACGAATGGAACCTCTTTGATGATATAATAGAATCCATTTTTCATTGGGTCTGCTGGGTCCACTGGTGGGATAGGTACTACTTCTAAATGAGAACGCATGATGTCTGACATGTTATTGATAATGTCAATTTGCTGTGGTACGCGATACATATTTGTAACAGAGAAAGTTTCCATACCAGGGATTTGGTCAACCCCTTTATAGTATTTCGGATCATCCTCTTTACAATATACCACAAGACCAAAGTTAATCTTAGATGCTTCAATTAGAATCTTCGATTGCTTTGGTGTTTCCCATGCTTTACTTACAGAGTTAATCGTACGCATATAGTTAACTGCTGAAATGTAGTCATCTGTTTCAATGTAGCCTTCAAATGATGCTTCATTCTGTGTACGACTATAATCAACCATTTTGAAATCCATGTGATATTGAATCTCTTCTTTATCATCCATAAAGATTCCTTTTACAACGAGATTCCCTGTTGCTTCTAAGAACTTATTCACATCAGGGTTATCAAACTTCGCAATAAAGTTTGGATCAACCGTTGAGTTTGGTTTCATCTTAAATGTAATCTTATATTTATTCTCTCCATTAATTGCATCACGTTGAATACGGATGTTATTGGTAATGAAGTTGTACATCGCTGATTCATTGATATACTTAAAGTCCGTTAGGTATGTCTTATCCATACTATTTAAATAGTAGGTAACAGAATACGGAACTTTATTCATTACAATCGTAAATGGATTCTTATAAACGAAACGTTCATTCTTTAACTTAGCTGGGTCTTTCTCTAATCGTAACTGACGATTCGCACCATCGTATACGAAAGTATTACCAGCTCGTAAGGTATAACGTTTTGTACTCTCTTCATATAAATCATATTGATTTTCTGATATCTTCAGGTTCATTGTATTCGTTGGCATGATATTTTTATTTCTATCACGGAATAGAACGAATGCTGAGAATAATCGGTCTAGGATATCATCACGTTTCTTTAAGAATAAGAATCGAGAAGCACCTTTCTCAATACTAGTGAAGTAATTATTTAAGTCAATCGCTGTAGCGATATTGTATCCCGTTGTAGCAAGTAAAGATGTTTGTTGCTTAATCTGTGGGAATGTTAAGTTATCTTTTCCGCCTTCACTCTCTGTTAGTTTGTATGGTAACATAATTACACGACGGTAATCATAGATTTCAGACTTTGGTACAATACGAATATTGTTACCAGTGTATGTGAAGTTACCACGTTCTCCATTTGTTGTAAATACAACAAAGACTAATTCAGAGTTAAACGCTGGACGGAAATGTCGAATCATTGTCGAGAAGGATATTGTAATCGTATCGTCATCTCGGTATTGATACCAACAGAATGGTTTCTCTGCTGGAGCTGAATCAACGATTCGTTTTTCTAGCTGAATATACTTTGTACCATTTGGCTCTTTATATAATACATAGAAGTCAGCAAGCATTCCATTGTAATCAAAGTCAAATGTATAGTAATCAATAAAGTCATCATTAAAGATAGTCTTAGAGATTAATGTTTTTGCAACCTGTCTTACTCGTACGAATACGTACACATAAGTTTGGTCGTCTTCACCTTTCATCGATGTAATACGTAAGTATGGATTTGTTTTATCGGTAATCTCACTCAGTGGATTTAAGATAATCGTTTCAGGTTTATCTCGTTCTCCTAATGTATATAGGGCTGAATAGATAGGTTTCCCATCACGATACTTAACGTTAATCTTTACATCATAGTCCAGCATATAAGGAATGTCTTCGACATAGATTTCACTATCTTTATCGATGATAAAGAAAGCATCTCCATCCTGTTGTATCAAGTTCTCTAACATGATATCTTCACGGATAGCAATCGCAAATTCCATTACAGCCGGTGTTGCATTAATTTCTTCTAATCCATACTGTGCGGCATAGCCTAAGATAGATTCAGGTAACTGAGCTTTCTTAGGGAATATTTCATTATATAGTACAGATGTTTCATTTGTCATAGCTTCGAAGTTATCACTCATGACAGCATTCATATAACCAAACATACCTACATTAGATAACGATAAGGCTTGTTGGTCAAAGTACTGTGGTGACATGGTATTTAACCAGTAGTCCATTAACTTATACTTGGTCGTACGGTCAATGGTTTTACTTGTAGTTCCTGCCATTTATAGCACCTCTCTTATACATATCGTAATTTGTATCCACGTCCTACTTTTTCAACAAAGGCATTCGATGCCCAAGTCTTTGCCATTAAACCTAGTGACTTGTCATAGACTGGTGTGTAACCAGAACCTTTTACATAACCTGATATGTTATTAAAGTCCTTGATAGCTAATGGGTCCATATCCTTCTTAAACGAATACTGATATTGTATCGAATAGTTAGGTGGACGGTGACTACCTTTTGCCCATGATAAAGCGCTAGAAGGTTTATTCATTGGGAATACACCAGTATACTTAGAGTAGAAGATAATCGTCTCTCCATCTTCCGCTGTTAGGAAGAAGTATACAGAAGCGGCATAATCCAGTATTTTCTTAATACGGTTGTGAGGCATCGGTTTTATGATACCTAATGAAATTAAATGTATATACTCAAGCCAAATATAATGTAACTTATAGATTGTCAAGTTACGATCATCACGATAGTTTAACGTAATGGTATTGGCTGCTAACGATTCATTCTGTCTACCTCCGTACATGATTTTCCAATCATTCGTAGTTTCTGATTCTTCACGAGTTTTAATTATCTCGTCCGATAAATCAAAGTTCTCTACATAGTTGGAGATAGGATTAATGAATGAACCACCTTGTCCATTTTTCAGGAATTTAAATAGTTCGATATCGAATTCTAAACGGTCTACGAATTCATATCGATTGATAATCTGCTTACTAATTGTCCCTGGACCTTCTTCAAAGATATTTAGGTCAGGTCTTGTAAAGAATACATGACCTTGCGTATTCTCTAACTCAAAGTCAGGATAGCGGAGTTTAAATCGGTTTAAGTTATTAATATTACTTAAATAAGAGTTAGCTGTTATATTATGTCTATCTCTTATAGCTTCTTCACTCCATGCCATAGATATCCTCCTCTCTATACGTGTTATTACAAAGCTGTTCGGGCTATACATTCTGTCAGACCTACTATATAATACTTATCGTAATAGCAGTTATTTAAAATACATATTATCTCTATGATAGACTAAAAACTATTACTATGGAGGGACATCAATGTCTACACACAAACTTGCAAAACTAGGTGATAATATGTTACAAGGGGACGATGTACAAAGAGTATGTATTATGGAATATCCTGACGGACAAAATCCGAGCATACACATGTTAACACGTCCAATGTCTAGAGGTTACATGGAAGCTAGAATGAGAGCATCAAGAAAGAAGCGAGAAGTCCGAAAGGAAGATAAGCGAATAAAGGAAGCATTTCAACCTTTATTCAATATCAATAAATCGTTTACTGATATTGATATGATTGAGTTCTGGGAAGGGTTTCGTCAAAGACATGGGGGAGAAGAGGTGTAATACCTCTTCTTTTTTTTGTATGATCCTATAATAGTTAACCCCTTTTTCAAGTATACATTATCCATGTGAGACACATGTGAGTATAAAATATATCTAATTGTATCCACCGCCAACTATCTAGTCCTGTTCGTCATAGCCGTCATGTAATAAACCCAAGGGTTCGGTATGAGACAGTTTATTATAGAAAGCGTTTGGTGTGATTAAATATAGATTATATTCACACCAGCATACATCATGTATACTGGGGGAGTTTACTTATGTCATTATTAAATATTGGAATTAACTTAATAGCGGGTTACGCTTATTCGACACTAACCGATAAAGGATGTGATCCAGACAACGTACAATTTGCAGTTGAACTTGCAGCGAATACAGCTCATAAGGTTGTAGATAATAAACGCAATTATTCTTATGATTATAATCATTCATTTAAAGTGAAGAAGAAAAAGAAGAAGAAAGTTCGCAAATCAAAAGACGTTGCCATTCGGTTAGATGAGTCCATATACTTTCGAGGATGAAAGTATGATATAAAGATTCACATGTGCTCTCTTATTTTTTTGGGAACGTAGAAACGTATTAGGCTATGTTACAAATATATATTATCTTTATGAATAACAAAAAATAAAATCTCATTGGAGGATACTTAAATGACTACGCGAAGAAATGCAGGAACTACAGGAACTAGAAATGCAAAGGATGTTGCTACACGCAACCCAGAACTAAAGAAAGAAGAAGAAAAGGTAAAAGAGGAAAAGCCAAAGAATGCTAAGGATGTATCTGAAAGAGTTTCTCTTGAAGGAGAAGATGGAAAGAGTAATCTGAAATCGTTACAGGGACTAGCTCCGAAAGGATTAGATGGTGTAATCGATGAGGTTATGAAGGAGAATGAAATGGAAGATAAACCAGTTGTTATGCAATCATTGGATACTGATACAACGACTCGAAGAGACGTTATTATTAGCCAATTCAAGAGAATGTATAAAACAGATGATGTCATTCGAGTAATTGAATTATTGATAAATGAAGACGCATTAGGTAAATATGACTTTACTAAAATATATACAGATGAGGACGAAGATGATTTCGATGAAGCTTGTCAAGGTTTAATGTATAACTTCAATAACCTGACGAAGGCAAAGCCGAAAGATATGACAATGGCACTTGTATTAAAAGCTCATCTTATTATGCCTCAATCATTTAGTAGTACAATCGGATACTTAAAAGATTGTGGTGTGGCTGTTAATAAGCAATTGAAAGACGATGTTGATATTCCAGAAATGATTAAATCTATTATAGAAGAAATGTCAACAATTGTTGAAATGAGTAAACTGGCAGTAACAGCTACGAAAGAAGATATCATGCATCGTATTGAAGATGAGTTATCTGAGGATTCAATGTATAAGAAAGAAGTAGTAAAGGCATATTTCAATGATAAATATGTAGCGTAATATAGTAGACGTATATGAATGTAGGCAACTGCATTCATATACGTTTTATACACTGTAACATGATATTAATATTTTTTTGTATTAATTCTTAAAGGAGGGTGACTTATGACTATCATAAGAGACATTCACGATATTTTCCGTGATGCAAAATCTGCTGCGTCTGAAGGTAAATTCAAAGTAAACACAAAAGGCTCAGTAGCATCTGAAGCTAGAAAGGGTATCTTACAGTTCCCTGTACTATGTTCCGCATCACTATCTTTAGAAGAAGCTACGATGATGGGTAAAGCGTTAGAACGAGAATTCGTTTCCTTTATCCGTGTTATTACATCTATCGATTCTGTAACAGATTCACGAGATGTAAAAGCATTCTTACGCGGTCTGCATCAAAACATGCCGAACCAAAGCGTATCTAGCGTATTCAATGAAAGTGTTACAGTAAAGCCAAAGTTCAAACTTCCTAAAATGGATGTAGAGACTCGTAACGCTGCTGTACAATTAGATAGAGAGTTCCGTGCTATGTTAATGGAAGCAACAAAAGATGAAGATAATCTTGATATTGTGGCAACTGACGAGTACGAAGATGACGAAGACCCATCTATCGATGAATTACTAGCTGAGTTCTATGCTGAGAATCCAAACCGTGCTGTATACAAACTACAAGGTTTCAGTGGTATGATTCTGCATGAAGGAACAAAGCTACAAGAAGCATTTATGTTACGTAACCAAACAAATGGTACGTATCAATATATTCTAACACCACCTATTGATGTGAAGAATATGAAAGAGATTAACCGTGAGAGAATCATTCAAGAATGTGCTGTCATGAACCGTGATCAATTAAAAGAGTATACTCCTTGGTTCCGTGAAGACACACTGAATGATAAAACGCGTAAGCAAAACTATTCGGTTATGTCTGAAAGTGCAACATTGAACAACCGTTACAATACGTACGGCAAACGTATCTTATCTGAGGATGGTCATACATTTGATGAAGATACTCCTACGCAAGCATTAATGGGACGTAACTCAACTGCAACGTCTTCTTATGACATCGTACCAAAAGATAACCTATCTGATAACGATGCAAAGAAAGCAAATGAAATGGTTCCAACAATGCTTCATATTAAAACATACTTCCGTAATGAACTAGGAGATTTAGAAGCTGTGGATTACATGGTTGGAGTTAAAACAATCATCCATACAATCAAGTCTGAATCTATTGAACAAAACCTAGTACGTGGAGTAACTCGTGGGAATGCTATCTTTAACTTCCTACGCTGGTCTACAGGTGAAACAGAGTTCTTCAAAGACTTTGTATTCGCAATTAATAACATCCGTCAGGATGTAAATAGTAAGTTTAGCGATTCTAGATGGTGGACAGTGTTACGTCGTCGTAGCAAACGTTCTAGTCTATTACGTAAACTAAATACAAAAAATCAATTATTACCTAACTCCACAATTGTTATTACAATGGATGAAGTGCATAAAATACGTAACGAGCATTCAGTTGATTTAATGTCAACGACTACTGTACGTAAATTAATGAGTGAGTATTTCTTAATCTCATTCGTCGTTGCTGATACAGCATCTGAAATTGCATACTTCATGTACGATGGAGAATCCGATTTCCAACAATACTCTTACACATCTCTAGAAAGAGAAAACTCTAACCAAGCTAGAGAAGTTAAGAATATCATGCAAATCTTAGGTAAAATGTAATAGGAGGGAAACCACATGTCTATTGCTTCACAATTTAACTACGAAATGTTACAAGAGTCTTACAAGACTCGTATGGAACTAAACCGTTTAAATGAAGCTGAGCAAGTCGAAATCAGTGATAAACTAATCACGAAATTATATCAAACAATGTTAGAGAAATATAAGTTCGTTGATTTCGGTGATATCCCTGAAACAAAAGGTGATATTACAAAACTTCCACAATTCCAAACGTTACGTGACTCTATCGATCTATTAGGTGAGTTAAAACAAAAAGCTGGAATTGTGCATCTAGCACAACTAGATACAATCAACACAGCACTTCATAATATTGAGCATTATAAGAATAAATTCATGCTTGGATTTAGTCAAGATATCTCATTAATTCAAGTGCTTTATAATACAATCTCAGCGTCTATCATTGCTGGTGTGAATATCTTAATTTACACAATGGTAGACTTCGTGAAAACTCCTGGTGGAGATTTCAATGCGGCGTTAGAGATTCAAAAACGTAGCCATAGTTCAGACTTCTTATTATTAGAAAATCTGGACAAGTTCAATGCAAACGTACAGAAGGGTGAGATTAATAAATTCTTCGATACAATGCTAAATGCAGAAAAATTCATTGGTGCGTCTGTTGCGACATCTGCTGTTGTAGTTGGTACTCTAGTTGCCATTACTCCAGTTATCCGTGAATTAATCTATTATATGTATCATATGCGTATGTCTGTATCTGAGTACTTAGATGCTCAAGCTCAATTCCTAGAATTGAATGCGAACTCATTACGCTATAATGATAACAAATCTACACAAGGTAAAAAGAAAACTGTAGTGAGTAATCAAGAACGTATCGCTAAGAAGATTCGTGATTGGTCTCATAAGTTCCGTATCAAATCCGATACAAGTGAAAAGCAAGCTCGTAAAGATGTAAGTCAGAAAATTGACTTCAATGAACTAAAAACATCTTCGAATGCTATGGATACGGGTTCCAACGGATTCAGTTTAGCTTAATACAAGTCAACATGACTATAACTGAAGATATTCTATCTTAATCTAAAAGAAAAAGGAGAGATTTACATGATTCTTTCTTCATTATTAAATGAGAACTTTACTGGAGAGGCAATCGATGTGGAAGCTATCATTAGCGAACACTTTACTGCTAACTCTACAGGTATCCAATCTATCTTACTTGAAACGCAAGAAGAGGGTAACCGTTTAGACGAAACTGTAATGTTAATGGAACAAGCTGCATTCGCATTAGGTTTCAAAGGTGAAACAGAGCGCGCTGAGCAATTAAGCGAAAGCATGGGTTCTGACTACTTCACAAAATTCGTTAACATGCTGAAGAAAATGTGGGCTAAAGTAAAAGGATGGTTTGTAAACATCTTCAAACACTTCGAAACAGCTACACGTGATATCAACAAATTAATCGAAAAATATCGTAAAGAGTTAGACGGAAAAGACTACTCTAATTACGAATACAATGGTCACAAATGGGTACAGGGTGCTGACAAAGTCCATGAAGGCATCGCTGCTACTGCAACGAAAATCAATGCTAGTCTTGCTGCTGGTACAAAAGGAGCAAACGACTGGGTTAACGGTAAAGCTGGTGGATCAAAAGCTAACTATGAAACTGATAAACGTAAAGCAGCTGCGGCTGAAAGTCGTACGAAAAACGAAACTGCTCATAAAGAGCAATTAGTTCCTACATCTGTATGGATTAAAGCTCTAGTTGACGGTTCAACTAACCCTAGTCATGATGGTGACGGGTTATCTGCTTCTGAAGCAAAAACTACTTTAGGAGAAAAAGTTAAAGGTGAAGGCAAAGCAGAAGCTATTAAAAACTTCAGCGCTATTGCTTTATCTACAATGATTGATTTCTTAAAGAACTTTAAAAACAACAAAACGATTACTGCTGCACGTAAAGATGTAGACAAAATGTTTGCAACTACAATCAAGGAAGCAGAACAAGTTCGCAAAGACATCCAAGCTCACGCTAATAGCCTTAGCGGTGACAAAACTGGTGCTCGCGATGCATCTGCTGGTAAATTAGCTCATGCTAAACATAACCTTGATGACGCGAAAAACGTGTTAACAGCTTACACTACTCTAGTTGGTATCTGTATCGACCTAGAGAAAGAAAAGTTTGCAGAATTTAAAGGTGCTATCGCTGGAGCTATCCGCCACAGCGGTAAATAATCCAAATAATAAAGGGTAAGGACGGTATTTAGCCGTCCTTACTTCTTTTTTTGTCGTATATGTAATTTGACATTAAAACATCATTATAATCAACGAAAAAGGAGAGATGATAAAATGATTTTATCTACACTATTATCTGAGAATTCAACTTTATTAAGTGAAAATACTCAAGAAACAGTTGACGCTATTGTTAAACCTCATTACACGCCAAATATGACTGGTATCCAAGCTATCTTATTGGAGCACCAAGAAATGGAGCACGAGGTTGAAGAAAACATTATGTTAGCTGAACAAGCTGCATTGGCTATCAACTTAAACGGTAACGAAGCTGCATATGAAAAATTAAACGAATCAGTTGTTTCTGGTTACTTCACGAAAGCAATCGAAATGATTAAACGTATGTGGGCTAAAATCAAAGGTTGGTTTGCTAACCTATTGAAAAACGTAGAAGCATCTACTCGTGATATCGCTTCTATCATTAACAAGTATGAGAAGGAGTTAAAAGGTAAAGACTACTCTAACTTCGAATATAAAGGTCATAACTGGAAAACTGGTGCGGCTGAAAAATTCCATACTCATGCTACAAACGTAATGCAAAAAGCTATCGAAGCTAGTGTAACTGATGTTAAAATCGGTGACAATGCTGATGCAATCAAAAAGACTATCGAAGAAATGAAAGAAGTATCTGTTGCTAAACTTCTAGGTGAAGCTGCTAACAGTAACGACGAAATGTCTCAACAAGAGTTTGCGAAGCATGTAAAAGAAGAAGTTGCCGGAGAAGAGAAAACAATCAAAGGCTTCCAATTCGCTTCTGTTACAGATATGATTGCATTCATTAAAGAATTCAAACAATCTAAAACAATCAAGAAAGCTCAAACTGATACAGATAAACTTTATAGCAAAGCAATTGCTGAAACTAATAAAGCTATCTCTAAAGCACAAACAGATGCTAACAAAATCTCTGATACTGCGAAAAAAGAAATCGCTAGTTTATCAGTTGCTGCTGCTCGTGAAGCAGTTAGTGTTACACAACGTTCATTAAACGTGTATAACATTGTTACTGGTGTCTGCATTGATCTTGAAAAAGCTCAATTCACAGAATACAAAAAAGTAATTGCATCTGCAATTCGTTATAAAGGCTAATAAATAGGGGTAAGAACGGTAGTAATTTACCGTTCTTATCTATTTGTGCTTCTTAACAATCAAACATATTTATAATCAAAAGAACTTTAGTTCTAATATATGAAAAAAAGGAGAGATTTATAATGATCTTATCAACTCTTTTAAATGAGTCTGCTACGCTTGAGAATCATGATGTAGTAGCTACAGAACATGGTTATGCACCATCAGGTGCTGGCGCGATGCAAATCGTTTCAGAATCTATGACTGAAATGCATAACATTAGCAAAGCTATGAACGCTGTTGATTACAAATCAATCGCTCTATTAGCTGAGTCTAACGTAGAAGAAATGCAAAACCTACAAGAAGCTGCTATGACTGGTGTATTCGGTAAAATTATGGCTGCTATCAAGAAAATGTGGGCTAAAGTTAAAGAATTCTTCAGCAACGTTCAATTACACTTATCTAAAGTGATGAAGGACGACAAATTCTTAACTAAATATAAAGCTGAATTACAAAAAGCATCTACATTAGATTTCGAATACGAAGGATTCGATTACAAATTAGATGCGATCAACCTTGATACAATTTCTAACACATTCCATGCTTCATTCAATTCTCATGTATCTAGTAAAGCTAAAGTGAAATTAGATTCTCCTGAATCTGTAGTTTCTAGCTTACACAACATGGGCACTGAAGGTGCAAAAGCTGCTAAAACAGAAGTACTTGAAAAACGTGGAGAACTTACTAAAGAAGTATTCGACGAAGTACGTAAAGCTGTTGTTGGTGGAGATGGAGAACAAGGCGAATACAAAACGCAAGTTCTTAACAAATTACGTGGCGGAGAAGAAAAGAAAAAGATTTCTGTATCTGTTTCTGATATCGTTGCTACAATCGAAGGCAAAGATAAATCTCTTGCTGCAATCAAAAAATCAGCTACTGCTGCTGACAAAGCCTTCAAACAGGCTGTTGATTGGGTTGGCAAAGCTGAAAAAGCTGTTAGTGGTGGCGCAGGCAAAATCACAGCTGACCAAGAAAAAGGCGGTTCTCGTGATGCATTCTCAGTAGCTGCTGAATTACTACGCTTCTACGCTGGATTAAACCAACAAGCATTAGGATTACTTTCTACTACTGCTGGTTACCAAGTAGATGCTGCTAAAGGTAATATTGCTCAATCTCGTGATATTGCTCAAAAACTTCTTATCCATAACCGTAAAGGTGGAAAGAAAAAATTAAACGAATCAGCTGGCGTTGAAGGTGAAGGCAGCTTATTTGACCAAATCCTTAGCCAAATGTAATTAAAACGATAAGATATACTCTTCGGAGTATATCTTATTCTTTATTTTAATTAAAGGAGAGATATGTATGATATTATCTAAATCCGTAGCAGAACCACGCTATGATAATACAGTAACGGAACTTGATCTATATGATGAACTTCACGCGATTAGTGAATCCGTTGTACGGGTATTTCATGAGATTGGTAAAATGGTAAGTGATGACTATACATCTGACATAGAAGCATATCGCTCATACATTAAAGATATCAATGTATTCTTAGATAAACGGGAAGTATTCGTTCGTACCATTTATCGTCAGAATTATATCACACTACAGAATATGAAGAATCGATTCAATAGTGAGTTTGTAAAAGTGGTAGAGTATTTCAATAAGACAAACGATTCTTATGATATCACGGTTGCAAAGTTCGATGCAAAAACATATGCAAACATTCCGAACTTTACATTCATCGACACATTCGTTGACAAGAATCTAAAGTTCAATGTAAAGGAGAAAGCATTTAAAACTCCTTATAATTTACAAGCTACGCTAAACCAGATTCGAGGTAAGTCTATTGGAGCTGGTGCATTAGAAGTAGATGCTTTCTATAAGAAAATGGAAACATCTATCAAGTACACAACGGAGACAATGAAGCTAACTAAAAACTCTGTCACAGATTTAATGACATTGGTTGATAGCTATCAAATTGATAAGATATCATTTGATAACATTATTTCCTTGATTCAGAAATTAAAACACTTCTTTACACAATGTCTATATTATTCTATAGAAGACATTCGTCAATTGTTCCCTGCTGGAGAAACAACGGATGATAAAGTACAGAAGATGTATTCATACACAGACTTTAAGTTCCGTGTGATGAATGGTTTATTATCTCATACAATAGACGCTTATAACTATAAGACAAAGGTTATGTATGATGCATTGCGTGTCTGTATTGAGAATGCATTTCAACTTAAATCAGAGCGTGATTCACTCTCAGAATGTACCAACCCTATGGTTACCGTCTCTAACTATAGAAGAACGATTCTAGAGATGAACCGTCTCCTACAAGAGTACTATATCTATCACGATAAAGGATATAACTTCGATGATATGTATACACTCAGTGAGCAAGTCCTTAAAAATCGTCAATCCTTCATCGATAATGTCAGAGCAAATATAAAAGAGTTAAATCGTTTATATAAAGACGTTATCTTAGCGGTGATTGATGCAGGCTCTCGTAATGAAGGACCATTCCAACGTATCATTCATAATGCTGCTAGTGTTCCTACTGGTAAGCTAAGTACGTTGAGTCAAACCTATGTAACACCGGGTTCTTCTGAGAAACCGTTATCATCTATTATGGCAGATTATAGTGCGAATCATTCTCAGTTATATAAAGCTGTAGATAGAATTGCGAATAATACCATTATAGATATTAACTCTCAATACATGAAAGAAGAAGGTAATCTTGCTTTTATTATTAGCAAGATTGTAACGACAATTCCAGAGGAATTAAAAGTATTGGAAGATGTAGTTAATAAGTTTGAGAAAGGTGTATCCTCTATGGTTCATGACACAATGTATAGTGACCTGATTCAGGACGAATACAATAACTTATTAAGTGTCATGATTCTAGATTATCACCAGCAAGTAAATGAATTGAATCAATATGTACGTACCTTAACGTATATCAGCCCATCTGCTCAAGAGGACTTAATGATTGATTCATCTATGCCTATCCATCTCGATTACTATACGGATACCGTATTGAATACGTATGGATTAAAGGATAACGATAAATCTGCTATCCTAGCTTTACAGGTAAAACTACAATCGTTATATAACTCTATTGCGGATAACTACCCTTACGTTGTATTTAATATGCCAGCTCATTTATGTCGATTACAAGAAGCTGCATTAACAACGAAAGAACGTAAAGAGTTGAAGGATGAAGAGTTTGGATTACCAGAAGAAAGAAAGTATCCATTAACAGATCGTCAGCACGTTATCAAAGCGATTCAATTCTTCAAGCATTGTCCTGATGACAAGAAAGGTGAATTGGCTCGTAGAATTAAGAAGCAAGCTGATAAATATGAAGTGGAAATTAAAAGTACGGAAGTACTAGAATATCTACACTTACGAGAATCTGTTGTAGAGTATAATGATGTGAATGAAGGTACTGAGATTTATGGAATGGAGTATGTAAAATACATTACGGAAATGAATCTGATTACCCAAGCAAAGATGAACTTCATCTATACCATCTACACTTTTTAATAAAAAAATATGACTAATACCAATTACGGTATTAGTCGCTTTTTAATTGACACGCTGCATTACAAGATAAGTATTCAGAACCACTCGTTCTTTGGAATGCTGCTGTAAACTTATGAAGTTTATAAATCTTATTATATACTTTGTATGCGGTATTCTTAAACTTCATATCTAAATAGAATTCTTTATTCGGTGTCAATATCTCTAAGTCAGGCTCGACTAGAGTGATATCCACAATTGTATTTGTTTCCTCTAAGCTATACTTAAAGGCTTCGATAGCCATTGGGTTATCATATCTATCATTTAAGGTATGAACGGAATTCGTATTCTTAATCGGTAGATTTAACTTATGCATATCCACTTTACCCGTCCATGTATTCACGACATGTAAGGTATCGAATAACGTATCCTGAATCTCTTTTGCTTTACTTGTAATCGTAGGTTTGGCATTGGTATTGAAGTGGTATGTATTTGCACTATCATCACTCCAGCCACCTAAGTCAGTATATTCAGGAGTATCTTTTTCATTTACATGAATGTATACCCGTTTTATTTCACCTGCTCGCCAAGCTGTACATCTTAGATATCTATTAATAAAGTATAGGGTATCAAAGTCATGGAACATCATGTATCCTTTACTATAAATACCATACACCTTTTGTAAGTAATCCGCTACACCTTGTAGGGTAAATGATGGGATAATAATCTGTGGATAAATGTTATTATTATCCGGATCACTGATTAAAAGTTTCTTTACATCAACCTCACTACATGCATACGTAAAGGTCTCTGCTATAGTCGCATTATTTACGATATAGTTTAGTTTTTGTTTATTCTTATCAATATGAGCTTGCTTGAATAAATATAGTGTAAGATTCGTAGCATCTTTCTGAGGTGATTGCTCATAGCCCGGTGTCTTATCATCTAGATTCTCACGTATCGGTGATACGTCATCTATATTAATATTAAAGACATCATCAATATAAGGCTTTAAGAACTTCTTATTTCCCATGTCTTGATTATTACGGACAAGGAAACGATTCACCTTCACTTTACATTTGACAGTAGAATGATTCTGTCGAATCTTTGCCTGTATCTTTGGACTGATTGTTGTATTGATAGCCAAAATAGGCAAAAAATTTTCATTGTAATCTTTTTCAATAAATATCGACGAGATATTATTAGAAAGGATGGTTGCTGTAGAACCATCCTCAAATATAATACCTATGTCGTCGATCGTGTATTTACATAATGATGTAACTGCCATTAAAGACCGACTCCTTCTTCTAATCGAATTAATTCGATTGGATTATTTCTAAAGTACGTATCGTTTAACTCCATTATAGAGCTGTTATCATAACGGTCTAACAAACAAAGCTCGATTCCTTCTAAAGCTCCAGGGCTTAACATCTTGTAAGATGTCTTTAAATCAATAGCTGTAAACCGATCCTTTACCTCTCCATACATTTCAAGAAAATCGATAGCATCACATACTGTCATCATATCTGTCATATATTTATTTGGTAATATACCGGCACGGAATGCTTTGTCCAATTTCTTCATTGTATTGACAAACCCATATCCTTTAATTGCTTTTATACTACGAGACTTTACGCCACTAAAAGCTAATAGTAAAGAATAGAGTTTCGGATTGAATTGTGTTTCTGGACGATATTTAATCTTACTTAAACGCTCATGATAAATCTCATCTTTATTTATCATATAGCTATCCAGATACTTCATTCGTAATACAAGTGTATTCTTAGCCGCATTTAATAACTGATAATCAAACTCATCCTTCGTGAGAACTAGATGACAAATATCTGTATTGTCTTTGTCCTTTCTCATGATGTGATAAGGTACTAATGCTGGCTCAATTCCATTATTCGGAATACAATAACAATCTTTGATATAGATAGATATCATACTGATATATTTCATATTTAATAATATCGTACGATTAACTCCACCGTAATCAGGATGATTGGTTCTCTTTGCATCCATGGTATCTTCCATATAACCTGGATGGAACTGTTGATTAATATATGGTGCCTGATTTGCAAAGTAGAAATAGAAACGAGTTGGTACTTGATAGTAGCTCCAGAAGAAGTGTCTATAATGAGATACTAAGTTAATTACCGCTGATGTCATTTCCATCTTTTCTCGTTCATTCATATCATGAATACATTCTACCGTTGCTGGTTTATAAAATCTCTTAAAGATAGAATCTAAGTTAATATAGATATTTAACTTTCTTCCTTCTTTGAAATGACTTGCTACAAATTGATGTAATAGGTCATATCGGATTTTATGCTCATTTAAAATTGGTTCGAATATCATTATTATTTCCCCTTTTGCTTATAGTCTAATTGCTTTTACTTTACGTTTCTTATTCTTCTTTGGTTTATCATTTAGAGTGTAAAAAGAACTACGTTCCTCTATTAAATCTTCGATTGTATCTGGGTCACCGAATCCCATCTCGATTAACAGATGTGCTAAACGATCCATAGATTCATCATCCCATAGAGTAACACCCTTACCCATTCGAACTTTCTCTTTCTCTAAATCAATAGTAGAAAGATTAAAGTCACGGATATCATATGCTGGTGGTTTACCTGCCCATGAAACACGAGCTAAAGCTACACCCCAATTAGAATCTTCTTTCTCTTCAATGATTCCGCAATTCTCCACGACTTCAAAATTTGGTACATATTCTTTCTTAGATTTCCAAGCCATATGAATGACCCCTTTCCAAAAAAATATAAGTTTAAATAAATATAAAAGAGAGTAATGGATTTCTCCATTACTCTCCTGTTTTATTAGTATTGTCTCATGCCACCTTGGTTATGTTGTGGACGTCCACCATTCTCAAACTTCTTACCGCCGCCTTGATGTTGGTTACGGTTACCTTGATGGTTACGATTTCCTCCACCTTGGTGATGATTGCGGTTATTGTTGTTACCGCCTTGATTACGGTTTTGATTATTGTTATTATGACCACCTTGATTATTTTCTTTGTAGTCATAATTGTAATCGTCCATATCTTTTGTGCCTTGTGGCTTTAAGTTCTTAACGCGGTTTACAACTTCCTTCTCAAATTGGAATAATGTAATTGCACCTACGTTATCTCCTAACTCAGCAAGGTTACCAATTTGATAAATCTTATTATCATCATCACCTTGGATTAGAGCTTGCATTACTAATAATGAATCAAGAGTAATTACAATACGATTCTTCATTTCATGAATCGGTGTTTCTTGTACTCTTGGGTCTTGAATTAATTTGCCAATCCATTCTTCTTTTAATTCAGGTGCTAATTGGATTGCGTTTTCTGCACCAATTCGACGTGCGATATTGTTACGCACTACAACCGTTGTTCTTGCATCGAATGCAATTTGTGTGATCAAACGATTGTTTGCTACGATAATGCGGCTACCCATGTAACGGTTAAGTCCATCTAAAGATTTGTTTAGTGCGACCTCTACATCCTTTGTAGATAAAGTCATTACTTGATAGTTAGCCTTGAATTGAATTTTGTTAAGTTCCATAATAGAAACTCCTCCTCTTATTTGTCTAATTTTGTTTTGTCTAAATCATTGCGCAATGATTTAAATTGAGCATAATATATTCATTTGCTCATCAATATAATGTATACTTATTTTTTAATTTATATTTTCCATACGCTCTATTTGATGAGCTATTTTTATATCACTTACATCAACGCACAGTAATTCATCTTTAACATAAATTCTTAGGTCTGTACGTTTGTGAGAATATTTACGTAATTCTTTTATAAGTCGGTTCGATGCCATCTGGTCGTCATCTAATTGGATATCATTGTTACCTAATGTAAATGTAATCTTAGCACCTGTTACTCCACAGTAATCTGTTATTACTAACCCACAGTAACCTCGGAATTTACCAAATACAAGATTAATATGAGTAGTTAATTTATCATAATATAGACCTCGGTTAGTCACTTTTTCTTTAAATGGTTTGATAGCATATATACCACCTACACCTCTATCCATCTGATATCTAGGCTCGACTGTTACAGGTTCATTTGTAATCAGTTTCATATAACCTGGGTCGCCTATATCTATCAAACAATTGTAGTCAAAGTCATGCTCTGTTACTAACGTGTATACGTATAATGTATCCTGTGGACCATTATAGCACATAGCATGAGCTGGATTAATATAGTTATGTAAAAACGAAGAAGAGTCTAGCGTTATACTAGGCTCTAGTTTATCTGTAATGTATACAAACATATTTGATTTTACTAAGTTAGTCATATTATTTATTCCCCTTTACTAATCGTTTCATTGTTTTTCTAAATTTAACCTCTGCTAGTGCACATGATTGCTTAGTAATATTATTAAGTGTCTTATCATACTTTGTATTTATGTGTCTTTTTATATTATCTATATTAGCTGTCATAAATTCCATTCTCCATCTAGATACATTTTGTTGTACTTCTGAATACTCATATCTTTCATGACTTAATCCGAATGAAAATGTTAAATCAACTAACTCTTTCCCATGTTCTATTATCGCATCGACATGAATAGGTTTCACATAATTTAATAATACAGGTTGTAACATCTGGCAAGAGAAGCTTAACTCTTCATTAGGATTTGTATTCTTCATAATATAATGTGTAATATGAGCACCAGGTGATAACATGTACACATAATATGTACCAAATTTATGATCATTCCCAAAGCGATTAATGTAATCGAATATTGCTTCATGTATATTAGTAAATAGGAATGTATTACGATTATCAGGTTCTAATTTCATAATATCATCTTTTGATTTTGGTGAAATGTAGAAAAATGGAATATTCTCAAATGGACGTTTCCAAATCGCTTCTACCATTGTTTCAGGTTTTCTTTTTGATTGATATAATTTTGTCATTTTATTTCCTCCTAATATTTTTCTGGTCTTCTAATTCGTAATATTCTTTCAGCTTTCTTTGTATCTATATTATATACCAAAACCATACCCGAGTCATGTTTCTTTTTATAGGGTATTTTGTTTTCGACAAATTGTAACACGAAATCTTCTTCATCGTCTCTCATCGAAAGAGCTTCAAGAAAGAATATCTGAGTAATAATTTCATCTCCAAATCTATACACCCGACTTCCTATATAAGAAGTCAGGTGTTTTAGTTTGTGGTTCAAGTCCATTTCAGTATGAATGAATCTTGAAGTTTCCATAAGTTCATCTAATTGTGTCATAGTCTACCTCCTAGAATATCATTGTAAATAAACTCTTTAATACATCGATAGTCTTTTTATCCAATTTAATTACATCTTCTCCGAATGGAGTTGTATTAAAGTATTCTTGGAAATTAAAATTCTTTTCATGTTGTAATACGTATCGAAGATACATTTTAAAGTCATTGATAATAAACGATCTAGCTTTACCGGCTTCACGTTGTTTCTCTTCTGATACTAGCATCTTCTTCATACCTTTTACATATAATACTTCAGACTCAATGATGATTAGCATATACCATAATTTTGCTAATTCATATTTCATCGCTTCTGTATTACCTGCTCGGTGATACTCTTTTAAGAGTTTATGTGTAGCGGCATACGCATCCATGAAATCTACATCCTTACGTTTCTTGATTAGAATCGTTCCTTCATCATCAATGCTTACACCATACTTTCTACCGCTACGAATTCCTACTTCTTGTAATGGTACATTAGCTTGCTCTTTCGCTATAGCTTCTGTCCACAATGTTTTAAATACTTCTATTAGGGATAAATCTCGACCTTCACTTTCAGCTAGGTTATTGGATTCAAACCCAATGATAGGATATCGTTTATAGAAGTCCATATCACGTTCCATAACTTTACCCATACAGTCACCCTCAATAAGATATAATGTATCGCCTTGATATGGTAATGAATGTACCAATTGTTCTACGAAATATTTCGCATTTAAATTTACCATTGTCATACCCGATTTATCTATTACTTCATCAGGATTATACATCATACTTTTAAGAGACTTTTTCATTTCCTCTCGATTAGCATCCATGTTAACAATTTTTACTCTTGCACGTCCATGATCTAATCCTGACATGAATTCGCTCAAGATTTCTTTTACGTTATCTCCAATAACGAATGCAAAATTTGTAGACGAATAACGTTGGAAGTTATCCGTATTATGTACACGAATAGTTGCTGATTCACCTAGCATAATTCTTGCAAGGTTTTTAATACTTTCAGTTCTAGTTTTCATTGTAATCTCCTCATCAGCCTTTATCTCTTTTGGTGTTCTCGGAGCATAGTTTTTATAGTATTTATTCATCATTATAATCTTCCTCTCAATTTAAGTTATTAAAAAAATAAAGGAGCGATTAGCTCCTTTATCTATTAGTATGGGAATGGTCCAAACACTCGTAACGGAATTGTTTGGCACTCGAATTCCACATGATGTTTAATAAAGTCATTATAGAATCTTTCAGCCGCTTCGTTCGATTTATTACGAACGTATGAAGACGCTGCTGTAAAGATATATCTTTCAGGTATTTTAACGCTTTGTAATCCTTGTAGGATTTCTGCTAAAGCGATATGCTTTTCAGCTTCATAATCTTCTTCTACTCCTAATCCGATAATAGTACCTCTCCAAGCCTCTAATCGGATATCCATTGTACGATGTACAACCATTGCTAATTGTTCTAGCGTAGCCACTGTGTACGCTGCTTCTTTTTTCTCTTCTTGCTTACGTTCTACTAAGATCATTGTTTTCATTTTCTATTCCCCCTGGGTTATGTAAATAGTATATTGATGTTTTTCATCATCTATATAATGTATAACCGATTATAGGGTTAACTTTTAACCTTCACCAATTGTTGTTTACGGTGAGCCAATCTTCTTATAAGAGCTTCACGTTGATTGTCAGAACCAGTGAACTCATTCTTAATTTTAGCACCTAAACGATGAAGGTGTTCCATACCAGAAGTTTTACCGATATGATCCATATAGTTTTCATATTCATCAATACGTGAATCGTAGTGATCTGCTTCCTCTGGTGCAGGTGCAGTCATTGCTTCATAATCAGATTCCAATAGAGTCTGTTCAGGTGTACCTATAAAGGTCTCGTACAGCTCATCGATATTCATGTTCATGACTGATTCAGAAATTACAGAACATTCTGCTTGCAAGAACTTATTGTAGTCAAATGTATTTAAGTTCGGTACCGTCATAAGATACTGGAACGCTGGACTTAATTCATTAATCAATTGACTGCAACTTGTAATGTTTTTCTCGGTATGGTCAAAACAGCGACCACCTTGCATATCATCGAATAACCAAATGATATCTAATCCAGGTATAGACCCACCTTCGGTAGAATAGAACATTGGTTCATTCATATGCATCTGCACTTTCTTATAAAGAGTGTCTAATGATGCTGGTTGTTTTAGTTTCATGATATTGAAACTAGCATCACCAATAACAGCACTCTTATCTACCGTAGTAAATTTCGCACAAGCATATGTTTTATCTCCAACCATATCAGTAGTTGGATACGATTTATATACTGTGTCAAATGTACAATCGAATGAGAACCAGATTGACCATCCACATTCTTCTTCAGATAATCCTGGCACATTCTGTTTTACGATTGCTAGGAATAAATCCTTTTGAGCTACAACGCTTTCTTGCAACGCTTGTACATTCTCGTTAATCATTACGACAGGATGAAATACTTCTCGTCGTTTTCCATCTTGGTCACTATTACGTAATTCTAATAGGAACTTGATGAAGGAAGCATACTGTTTATTTACAATCTTGATGTAATTGTATTGACCAGTTTTAGATAATGCTTCGTCTTTTGCTTTCTCCTTCTCTTTATCCACATCCTGAATCTTATGGTGAGTATTTGGATTATCTCCACCATCTTTAATCTCTACGATTGTATTGATACTCTCGATGTAGAAGTCAGGAATATAGAAGTGCTTTTTACCTTCATACTCATATTCAATAATCTGAGGTGCTGGAGCATGGATATCATCTGGTTCAAATCCCATAAAGATATCTAGGAAACGTAAAAAGTCTTTTTCGTAAGAGCCGACATAACCCTTACGAGCACCATTTGACCATTGGTACTCCCCTGAGATAGAACGTTTTGATAACATCTTCTTCTGTACTTCAGGGTCATCTAATAGATGGTCTTTACCGTGTACTCGTCTCATATTATTTAAGAAGTTCTCACGGTATGTTTTACGACAGATTGGACTACATATTCTGTACGGTTTATTCGTACTATCATTCCAAGGTGTTTCTTTTGAGCATACTACACACTGACCACTTCTACGGTGATATTTTGTAAAGTAGAAGTATTGACCAGCAGACATTCCCTTCGGAATTGCGTCTGAATGTTTATCTTCTATGTGCTCATATAAATCATCAATTTCTGGGTACGTGCTCGTACAGTTAGGACAACGTTTAGCTTTTGCCACATTGTTTCCTCCTTGCTATATATAAGGTTAATTAGTTGTTAACGGCAATAGGTAAATATTGAATTTAAATACTTAAAACCTAAACTTTATATTAATTATTCTAAATAGACTATTTAAGGAGGTGAGATAGTGGACCCAAGAAAACCTCAGACAGAACACCTTTTATCTATAGACCCATTTAATAAACCCAAAACGAAATCAGGAGTTGACGCAGATGCGCTACAAGTAGCGACGCTGTTTATGATGAAAAAGGGATCAAATCCGTTGTATCCTGATATGGGTTTTGATATAGCATCCTATAGATATAAAGATATTGAGGGGAGTATCGTACAGATAAAAACTCAATTTTCTATCCATTGCTCTACTTATCTACCTCATATTCAACTTGATGATATTGTTATCCAACGTACAGGAGACAAGTCTCTATTATTTGGATTATCTGTCATCAACACGTATGAACAGAAGAAATCGAATATCATATTCAAGGTAGTCGAAGAAAAACACTATTACACTATGTCGGACCTACAGGTCCTTTAGAGGAGGAAACAATCAATGTCAAATGAAACAAGTTTAAAAGACTTAGTAGCTGGACAAGCTGCACATGAAAATGCTTTACAAGAGCAAGCAGGTGTAACACCTGTAGTAGAACCAGTGGTTCCACAAGCTCCTCCAGCACCAGTTGCAGAGGAAACTCAAGTACCGCAAGCTCCTGGTACTGAACCACAAGCATTCCAAGACCCAGGTGTTATGCCTGGACAAGAAGATGGAATGACTGCTCGTTTACGAGAGATGGAACAAGAAGCACAAGAACTTGCAGGTGCATACGGTTCAGAAGACCAAATTATTGCACAGCAAGAAGCTCAAGCTAAAAAGCAATTACTACAAGACATTCAGGATGAAAAGCCTAAAGCAAACATTGCTGATGTTAAAAAAGGTAACTTCAAAGATGAAATCGTTGAAGTAGAAGAACCTGAAGAAGAAGAGAAAAAGGAAGCTGCTCCGGCAATTGACTTAAACTCTATTCGTATTAAGAAAACAAAAACTGGAGGTAAAACTGCATACGCTCGTATCCGTAAATCTCGTAATGAAGCTACAACTCAAATCATTATGCCTAATACGGGAATGGCTGCGGCTATGAAAGGTTACTCTTCTCCAGAGTTACGTAATATTGCTACAACGTTAAATAGTATGGACGCATACCGTGCAGCTGAATATCGATTCAATCAAATGTTTTCGAAGATTGCTGACACAAGTATCGGACCAATGTCTTATGAAGAGTTCTTACGTTGTACATCACTATTAGAAATTAATATCATATACTTCGGATTATTCTGTAGTACGTACCAAGACTCTAACAAATATCCAATGCGCTGTACAAACAAAGGCTGTGGTTCTCAGTTCGAATATGAGTATCCAAATTCTCGCCTAATGTTTATCGATGACAAGCATGAAGTTACTGCTGAGTCTATCCTAAGCGTAGTTAAAGGTATTAACAATGCAAAAGACTTACTAGAAAACTCTGAAGTAAATACAATCGAACGTGTTTACTTAGATCATTGTAAAACAATTGTAGACCTTCGTCATCCATCTCTATGGAATGAATTAAACGACGTGCTACAAAACGTTACACAACAAATGATGACGGAAGATGAAGTAACAGTTAACATCTTACCATTCATCGAGAATGTATATGTATTAGACCCTGTTGATGGTCAGTATGTTGCATTAGAAGACTTCGAAGATAAGTTTGCAGAATTATCTTCATTAGATGAGCACGATGATGTGAAACTATCTACTCACATTGAGAAAATCATTGATAAATATCATATCAAGTTTGGTTTCCGTGATGTAGTATGTCCACATTGCAACAAGAAGATCGAAGACATGGAGATTCCTTCAATGGAAACGTTGCTTTTTACGACACATCAGCTCCGAACTTCCAATCTATAATAAAGGGTCATTATGATTTCGAGGATGCTGTCCTACGATTATTTCGTGGTGACATTACCCTCAACGACTTAGAAAAGATGACTAAGAAAGAACTGCTAGAGCGGATGGAAGCCAGAATCCGCTCTATGAAGCAGGACGATGGACGAGAACAGCAGGCTCGAGAATTAATGGCTACGATTGAACGCGGAGGGGTCTGATGACTTTTAGTGTATGTTGAGGAGAGAAACCAATGTCACAAATCGACAACATCGCACTTTTCAATCAACTAACTCATGATCAAGATGGGTTAGTTGATTCTATTACTTGCAATACATTATTAGAGGAATTCATACATTTTATATTACTAAAAAATATTGTACCTAAAGATTTAAAGCCAAAACATTTCGCGAAAGCTAATATTGTCCGTAAAGGACAATTAGAGTTCACCATCGACTTTCCGTCGGCAAAATCATTTAAAGCCTTCTGTAAGTGTACGGAACAATCTATTATGTACAAAGGTAGACAATACTTCGTACACAAGAAGACTGATGGTTTAAAAGTTACGCTTACATTTGAGAAAGGCTGATGCTTGATGAATATTGATATATTTAATGTAGAGAAGTTTATTCAAGTGAATAATCTACAAGAAGTACGTAATCCGATTCTAATCGAACGTGATAACATACCGACTGTAGACGGACTTCTATCTACTGAAATCTTCGGACGTACAGTCGAAGATCGTAAAGGTATTTTTGCATACATAAGTTTGAACGAGAACTTCTTCCATCCTTATGTATATAAAGTATTGAAACGTCTAGACCGACGTTTCGAAGAAATTATTGCAGGAAATATACACGTACGTATTACAGGAGAAGGAGACATTGTTGTCGATGAAGAAAACGGACAAACAGGTTTACCATTCCTAGTACGTAATTTCCACAAGATTAAGTTTAAAAAGAGTGCGAGCTTATCTCGTACAGACCGTGTTGATTTAATCAAAGGTCTTAAAATGAATGAAATATTTACCAAATTCTGGATAGTAGAACCAGCGTTCTATCGAGACATCCAATTGGATAAGATGGACAAAGGTAAACTATCTAGTGGTGAAGAAAACAAAATGTATGCAAAGTTACTTCGGTTATGTTCTGCCTTAAAGAACGATAACTCGGGATTATCTATTGTAGGTGACAGTACTCGATTAAAGATACAGCATCTATTAGTAGAAATCTATAATAACTTTACATTCCAAATTAAAGGGAAGCACGGAATGTTCCGTCAGTTCGTAATGGGTAAAAGTGTTGACTATGGTGTACGTGCCGTAATCTCTACTCCATTATTTAAAGATGAAACGCCGGAAGATATGGAAGTATCCTTCTACCGTTGCGGGTTACCACTCTCAATGGCAGTAACGAACTTCCTTCCTTATATTATTAAATGGGTAAAAGATTTCTTCTATAAAGAAATCGTACTACGTAAAGATAATTATCCGATACGTAGGAAAACCGGTGAGCTAGGAAATGTACAGCTAACGAACGTTGAGCAATATAATGATGAATACATTACCAAATGTATTGACTTATATGTACACTCTTATGCTGACCGATACAAGACAATCCCACTAGAGAATAGTGAAGGATTGAACTTGAAGTTACGTATATCTGGACGTTATGGTGTAGGTAAGAATGGTGAGGTTACAGAATCTTCTACCATTGTAAATAGACCTGCAACATGGACTGATATATTATTCTTAGCAGCAACGGAAGTATGTGCGGATAAGCACGTTTTAATAACGCGCTACCCTCTACAGGACTATCTTGGAATCTTTCCAAATAAGATAACAGTTCTGTCTACAACACGTACTATACCAGCTGTAATCAATGGTAAGTTCTATAAACGTTATCCATACGTAGACTTAGAACTACCTACATCACATGTATCTACGATGTTTGTTGAGACTCTGAATATCTCTAACTTATACCTAAAAGGTTTAGGTGGAGATTATGACGGTGACCAAGTAACAATTCGTGGTGTATTCAGTGTTGAATCAAACCGTGAATTGGACAGGCTGATTAAGAATAAAACAAATATTCTAAACGTATCAGGCTCGAACATCCGTAGTACCGAAAACGAAGCTTTACAAACGTTCTATGCATTAACAAAAGACGAATAGGGATTATGTCCCTATTCGTACCTTTTTATAAAATAGTAATAAACCGTTATTTAAGCACACATTATATATACGAGTGTTGATAATGGTTTTACTACTATGCTAAACGCTCCATACTAAAAAAGATGGAGGTATATTTTCAATTGATTACATCGAGGAGTACTTATTACAGGTGTGGGATAAAGAGATATATGATAGTGGTAGTAATGTTATTTATAGCTAGACGAGCTTAGTGTAGACTACTAGGCTAACACTTCTTAAACCCCTTGACTAAAAACGTTAAGGCTAATTAATTAGGTCTAAAACGGATGCCTGGCTATAATCAGGTCATCGGCTATGTAACAACTACTACATCCCAAACACGACAAGATTTACTAAGATGTAAAGCTATACCTTCACACCCTCTTACGAGAGGGGGTGTGAAGCAATGATGGACGGAGATACTATCGGAGGAGAAGAGTAATCGGAGAAGGATTATTCGGAGACACCACTAAGTCATTGGAAAGCTTTATACTCTGTACGGTTTTGGGGAATGTAGGTAGAAATTTAGAGAAACGTTCTAATGTCTACAGCATGTGACGTATTCAACAAGAAAGAGAGAGATAGCGAGTGTAACAAAATATGGGTAAAATTGTATAAGTTTCTCGGAGAGGAGAAACTTTAATATATTATGTTTATTCAGTTCACAAAACAGACAAAAAAGTATTCAGGAATGATATATTTAGAATATAACATCACGGAGGGTATCATTCCGCGGGTGACGTAGGGACTCACCTGCATCCAGATGGATGATGGGGATCATTTCATCTAGGAAAACAGATATATAAAAAATATAAAACGAATTAAAACAGAGAAAAACTAATAAACAAAAACATTCCAAGATAAAAAAGAGAGAGATAAAAAGATGAAAAAGAAAAATATAGATGTAGACTACACCATTAGGCATAGTCTACATCTATTAATTTTTTTGTTAGTTTTGTTTGTTATTTTTGTTACCGTCTTGCTTACGGTTGTCTTTAACAAACTCTTCTTTATTTTTTTGCTTTTGTTGTTGCTCATTAGGCTTAACAACTGGAGCAGGTTTTTCTGCTTTCTTTAAAGACTCTTGCAGGTGAGAGTTGTCCTTCTCAACGTTACGGCGATTTAACTCGATTTGAGTTCCATCTTCTAGATGCTCAATCACTTTGATTCCAGTGATGACAAGAGCACGTACTCTGTCCAATGGGAGTTTCGCAGGTTCCAAGATTGGTCCTTGCATACCGTTAAGTACATGTAAAGTGCCATGATGAGGGACAGTAACTTTTTTCGTTTGAACATTCATTTCTTCTCCTCCTACTATTCGATAATTGTTAGGCTTTCAGCCAATTCTTCGATTGTTGGTTCATGAACGCGATTAGCAGCTTTAACATCTTCTTTCGTGATGTCTTCGTTCGCTTCTTCGTACTCAGGGATATTTTTTAATACAGCTTCACATTGTTGTTCTTCTTCAGGAGAAAGGTCTCCGTCATTTAGAGCAGCCATATTTTCAATCATTTTATCCTCTGGAGCTTCACCAGAAGCTTCTGCTAAAATAGATTCGTTCTCGATAACACGGTCACGATTCAATAATTCATTCTTTAAATCATTTAGCATGATAAAACCTCCTATAGAGTTTATTACAATTATGTTGAAAGGATTCAATTATATTTCTTTATGTTGAATCTGGTTCATCTCAAATTGTATGATATATAGGGCTAATGGAAGTAGGATAAAAGTATCAGGGTCATAGTTAATCTGACCATACTCCATTAGAGTTTTCATATAGTCTATTGTTAAGTTAGACTTCTTATGATTTAAATGATTCTTGATAATCTGAATCAATTCATACTGCATGTTATAGATTGGCTTAGAAGGTCTAACAATTTGGCAAGAGAAGTAATGGTCTTCACCTTTGTTCTCTTCAGGTATCTCAACGTTGTATTCCATCTTATATGGGATAATATCAGCATCAGCTAATTCTTTTACAATCTCCCAACTTAACATTGGTCCATAGAATGGAAGTTTATATGGAGTCAATTCTACACACATATACTCCGTTCTACGCTCAAAGAATATACTTGTCTGTTCGTTGATGAAATTGAAGAATTGGTGGTTCAACACCTTGTCTACATCATACTTATAGCGCGCTTCTACAGACTTAAAGATTGTATTATTGTAGTCTGACTTGAACTTTCTTTGAGGTGTTACCTCGATATCCAAGTATAAAGTATCACGGCTATCACTACAGCTAAACAAGTTATGACGAATCATAAACTTTGTTAAATAGATATTGTATGCGGGGTCATTTCTTTCTGCTATCCCAACGGGATACTCGACAATGAAAGAATTCACTTCAGATACAAAAAAATGATCAATATAGTCACCAGATAATTTTTCATACAAACGCTTTAATGTATCGAGTCGTTTGTATGCATCATCGCTAACTATAGCTTTATTATCCGTTCCGACATTATCTAAGATTAATGTATTCTCAGATACTACTTGTCGGTCTAGCTTTTCTTGCTCATGGTCTTCCAGAATTTGATTGAACTTAAATTCAATCTTGACATACTCATTGGATTTGATTGTACCTGCTACGACATTCGTAACTTTAAATACAATCTCTTTACCCATGTAATCAATCTGGAAGTAATCATTTGGTATTGGACTAAATGTACCAGGCAGCATAATCCCTTCTGATTCGAAAGAAGATGTTGTACCTGTTTCATTCTCAGATATATCTATCTGTGTCATATTCAGACCATATAACGGAACCTCTTTGATTCTGTTATAACGAATGGAAGAATCTTGTCCAATAAATACTTGTGTATTATGTGTACCATAATCCATCGTAGATTCTTCTGTATTCTGTTTGTAGTACGTGATAAAGATAGGAGCCGATTCTAGGAATCGGCTATAGCTAGTAAAGTCTAGCTCCTGTCTATGCTTTATCGCGTCTTTAATGAAGCCAACCTGTTCATTCAGTTTCCCCATATCAGACACCTCTTTTTCTTTAGATTATTATCTTGTACGTATCAATTTCATCTTTTCGTACACCATAATCTTTCTTTATCTTGTTATAGTAAACAGTTAGTGTACCGCTGAATTTACCCTTTAGACGTTTCTTTAATTTTTTGTATTCCTCTATCTTCACATCATCATCAGAGTAGATATGAATGTTACAGTGAATAAAACCTAAGCGTAATAGATAACGGATAACACTTTCCATTCCACTACCACATGCAGCGACATATAGATTATTCTCATCATTTCGATTCATGACATGATTATATACACCAATGATATCCATGATACCTTCGGTAATACGAATGTCTATATCCTGCATAATGTCTACTGTATTTGGCATGATATAGAACTTACGAACGTTCTCTTCATTCCCCATGACATTGTAGTTAATATAACGTTTCAATATGTTATCTATCTTATTCGTTGTATTACGCATAATAAGATAGTTATTGTCTGCTGATAGAAATCCGAAGTATCCTTTGTCTAATGCATCTGTGATATACTTCTTACGAGTCCGCTCCTTAATATAGTTACGGTTTAAGAAGTCATATAGATTCACGACTATCTTATACTTCAGTAAGTCTTTCCCTGTTAGTTCTAATCCCATGCGGTTATTAAAGTACGATAACTTATGCATGGTAATGTCATTCATGACAGGCATCGGAATATTTAAATCCAACTTCATACCTTCCATGAATACTCGTTTACGTACAGACTTCTTCATACCTGACATATGTATATTATGCATATTCATTAAGCTGAAGTTATTAATCTGCAAGTCTTTCAGTAAGTCAACTGTTAGTACACCCTTTGCCCCACAGTTATTATTAAAGCATTGGTACACTGGAGGTTTATCTTCTGTAAATGCCATAAAGACATTGAATCGAGTCTTCGTCTTATCCTTCTTAGAATCCCCACAGAATGGGCAACGGAATGTAATCTCTTTATCTCCAGATGACCAATGGGCAAGAGGAATAGACAAGAGCTGTCTTGCAAGCTCTTGTCTATATCTTTCCAAATCTTTATTACTTGTATAAGCTTTCATACTACCACTCCTAGATTAATTCAACTAGACGTAAATACTCGTCCATAATGATATCAGGATGTTTGGAAATGTTTAGCTCTTTCCCCTCATGCTCTTGTAACTGATAATCCATAATTCGAATACGAGAGTTTAGCATGATATTTAAATAGTTATGCATGATGTTACCTGCATCTAATATTTCCATACTATCACTATACTTCTCATCGAATACACTATGGTATCGAGAACTAGCACGTAACTTTGTTACTTGTTTCTTATTCAATGGTCTGCGATTCACTGTTTCTACAACATCGCCTGATAGGATATGTTGCATATAACGGAATCCTTTCTTGTATAACATATGCTTCATGATAACAATCAGTTTCGCATACTCTACTCGTTTGATACTGTACATATCACGAACAGACCCGAAGTGTCTTGCGAATAACTGGAATGTTAAGTCGCGTTGGAATGGTCGTACAAATACTTTATCTGCATACCATTGCACTTCTTCATCATCAAATTCAATCTTATACTTCTTACGAAGTTTCTCAATACTTTGATGGATATTGATGTTACCGATAATAACAGAAGACTCATCAAACTTAGAGTTATTGATTTCAATCTTATCGAAATCGCTCAGACCATCTGCATCCTTCTTATTAGTAATCGGCATGTAGTTGTACTTTGATTTTGTTTTACGAATATGAATGATAATATTATTTAATGAAGCATGGTTAAAGAATACAACGTTCTTATCATACACATACTTATTAATAATATTTACATAGATACGTTCCATGATTGAATCGATTTGATCTAATGGGTCTTTACCCTCAATCTCAACTCGACGCCAGTGTCCTCTATCAGAGTGACGTGTTTGGTTGATACGACTCGTAACGGTTTCGTATAGTTTGTTATGAATGTCAATATCATCCGATTCGAAGTGACTCGCAATTAAGTCAAAGCAACGTAAGATAAATTTATCTACATTACCAATCGCATTGACATACATGTAATGTGTAATAATCGGAATCATAAGTTTCATCGTTGTACTTACATTCATAAGTACCTTCCCGTGTTCATTGGTGAACTGTAGGGATTCGATACGACGTTTCTCACTCGTTCCTAGTTTTGCTTCTAAGTCAATCATGTAGTTGTCATCAGTAAGTTTCTTGATCTTCTCTACCATGGAATCGGATAGTAAGTAATCGTATAAGTCCCGGATGAATGTTTTCTTTCCATAGTTAGATTTACGGTCGATCATGAACTTTAGATTCAGATAAGCCATGATTAGTTCATTATCTTCATCATAATACTTTACGAAGTAATTCAAATGCTCAATTGTAAGTTCTCCCTGATCTGCGTACGCTCTTTTTTTCTTCAGTACGAATGTGTTCAGGTCAGCTAGTTTAGGGTTATTGAAAATCTTATCGAATTCAATAATAATTGTTTTCCCCGATACGTTGAATACGCGCTCTGCTTTTTTGTTCTTAAATTCTGTTATTAGTTTTACCAAGGTTTGTTCCTCCCAAGTCTATTTTGTATCGTATCCATAGTTATAATATTTACTTTAATTTCTTTTTACCTTTTACCTTAGCCTTTTTAGCCTTCCCTGTAATAGGAGACTTTCCAGTAGCCTTTTCGGTACGAGGTGTTCTCGCTTTTGGTTGTTTCTCAATTTCGTTTTTGCTTCTACGAATAACGCCTTGAGATGAAGATTTTTCTTTGGCTTCTTTCTCTTTTGCTATTCTTTGCATCACGCGGTACTCTTGTAACTTCTCATCTGTATCCATGATGAGTTCTAAGAATTTCTTAGGATTATAATCATGAGCCACTCTATCTAATGTGTCTAAATCAGATAAGTTATTCATGATATAATGACACGCATAGTAAATCGATTTCTCTAAACCAACCATGTTATGTTGGTTACGGATAATCGGACTATTACGTAGACTATCTTTACTAAACTTCTTCTTACAATCTTCCACAATTAAGTTATGTACGTTGTATGTATAGGCGAATGTAAAGACGAAGCTAGGTGTGTTCGAGAAGAACTTGACACGATAGTTATTGATAGTCTTAGCATGTTCTGTTTCTCTTGAAGGTAGTAATTGCACTACCACTTCATAGTATAAATCTCTGATAGATTCCGATGGAATCCGTACTAAGATAAAGAATTCAGCTTTATCTTTTCTCCCCTTACGGTATACTTTACTGACTAGCTTAGCGTGTTCTGTTGCCAGCATTTTATCATAACGTAATTCCAAATCTTCCTTCATCTTCTTTACATTGACGAAGGTTGAACCTTTACCGTATGGATTCGTATAGTAGTCTAAGATGGTCATCTCTCGATGCTCGTTGATGTTATAATCGATTGCTTCATTTAAGGACTGTGATTGGTTATCATCTTTCTTTTCTACCATAGAAACCTTTTCTCCCCTCTAATGTGACAATATACAGGTAGAGTAGCATGGTTTCCCACACTACTCCTGTATATGATTTATAGTGACGTTTCTGCATTCGCTGTAATAAATTGGTTACTTGTAGTAACTAGCGAAATAATAGAGATAACGTTACGTAAGATTTCAATCTCTGTTTCAGCAGAGTTGATAATATCTGTAGCTGTAAATTCTTCAGTGATGATGTTGTAAGCTTCTTCACGCTCTAAGCAAGCAGTAAAGATAGATTCAACTCGTCCATCTAATTCTTTTAGTGTAGCTACATAATGATCGTATTCTTCTTGTGTAACTTTTTCTTCACCTAATACTGGACGTGTATGTTTATTGAAGTACACATCAGTGAATACAAAGAAGAATGCTTTGTAGATTGATTGTAAAGCAATTTCCATATTATCTTCTAAGTCAGAGCTTAAAAGTTCTTTAATAGCTAATGGAATTGTTAAGTTACAACCGATTACATAACCGTGACGCATTGCACTCTTACATGCTGATACTGCATCATCGATAAGGTATTTTGTAGTTGCTTTTTCATGGTCACTGTTACCACCAACATAAAGCGTAACTAATTTACCTTCTAATACTGCAAGACGTTTTTGTAACTCATACTCTTTACGAGTATCAATGATATTTTCGTCTTTCATGCGTTGACGTTCAGCACGGATTGTACCGATACGCATAGCCACACGTTCAACAATGTCTGTATCATTAACGAAATCGGTAAATACTGTATTACGGTAAGAAGAAGTTACTTCTCCTACGAATCCGAATACATCAAGTATATCAACTGTACGGTCACCCATACTGTTTTTAACGATAGTAGCACCTGTTTTTGTAGCTAAGTCCTGATAACTCTCTTGGTCATGTTCTGTACCTAGAGCAAACTTAATCACATTGATATTGTTACGGATGTCTTTTTTCGTATAATTGTATGTAACAACTTGACGAAGATATGAAGACATTTCAGAACTTAAACCTGGTGCAATAATTACTAAGCTTGCTGCATGTCCTGTACTATTTGCCATTTCATTAACATTGTTAATAGCTGCATTTACAACGCCTTTATCTTCAGGTTGTAAAGCTCCATCAAACATAAGTACACGAACGTTATTGATACGACATTCATCTGTATCTGTATTAACTAGCTCTTTATCTAAGTAACCAGCATCAATTTCAAATCCAGGTGATGTTTCAAATGTCGTTTCTTTTGTTTTACTTAGTTTCACACGAACGAATCCGTCGAAACCAACTTGACGATAAATGTCACCAACCAGTTTACCTAGCTTCTTATCATTGTTTAATGATACAGCAGCAATGTGGTCGATTTCTTTTAAATCTTCAGAAACATGTTTTGTATATTTTGTTGTGATTACTTCAATGATACGTTCTACCGCTTCTTGAAGTAAGTCGATTAAATCTTTTGGACGAATGTTTAACTTGTTATCGTTAATCAGTTTAACGATTTGTCCATGTATATAATTCGATGCGATAATACTTGTTGTACTACCATCACCCACACGCATAACTAAGCGTTGAGATGATTCACGAATAATGGATAATAATGTATTTAGAATTGGGTCATTATATCGTACTTTGTTTAGGATAGAGAATCCATCCTTCGTCATATAGTGACCAACCTGCGGATCATGAACGATTGCAGTAGACCCGTAAGGTCCTAATGACGATACTAGTGTACTATGTAAAGAGTCTAATACTGCATGTACATATTGTTTTGTATCTACGTCGTTCACGACGTTAACTCGTAAGTGTTCTTTGTTAAACATTTCCAGTTCCTCCTCAGGAATATATAGTGTTTAGTGTATATATCACTAATACTTTGTTATGGTATTGATAAATTATTAATAGATTAACCTACCCCGTAATGAATCTCTTCAAATTCCATCAATTTCATGAAACCTAAATTACAATTCTTTTCTACAGCTAGGAACTCTAATTTATTCTTTGCATTCATCACACCATCTTCTAAATCGAAGTTCCATCCAGTCTGAGGTAGTACAAATGACTTATGCTCGACATCTGTCTCGTTCATAAGTTTCTCGACCAGATTAACATCGTCCATAATCATGGTAGTAAACTCTGGGTACTCTGTAGTGATAACATTGTACATATCTTCACTAGGTTCCAGTGCTCTAAAGAATACTTTTGAGTTAATATCCACATCTAAAATAGATGTGATTCTATCAATGATTCGTTGGTCTTTACTTGGAATCATGATAACAATTTTCTTTGTATAGGAATGCATTGCTAAAGCATCAAAGCCTGTAGCAAATTCTGTTAATGGTGATTCTCTATACATTTCTTCTCTCATATTACGTAACGTGTAATATACTTCAACAGCCTCTTCATCTGAAATATCATCTCGTTTTATCCATTCAACGAGATTACGATGACTACGTTCTAATAACTTAGGCTGAACGGCAAACTCGTCAAACTCACGTAATAAATCCAGCTTTAGGTATTTATTATACGCTTCTTTATTCTGCATGATAATTTTATTAAAGATGAAGATATCAGGGACTTGGAAGATATTATCCCAACCCATAATAAACACTTCATCACGCGTTGCCATGTAATCTGAGTACGTTTCAAACTCTTTAATGTTTTCGTTACTCATTATTTCTCCTCCTTTATAGGACGCATTACTGGAATAAAACAAAGGTCATATACTTGGTTTTGTAATAACTCAGTATATTCCTTCTCGTCCTTTATAGACTGTTTTAACTCTCTATTCTTATTCTCAAGCTTCTTATTCTTAGCGTTTAACTTAATGATGATATCCATCATTTCTAATTTAGATAATGAAGATATTGCTTTTAAAGTATTATTCAAATCCAAGATACTCACCCAATTCTCTAATATGTCTGTATTCTTCTAAAACGGGGTACTCTTTTATATTATTAAGAATAAAATCATCGAATCTCTGTTTAAGCTCTTTACTCGTTCCTGTTAAATCTACAAACTGTTTTTTTAAGTCAGGATATTCTATAAAAATATATTCTATATGATCTAATATTGTATACCTACTAAGGTATTCTACATGCTCACGAAGATCACTTGTCGATGTTATAATATTATAGTATACATGTTTTAATCTACTTATTGGTGTTGATTCATACTTATCTTTCAGACGTTTAATCTCAGCTTCCTGCTCTTTAACTTTTTCTCTTAATACTTCCTTTTCGTCTCTATGATGGTAATATAGTTCAAATGTTGAATTATAGTACATTACTTTCTCCCCTTTATCCATTCTTCTATTAATGCTTTACGGTATGCGTCTCGTATTGGATTATGTGTTATTCGAGTTTTCTTATACGGTTTTGCATCACATTTTGGTTTAGCGCTACGCATAGACATAGAAACAACTCTATTCTGTAATACCTGTTTCATCTGTAACTCATTCAGTTTTTCAGACTCTTTATCTGAAACTTGGACTAGTTTTCCGAAGTACATTTTCATCTTTTTCTACCGCCTTCCCATACGATTGTACAAATGTTTCCAATACTGGGTATTCGGTTCTTTTACTAAGTGCGAATTCATAAAAGCCTTTCCTCAACCATTCAGTAGACTGCTCTACATCTGTGAATTGCTTTTCTAGTTCAGGATGATCCATTAACATGAATGTGATATTATGTAGCACTATACATTTATCCCCGTATTTTTCAATCTCTTCATTTATACCACTATGTAATACAATATACGTACATTTTTCAATCTCTCGTCTAATTGGTGATATGTCTGATTCATATTTATCTCTTAGACGTTTAATCTCATAATCTTTTTCTTTTGCCTGCTCTCTTAATATTTTATTTTCCTTTCGAGCAAGTCTTAGTGATGCTGACCAGTAGTCTTCCATCATAATTCCTCCTATATAAAAAAATATAACGGATATACTATGAAAGTATATCCGTCAGGTTATTAAAGTGGTAAGCGAGGCATGTCTTTTGCGTCTTTGTATTCAATCTCTTTCTCTTCTAAGCCAGAGCCTTCGTTCTTATTGATTTTACCTCCGCCGAAGAATCCGTTGGATTGACCACCGCTATTGCCTCTGTTGTTATTGTATCCATTATTAGATTCAATACCAAGCTTATCCATGATTTGTTTGATTTCGTTACGACGACCATTATCAACGTATTTGTATTGGTCACGTACACTATGTGCTACTGCACGCGAACTTGCTTTAATACCTTCAGCTAAGTAGTTCATGAAGATACCGAAGTCCATGTATTCTGCTTCTTTTGAAATGTCTCCATCTTCATGATTGTAGTTTAAGAAGTATGGAGATTGCGTAAATTCAAATGATAACCATTGTTCTGCTCTACCATTCTCAGCATCAATTTTACTGAAGATAGTTATGTATAAACCTAATGGATATCCTAATGAGTGACCGTTAGAGATTTGAATGAATCCTTCTCCTACTGGTACACCAACGTTACGAATTGATTCTAATTCACCAGACTCTAATGCTGGTAAAACATGTTTCTTAATACCTGTCATTAAAGCATAAGCTTTTTCAGGTACAAGAGCTGAAGTCAAGAATGTTTCATAATTGTACATTTTAGATTCGCTGCGTTTATCCTGTGGTAAGATTGGACAAATTTTAATCGTTTGCATTGTATTCCAGAATCCACAGATTAATGTTGAGCCACGCTCTTTGTCGCGATTGTACATTTGAGGTCCTCTTGTATTAGTAGATTGCTCTTGATTATTATTGTTTTGTCTTCCATTATTTCCGAATGCCATAGTGGTATTCCTCCTTAGATTTCAATTAGTATAGTGTTAGTTTAAATGTAAAACCATATCCTTCGTTAGAAGGATATGACATTACTGTAATTATCATCACTTGCAGAGTTATGAATTGATTCTAACTCTAAAGCTTTCAAGACTGGCATGATACTCTTCATCGTAGTGGTAGTCATCTCTTCTACATCGATGAATGGAGTTAACCAGCTAGGTACTTTCTCGTCACGCGGTATAGCCATTACGTAGACGCCTTTCTTCGCTAATCGTTCGTTACCTTCAAAGATTTCTGTCTTCAATCTCTCATAAATAACAGGTTCAATATCTTTGATTCGGTCTAAATCTTTTAGCTTTGTTAAATTTGTTTTTACAATAAAGAAACTATCTGGTGGTACAATCTCATTCTCTGGGAACGCAGTATTCCACATGATAGTTGCTACAACCTGCTGCATTTTCAACGGATCGTCATATGCATTAAAGTCTTTTACAGACGATGGTTGCAAGTAAGTTGTCTCACCCGCTTTCAGTGAGTTTCGAATTTCTTGCTCGAACTGATGTAGTCTTCGTAAGATATGTGGTAAGTCAATCTCACCAGAACGTAAGATGTCATTCTCTAGAATATCTTTGAATATCTTAGAAGCATTTCGGTTCGTTGTTGATTTGGTCAATGCTAGACCTTTAACATCGAGTTTATCCATAGCACTACCTTCTCGGAACTCTATGACTGAAGCATAGTTCTTTTTGTTATCTGTGATTAAGATACGTACGAATAAGAACTCATTCTTCATTGTTAACATATCTCGACGTTCTTTCGGTACGTTACAATGTACCATGAATTGATATAATGTCTTCTCAATAACTTTCTCTAAGAAGTATGCACATGTATACAGAATCGTATAACGGAAGTCAGTTGGGTCTTTATGCGACACATCGATTCCTGCGAATACTTCATCTTTTACGAATTGATACCATGGGTCTAAATTGATAAAGTTTGAGTCTGTATCAATGATTAATACTGCTTTACGTTTCTGCGTTTTTAATCTATGAATTCTATCCATTGTTGGATAGTTATAGAATACGTACTCATGAACCATATCCCATAGGTATGTTACATCATCTACAATATCCTCAGGGACTTTACCTGGGTTATTGAATACCTCTGTACGTAACATGAAGTCTCTCATTAATTCCATGATTCCTTCATTACGACAGAACTCAATTAAGTTATTCTTATAGTATAGTAAATTTAATTGAGACTTGTTTAACCCAACTAATACTGGGAAGATAATGTCTCGACGTACTACTACACCATCATCGAATGTATCCGCTAGTTTACGATATACTCGTTCGATGTCAATGTTTCGATCTAATACAACTCTATCGTTGAATTTCTTATCTCTTGCTTCTCCTGCTACGTTCTTAATGAATACAAGACATTCATCTGTATTACGGAACGTGATGTTATTTGCCATGAATGCTTCAAAGCACATCATTGCAGTAGATATTAATGTTTGCCCTTTACCTGTTACAGATAAAGCAGAATGTAAATTATAGAATATAGAAGTTCTTGCACCTGATACCCCGTAGTATGAGTTTGACTTAATCTTTTCTAGTAACTGATACAAGTCATACAGGGAATACTCGAATGAATCCTTTGGTGAATCTTTCATTAAGTTCTTATAGTTTGTACGACTGTACTTCCATTTCATTAACATCTTCGATGCTGGATTGTCGGCATGTGGGTCAAATAGAACACCATGCTCTGTCGTAATTGGTTTCACTTTATAATAATATTCAGTGATATCCAAAGTGGATGAAGCGTACCTTGTACCTGTGTAGTTATTATAAAACTCTACATCCTCCACTTTCAAATGCTCATCTAGTTTTCTTCCTAGATATTTATCCATTTCCTTTCTTGTCGCTTGTGGATAACGAATACCTAGTAATCGTCTCATTTCCTTTTTCCACTTGCGTATCATGGTATAGTCATCTAATTGTAATGCTCCCATAATTTTCTACCTCCTTTTCTTTCTCAATGGATTGTTTTATTAATAGTCAATTTGTAAAAATTACGTATTAACATGATTATAATATATAATCTTAATCTCTTTGGGATTGAGTAACTACTTAGGAGGTATTCAAATGATTGATTTAACTCAAATTACTTCTATCTTAAATGAAAGTGGTATTGAGGGTCTTACTGCTCAGTTAACTGAAGCAGACCCAGAAAACGATGTATTAATCTCAGAAGCTATTTTACAAGATGAGCTTACTGAAGAAGAATTATCAGAGTTCTTACAAAGCCCTGAGTATGATGAAGCAGTAGCTTTAGGTATGCTTAGTGAGAAAACAATTGTACGTTTCGATAAAACTGCAAAATTATCTCGTGCTGAATCTCAAGCAATTCTTGCAATTGCTCGTGAGAAAGGTGACCGCGACTTCAAGAAACTTATTACAATCTGGAAAGTGCGTAAACACCTTCTTGACAAATTAACGAAGAAGTATCGTGGACAAGCAGCTTCTCGTGTTCGTCAAAACAAACAACGTATCTTAAATGGACCTAAAAAGGTTGCTAAGAAAGTTAAGAAATAATTAGATGGTAGAGCTTAGGCTCTACCGTCTTTTTTGCCGGATCATAGAAAAACGGAATAGACTCTTTTCCAAATATACATTATACTAGTGTAGCACAGCATAACAAGGTTTGCATGTTGTCCGAAACAATATGCTATGACGTCCTAAAAGAGGTGTCATATATAAAGGAGTAGAGAAATGGAAAAGCATTTACTAGTTAACCGAGAAGAAGTTACACGTGCAAGAGGAATTCATCAAAGAGCGTTATTAGATACGCTATTGAATGAGAACTTGCTCACAAAACAGGAGTGGGAGAAATTAATCGAAATCAACCACACAACTGAACTTAGTGTGTATTATGGAAAAGAGTTCTTGGAGCCATTCAAGTACAATGAGATTACCATAATAGACACGGCTATCCAAGTGGATGACACCATGATTATTACTACTAGAGATATTATACCATTATTTGGGGAGTTTGAATTTGGCACCCTTGTCCATAAAGTGGGCATGGAAACACAAAAGAAAGTACCTGAGATGGATGATGTTTTCGCCGTTATGCTGGTGACTACAAATGCAGCGGAAAGTAGAGAGAATACTATTAAGCCATCCGCATTCTCATCGAGAATGTCAATCTACATTCCTTCCTATAGATTATAGGAGAAACAATAAGAGAACTTCGGTTCTCTTATTTTTTTAGGAACATAGATAAAATCGTAATTAACATATATTAAGATATATATTATAATAGTGAGGTAGACAAATAAAGGTTTGAATGTTGTCCATAACAATATTCACTATACATGAAAAACATGTATAGATTAAAGGAGATATTATCATGACGAACTTATTAGCATTATTCGGAAATACTAGTATTTATAAAACAGGTACTGAAAAGATGAAAGAGATTGTATCCCACGGGTTATTAAATCAAGATGAAGCTGATTTCCTTGAACGTATGATTGATGATAATACAAGTATTCACATTCATGTAGGAAAGCAAGGTAGAACTAATTTTAAAAATCGTGCATTACGTAATGTGATGACTTATGAAAAACGTGATACTGGTTCTACTATAACGGTTCGCTCAGTAACACCATTCCATGGAGATTATGTTGTAGGTAATTATCGTACAGAGAATGGTAAGATTATAACTAGAGAGAATGCATCTATGAAAGATGTATTTACTACAACAAAAGTTAATATTAAACGTAAAGATTATTCACCACATTGGGAAGGTGCAAAGATTACAGAATCAAATACAGTATACGTTTATATTCCAACTGATCGTATTAACGAAGATTACACAAATGCTCGTAGTAAATATTAAGATTAAAGGGAACTTCGGTTCCCTTATTTTTTTGGGTTCATAGTAAAAAATCGCCATCTAATATAGGAGTAACATGTTAATATTTAATGTAGATTATAAGTAAACATTATCTACGTGAGATATAGAAATTAAATATTTGGAGGGAGTTAATAACATGTCAGTTGTTATTATTAAAGAAGTCTTATCAGGTAAAAAAGCGTGGAGAGCAGAATTCGATAAACGCTACGATTACATGAAACGTAATATCGGGAAGAAGCATTGCTTCGAAAAACAAATTAGATTTAAGTTTAACAAAGCCGACGATAACGTCTTTGTACTCCATATCACTGATTTCATTACAAATATGATCATGTGGAGACCCTTTGTTAAATACAAAGTAGAACTAGGACCAGACCTAATTATGGACTGTTCTAACATTACCCAACGAGTGATTAAAGGGTATATTGATGACAAAATTATTGAACCATTGAAACGTAAGGTTGCAGTAGAAGACCTAAGCATGGAATGTGCGAAAATCATTGAGGGTCTTGCAAAGATTGATGAAGACTTCGGTCTTATCATGGCAATGGGTATGAATCTATATGATACAATCCAATTATCAAAAATAAGCCCACGGTACAAAGAGTTAATCAATACAGTTGTACCTCATGGATTACAACCAAGTGAGATTGAGAACTATATCCGTAGTCGTGGTGCTGAGATGGTAGACATCTTAAAAGTAATTCCGAATAACTTGAAACCATTCTTGAACTCAGGTCAGGGTGTTAAGGTTGACCAATTGAATGAGTTCCAACTATCGGGTGGTATGAAATCAGACTTAGAAGGTAATACATATCCAATGCCAATTAATACAAACTTATTAACGCGTGGATTCGATAAACCTTCTTATTATACATTAGATGCATTCGGCGGTCGTAAAGCCCTAATCATGAACAAAGAGTTCACTGGTAAATCAGGTTACTTTGCACGCCGTCTAGACTTACTATGTATGGATATTAAATTACATGATGACCCACGATATGTATGTAACACAAAACACTTTGTGGAGTTCACGGTATTAACACCAACACACTTAGAAAAGATTGAAGGTCGTAAATATAAGAAGAGTCCGAAAGCAAAAGTATCTCGTACAGTATTTGCTGAAGATACTCATTTAATCGGTCAGACAATCTATTTACGTAGTCCGTCTACTTGTGCAAGCAAGAAAGGAATCTGTTATGCATGTTATGGCGACTTAGCTTATGTGAATAACAATGGATTCCATATTGGACTATTTGCCGTTAAGGATGTATCGGCGAAACTAACACAGAACATTCTGTCAGCAAAACATTTACTGAAGACGAAATCTAAGCAAATTAAAATGACAGAAGGATTTGATAGCTACTTCACAATCGATGGCGGTGATATCGTATTACAACCAGATGCAGATGTGAAGGGATTAGAAATGGTAATTGATGCGAAAGATGTACAGACAGAATCTGAGTTCGATGAAGTAATGGAATTCAATAAGAAGATTTCATACTTCCGTATTCGTGTAAAGAAAACAAAGAAACCTATCTGTACGATTCGAGAGATTGGGGAATCCGAACCAACGTTATTCATTTCAGAGTATCTGGATGACTTAATGGATAAGCATTACGATCCAGTTGATAACCAGTTCGTGATTCCGATGAATAAGATTAAAGATGATGAAGAAGGGCGTTCACTATTTGCAATCACAATCATCAATAATGAGCTTACAAAACCATTAAAAGATATCATGGCACTTGTAGATAACAAAGCTCACTTAGGTTGTGAAACAGTTTCTGAAATGGTTCAGAAATTCTGTGAACTACTTGTAAGCACAGGGATTAGCACAATGCTAGTTCATGCTGAACTCATCCTGCGTAATATTATGCGTGATGAGAATAATAAGTTACACCTACCAGATTATACGAAAGATGAGATTGAATATGAAATGATGTCTGTTAAGAAAGCATTGAAGTTCCATCCATCTGCACTGGTATCGTTATCATTCGAACGTATTGAAGAACAACTTCGTCGTCCGATGACATATAAGAAAACAGCACCGTCGATGTTTGACCCGCTGTTTATGCAAGACTATAACCAAGTACTTGACGTATATGGAGATGATAGATAATGACTAAAGTTACAGTGAAACATACAAGCATAGAGATTCAGCCCTACGTGTTAGGGCAGTCTCCTAGCTTGGAGAAACAATTAACAGTATGGGATAAAGTAAACTTCAAGACCGTGAACGTAGGTCTTGAGTATATTGAAGAAGAACAAAAGTTGCTGATACCTCGTGGTATCGGTATTAGTTTCTTAGAAAAAGAGTTTAATACAACAGCATTCATGGATTCAAAACATGATGATGTACAACATACAAAGTTTAAAGTTAATATCAAACCAAGAAATGATAATCAGAAAGAAGCGATTGCATACATACTTGGTGAAGGAAAATATCAAGGTAATAGAAAGTATAGTAGGCATATGTTAACCCTAGATACAGGAGAGGGTAAAACATATTGCTCGGTTACAGCATTAGGATTCATGCAAATGAGAGCGGCTATTGTTGTACCAAAGAATGGCTTAATGTCTCAATGGGAAGAACGCTTATTCCAGTATACGAATATCACTGAATGGGATATCTATCGTATTTCAGGAAGTAAGTCTATTGAGAAGTTAATGAAGATGAAAGATAAAGATATTAAGTATAAAATTTTCTTAATCTCGCATAGTACAATTCGTAGTTATGGTGACCGTAATGGATGGGAAGCTGTAACAGCATTATTTAAGAAAATGCGAATTGGTGTAAAGATATATGACGAAGCTCATTTACATATGCACAATATGCTGAAGATGGATTTATACTCAAATACAAAGTACACGTTATATCTAACAGCAACCGCAGGTCGCTCGAATCATAACGAGGACTATATTTATAATCGTGTCTTTGCAAATATTCCAAACTTCTTTGTCCATAAAGAGAAAGAAGATAATTACATGAATATGTTAATTCTACAGTATGACAGTGCTCCATCAGGTGTGTTGCAAGCTACATATCGAAACATGCATGGCTTGGATACAAATAAGTATATGGACTACTGTGTAGAACAAAAGGGTTCTGATCTATTCTTCAAGTCTATCTTCTTAGTATTAGATAGTATAGAACAGAAGTTAGCAGAGAACCCTGACATGAGAATTGTATTCTTATTGAAGAAGCTGACGGCTACACGTATCGTTAAGGAAGGTATTCTTCAGCGATATCCTCACTTCGCAGGGAATATAGGGATGTATACGTCCGATATGAAAACGAAGGAAAAGAAGGAAGCTCAGCTACAAAAACAAATCATCTTATCTACGACTAAATCATTAGGTACAGGTGATGATATACCAGGTTTACACTATCTTGTAATGTGTGAACCGTATCGTTCTGAGATTACCGCAAAACAGGTATCAGGACGTTTACGTAATATTGGGGATGTAACTTATCTTGAAATTATTGATATGGGATTCTCATCGTGCAGAGACCAATTCAAGGCTCGGAAGAAGTTCCTTCTCAAACGTGCCAAACAGTTCACAATCGTAAACGTAAAATAGATATACATTATATTAGTGAGCGGTACAATGAGGAGTTGAGAGGGTTGGCTTATGAAACAGTAGAGAAAGTTTCGAGCGATGTATTTCGACCCTGCATGAATTTTGTTTTACGGCATAATGTGCAGTTAGCACATAAGAACAAATCAGGGGAGAGACAGCATTATCATCAAGAGTTCACATATGCTTCCAGTAAATATATGGACGCTAGAATTCTGAAATCGATACGGTTGAATTTTAATTCATACCTATCATTAGAAGAAACGGGTAAAGATTGGACTGATAAAGAATTCGTGAGAATTGATTATCGTCATATCCGTTATCTAACAAAGACTCTGAAGAGAGTTTTAGAATGGTTCTACGAACCAGAGTTTGATAAGCTATTTGCTTACTCAGATGAAACCAAACAAGAGTTGGTTGTAAGTCTAGACTTCAAAGACTTGCAAGAAGCAATACGAATCGGTCAAACGATTATACGATTTACACCGGCGGTAATCTATCATGATGTAGATTGCTATGAGGGGGTGATGATGTGTGTAGGTAAATCCGAATCATTCGGTCATATGACAATTGATTCTTTGGAAGCCATGTATCACATTATAAGTAACTTTGATTTACATCTAGCAGGTCTAGCTATTGTAAATTATATGGGTATTCCTGAAGAAGGCAAATATAATACAGATATGGAAATAGACCAACGAATGAGCGGTAATAGTATGAGAAGCTCATTTATAGAAAGTAAAGGAAACCTAAACAATATAGGTAAAGAAGAACCTGCTGGAAATCTGAAGGGCTTCTTTAAATCAATTTAATTGGAGGACTTTTATTATGGCTAAGAAACCCAAGTATATTTCACTAGGAGAAGATGTATTTAAGGTGAAAAAATGGAAAGGCGAATACACAGACCTTGAGGAAGGCTGTGCATATCACGTAAAAGAAATGAATCTGGTATTACCATACATGGGAGATATTGAGGAACTCTCACGTGATCAAATTGTACCAGGCATTTACACAAGCTTCTTCGATGACGTACGTGAAGATTCTGAAATCATTTATGTCCGTCCAGTAGGGAAGAAGATGAAACGTCAATACAGACCTGATAAAGTGTATGAAATTGATCCAGATTATATTTCTCAAATTATTGAGGAAGAAGGATTGAAGGATGTGTATGATTCTGCTTTAACAGCTGAAATGGGTGAAGCATTCGTTCCACCAATCAGTGATTCAGATAATGAATTATTACGTATCATTAAAACGGTATTACAGCATAAGAAAGTTGATATTAAGAACTATTCAAACCGCTTCCGTTCTGATACTGATATGAATAACTTTAAACGTTCTCTATTAGCTCATAGTAAGATGAGTATGGAGAAATTTAATAATGCTTGTGAAATATTCGACGTAGAATGGGATATCACGTTCCGAGATAAAAAGGGATGTGCAAACCCAATGAACTACGAAGGAACAATTTCAAGCAGAAAATAAAAGAGAGATACCCTTAATTGGGTATCTCTTATTTTTTTTGTCTTTTTTATGCTCTGAAGATTTTACGTCTACGAGAAGCAAGATAGTTTGCATCCCACTCTTCTAATAAAGCAGAACGTTTATCCTCAGCATCTTCCCATCTATCAATCTTTAAATCAACTTGTCCAAAAGAGGTATCAATCTTATCCATATGGCGAAGTGTATTATAAAGATATATCTGGATATCCAAAGTAGCTAACTTTAATAGTTGCTCTTTAAAGCTTGGATTTACTGTAGATAGATTATCAGGATGTACGACAGTGAACTGTACATTCAAGTTCGTTAACATACTAGGACCAGCATCTATCATAAATTGGTCTGGCGGAACATAGTAAAATGTAATTGGTGTACTAATCATATCCTCATAGGTAGCAGCCATTTGAATATCTGTAAAGATATCAATTGCTGAATATGTAGTCGTATATGGTAAGTACGCACTCATTACATCACTAACTTTCATATCTTCGATAGATAAGATTTGGAAATTACCTACCGCAGCTTTATTAATGTAATAATAGTTTGGTTTCCCTTGTACTTTCATTGTCGATAAATCATGTTTAACGGTAATATAGTGTGGGAAGTATGTGCTAAATGTATAAAGCGTTTCTTCTTTTAAGATATCAATCAAGTCTTTATCATCTAGCTTAAACATTGTGACACCAAGTCTACGCTTAATAGACTTTAGCATAGATGTTAGATTCATTCCTTGCATATTATTCAACCCCTCTCATAGTTAATATTTTAAAATCTCCTATTTTACTAGCAGCTGTCATGATTGTAGGTGTAATAGCTTTTACTTCGAATCCATGTGTTTGAAATGCATTTACAGATTCATCGAAGTCATTGATTGTAACTAACTCAGTACCTTGTATTTTATAATACTGATTGTTAATTTTTAAAACAGAAGCCTCCATAAGAGGTTCGTATAACTGAATAGACGTAATCTGAACATCATTTCTAGTTGTCGTAAAACTAAAATCAAATGTATCGGCAACTAATGTTCTAGGTAATTCTATTGTAGTAATATCTTGCCCGACAGGTAGATTATACGTGTACACCACATTTGTAGTTGAACCATCGGTACGGTGACGAATGGTTAAACGTAACACATCATTCATTTCTGAAAACCGTCTTGTGATAATTATAGTACGAACGTTATACCATCCTGTATTAAAATAAACTTTTAAAGTCGGAGCTTTGGATGGATATGAATCCCAGTATTCAGTTGCAACTTGATCTCCGACATGCCACGGGTATCTAGAATTGTATATCGAATCGGCAGTAATCCTACAGACACCTGTAGTTTCTGCTGTCATCTTTGGTATTAGAGGTTTCCCTAAAGCCATAATCTAACCTCCTTAATTAGACATCGTTAGAATCGAATACTTTCCACCAATGTCTTTAATTTGTTTTTCCATGTCAGGTGTCATATCTTTGATATTAAACCCATCATTTAAGAAATGTGAAGGTAAAATACTTTCTGCCGATGAAGTTACTAATTTCATCTTACCACTATCATCAAATGAATAAATACTATCATTGATTCTAACAACGGCTAATGTATCAACTAGTTTAAATAGTTTAAATTCAGCAACGTTTATAAAACCAGTTGGGTTAATCTCTAATTTTATTTGTGTTACAAGTTTAGGTGCAAATGACATATTGTCTTTTCCATTGTTTCCAATAGTTCGAGAATATGCTTGGACACCGTCAAAATAAACCTTGTAACCGTTACCGTAATATTGACCCATAAGTATATCAAACCCAATTAGATAAGCAGGCTTAGGGCATGTTATAGTAATACTATGGGTGCCGGACGAATTACAATACCAAGTGGTACCAGTATTACCGTCAAATGCAAACCCTACTCCTCTATCGGAACTGTATGCTGTACATATAACTTGCACACCGTTATCTGTAAAATTATTAGTAGGGTAAGACCCATTGAATTTTGGAAATGCTACACTTCTTGCCATATGAACCCCTCCTTAATTCTTAAAGCTGCGGAAGAATCCGTTAATCTCTTGGCTAATATAATCTTCTACACCAATGATTAGTTTATCTCCATTTTTAGATTTATCTTCAACCATAATACTACGGTTACCTTCTAATAGTTGAATTCCGTCTGGAGCGAATTCGAAGAATTCAGACATAATACGGAAGTTCTCACTCTCAGATTGAATGTAATCTAAAGCAGCACTTTCCATTAATGGAATGCAGTATCCTTCAGTTAGCATATTTGGTTGCACGCTTTCTGAAATGATAGATTGTTGATATGCATCTTTATGACTAGGAATGAATACCCAGTCATAACATAGAACGCGAACTGGTCCTACTACTAATGCACCACGAGAAGTCTGTTGGACTTTGCCCATAGCACGTAAACTGAATGCTACATTTAATTCTTGACGAATTAAATCACGCATTGAAATACCTTGCGGTGTCATAAGTGTTTCCACTTCACCTTTGACAATGTTTCTATCAAAGCACCAGTTGTTTATACGGTGACTAATATTAGTATTGTCGATTGACATTTGTCGAACTGGTGTAGGGTTAATAGGGTGACCCGCTTCTCCTACCCATGATTTGTTTTTAACTAGCTCGACGATACGAGGATCGTTTAACCCTGGTTCCATTACTTTTTTTGGGTAATTTCGTTGGTTACGATTCCATACATCTAAGTCTTGAAGAATCGCGTTAATACGAACACTGTCAACTAAAGAGTTGACAGGTTTTAAGATTTCTGGTTTTGATTCAGTAGCAGCTTCACTAATTAGGTATGCTACAGTCTTGTCTCTTCTCATTATAAATCACCTCTTTGCAATATTTAATACATTGTTTGCGGATAGGAACCCTATCGCCAAACATTAAGTTAACTACGAGAAAGAAAGGGGAAATTATAATGAATTTACATTTCAATGAAGATTACTTATTAAGTGAATCTAGCTTATTTAAAAAGCACGTTTCTTCCCATATCAATTTCATCGACTTTGATGTTATCAAGAAAGAGATGAAAAAGTATACGAAAGAAAACAAGGGTGTTATCCCAAAACCATTAAAAGATGCTGCTACAAAGCTGTATCAACGCCCACCAGAAGATGTTATTGACACACTTCCTTCAGTAGGTGAGGTACTTAGACTCTCTGTCGTTGTAGGGATTCCGATGGCAATTAACCCATTATACGGAGCATTCACGCTACTAGCAGACAGAGTTATTCAGAAGAATGTAGATCAAAAGTTTATTGGTAAATACATTGGTCTATATCGTATGCAATTACACAATGTAGAAAAACAACTCGACAAGACTGACGACCATAATAAACGTCAAGAGTTGGAAAAGATTAAGAAAGATTTAGAGAAAGGTATCGATAAATTAGAAGATGCTAAGATGGACTTAACGGCTCATGAATATGAGGACGGTAGTTCTACTCTAAAACATTTCCAAGAGAACGATATTGTAGATATGGCTCTTATGCAAGGGTATCAAGTCTTCTCTGAGCAATATGCGAAATGTGAAGCATTATATCCTGGTAAAGATTACTTAAATGAAAGCATGAAAGAGAAAGCAACCATTGCAAAATCCACTGTAAACCGTACTGAACGTAAGATGGATAAATGGTTTGAGAACTCTTTACAAGCAATCAAGACTAAATTCATGGGTAATAAACGTGAAGATATTATTAAGAATGAGACAGGCGCTCCATCACTATCTCGTATGATTCGTAAAGCTGCTTTACTAGGTACAGCCGCTGCTATTAACCCAGCTATGGCTGCTATTGGTATTGTGGTAGGATTTGCGATTCGTTCTAGAATGACTCATGTTGAGAAAGAGAAGTTATTACTCGAACTCAATAACGAGAAGAGAATGGTAGAAGAAAAGATTAAAGACGCTGACGCACAAGGTGATCGTACGAAGAAGTATGAGCTTATGCGTTTACAGAATAAGATTAATTTAGACATTGATCGATTAAAACGTTACATCTAAAGGAGGGAAGACGATGGCAAAATTATCAAATCCACTAATACCTATAATGAAATCTTCAAACCAGGATGGTATTTCAATTAAAGGTTTCATACCTGAGGCATTTGATGGGAATTGGGATGTTTCTGTTCGAACCAATATTTCATATCCTACTTTTACTATAACATTCCCGGTAGCTAAGAAGATTACCGCTATGAAATATAAGGGTGCTAGTATGGGATTCTCTAGTATAAAAGGTGGGATGACGGCTAGTAATTTAGTTACTCTCGCATACACTACAGAATCTGCTGGTGACGTGAATACGTACTATATAACCAATGAACCCATGTGTCAAGTTGTAGAAATCGCACTTAGCTCGATTGGAGGATCATCAGGTAATTGGTATGGATACATTAATGAAGTACAATTATATGGACCACAGAATTCAGCATTTATTGAAATAAATAATACGTTATATACTGTAAAAAATAAGGTCCTAGCACCTATCGGCGATGTATCGTCTATCACCATTGAGCAGTATAAAGATAAGGATTTAACAGTGAATACTTTAGTTAGCACTATGATTTCATATAACGGGAAAGACGTCCCATTATTAGATTATTTACAGACTAATTATGGTAAATTTAAATTACACACGTTACAGCAATAGGAGGTTTTAATATGACTGAAGCTTTAGTTCCTAAAATGACAGGGCAAACTACTAGTAATATTAGTATCACTCAAAGTGATTTTACATCTAACGGTCCTGCATGGATGTCATTTGATAAAAAAACTGATGATTTTGGTTGGTATTGGAATAATAGTGCGGTAGTACCACATCATTTAATAATTTATTTTCCTTATGTTGTTAGTGTAGCATATCTAGAGTTCTACAGAGCTGTAGGTAACACTAAAGGGGCAGGTACAATACAGACTGTTGAAATGTATGCTGGTAATACTGATCAAAGTCTAATTTTAAAAGATAGTAAACCTGTAGGCTTTACTATAAATGATACACTTAAACGTGTCAACTTCACATCACCTATTATGGGTAAGTGTATTAAAATGAGATTTACCGCAGATTCTACCTATACAATAATACCTGAAATGCAGATATTTGGTACAAAGGTACCACAAGTGTATCTTCTAGCGATGAAAGGTAAATTGTATACTATACAAAATAAAGCTTTAAAACTTGTAAGTAACTTAAATGAACCTGATATCGCTTCATTTACTGAAGGGTTTGCATTATCAGTATTATATGAACCCGTTACGGTGGACGGTAATCAAATACCGTTTATCAATACATTAGAAGATTTTAAGCTGTATGGAAAATTAGGAGGTTAAGTTATGGCAAATATACCATTAATACCTAAGATGACCGTTAGTCCAACTAACGGTGTATCTGTGGTAGAAACAAATAGAAATACTTTCTATCCCCAAATGGTGGATAGAAATTCTGCTACATCAGTACGTATTCAAGCATCATATCCGGCTGTAAGTGTTAAATTTAATAAACCTGTCAAAGTTACATCGGTAATGTTTGACCTATATAACTACGGAAGTGTGACAATACAGGGTAAAAAGCCAGGTGGTCCATTGGCTAATATCACATCGTACACGTCAGGTAATATACGAAATGTTACAATTAATATTACAGCGGCGGTATACGAAGAAATTGTGTTTTATATAGATGCCCGAGGAAAAGATTCAGCTAATGCTTGGATTGCAGATATCTATGACGTACAAGTATATACGGATAGCCCTCCTGTATTTTTAGAAATTGATGGGAAAGTATGTACTATCGTTAATAAAGCGATAAATGTGATAGGGAATGCTACGGATATGACAAAGGAGTTATATCTATCAGCCCCATCATTATTTATAAAAGAACTTCATAACGAGAAGATACTATTTAATGGAAAAGAAATTCCACTATTACAGTATCTGCAAGAGAATTATCCGAAGTATAAACTACATTATGTAGAAACGTTATAAGGAGGTATTACTAATGGCAACTTTAGAAAGTTTAGTTCCTAAGTTAACAAGTGCACAAGGACCAGGTATAAAGATAACATCTGGTGGTGAAACTGCATGGAAAGCTTTTGATGGACGAACTGAGATTAATGGAGAGCAGTATGCATGGTCCTTAGCCGGGACTGGTTGGCGCACTATTACGATAGAGTTTGATAGTCCCATTATAATCACGCAATTTGATGTAAAAACAAGTTATACAGGTCTTACTAGTATTACAAAAGAATCTATCATAGTGGATGGAGGTCAAGATGAATCATTTTCAGTTAAAATAGTTTATGAAAATAGGCTTGTGACCAATGAATTTAAATTAGCACAACCAAAAACAGGGAAGACAGTTGCACTACAATTTTATGTAGGTAATTCTAGTTCATTCATACAAGAGATAGTTCTATGGGGATATAAAATGAAGTCTCTTGTAGAAATAGATGGAAAGTTATTTTCATTTATAGGTGACAAGCTAACGCTTGTATCTGAAACTCATGATTTTACATTAGACCTTGTAGATCAAAGTACTTCTTTATCAGATATTACTAAAGGTATGGATAGTATAAAGATCATGTCTGATAAATTTAAAATACAAACGGTAATTACATAATAGGAGGTGATAATATGGCAACTTTAGAAAGTTTAGTACCGACATTGACTGGATATACAGGACCAGGAGTAACGATATCGGCATCGAGTGAACGTGATTCTCAATACCCTGCATGGAAAGCGTTTGATTCAAGCATCCAATCAGCAGAGACTTGGGGTTGGGGTGCAAATTTAACATCAGCATCGATTAGTGTAGCCTTTGATGTACCTGTGACACTACATGCAATAAGACTTAAAACCAATGGTAATGGATTTACTGATATTAAATCCATATCAGTGTATACTGATGATGCACTTATTACTACTTTTGCATCCAAATTAGCTTGGTGGACAAATAATGGTGGGATTATGGATGAAGAACACACGCTCTCATTGCCACCGACAGGAAAAACTATTAAATTAGGATTTATGGCAAATAGAGATGGTAACTATATTGCTGAAATCCAATTACTAGGAATTAAAAAAGATGAAAAATCATTATTGGAAATCGGTAACCGAATGTATACTATCTCTAATGGTAATATGCTACGAGTAAATGATTCGATTGATTATACTACAGAGGTATTCGACAAGTACAGTTTGCCAATAGCTATGATTCCTAATCATATGGAAGCTATTAAAAATACAGGTGAGTCATTTAAGATTCATACAATTAAATAACAACAAGGAGGTACGATTATGAATCCATTATTATTTCGTCTATTAAGTGAAGCTGGAGACGATGACAAGAAAGACAAGCCTGCTACACTAGAAGATGCACCAGGGTCTGCTGACCTAGATATGTCAGATGAATTAAGTGCAGCTGATGATGACGGAGGTGATTCCCCAGATGATACTACTGGCGACGACACTACGGCAGAAGATAACCCAGATGGTACCGGTGGAGATGACATGGGAGATGATACTTCTGGGGACGGCACTGATACTGATGGCGAACCAGATAGTGGTGATGGTGCTACTGAAGACGGCACTGATGGTGACGAATCTGGTGATGGAACAGAGGGAGAAGAAGAGACAGACAACTCAGTCCTCAAAAAGAAACAATTATTAGAGGAAATGTCTGAGCTATATACCCTGATTAGTACAACATCAAATCAATTGACAAAAGTAGATACCATTGGACAAAAGGAGACAGCTCTTATTCGATATGCACAAGATGAGATTGGGAGACTGAAACAAACAGTATATGATTATATGATTTATAAATTTTCTCAGGATAGTTACGAGCAAAATTTGGTACTTTATTACAAATTTGAAACATCTTTGAAAATATGTACTCAAATAATTGCAAAAGTTAATGATATGAGAAATGAAAAATAAACAATTATATAACTGAATTGAAAAGAATCCTATTGTTACTTTGGATAAAAAGGAGAGATTAGAATGATCGAAAACACACCTACGGTTGGCTCATTTATTGAAAACGGAGCGCAAGGTTTCGTGCAAACGTTATCACGCTTATCTGAATCTTTTGCTTCAGAACATAATCTGGACTATGCAAAGGATATCGGCAATATCATCCAGTATGAAAACTTATTAGAACAGTACAAAGAAATCCTTTTAGAGGATTACGTAACTGCTCCAATTAACAACGATGCTGGAATGCACCAACGTAACGCTTTAAAATTAGACCAAATGTTTGAGAATGCTCGTAAAGAAATTCTTTCTGAGTCTTACTCTTCAAACTTAAATCCAATTGTTGGTCTTACATTCCCATTACTTAAACGTTACTGGGTAAACTGTGTATATAAAGACTTCATTCCTACTGAAGTTGCAACTGCTCCAGTTGTTAACATCGGTATCGAACGTCTGTACCTACAAGATTCTAAAGGTAAGAAATTCTACTTACCAGAAGCATTCGACGAAAACGTTGATGAAATCATGGGTGCAGTACGTCAACGCTTAACTGATAAACCAATCGCAGTACCAAATTTCGAATATAACTTAATCGAAGCATCTGGCGGTTCTACATTACAACAAGATACACTTTCTCGTGACTTCTTCATTAGTTCTGTAACTGTAGATGTTAAAGGTACTGACGTTGTTGTTAAAACACGTATTCCTGTTGAAGCTGGTTCTGGTTTATTCAATAAAACAATCACAGCTAAAACAGAAGAAGTAAAAGAAGAAGGTACAGGCAATGTTACTAAACCTGCTGCTTCAGTTACTGATATCGTTCAAGGTTCAGTTGACTTCGAAACAGGTCTTATCAACATTGGTAGCGTACAGCAAAAAATTAAAGCATTTACTGTTAGCGGTTCTCTATCTAGTGAAAACCACTTACGTACTGCTTCAAGCGGTTGGGATAAAGAAACGAAACAATTCGTTATTCCTGATGGCGATCATTTAGCAACTGGTCTGACTGAAGAACGTATCAAAGATGAAAAAATCATCTATAACATTGATACAACTGCGAAAGCAATTCAAACAATGACAGACACAGTTACACAATTAAAAGATATCAAAATCAAACGTTACTTAGATGATTCTAAATCTCGTTTAGTTGGTACAAAACATTACCAACGTGCTATCTTTGACTGCAAACCACCAAGCAGCTACACTAAAACTCCAACTGAATGGAGACAAATCGAGTTAAAAGAGACTCTAGACCGTCTAGCAATCTCTTTAAGCTACATCTTACGTAACCAAAACGTATACTTCGCAGTAATGGGCAACCCTATGGATGTTAAATTACTTGACCAAGTAAACTGGATTTACGGACAAGATGCTGAAGTTGGTGGAATTAAACTTGACTACAACATTGGTTTATACAATAACCAAAAACGATTCTTCGTTGTATCATCTGAGCGTGCTACTCAAGGATCATTACAAGTAGTCTTAATCCCAACTACTGCTGAACACATTACTTACAAACATTTCGAATACCAATTCGTAATCTCTAACGGATACCGTATGGCTGAAAACGTACGTATTCCTTCAGTAATGTTATTCGAACGTAGCTTAACTGATGAAGTTATTCCAATTCAAGGTGAAGTTAAACTTATCAACAACGACGTATTAGGTTCTTCTGAAATCTACGGTCGTTACGACGTTTAATATAGCTGCCTGATAATAAAATACCCCATAACCTTTTGGTTATGGGGATTTATTTTTTCGACATGTAAATAACCATAAAAAGAAAGGGGCTTTTACCCATGAAAGATGGAAACCTACAATATTTAGAAGACTGTTTTACAGACTTACAGCTGAATGTCACAACTAGAGAAAAGAAACTAGAAGACATGGCTCGCGTATTGAATCGTAAATTTAATCGAGGTATGAATTGTGAAAGCATTATCATATCACCAAACGATGGAGAACCATTCGTAATGAGTGTATATCCAATTCGTAACCAATTAAACGTATTAGCAAACGATTTAATCTATGGTGAGACTGCCGATAAAGGTAAATGGGAACCAAGTGCAAAACGTGTTATTGAGAACATCCGTTATATCATTGAGATTGACGAACGTGTTCTAACAGACATGGTTGCTAAATTTACTGCAAAAGAATTAACAGCTGTTATGCTACATGAAGTAGGTCATATTATGGACTACAAAGCAAAGCACTCGGAAATGAAGTTGTTATATTCAGATGCTATTTCTACAGAACGTATCAATAATGATGAGTTCGATATTATTACAGAAGCAAGTAATGATAAAGTAAAGAAATCAGCGAATATGATTACTCGTCTTTACATTATTGATTACTTAAAACATGCTCAATTCTTTAATACTGATGAAAGTATTCAAATGGAAAAACGTGCAGACAAGTTTGTAATCGATTGGGGTTACGGGCAAGAATTACATTCTGCCATCCATAAGATTCAAAAACATTATCGTATCCGCTTAGCATCTAGTATGTCAGCAATGGCTAATGCACAAGCTTATGTGAAGATGTTAATGGCGACTCGTACACGTAAACGTTACATTATGGAGAATCTGAAAACCGAAGCTCGTAAAGAACGTCGTACGTATGTTAAGTCTATGATTGATGAGTTCCACCGCTTCCTATTTAAAAATGGATTCGGTATGGAAGACCGTATTAAGCTTTACAGCACGGGTATTCAAGAAGGATTCCTTCGAGAAATCATTAGCCCGATAAAGGTGACGAAGAAAGATATTGACATCCTTGGAGTAGAAATGGAGATGATTGAAACGGTTGATGATAAGATGTCAGTCGTATACAAAATCCATAAACGTATCTCTCAATTGGATGATTCTGCTATCGCTTATAAAGACGACCGTCATAAGATGACAGAAATCAATTCGAATCGTAACCGTTTATTAGAAATGCTGAAGAAGACAAAAGATGTAAAGATTAAAGAAAAGAGTTATGGAATCTTCGTCCAATATCCTGACGGATATCAGGGGTGATAATCTATGGCAATTAAAAATGATCTTCCAGATATCTTTGTCAAAGAAGAAAAGGTAAAGAAGAAAGGGAAGAAGGCTGGTCACTCCACGGGATATTATGTCCACGTGGAGACCACCAATCACTCTTTCTTAAAATTATCAAAACTATTACGTACCAAATTAGGTATTAAGAATAATAAGTTCTTCTTAGCATTATATGATACCAATCTAATTGGTGTTGACCCATATGACCCATCTTTACCATTAGCAATTAAGATGCGTGTCATTAAGGAATGTATGAGGAACTTCTGGTACTTTGCCAGAGAAGTTGCACGTATACCAGTAGCCGGTGCAGGTATCGGTGAAGGTAAACGATTTGAATTACATCGTGGTAATTTGGCTATGCTTTATCTTACGTACTGTAATATTAACTCGTACACAGAACTACCACGACAAACAGGTAAAACCATAGGTACCGCAGTATACTTTGTCTGGCTCTTTAACTTCGGTACGACCAACTCGACCATGATGTTAGTAAATAAAGAGCACAAAGATGCGAAGGACAACTTAACTCGTATTAAGAATATTCGAGATGTTCTACCTGAATACCTTCAATTTAAATTCAAGTTTAATGAAGATGGTAAACGTTTAAAAGCAGAAGAAAACGTTGAGACTGCATACAACGACAAAACACGTAATCGTTTAGAGACGAAACCAGCAGCAATGTCTGAGGAAAAAGCCGATAAACTAGGACGTGGTTGTACACAACCAGTACAATGGTTCGATGAGTATGCCTTCTTAGGTTACAATGATATTATCTTTAAATCGGCTTCACCAGCCGCATCTCAGGCATCTCGTGAGGCTGAAGCAAATGGTAAGCCACATGCTCAGATATTTACATCAACACCAGGGGATATGAAGACACGACATGGACAGGATGCCTTTGCATTCATCAAGATGTCAGCAGTCTTTACCGATGACTTCTATGATTGGTCTATCCCTGAATTAAAAGAATACGTTGACAATAACTCTGATAACGGATTCTTCTATGTAAAATATAGCTACAAACAATTAGGTCGAAGTCAAGCATACTTCAAAGAACAAGTACGTTCTCTAGCGAAGGACTGGGATAAGATTAAACGTGAGGTTCTGTTAGAATGGAATAACAAAGCCGTTAACTCACCATATGACCCAGATGACTTGAATGAATTAGATGACATCAAACGTTATCCAATCTCTAAACCTATCATGATTAACAAGTACTTTAAATTGGAAATCTATGAGCAGGCTGATTATGAATATCCATTCATTATATCAGTGGACGTTGCCGCAGGTATGAGTAAGGATAGCTCCGCTATTACTGTCATATCTACGAAAACAAAACGTCCTGTAGCAGCATTAAAGAATAACACAATTGATATCCCTACATTATCAAACGTGGTATATGCAATCGCAAATGACCATGGACCATTCCCTAACAGTTTAATCGTTGTAGAGCGAAACGGTCAAGGGGAAGGTGTTGTAGGTAACTTAGTACACACTGATATTAAGCATAAGTTGTTCTATGAGATTTCAGGCGACGATACGAAGGAGAAAATGAAACGTGGAGTAATGGCAAATGATTTCGGCACAGAAAGCCGAGTATACGGTTTATGGAACAGTGCAAATGTTCGTGAACGTATGCATGATATCCTTGGTAACTTCGTTCGCAAATACAAGAACCGTATTAATATTGATCTTCTTGTAGAAGAAATCAAAGGTTTACAGTATACAAAAACAGGACGTATCGATCATGCTCCTGGGCAACATGATGACGTTGTTATGGCATACTTATTAGGTATGTATGTATACTATGAACATGATTTATCTCGCTTTGGTATCATTCGATTCCCTGACTTTGAAAACGATGATGAAATCGATGAAGCAATGCTAGAACAAATTAAAGAGTCTGAAGTAAATAAAAATGGTGTAGATGCTGATTTATACCGTACATTAATTGCAGACCTTGATACTATCGACGACCCTCGTTCAGCTAGAATGGCTGAAGCGCAAGAGTTTAGAACATTGAAAGACTATTATGACGATATCGATAAAGAGCGTGAATCTCATTTAATCGGTAACGGTAATAACTTGCAACAGTTCGATGTATTCAAGCAACCCGGTTACAATAGTAACGGTGCAGCTTATATACCAAATATGTATGCACAGCCAAGTTATGGACAGCAATCTTCTAACAATGATGATTATGAAGATTTTGTACGTGATTCATTAGTTGATTATTAGGAGGTGCAAGTATGTCATTTAAAGAAAAGTATAACGGTCTGTATCCTATTGTACCAAAATTTACAAGCATGGAGAATAAATTTGGTAAACTTTATTTTGAAGGTAAATTTTTAGAAAAGTTTGATCCTTGGAAAATATTCGATGACGAATCACCAGACTATGATTCCCGTTTCTTCGAAACTACTGAAAGTAGTACAGGGTATGGTGCATATTTTCATGTAATGTTAAACTACCCTATTAGAGATATCAGTCTTATTCGAGTGAAACATGGTTCAAATACTTCATATCTAACTAAAGGTGTCGAAATATTTGCATTATTGGATGATGGTACCATGCAACGATTGGGTGCATGGTTGATACCAGGAACTAAAGAATATCAACTGGTTGATGTATCGACAAAAACCCCGGCATTCATAACCAAACATTTAGTATTTAGATTTACTACAGGGTATCATATTTTAAATGAAATACAGTTTTATAGTAAGTATCCTGTAGGGGTTAATTCGGTATTATTAGAAATAAATTCAGCTATGTATAGTACTGCAAAATCTAGTGTAGAACTAGTTGAATCTGGAAATAATCCTAGCAAACAGTCTTTCGATAAAGGTAGTGATATATCGGAAGTTATAGGTCAGATGGATTTAATAAAAGCTATATCTGATAAATTTAAAGTTCATATACTAGACTAATTGCAAGAGATGGGAAACCATCTCTTGTAGTTTTTTACATTTTCTCAAACTATATATTAGATATAATAGATATTTACAAGGAGGAGAAACCATGTTAAACATGATGAACGAAAACTTTAGTACGGAAGCAAATGAAACAGAAGATATTATTAGTCAAATGCACTTTGAATTAATCGCTGAGGAAATACAGGAGCAAATCGATAATACGTTTACAAAGAGTAAAATGAACTTCTTAGAAATATATCGTGACCGATATAAATACTTTAAAGAGGAGTATGCTGATAATGAGGAATTCCTTGAGCAGCTAAAACAAGTTCGTAACCAAACGTATGAGAAAATTATCGAATTAATTGCTAAGAAATTTAACCTGGAATATGTAGACATCAATCCAAAGCGTGCAAAGGATTTATATGAATTCTTCGTACTAAAATATGATGAAAACGTGACGGCATTAATTATTAACTTCATTGTAAGTAACCGAAAATTTGTTATCAATGAAATTAAAAATAGTAATACAAGCCGTACACGTGATACTTCTTATGTATCTACCAAAGAACTAATTGTGAATCAGCAAGAAGCGCTGATTATTACACAAGCAAATAAAATCATCTTTGATATTATTCCAAATGCGTTTGATATCGATGATGATACAGAATTCTTAAAATATATTGTAGACTACGATGACACAAGTGTGAACGTAGCTATTAAGAAATTATTCGTAGAGAAACAAACTATTAGTTGCGAGGAGAATTTATTGGAAGAATTCTTAGCTCCAGTCTTACGTAAAGAGGACGGCTATACAGAAATCAAATCCACTGTCGTAACAGAGCTATATGAATTATATGCAAAGAATGTAAAAGATTTTAGTATTGTAGACTAATTACATACTGAGGAGGAATCGGAATGGAAACAGTAGGAACGATTAAAACATTGGGAATCACAGGATGGAATGGGGTATTAGGATACCTATGCACATTAAAAGAAGGTGCCGAATTCATCAGTATCGATGACCTAGAAGTAGGTAAGAGATACCCAATTATGAGTTTTCATTTTAATAAAGAAAAAGGTGCAGGAGATAACTTCTATACGGAAGCTAAACTCGTAAAAGAGTCTGACCATCCTGATGCAAACCTTTATCTTAAACTAGAACTTGACCATGCAATTCGATATGTAAGAATTGTAGGTAACTTAGATATATTTAAAAAGATTAAAGAAAAAGGTCTTGGTACAATCGCGATTAGTAATCGTGCATTTACAGTACCATCTGACCAAATCTTAATTAAAGGTATCCATTATCCATCTGTAGAACGTGCAAATCCAAAGCTTGATATCAAGCGTATGTTTGGAGATAAAGCTATTCTTTCAGATGATGGGTATTACGTATTATTAAATGACGAAGATATGGCTAAGTATACAGAATATTGTAATAGCTGTATTGATATGAAACCTATTGATATGATAGGTGAAATTTATAAAGATTCTATTAAATTAAACCCAGATGTTAAACGTCATGAGCTATTATTAGGTCATACGTATGCATATAAAACATCTGTTAGAACGGTTACTGGTGAACTTACAAGAGAACTTGAAGGTCACTGTACAATTAACGGTATTCCAGTTCTAGCTAATAAAGAAATTGCAATTGAGCAAGCTGAGGAGGAAAAATAAAATGGCACATGAAGTATTAGGAACTATGTATAAAAACTTTGCAGGACAATATATGGTATTATTTAATACTAATTTTAATATTGCTGCAATTCGAGCAGATCGAATGTATTTTGTTATTAGTCCAGAAGGAGAAATTCTTCAAGGGCAATTAAAGAAACGTCATACTGACTGGAGAACATCCACAGTATATATGGAAATCCCTATGATGCTACATGGCGACTACACGTTAATACGAGCTGTATTAGCTTCTGACAATGAAGCGTGTATAGTATCTCTTAAAGAGATGCATAAAGATAATGATAATATCATAATGGTGCCATATGAATGGAATAAATCTCAACCTAAAGTATTGATAGATGGTTTACAGCATGAAATTATTCGTTATATCACTGACGAAGAATTGGATACCTTAGGTGATAGTGAAATGAGCCGTATTGTAAGAACTGATTATGGGGATGCTGTTATGGTATCACATGATGCCATGGTATTTATCGATCAAGATCGTATTAATCTCAACAGAACACATATGGCTAACCAATTAATCGTTGGTAAGGTTTGGAATGATGAATGTACTGTAATGATGCTAGATAAACATATCAGACATTATCATTTAATGTATAATGGTCGCTATGCAGTAGAAGGTAGATATGGTGGATTCTATGATGGTCACCTTGTACCTGATGCTGATGGAGCGCCTAGACTTGAAACTTCACACGGTAAATGTTTCATTCTTGCTAGTGAAAGTATTATGGGTATTCGTCCAACAGTAACTGATGCTGCGGGAGTAGTAGACCCATCAGAAGTACCAAATAAAAAATAAAACTATTCCTGAGGAGGAACTAACAATGACAGTAGTATTAAAAGATTGTGACAAATATATTATTACACCTTATAATGAGGACGATGAACCAACGGTTATGGTAAATGGGGAAGACCTTCCTTACCTAGCTCGTTATGAAATTGATATGGCTACAGCTGTAGAAATTACTGCGGAAGACTTACATGACCATGCTGTAATTACAGATGATGGTATGGTAGCTGTATTATCTGAAGAGGATTACAATCACTTCAAATCTACTTCTATGCGTGCCTAGGTGATAGCTATGGAAAATATCACTGAAGCTATAGCATCATTTCGTCAGAGGATAGCTGGTAAACAATTACCAGCTTCTCTTCGAACTAAAGTAGAGAAAGAAATAGATGAATGTTGTAAGACTAAACTTGATTTAGAGTTGATGCTCAATAGTTCATCTATGGTAAAAGAACTTGCCCATCAATGCTCAAAGAACTTTATTGATGAAGAGTATAGAAGTGTAGCGTATAATCTTATTTGTACAGCGTTAACACCCGCTACATAAATATTAGAAAAAGAAAATATAAACCATAAATTAAGAGAAACCGAGGAGGAAATTAAAATGCAAAACAAACGTGAAGAAATCGAAACAGTAGTAGGACAGGTATTAGAAGGTAAAGAAGACCAAGTACAACCTGGATTTAAAGAAGCTCTAACTAATACTATTGAAAAATTCGATGGAGCACTACAAGGATTAGCAGAACAAGAAGCTGCTGAACTTGCTAATATCAATTCTACTGACGGTATTACTATTACTGGTTCTGATATTGTAGCTACACAAGAAGAAAAGAAATCTAACGCTGTAGTAATTGCAGGAGCAGGTAGCCATAGAATTGATCCAAAAATGTTAAGAGAATTACAAGACATGAATGTGCAGGTACTAGGAACTGATGTTTCTACACGACCTGATCAAACAAATATTACATATATCTCACCAGATGACTTAAAGAATAAATCTGCTGGTGAATTAGCAAATGCTCAGTTTAATCAATTATTTGATGGATTAACTCCTGAAAAGATTGATGAAATGACTGATGAAGAGATTTGTAAAGTCCTTCCTCCAGTCATGGTTCAGAACTCTGAGAAATTTGTAAGTGAAGTTGGAGAACATACACCTGAAGAATTCCGTCGTGACTTCTTAAAGTATATGGTTGCTCAAACTAACCTTGATAAAGTTATCGAGGAAGAGAAAAAAGTATTAGAAACAATGATGCAACAATTCCATCAGGAATTAGCTGGATTAGTTAAGAACCTTGATTCACAAGAAGAAATTCTTAAAGTGGAAAAAGAGATTGAAGAAACAACTGATCCTGAAAAGAAACGTCAATTAATTGAATTACGTAACATCCTACATGGTAGCTTATACTTAAACAATTTAACTGATCGTTTCCATAACCTAGGTGGTAAAGCTGCTGTAATGAAACGTGTGAAGAAGGACTTCAAGAAAGAAGAAAAGAACTTTAATCGTTACGTAAAGAACGATAAGAAGAATATGTTCTTAGACCCACGTTACTTACTAACAGACTTAAAGAAAATTATTCCGAACCGCTTCCATGGTCAAATCGAAGGTATCTTATACCTATTATACCGTGAAGTCACAAAGAATAAAAAGATCACTATGTCTACAGCTTCATTTGTTAACTACTTCTTAGTAAACGTTACGAAGTGTGTAGAGAACAATGAAAACGAAGACCGAAACGTTGCTGAATTTAAACAAAGCTTAATCGACTTAGCAACTTTATTGAAATAATATACTAAACATATTTATAAGGGAAATCTTCCCTCTGTCTAGTTTGTATTATCATGTATCCATGAGATTAAGCACGAGTAGAACCTTCGGGTTCTACTCACTTTTATTTTCGTAACATCTAATTATAAAATAGAGGAGTGATATTATGAAGACAAAACCATCTTACTTTGCAGAGAAAGATGAGAAGTTAATCTTCACTGGTGGCTACTTAGAAGTCTATATTCCTGATAGTTTATTCTCATCGGGTATTGCCACGGTTATAGGAGAGAAAGTGGAAACGATGGGATTATTCAACTTCTGTGTGATGAATAAGCCCACTGACAAGAGAGATTTCTCTAAATTAAAAACGTTCAACGTTCCTTGTAAGATGATTACGAAGCCGAATATCATTGAGAAGGAAACACTTACATTAATTCCTGGTCATGAAGAAGAGAAGTATTATGTATTAAAATACTTTAACGGTGATGTCGTTATGACTTCTACAAACGTTATCGCAACGATTGATAATGTAGAAGCATTTATTAAGATGCTGAATGATGGAAAGATTCCTAGAACGATTCCTTACGACCAGTTATTAAATATCATGATTCGTAACTTAGAATTAAACTCTGTTAACCTACAAGTTCCAGGCACACTAATGTCTTGTATTATCTCAGAGTTATCTCGTTCGAAGAAAGATATTGCGAAACCATTCCGTTTAGAGATTGGTAAGAATCCGAATGTATCTGTATATGACTACATAGGTGTTAATAACCGTACGGTATGTTCAATGAACTCAACGTTCACAGCATTGACATTCGAGGACTTAGATTCTATGGTAACATCATCAATTAACCGTACTCGACACAATCGAAGTCAGGCTTACACACCAGTAGAAGAACTTATTAAAGTATAAGAAAAACCCATACTACATTCAGGTAGTATGGGGTCTTTTTTTGCCTCCTCGCAATCTTGTAATGGAACATAAGATTAATATCTTATGACTTAAAAGATTGGAGGTTTTATTTATGGCTATTGCTCCAGGTTTATACAAACATCCACACGATACACTTCGTGTTCAGGACAATACCGAAATTAAAACAGATTCCTTCGTAAACAATGGTGCAGTATTAATTGCTCCATTCATCTCTGACAAAGGTATCGATGGTCAAATGACACTTTTACGTGACTTAGCTATCACCGAAAGAGATTACGGTAAAGGAAACTTTAAAGTACACGGTCAAGGGTACTACAACGTACTATCTTGGTTGCGTAATGGTGGACAAGTACGAGGAATGCGTATTACAGCGAAAGATGCTACATATGCAAACGTACTTATCATGGCAAAAGTGGCAGTCTTTGACAAACAAAAGACTGACTCTAAAGGGAACCCTCTTTACATTGATGCTGTAACTGGTCAAGAGACTACTACTGCTTCAGGTAACGTTCCTATTAAAGAAAAGAAAGCTGAAGTTAAACTTTTCGCTGAAAAGTATGACAACTTACGCGACGTGAACGATGACATCGAAATTCTTATGAAAGAGAAATACGATGACTCTAATGCTGCGGATGGGATTATTTTCCCACTTTACTTATTCGTATCAAAAGGTCGTGGAGAATTCGGTAATGCTTACCGCATCCGCTTAACTCCATCTCCATCTCGCGATAAAGAAACTGTTTATCGTAACTACAGCTTCGAGTTATTTAACAACGAGAACGGGTTACAACGTGTTGAGGTACCATTAAACATCTCTACATTCCCAGATGCTCGTAGTGTCTACAGCCGAAGCGAGTACATTGAAGATGTACTAAAACGTAACATCTTCCCAATTAACACTTTCGCTATTGAAGATTCATTCTATCAAATGGCTGAAATGTTACGCCCTGTAGTTCAACAAGAGCATCCAGAAGCGGAGATTAAACCAGAAGAAATCGACTTCTTATTCTTCCGTAACCGTGATACTACGAACTACAAACACATCACAACTGCTAAAGATAGCATTAACCTAAGTTTATACGAAGGTTACCCATTAGCAGCTGGTGACGATGGAGCGTTCAAACGTTCTAACCGTGACCGTCAAATCGCTATCAACGAACGTTTAATTGATGCGTTCGACGGAAAGATTGATAAAACAATCTTAGACCGTAAACGTAACCCTGCTAACGTAGCTTTAGATGCAAACTATCCATTGGAAGTTAAGCAAGCTATGATTAACTGGCGTTACCTACGTGATGACCTACCATTGTACTTAGATGCAGGTATGTCTCACACAATTCTTGACTTAAAGACATGGAGACAAACTGAGTTAACAGTTAACTCTTACGGAGTAACTATCATGGCTCAAAACTTCATGACTTATGATGAATACACAGGTAAGGATATTCCAGTAACAATGACTTACCTTGTAGCTAATACAATGCCAGCACATTTCGCTTCTTATGGAAATCATATTCCATTAGCAGGTGACTTCGTGAAGCTGAACCAATACATTATTCCTAATAGTGTACGTCCTGCTGTGGCTGAAGATGCAGATAAATCTGATCTTTACGAATTACGTTTGAACTACTTAGAAGAAGAGTACGGTGAAATCACATTCGGTACTCAGTTATCTTCTCAGTCTAAAGACTCTCAGTTATTAGACATGAACAACGTTCATACGTTATACGATATCAAACGCGATGTTGAAATGCTTAGCCCTAAATTCCGTTACAAACCAAATGAAACGGAAGAGGACTTAAAAGAATTCAACCGTATGTTGGACATGCGTCTAGCTAAATATCGTGACTTCAAATGTAAGTTCATTGAAGGTGTGATTACGAAGAGTTCAAACCCTGACACTCCTCGTCGTATCCAAACGGCTATCCGTGTCGGATTTAAATCTATCACTGAAATCAATGATATTACAATCTCAATTGACCGCGTGTAATTCGCGGTCTTTTTATAAGAAAGGAGAGATCAACCTATGTCTACATTACACACATCTCAAACTGGTTTACGTCAAGTAACTCGTGCATACGATGATGTAGATTTATTTAAGGGTATACTGAAATTGGATAATGCTAACATTAACCAGTTCGACCCAATGATTACTGGTTACGCTCAATTCTACTGGGTTAAACTACCTCCGTTCATGACGCAAGGTCACCCAGAATTAACTACGCGTTTCCGCAACTACACAGAGAAAGGTCATACTTCATTCGATGGAATTCAAGATATGGCAGTAGACTCTGAGGATATGACTGGTGGTATCGCTGGTAACCAATTCAAAATGGTTACAAATATGAAGGATGACTTCGATACTTTCACTATGAAAGTATATGAATTACAAGGTTCTCCTGTTCGTGAAGCGATCAACTACTGGGCAACAGGTATTCGTGACCCTAAAACTGGTTACGCTACTTACCACGGATTAGCTGATACAATTGACGGTGGATACTGTGCTAAAAACCACTCTGGCGAATTACTATACGTAGTAACTGACCCTACTGGTGGTTCTAAAGGTATTGAGTACGCTGCATTAATCGCTAATATTGTACCAACAAAGATTCCAAAATCTCACTTGAACTTGAACCACGGTGAACACGGTCTTGTACAAATTGACCTTGAATTCACTGGTGTTAAATACGAATCCGTTTACATTAACGAATACGCTAACAAAATCGTTCAAGCGCGACGTAAGATCGAGAGATACGATCAATTCCGTCCTGTATTACCAGAAGTGTGATAAAAATAGACTATACCGTAATGGTATAGTCTATATCTTTTGTCATTTTAGTAACCTGATGTATCATCGCCGCCACCAGCGTTCTTCGCTTTAGCCGCTTTCTCTGCTTTTTCTTTCTCTAATTGCACACGAGCCTGTTTCTCCATTTCAGCAAATGATGCCCAAGGGACAGATGGTGCATACTGTTTCATAATAGATAAGTTTAGTATATCTAATAAACGTTGTGCATCTTCATCTTGGTTGTTATCTCCAATCATTGCTCCTGAGATAGCATTCGCTAAATCTCTTGCATTATTAATTTCATCTAATGCATTCTGTAATACTAGATTCGTCGGTGCTTGGAATGAAGTTGTTAAGCTATTGATTTCACTTTCTCTATCATCCAACTCACTACGAAGAATTGCTTTAATGAATTCCGTATTCGGTTCATTTAAATCCAACTGCCAACCTAATACCCGACGTAGGTACTTGGTACTTAACATAGTTAAGGTCTTAGCAAAGTCTACGTCATTAGAAGCGTTCAATAGCACGCTTGGAACTCCGGTCCCACTGACAATAATCTCTTCTAGCATCTCCATCATTTCATCTTTTACCTGCACATCTTGACCTTGAATGATGTCAAAGTCAATCGGACGTTTACCATCTTTATCTGTAGGTAAGAATAAATCTGTAAATTTAGTCGTAGTTGCAATCATACGAGGAATGTTATTTAAATGCATTAAAGAACGATTGTCCTTTTTAATCTCATTGATTGCATGGTTTACTACGCTTGATACATCTGGTGCTACACCACTATTAATGTAGTATGCACGAATATCATTAGAACGAGAAATACGCATCATGATATTAGACATTAATAATCCTAAGTATAACTTCGCAAAGAATAATACATTGTCTAATACAGATTTCCCACCATTGATTTCAAACTTGTATACTTCATCAGGACGTAAGTATGTTACTTTAACAGCATTACGGTTATGAAGTACTTGGTGGTATTTTAATAATCCGTAAATCTCATCTTTAATGTGAGCATTCTTCTCTAAGAACTTCTTATCTAGACGATGCAATAATAGTTTCGACAAGTTACTGTAAGCATTCTCAACAGAGTTAGATACCGTCTGCTTCGAAGCACTTTTCTTAATGTTCTGTGCCCACTGTTGTGGATTATAGCTCTTACGGAGAGCTTGTTGTGTATCATCTGATTCAATGTAGTAATACCCTAGACAGATATCGTCTACTTCTAATGGAATGACTTTACGGATATCTAACTGCTTGATAACGACCCCTTTTAAAGAAGCTGTATCAGCATCAGTTAGTTCTTTTATCTCATCGGTAGATTTAAATCCGTCATTTATAATCTTACCGTTTGCTTCTAATTCTTTCGCAAGTGTTTCCGATTTATCTTTCTTCTTCGGAGCTTTCTTCTTAATCATGTTTTGTTTCTTTGCCTCTTGTAGTAGCTCCATATCTACAAGATTTACAGCACCTTCTTGAAGAACGAATGAGTCTACCGTTTCCACGATACTACCTTTCAGGTCTTCAATAGATTTTGATTCATAACATTCTGAAAGATTCATCGTAAACGATTCAGTTAGAAGTTCTGTTACTTCCTCCGTCTTACCTTTGTAAGATTCAGATAAAGTCGTTCTACCCATCATTTGCTGTTTTGCAAGTTGCATATCTTTATCATTTAAAAGATATTGGAATGCTCGACTGTAAGGGATAGCTGCCACGTAATGCTTACCTTGGATAGCAGTTTTATTTACAATCTCTTTGATATGCTTATTGTACTTATACTCAGATAATACTTGCATTGACTCTTTTCTGAAATCGTCATCTTCTTTTAATTCTACATCAGCTTTCATAAGAGATAACACTACTTGTTTCGTGAAATCATCTGGTGATAGAATGGAATCTGTTATCGCATTGATTGCGTCACCAAGCTGAGGGATTAAGTTAACGACAACATTTAAATCCTCGTTCTTACTAATTGTCGAGTTTAATTCAGAGTAGATTTTATAGATGTCACTAGCTCCATCAGGATTAGATAAAGCATCTTTAATACGGTTAAATGTTTCTTTATCTTTACCACCTGAGTTACCGTAGTAACTTTCCAGTCCACCTATTAAGTCTCCATTGGCAGAACCTGTCTCCCTTTGGATTAATTCCGATACGACATCATTGACACGTGATCTTGTACGTTCTCCATCACGTTGTACATCATTGGCTGTACCATATACCTGTGTTTCCAGGTCACGGTTAATATCAGCTTGAGCTTTTAATAAAGGCTCTACTGGTTTTATGTTAATATTGGATAGATTTTCCGTTTTTTTCATAAAAAAATAAAGACTTATGGTTTTACCCATAAGTCTTCTACACCTCCCCTTTGAGTTTTTAGAAGTTAATTATGAGATACATATTTGATATAATATAGTGTTTTTTATGTACATCTATTATTGCTTTAAATAGATGAGGTTCATCTGTCTGATGAAAAGTCACGTATACTTTATCATTTTTCTTATATCCCTTAATCATCTTCTTACTCACTCGGACTATCATACTTCCTATCTGAACGGTATGTACTGATTTTGTTTCATTAATTTCATAAGCTACTTCTGACATATCCCCTGAGATAACTGTACCTGAATCCGATACCGTAGGTATATTATTATATTTATTCACCTTCTGTACGATAGGTTTCAAGTCTTTCTTTCGTCTAGATAATTCAATTGATTCTTCGTCATTACCTAGTCTAATGTACTTACTGGTCACATCTAGAATCTCTGGCTGTTTCACTACTTTATACAAGCCAAAGAGTTCTTTTCCATCTACACAAATACCATCTAGTAGACTGAATAATTCTTTATATTCGGAGGAAATCGGAGTAACGACTGATACTCCGACTGTTTCATCTCCAAATACATCTATTACCGCAGACATTACTTTACCATCTTTGATAATGTATCCACTGTCTTTACGCAAGTTTTTACAATCTTGATTCATTGCGTTTAATACTTTCGGGTTAAACTCTACCATGTAACCTTCACCTTCTCCGATAGTCTGGTCGCTTTTACTTTACGTATTTCGACACCTTTCTTATTCTTCTTCTTGTCATCTTTCTTAACTTTAGATACATATTGTACACGAGCCTTACGTATAGCACGTTCCCCAAGCTCATGTCCGAACTCTTCAAGCATATCTTCAGCAGATGGCATACCCATCCAACGATGCATGAATTGAACTGGTTCGTTTAATTCTAAATCTTCAATGAACTTACCACCTCTATCATACTTGTCCATATCAGTGATAACTTCTCGTTTCGTAATGTTACGATTATCCATAATGACTCGACCCAGCTGCGTCGTAGCAAATATGTTGAATATCATGATAATCGATGGATATAGTGAACTATAGTCAAAGTCCATTACGTTATTAAATACATTTCGTGATTGATAGTTCTTCAAGATATTCATACCTGTAGGCAAGTTTAACTTCGGATCACCAACTACGGCACCCTCGAAGCGCTCTTGGTTCTCACTATCTCCTGAACTTTCACCATAGGTAATATTATGATTATTACCCATAACTAATCCTTGCTCCTGGAACTCCATTGCTGCTTTATTTCTCAGGAACACAGTTTCTTTATATGTTTTATTGAATCGTGTACTAGAGTCATATGCTTTATTAAACAGTAACTCGATATCATTTAATTTATTTTCGATTTTCATCTGAATAAGTACATCTCGAATATTGTATCGTACAAACATCTTGTAATCTACATAAGGTAAGTTTCTGAAGTTTGCTGTACCCGTATATTCTAACTTCTTAGCTCCTACTTCTCTATCACCTATGTAATCTAACTTATAGCTATCTAACTCTGCACCCGATTTACGAATCGCTGCATAGTTAATCATTTGGTCTACCCATACTGTAAAGCTAGTTAGTGTTGCATAATCACCTTTACGGTTAATTTTAAAGTTACGTTTATCTGCATAGTACCAACACTCTTTATACTTGAATGCTTCATCCGTCATGATGTCTTCTGGGTCAATTCCTAATCGTTCGATACGGTGCATAATGTACTGAAAATCGAACCCGAGGTTCCATACCATCATAAAGTCTACACGGATAATATTAATAATCTGGAATAACTTTCTGATTAATTCTATCTCAGTATCACACATGATAATATGGTACTCAAGTTTACCGAATTCTGGTTCGAACTCAGCTTCAATCTCTTCAATGAATCCTGGAATGTCTTGCTCGAATTCCGCAATCAATGGATTCTCTGAGTTACGTAATAATAGAGTGAACGATTGTTTCTTATCATTGTCCACAAGTGTTACAGCATTAATAGGAGCAGAACCTTCTACATTCTTCATATCAATGTTTCCTGCATAGATATCTGCCTCTATATCTAGGAACCCCTTAGTTAACTTAAACTTCTCTTTTGTTCCAAAGTGTTCTAGACATTTAAACTTATAGAAATCCTCTACATCTACATCAGATGAGAAGATACGATTCCATTTATGGAAGTTCTTTAATTCAGAAGAACGTCGTTCTTTAATCATCTGCCAATACTGGTTGACGGCTTGCTCACCAATTAGACCAGCTATATCTTTCAAGACATAACGGTAACTTAAATCAACCTTATTAACTTTATCGGCTTCTATACAAATCATAGGATAGTCTATTTGGACATCATCCTTTGCCACATATGCTTCAATCTGTGGATTCTCAATAATCTTTAATTGCTTCTCACCCGTCTTTATGTTTTTAATAATTAGTGAGATAGCGTCTGGAGTCATATCATCTCCATCACGTTTAGGCTTGTGGTACATCTGATTTAATAAGATGTAATCCCCGCCTTCTGGCAGTCCCAGTAGTTTGGTCATATCCATATTAAAATTCCTCCCTTTATTCTCGGTTAATGAAGTGTTTCCCTCCTTTTCAATTTCAAGTCTTTTCTCTTTCACTTAGATAATATATATTTAAGACGAATGTTAAACTTAAAACAATATATTATATACGTAGAGGAGGAATATATATGAAATTAAGAATAGCAAAGGTAAAACGTGTAGAACCCAAATCACAAAAGTTACCTACTTCTATACCAAGCGTGTATAAAGAAGAAAATGATAAGGACTTAGCAATCTTAAATAGCCTAATGGCTAGTACTCGTATACGAGATAAAATGCACGAAGATAAAAAAGAAAAAGAGAAAAAAAAGAAAGAGAAACCATCGAAGAAGAAAAAAAGCGGTAAGAAACGTCAAAGTGCTATATCAGCACTTTACGAGATGAGTGGAACAAATAAAGATATATTTGGAGAAGGTGGTGGTGGAACTCCTGTACCTGCAACAAAAGCAGATAAGAGTGCAGAAGACTTCTACGAACAACGTTTCGATGGCTCCATTATGATGCTACGCGACCTACTTAAAAATATTAATCATATGACAGAAGATGGTCAAGCATTCTTAGATATGCTGAAAAAGACACCTCATTATAGAGGCTACTTAACAGCTATTACGAACCAAACATCTAACTTAGCTTCACTAGTAAATACAAAGTTAAGTATCGTAAAAGAGATTACATCTGTTAATAAAAGTATCTCTGACCTTGAGCTTAAACGTGCGGCTAGAGAAGCGAAAGAAGGTAACGCTGCGGGTGGAGCTGGTGCTAGTGATGAATTCTTAATCAACCAAGCATTTGCTCAATTAATGGATACTGATACACCTACCGTTACAACGAAGAAAAAGAAGAAGAAAAAGAAATTGGAAGAAGACCCGAATTATAACTTCGGTATTCCTGAAGATGAAATTGCATTGGAAGACTTGGGTGAAGAGGATTTCGATGATATGATTGATGCACGCTTCGATCAGCTCGTTGAGGCTGAAGATATTGTCTTAACAGACAATGAGCAAGCATTCCATTATGAAGGTGATACTGGTATTAAGATTGTTATCCGTAAATGGTTACCATCAGAAAGATGGGAGTTCGAAGCGGTTAACGCTTTAGGAGAAGTGTTAGATGATCATCCGTTACCAGATAGAGACTCTGTTGGACGTATTCAATTCGATAAAGATAAAGGAATTGCACGTGACAGATTAGGTACGGTTTATGAGGTTATGTATTCGAGATAAAAAGGAGTGGTATAGGCTGAGCGCCTATACCACTTTCTTTGTCCATAGTCTAAGTACAATAATATACCTGAGGAGGAAATTCGGAATATTTTCCGATTATAATAATGTTGGGTAATGTAAGAGTAAAATAGACAAAAAAAGAAAGGAAGCGTTAATTCGCTTCCTTTTCATTTATTACAAATCTTTATCGGTTGCCGCATCAACGATTATGTTATGGAAGTTTCTAAATCCTCCTGTACCTAATCGTCTAGAAGTAAATAGATTTGGTTTAAGTCCTTTGATACTAGCTACCCCATCTTTTGCACGATAGGCAATAGACAGGCTATCTGTACCTAAACTATGAATGACAAACTCTTCTTTCATAGGTTGGAATGTACCATTGGCTCCAATTAAATCAAAGCGGTAGTTATCGACAAATTCATTGTTCTTTGTTTCCATTGCTTTTATAAACTCTAATACTTCTAATGGACCAGTAAAGCAATGAGTAATCTCCCCTGATTCGCCATCATTATATGCAATTGTGACTGACTTAGTATTATCATATTCTGTAAGCCTTACATGACCTGCAATCTCACGACGGATCATAGCAATTATCTCATCGTGAGCAATAGTTAATACTAACCCCTTTAAGTCTGTACTTGAAGAAAGCAATTTTAATAAATGTGGCTGTGTTCCCATCGTACTTGTCTCCCTCTAAGGTATATTTTTTTAATATACTTTTTATCTTATCGTTTCCATTTGCTTCCGCTTGGACCGAATAATTCGTCAAACTCCCCCGTGCTTAAATTAGCATATTCCTCATCAGATTCATCTGGATGTGTTGCTCTACCTTCTAATCCAGTGACTAATTCACCGACATCCCATTTTCTATCCCCTGCTAAATACATTGCATAACTAAACGTTGGTAACATATCATTCACATATGTAGCCCATGGTTTCGTTGCATCAATATATTCTTTATCGATACCGCAATTGACATAGTATAAAATAGATAATGTGTCTGAGCAAATAGCTTCTTCTTGAATAGTAAAGCATCCACCAGATTCATCTAACGTCCCACTTACTTCAATGTAGTTGTACGTACTTATCCCGTTCTCGTACATATCTTCTGAAAGCGCATCATTCCGTAAACGCATGACATCCTCCAGCACATCTAGTGGTGTATAATATTCTTTGTTCCATACCTTACCATTCTCTATATAGGTAATAGATACGGATTGAGCTTTCACACTATCAATAATTTTTACACCTTCCACATATTCACTTAGCATAGCTGTAATTACTTTATGTGGTATGTGTATTTTAAAATCTTCCGATGCACTATCCGACAATAAGCTAATTTTATGTGTATCAAAGTGTCTTTTTAAATATCCGTTTCTCATTTGAGCCTTTCCCCTTTTTAAGGGTGTACCTTTTGGATACACCCGTTTATATTTTTTATTTATCTAATATTAATTGAATTTAATACTTGAGCATAATTATTGATTACAATATAAGTTTCATTATAAGGATGCTCCTGTGTTGCACGTCTTGTAGTTAGATGATAGCATTCATCCATATCAACTGTAAAGTCATGGTACATTGAAGATTGACTACCCCAGTTAATTTTGATGAATCGTTGATATGCACCTTTTGTTAACGCTCTAAATGTAACGTGTTTATTCTTACCAATCGTTACCTCACCCTCCAGTGAAATAACATTTGATATAGGAATTCCATTTCGTAAGCACATTGTTTCTAACGCTGTATCTGTATACACTTCTGGATGTTGAGGCAATGCTTCTAAATACTCCTCTGAAACACCTGCTATTGTTAAGTTTGTTGAAATATCAAAGCTATATATGTTTTCTGTATTTTCCATGTTATTGTTCCACCTTTCCGATGCGACTGATTCTGTTGTACGTTACTTCTTGATTTGGTACGACAATTAATAATAGATTCTTATCATCAGATGTTACTGTTTTAGCATGTACGATATACTGTAAGTAATGTAGTGCTAATGTGTGTTCAGTACCCCATTCAAATACAAACATTAAGAATTTAGGGTCTTCCAAATTCAATCTGATATCGGTTACGTCAGGTGTGTTATCTGATTCGCTCACTATAACATTTCGATCTACTTCAACTATTGTAGAACCAACAATGTTTACGTCAGCTAGAGTATATTCCGGTACATCTACTCCAATACTCATTACCTTTGTTACATCGAATCCTTTATCATAACAGAAATCGATTCCTGGGTTATGGTCATTTAATCGACTCCAATATAGTCTCATAAACGTAAATGCATCTAAATAGCGTCTTTCCCCTGTAGCTACATCGTTGATGTCTACAACATCATTTGCAGTACTATTAACACCAAATGCACCAGACCATTCACTCATTTTAGAGACATCTTTACGTTCAATAATGAAACGATAGTCTCCTTTAAACCCAAAATTCTTTAATTCTACTGCCAGTTCGTTTTCGTGAAACTTTGTCATTTTATAACTCTCTCCCTCGGCTTTATAGTGACTTGTATTTTATACACGTCTAATATGATAATGTATATGTATAAGAGCGTTTATTACGAAAAAAAAAGCTAGGGAAATTAATCCCTAGCTCATCGTACGATCTCAATATCTTCAAGAAATTCCATTCCACCAAGATAGAACTCTGGTAGTTCAATGATAAACATTGTTTCATTATCAAATACCGCACTTCCAGATTTATATGTTTTATTATAGATAACTGTAGAATCAGACTCATATTTACCAAGCCACTCTACATCCGTAATATCGTTAGAAGTGAATCCACCCCAACGAACTGTTACCATAACATGGAATGGCTGTGTCGATGTTTTAAATTCAATCTTTTCACCTTTTTGTGTAGCATCGCCAAATACGATAGATACCATTGTTGCAGACACTTGATTAATTGAACTAAAGAAATTAAACATAGAGTCCTGTGCTAACATAGGTGCTACATATTGCTGGATAATCTCATATCCACCCAATGTGATCTCACGTCCAGGCATTTTTAAATCTTCTATTGTAAACTTCCCAGTTGTAGTATCTTCTTTAATAATTCTAAATGTATCAGGTAGCTTCTGTAGCTCCTCTACATCCGATGTTTCGTACACGAATGTAATCTCTGGGAAACCTTTATCTTCTAATTTTCTTTCATATAACATTTTCATCTCTCCCTTTATAGTATAATATAATGGTCAAACTTTTCTAGATTTATACAAAAAAAGAAAGACGTTTAGGTCTTTCTTCTTTAGACTTATCCGTAATGGATAAGTCTCTATCTTCGTTCTTTTTCTCTTCTAATTGTTTCATTTTAAATTCTAGTAATAAGTTCTCAAGTTCAAATAGTTTCTTATTGAGGTCTGACAAATTATATCTCCTTACCAGATTGGTTTAATTACATTCATAATCTCAGGATCAAATTCAAGAATAGCAAAGTGCGCTGTTAGTACACCTAACTGATAATTATGTCGGTATAACTGTTTCGCAGAACCGTAATCAAAGTCTTTAATTTCGTCTGATGGTCCAGTAACAACTTGGATAATCATATGTGTAATATCTTGATCTGTTGCTTCAAATATAAATTCTCCCATTTCAGTTCTTGTGCAACGACCACTTACTCCCATAAAGTTTCCTGGATGGATACGAGTACGCTTTGTAAAGCTTAATGAATCTGGATGATGTCTCGTTGCAATTTCACTAAGGTCTTTAAATAGTTGGAATAGACCAAAATGCATATCTTTATTTTCTAAAATGATTGTACCATCTAATCGAACTTCTTTAATTGCAGGTAAATCTATTTCTGCTAACCCATCGTTGATTGCTTGTGTGCTTACTGTAATCTTCACAGTAGGCATTCCGTATTCAGTTAAAACCTCGTCCATTGTTTCTGGTAAATTCTTAGTTTCGTTTGTCATTTTTAAACACTCCTCAGTATAATTTAGAAGCATATATTTTGTATATGCTCATTAATATAATGTATCTTTATATTACTTCTTGTTACGTTTTTAGCTTAATGTGATTTCATCCATTGGATGACCTGCTTTTACTCGTTTAATGAAATGAATTCGATTACAGCGCTTACCATCATAACGCTCTACGTTAGACTCACCGATTGTATATAATGTATCAATTTTATTTGTATTGTCGTATACGTATACATAATCATCAAGGTCACCACCGTATTCAAATGCTGTATATGAATATATCTCATTTGAACCTGGTGTCATGGAGAATAAGATTTCATCATTCGCATCAATTAGGTTACTACTTGATAACATGATGTATCCTCCATTTACACGAGATTGATCTTTACCGAATGTTTCAGCCATATCATAGATTGCTCGTCGAGCAATACCACCTAGGTATAAAGCACATTCAAAAGCTTCATCGAAATCAAATGATTCACCATCATAAGAACCTTCAATGAAGAATCGACCCTTGCTAATAGTTAAAGAGTCAACTGTAATCTTTTGTGTTAAACGTTTAATATGATTAATTAAACTGATAATCTTATCCGAACTTAATTCCACATAAAGTGTTTTTGCAACACCGTTAAGTGTTATATCAAATGATTTTACATAAATAGCTGCCATTATATTCTCTCCCTCAATATATCCGAACGATTGCATAAGCGATAGTATGCTTTGGATATTCTTCTTTTATATTGTAAAACACCGCTTCTAATCTTGGATCATCGAATATCAATTTCTCTAACGACCTTCGATTCAAATGAGTTCTAATAATACGATGTGTAGGATTCTCGGATGTCATGATAAATGTTCCACCTGATGATGAAACATATGGTTTCTTATAAGTGCCTTCAAACTCAAAGTATGTGAAACTTGTTGTTCGAATATCCTTTGGGTGAAGTATGACGGGAACGATTTTCCGTTCTTTCATATCACACTCAAATTTAGCTTTCAGGAAATCTTGTATAGAAGCAAAGCCAATCTTTCGATCTACTTGCTTTCCGAATACAGCTGGGAAAGATTCTATTGCTCGAATCGTTCCTTCTTTTGTCCATTCGTCTAAGGTGATATGTCTTTCTCCCATCCTCATCTGTAACCAGTCCACATCAAATAAAATCCGATCAACGTTATTTACTTTATAAATAACGGTCTTTCTTGCATTCGTATATAAGAGACTCATTTTGTAAACCTCCGTATTTTATTATACTACTTAGCTATCTTGATAGATTGCTTTACATCAAATGCTGGGTTTAACCAAAGAATTGATTCACATTCCCAATAGAAGAATGGGTTATCATTAATCATGAATGATAGACTTTCTTGATACGTCATATCATACTTGATTATTTGTGGCGAATAATAAATGCCATCATAATCTTTAGCCAATTTTTCATAATCTAATAATACATCACTTATGGAGTAATGTTCAAGTAAACGTTCCATTTCTTTCTTTGTCACACATAAGAGTCTAGCATCTTCTCTTGGATGAATGACATGACCGTAGTGCTGGGTATTCTGCCAATATGGTGAACCGATATCTGTACAATATTGATACCACCATGAGTAATCTGTTTGCAGGAAAGTTGATGTCCAAAGTCCTCCTACCGGTTTATTTAACTTTATTTCGTTATTATCTATAGGTCTAATTTTATCCTTTGAAAATTCCATATCTTGTGTTATGAATAACTGTGCTGTATTCATGTGCTATCCCTCCAAAAATTATAATAGATAGAAGAGGATTATCTCCTCTTCTATACATTTACATTAAGTCCATTCTGGGAACATAGATATTTAGGATAAAATAATGTGAGTCAAATTCAGGAATTCCAGAACCAGACAAGTTATTCCATACATGTCGATGGATTGTAACGACATTCACTTTTGTTTCATCAAACTCAGGCTTAACGAAATCAAACGTTGTTTTACTTGGAATAAACATTCCGTGATGTTCTGTACTCTTACGAGTTCCAAATACTAATTCATTACCGATTACGCATTGTCCAAACTCTTCAGTTCCTTCAGAACCTGATACTGAATTTGAACGATTATAGTTACGCAATGTCAGTGTGTTTTCAAATTCCTTTGGGTCACGAGTTACGTGTACCATGTAACCTAAACTTACATCGACAGTATCAATGATTTTCTTTAGGTATGTAGTAGAGATATCCCCTTCAGCTTTCTGAACGATTAACTCTAAAAGATTAATCTTCTGATTCTCTAACGCGATGTCCTTCATCATTTCTGGTCTAGCTACTGTTGTGATTGTCATTTCGGTTTCTCCTCCTGATAGTATGCTTTTTACATACTATGCTTATCTAATAGTTTTTCTATACCCTACTGTTTTTTACAGTATTGTATTTAAGACACATGATAGCATATGCTTTTTGTCCCTGCTATCCTGGGAAGCTTATTTATTTAACGAGTACTAACTATACTCACAGATATAATGTATAGCCAAGGATACTGTTATTACGATTTTATATATGGGTCTGGTATCTGGTACGTCCTAGGTAAAATCATGTATACTGTCGGATAACCTTTCGATACAGTTTCTCCACAACGTTCAATTCCCAAATCCATAAAGAGTTCTTCCGCTAAGAATACAGCGTTTAAATCCATAATATCACTTACTCGTAATTCTTCAGGTGCTACACAATCTAAGTAAGTTGTAAACTTTACTAACATAAACGCACCATTTTTATTTATATCAAATACTACTGGTACTCCATCATAAGAGTAACCTAATAGTCCACAATTTCCATATAAAATATATTCCACTTCATATAGCGGATTCAACTTGAACCGTTCCCAAGTATCAATCATTCCTGTTGCATGAGCAAGAGATTTAAGTAATTTGTCTCCTTGCTTATGACGTTCTTTTGCATTAAGGTCTTTTGATATTAAATCCCTTAAAGCTTCTCTTTTATAATAAATAGTAAGTTTGTCGGGTGACGGCATTGTCACTCCTGAAGCTCCAAATGCTCTCATAATTTCCATTCCTCCTACAAAAAAATAAGTACATCCCGAGTGGGATGTACCTTCTAATACTCATATACTATGTTCTTCTCTTTGTAATTGTCCAGTTGATGCTTATACAATAGTACAAGCCCGGCATCTTTAGTAGAGAATGCATCATTATGTGAGATGATATGACATTGACCTGTATCCATCTTCTCTAATAACTCTAAGAATAATCGACGATGATACTTATCTAATGTCGCATCTAACTCATCTACTAGCATGATATCATAACTACTAGACGCTTGTGTCGATAATGCATAACATAAGGCAAGACCGATAATCGCTTTCTCACCTGAAGAACACGTGCTAATATCTCCGTTCTTCTCTCCCTTACCTGAGCAAGGAATACGGAACTCTTTCTCATTAATCTCAAACTTATCTAACTTCAGTTTTCCATCAAATGCTTTCTCTAGTATCTTATTTGCAATAACCCGAGTCTTACGTAAATACATATCTACGAATACAATCGGGATACCTTTATTACCAGATAAAGCTGTACGTAGTAATTCAATCTCCACATAGTCTTTCTCTAAAGCATCTTTCTCTTTCTTAAATCGTTTTGCCATCTTCTCTTTGATTTTAAGTTTATCCCGACGTTTATTTAATTCAGAGATAGAGAAGTCTATTGGAGCTATCGCTTCTCGATTGGTTTGAATCCCAATACGACAAGCATGAATCTTATTAATTGAATCCGTATACTTTACAATACTTGATTCAATCTTTCTTTTCTCTTGTATCATTTCTTCCTTCTCTTCTAAGGTACTCATCATTGTTTCAATACCTTGTGTGAGAAGTTGATTCTGATGTAAACGTCTTTCTGAAGTATTTGTCGTATCTTTCAATACTTTAATCTCATCTTGTAGACGTTGCGATTGTTTCTCTAATAAATTGATATTCATCTTCAGAGATTGTACCATTCTATCATTAGATTCTAGTAGCTCTAACTCTTTCTCTAACATAGGTACTTTCTCTTCATATGTTTTCATTTCTTTTAATGTGTCTGCATCCTCAATCTCTTGTATCATCATCTCTTTATTATATAAAGGCTTACCAGTCTTTACGCATTTGATAAGATGATCTTTATCTAATAGATGGGGATTACGCGTTTGATTAATCATATGGGCTTGACGTCCTAATTGTACATGAAGTTGTTTAATAGTTCGCTCCATCTCAATACATTCTCCAACCCATGTAAGTTCTTGCTCTAGTCGTTCTATTTCATGATTTAGTTCGTCTTGACGACGCTCATTGGCATGATAAGCTTCAATTAAATGCATAGAAGACAACGCCTCTTGTATAAACGGACAGGTGTCAATCTTACATTCTTTTGGACGAAGCTGTAATGTATTTGCTAGTGTAACGGCACCTTTATTCTCTGCCAGCTTACGTTCTATATCAGCTAAATCCTTCTCAGCTCTTTCTAATGCTGAGCTAGAATATAAATACATTTGTTGTAATTCACTCATTGGTTTTGTACCAACTAGATTGATGACATTCTCACCACGTTGACGCATCGCATCAATACTATCTTGAATCGAGTCAACTGTTCCATAGATAGACTTAATCTCTTGTGATGATAATGTCGGTTCATCAATCATGATTCGAATACGATGTTGTAAGTTATCGTATGCTTTCTTATATTGTCTATATACACTACGAGTCTCTTCTAAGTTATAATCGTTCATAGAGAATAACTGAGATTGATAATCTGTAATCTGGTTCTGAATTGTATGGAACTCTTCCAGCTTACTATTTAAGATACTCGTTTCTCTTTCAATTGATTCTTGATCTAACGCAATAGACTTATTCAATGAAGTTAGTTTCTTCTGTGCATCCTGTAAGGATTCTGCACGATATACACTTTGACCCTCAATGATTTCTAAGTCCTTAATTGAACTATCGATTAGACGTAACTCCGTTACGAGCTTATTATACTCACTTTCTAGTATCCCATTCGGGTCTAATGCTGCTATAGCTCCTACAGCGTTATTCATTTGAGCATGGAACTTATCTCGTTCTATTTGTAACTGCTCTAACTTACGTTCAGCTATCTCAATATCTTCTTGTAGGATAGATATATCATCTAGCTTATTTAACTTATCCGTTAAGTTCTTGATAACCCCTTTATACTCTCGGGCTTTTGTATTAATGTTTTTAAACATCTTCAAATAGATATCAGCTTCTGAAATAAATTGACTAATATATTTCTTACGTTCAGTTGCTGACATTCCAATGATATTCTTTAAGTTAACACCCATCTGAATTAGGTTCAAGTAATCACTATTAATTCCTAATTCCATGAAGACACATTCTTCAAAAGATGTTACATTACCATTCTCATTTAATTCAACTGGGTCTGCAAATCCAATCTGTTTTGCAATGAAACTCTTCGTTGAATGTTTATCCCCTTTTGCATCAAAGTAATGCTTAATCAGGTACGTAGTATTTTCGTCCTTACTGATATGGATTTCTTTATATCCATTCTTCCCTGGACGTATAAATCGCATGTGAGACCCACCAGCTTTTGCGAATGGTTGAATCTCATTCTGAATGGTAGATTTTCCACTACCATTGGCTCCAGCATAAATATAAAACTTATGCTCACTCTTGGTGAAATCTATCTCAATAGACTTCAGTCCCATTCCATTATAAATACCTATATAGTTCTTTAGTTTTAAATAAAGGACTTTCATATAATCTCTCCCTGTATCTTATTAATACATTGTCGTAAGTTTAATCAAAAAATAAAAGAGTAGGAATATCCTACTCTTTATACTGACGCCTTATAGCGTTTTGTTGCACGATTCACATAATCTATCGCCAATCGAATAGATGCTTCTGCTGGTTGCCAATCGATTGGGAACTTACGGTAACGTTGTTTCTCTTTCTTTCCAGTACAATCGGTAACGACTGCGGTAATACATTGTGTATGCTCATCAAACTGGATACATTTATAATATGTATTGAAATGTTCTTCACCTTTATAAGCACCGATAGTCATTAACAATTCTCTGAACGCATCTCGACTTTTCTTCTCTACAACATTCTTTCTACGTAAGTCTAATACATTCCCATTGACAAATCCGTATGTATCTTCTGGGAAATCTTGATCAGCGCTACGAGAAGCATGAGCATCCCAATTATCATCTGTTAACACTTTTACAATCGGAGTTTTTCTGGCTACATTATTTGTAGACTTTGTAATAACTGCATCGATTGCTTTTCCTGTAGAAGTTGTATTAACACGTACAAAGAAATTCTTCAAGATAGGTTGCATATCTTTATCAATCAGTACGTCATAATAATGGTCAACCATTGCTACATATACTCGAATGATATAATGATCATCTTTCTCAATATATAAGTTATTGTAAAGAAATTTGTCTTTGATACTCTTATCGATAATCTCTTCAAATAAGTTTCCAAAGAATTTACGTGCGTAAGTTTTCGTCACCTCTCCCTGAATTAGCTTTACACTGTTAGTTCCTGTTTTAGGTAGTTTCTTAGTAATTTGCATAGTCATTGTTATTTCCCCTTTTTCTATATGTAATTTACGTTAATAAAACAGCTAGAGGATTAATCCTCTAGCCGTGTTGCTTTCACTTTTCTTGCTTTTGGTTTTGTCTTGACCCTAGCTGGGTCAACTCGAACTACTTTTGCAATTCGTAGTTTATCATCCACATCTAATATATTATATCCTTTGTTATACTCATCGTTACGGATGAAGTAATGGACATCTTCTAGACGTTCTACCATCTTACGAGATTTCTTCTCTTGTTGATAGAAGTAGTCAAGACCTTTAATTTCATATTGTTTTCCTTCAAAGTGGTTCGCATATAATTTCTTATAGTTTGCTAACCAATTATCCGGTTCAGGCGTATCATCAAAGTACATTCCGAAGTTCTCCATGAACGGTGTAAATACGCCACCCATACCTGGATCAGATGAACCTGATGTATTAATGTCGAGTCGTCCAACGTGTGATGGATGTACTCCGCGATACTTTATGTTTACAGCATTGCTACTATGCTCACCAAGTGAACCAGGACCCTTCGTTGAATACTTCAACGCTGTAAAGAAGTCCATGTCATTCACAGTGTTATCATAGCGCAGTAAGCTGGATTTACTTTTGTGTAACTGTTTGATTAACTCATCTGGTGGGAATGTTAAGAGTCCCACTAAGTCAGCCATTGTTACTGCATTACGTTTACGGCTTAATAACATATTTACTTTCGTAGATAGTTTACGAATAAAGTAGAATGCAATGTACTCAGCCATACGAATACGTTTGTTTGCTAAGTCCATATTATCCTTAGCTTTCAACTCAGAGAAGTTACATAGTAACCATCTAATTAATGCATAGATGTTTTCTTTGTTGAATGGTTGTAGCTTCAGACTCTTACGAGTCGTGTTATCCAATAGACGATAGAACGAAAGTAATACATTCTTTCCTTTCTCTAACTGTCCATTGGTATTCTTTGCGAACTCAGCACCTAATGAAGTGACCCAATAATCAACATCTTCTAATTGATGGAATTCTGTCTTCTTACATAACTCGTGTAACGCATATACCATTGACTGAACGAAGTGATCGTTGTCAAATAAGTATTTTACTACTTTTACGTATACATGGTTACACTTGAAATAATGATGTTCTTCATCATCCCAGTTTGGTTCAGCAACTACATCGATAGCATCCTCTACATTCATGAAGCGTAATGTATTCTCTAATCCCATTGTTGCTAAATAGTATAGGACAGCATTACATTTCTTCTTGAAGATACATAATGTATAATGTGGAACCTGGAATGAATCTCCTGCTATAGAGTTCAGTTTTCCTGTGTTCCGTTTAATAATAATTGGCATGTACATTGTTTTCAATGTCACGTAATCCTTATTATTATAGGTACTACTATCTACAATCTGATAGATTGGATAGAACTTATTCCCACTCATCATCAGATAGTATTTCTTATATTGCTTCAATAACAGAAGTTCTACTTGCTTATACTGAACTTCATTGTTTAGCGTTAACTTAAAGTTTACACGAAGCATATTGTAACGAGTCACATCAATATTGATGTGCTTTTTGATATTCTTTCCTTTGCTTTTCTTAGACTTTAAATACTTCTCATTAACAACATCTGTATCGAACTGAGACTCATGCTCAATGTAGTCATAGTCTAGCATTTTGATGTTATTAATTACTTCTAGTGATTTAAATGCATCTAAGATATAATCAACCAGAGGTTCATTTCTCATCCCGTAGATTAACTCTTCATTGATTCTCTTTCTGTTGGGATTCTCATACTGTGATATAAATTTTGAAAAACTCATGTTACTCCCCCTCGTGGCTTTCTGTAGTGACAATAAAAAAATAAGTAGCGGTAACCTCTCGGTCACCGCTATATTGTAAGCTCACGCTTATTCTTCGTCAGATTCTTCTAACTCTTCTAGTTGAGCATCTGATTTAATACGTTTCTTGATCTCAGCATGAGCTGTGATTCCGATAACGATTTCATCTTCCTGTTTAACACCTTTGAACTCGATGTAGTCAGCAAGTTTAACTACTACTGATGCTCCATTTTCAGCATCTTTTAATTCTTCGCCGATTACAGTACCAACGTATTGGTAGTAACCTTTCACAGTATCTTCAACGAATGATGCGTCTTCGAAACGTACACGCATGTTGTCCTCGATGAATTGTGTTTGTCCTTCAAAGAATTTCTTGTCCATTTTAATTGTTTTAGCCATTGTAATTTCCTCCAGTATATTGGTTAGTTTATTTTAATAGTAATACGTTTACTACAATTTATAATTAAGCTTCGTTTGCTAATTCAACTAATTCTTCACCAGCAGTAATACCAATACCGAAGTTACCTTCAGACTCATCTGCACCTGCACGATAAGAAGCTTGGTATGTAACTAATCCATCTAATTCTAAAGCTACTGGTTCTTCTTCATTTTTATTTGCTCCAAGTACTTCACCAGCATATTGGTGGTTACCTTTAACAACCATTTCTAATAAATCTAAATCTTCAGGATCATAGTCAACTCCATTGTTTTCTACTAGGAAAGCTGAAAGTCCTTTGAAGAATTCTTCGTTCATTTCGATTGTTTTAGTCATTTTAATTTCCTCCAATTAAGTTAAGTATATTTTTCCTACAATAATTTGTTATGGTTATTGTAGTTTGTTAATATTTGGTTATTGGGATGAGCAGTCTCATCTCTCCCAATACCTTGTTAAGCCGATATTAATTTTTAATAACATCGATTATAGAAGTGATTCCTCCTTATATTTTATTTGGTCTCACCTCTATAATGTATAGTTATAATTTCTTTTAATTTTTATTTTACTAGCTTCCGAGCATCTCCTTGTCGTACTACTCTACCACTACCTGCTGAGAATGATTTAGGTTCTGGTATAATTGTATGCGACGTTATATTCATTTCACCTACAACGTCATAAGACAATAGTCGGAATAGTTCTTCAATGTCACATTCACTTGTAGTAGTAAATTCAAATACGAAATTATCTTTACTACTAAAATTCATTGTATCAAAGTTATGGACAACATCCCATATCTTCGTCTTTTCTAAATCTGCTAATAGAGTGTACATAGCTTCAATATCTAATTCCATCTTACTTTGTATTGTATACTCTAGATTAGATGTCCATGTATTCTTACGGGCTTTATAAGCACCCATTGCTAAGCTTACACATGTACGTCTACCGTCCACTTCTATATCTGTCACATGTTTATTGTAGCGGTCTTGGTAGATATAAATTTCATTTGTCGCTGACCCGCGGTTTGCATCTATATCTTCCAATGTAAAATGTAGTGAATTGATATAATCGACATACTCCCTTTTCCCCATATTATGTACAGCTGAGATTAAATGTGGTAATCCTAAATTCTGTTTTAATCTCCATAAGTTCTCACTTGCTCTTTCAGGAAAAGCTGAACGTAGTCCAAACTTATATGCTTGGACTAACTGTTCTAAGATTTGCCCATTAATTGCAACAATCTCTTTTTGGATATCAGGTTGGAAACCTGTTCTAATTACTGTAAAGAATTGTTCAGCCTTTACTTTATCAGGTTTAACCATTGTCATTGTTACTCGTTTAAGTGGATTTGTCATTTTTCTTTCTCTCCCTTTGATTGGATTATTTCTTTTTAGATTTTTCTTTTCCATCTTTAAATTTCTTATCAGTTATTGTTTTATTAGCAAATCGGGTTTGATCGTTATACTTAATCTTCATTGTAAACTCTAACTTAGGAAACTGTTTAGAGATTTTTTTAATTGCATCATGACTCATTTCAGCACGTACGTCGAATGAATATTCATGACGACTTTTCTTTTCACGTTTAAGTTCAATTGGAATATTATATAATTGTAATGTACCTAATCCAAACACCTTTGTGCTCCATTCATCATATGTCAAGTGACTTGGTATAGCAGGAGATTCCTTTCTATACTTTGTAAACTCACTTGGTTCAATTAAATTGAAGAAGCAATAGTCAGGCGTATGGGAACGTAGAAACTTCACATATAATTCATCAGCTTCTGCTTTTTCTTCAGGTGTTGCATTCATACGTTTCAATGCAATATCAAACACTCCATCCGCAACCTGATCAATATCCATTCGTTGAAGTGTAACCCATGATAAATTTAAGTGATTATAGTTTGCATACATAAATTTAAAAAGGTCTTCGATATGATGACCTTTATATTGCTTCTCAGAAAATGCTTTTCCACCTAACTTCATTAAAAAGTATTGGTAGAAGAAGTCAACTTTCTTTAAGTTATTATAACCGAAACTTTGTTTTACTCTGTCTGCTGAATCACCAAATACTTTATTGAATTTCTCTAATTGAGATGGGTTACCTTCTACGATTAATGTATGCTCATATTGTTTGATTGATTTTACGAATTTAGATGTCATTTTAATTTCTCCCTTAGTCTAATTATTTTAGTTTTATATTACTCGGATTCTAATTGTAAGTTTAAATGTGATACAATATCTCTCATGCCTTCAGCTTTGCCTTCAACATGCATTTTTAAATAATCTCCACATAATTGCTCTGCGTAATGAGATGTATAGTCACTACCTTCTAGATGCATTCCAAAGTGGATATTATATTCTTTTACGTATTTAGGTAAATCTACTTTCTCTCTAAATCTTTCAGCTAACATATAAGCTGTACAATCTCTTACAGCGCGTAAAACCGGTAGCCATCTTCTCTCAATAAGAGGTCTAGATGTACCATAATGCTCTGCAAGTTCTTCATCACTATTGTATTTATTTTCAAATATTGTTAACTGAACCATTTCCAAACCAATACCTCTTAACCCACAGAAGTTTAATTTATACATAGGAATTCTAAGTTCATTTAACGCTATCTCTAAATACATTTGTATCTTATCTATTCTTGAATCATCAAATGTTCTCTTACGTTTAATGATTGAATCAGAAGGTTTAACTAATGATTCTACAAGACTTTCAGCATAGAATTTCAATTGAGCACATTTGTCAATCTCATACTCTTGTACATATTCTTTTACTTCTTCTGTCCGCACATCTATGAACGTACGCATATCACTTTCAATACCAGCACGTTGCATAAATTGTGTGCTGATTTTAGATGTAAATACTTGACGTAATCTGTTTGCTAAACGACGCTGTTTCTGCATACAGTTTGACATTGCATCTCCTGAGAACTTTGAGTACTCAATAGTTGTATTGAAATAATTGTGTACTAATAAGTCGTCAAATAACTCTACCTCAGTATGTGTGAAGTTAGCTTCTAAATCTTCTCTTGTATATCCTATACCTCTTAGTAGTTCCGCATACATTTGAATATCATCTGCAACATGCGTAAGACAGTCTCTATCAGTATAGTTTCTATTAATTGTTAATTGTGTCATGGTTATATTCCCCCGCATAGTCTAATTTATTTTAATTACATAGAATCCATTACTATTAAATAGGCTTGTAAAGCTACTGTAATTCGTTCTATTGTATCTTTATCTTTACTTGGATATTTCTTTACAATATATTTTGCAACTCGTTTCGGATTTCTCCTTGGTGACCATCTACGCCACCAAGGTCCTGATTGATAGTATTTCATAAACGCTGATAGTACTAGTTGTACATCACGTCTTTCAAACTTCATACCATCATTTGCTCTTTCTACAAATTCATGAATGATTCTTAATTCTTGAATATATTCACTTAACACTGTTCTTCCTCCTTCACTCTAGCATAATGAATCATGCTAGAGCCGATATGGAATATTAATGCTTTACGTATTGGTGGTAACTTGTCCCCGTAATTATCGAGGACAAAGTTTGTGAAACGCATTTTCTTTCTGATTAGTATCTTACTTTGCTCTACCACCGTAAATCGATGTGTTGCAAGTAATAATGTTTCTAATACGTTTGTTTCCATAAAGGGTGCTCCGCACTCTTTATGTAAGTAATCTCTAATCTGCGTAATCTCAGGCAAGTATTCTACTAATCGTTTATTCACCATTCTTCTTCCTTATCGTTTATTATTTTCTTTAATTTCTTCCGCTTGTTTCATTTTTTCGATGGCTTCTAGTTTTATAATGACATAATAAACTAGATTGCCCATATTTTCATTTTCTTTAGATGGTACAAGAGAAGTTTCGTGCCATGATGCAAGTAACCCAAAATGTTTATTTAATGCAATATCAATATGCTCATTATCACCGTATGCATTGAATATCATTGGTGTTAAATTTTTATCAAATAATCTAAGTAGCATAAAGTTACCATCATTATTGACAGTAAAAGTATGCATATCAAAGTTAATATAATGACCAATCCATGATAGTTGAACTTCAATATTTTCTGGTAAATAATATTCCTTTGTAAGATGTGGTTTTGAATCAGGTAATGTATATGCTCTCTTGTATCCTTTTTCAAGATAGTTAAATGGTGTTGCTACAGGAATATCTGTTTCTTGAAATACTGTGAATGATGGTCCTGTGATAATATCTACTGTCGTGTTTAGTGCGTCTATTTTATTTACGTTTGTCATTTTAATTAGCTCCCTTAGTTTATATTATTTTTATTATTTAGCTAAACGTGAAACATTCTTTCCAGCTTTTTTTAATTTCTTAGCATCCTTATTTGACCAGCCATGTTTATCTTGCATTTCTATCATAGCCTTCTTACCCCAGCCAAATACAATTCCCCAAATTAAAGCTAATTCCGAGGATTCGCTCCAATCTCTGCTACTACTAGCAAGAATCTCTTTTAGCATACCCAAACCTTTTCCAACTTCCTCTACATCAATTGGGATAACATCTAATTCATTTATATCAGTATATCTTCCTCCACAGAAAGTTTCCCCTGAACCAATGATGTATGCTTTAACAGTTCCATCATTATCACGGTATTCTGTCTTAAACCCGATTGTATCATTATATCTAAATAATGAACCCGGTTCTACATCTTCTAATTTTACAGTCTTAGTCATTTTCATTCTCCTTTGCTTTATGAAAGACAGGTAAGAGGAATTAACCTCTTACCTTCTTTTCAAACTCTTTACGCGAAATTACTTCAATACCTTTGTCTAAAGCCTTCGCTACTTTCTTCTTACTCGTATCATGTGGATCAGTTGCCACTAAATATGTCAACCCTTTGAATCCACTGTCTACTACTTTATATCCTTTTGCTTCACACTCTTTCTTTAAGTCCTTATCTCGGAATCCAGTAAACATAACTTTCTTCTTACCAGTATCCTGATGTGCTTCGAACTTAGAATGTATAATGTTATTTGTAAATACTTCTTGTAATAGATATTGTAAAGTCGGCATGACTTCATCTAATCCATTAATAAAGTTTTCTTTCTTAGCATCTCTTACATTCGGAATATTAACTGTCCCGATAGAATAAGAGTTCTTCATTACTTCTTGTAATGTATACCAATTTAAAATCTGCTCACTCGTCTTTGGACCAGAGATACCTAACGCATTACATAAGTTATAATCATGTATCGGTTCGGTTCTAATTCTCTCAATCTCAGACTTTATATTATTTACTTTTGATTCTCCGAATCCATCTAATTGTAAGATAGCTGAATAATCTAGATTAAATAATGATGGGATATCCGTAAGGAGACCTTCATCATATAATCGTGTTACTGTCTTATCAGCAAAGTCTTTCAGACCTAATGCTTTGATAAAGAATGTAATACGATTCAAATGTTTCGTTGTACAATTACCATTTGCACAGAAATAGTTCTTTCCTTTCTGTACTATAGACCCTCCACAGCTTGGACATTGGTCAGGATATCCAATGACTGGACCCATCCCGTTATGTCGTACGGTTGGTTGCACATAAGGCATTACATCACCGTTATAAGATACTGTAACTGTATCTCCGTAATGTAAATTCATCTTACTAAATCTCTCATAAGATGATAGTGTACTATGATTGTGGATTGTACCATTTAGTTCAATCGGATCATAGAAAAGGATCGGTGTTAATAATCCTGTACGACCTACGGTTACTTCGAATCCTTTAACAGTCGTCTGCACTTCATCGGGTGGATACTTGTAAGCTACCTGATATTTATTAATTGCATTCTTTCTTCCAAACTCATCACGAATCTCATCATTGATTACATCGATAACGATACCATCAATTGCGAATCCTAAGTCTGGACGCTTTACTCGAATGTCTGCTATGAAGTCATGAATCTTAGCCATCGCTTCTTTTACCGATGTTACTTCTAACTCAATAAATGATAGTGCTAAGTTCTGTGCAAACATTTTGTTTATTACCGCATAGGATACTTCCTCATCGGTATCTGTTACGGCATACAATGGAACTGGTGTTAAGTACTTTGCATACTTGGCTCCATTACTAGCTGATACAATACTAACTGCCGCGCTTCGACAGTTTGCATAACTCTTTCCTCGTTCTTCCATGTATAAATCACGGTTTGCTTTTGTTACAATTAACTCTGTCTTCAATCCGAAGTTTAACCCCATTTCATTTAAGGCATTCGGATATCTTACATTTGTAAATAAGTGTGTTAGGTCTGTTCCATTACCATCATCACCACGAGTGATTGCTGATACAACTTTACCTGTTACACTATCTATTTCTAAGATGACAGATACGCCATCATACTTTAATGATAATCTGATACGAAGAGGTCCACGGCTTCTAGCCATCCAACTTCTAATGAAGGATTCAACATCTTTCGTACCTTCTTTCCTTTGTGTGTTATCTGCTGTATAGATAAAATGAGCCTTGTCTAATGTACCACGTAATAGTGGAAACTCATGTGTCGTATCTTTCGTACGTCTACCAACAAATAATGTAGCCTCAATTGGCTCAGCGCGATAAGACTTAAATTTATCTAATGTTATGTCATATATCTTATCGCTTACAAACTCCTTTCCATTTTCGTATATGATTTTTAATGCCTTGATAATGTCTTCAACACTATCAAGCATTTCATCTATTTTCTTTTCTTTACCTTCTTTAACGAAGCGTTCCATATATAATTCAACGCCCGCTTTCTTCAGCGTATTCTTCGCTTGACGTAGCTTTCCTTTCTTTGCAAGCTTCAATGCTTTTGCAAATAATTCTTCAGGAGCTACTGTTAGTTCATCTGGCTTAATTCGTTTGACTCTCGCTACTCTAATTTCAGTCATTGTTATTCCTCCTCTATGTAGCTTTATACATTAGTAGCTTTTGGATTCATTATCCAATCTCACCTATATAATGTATAATCAAATTAAATGTTGAATTTATTGTTATTGTATAAAAATGACAAAAAATAAAGATAGGGATTTCTCCCTATCTCGTACTATTGTAGACGGATGTTTACGTCTAAGTATTGCCCTGGTCCCATTTTAATAGGTTCCAATTCGATTGCAGTATACTTGTTTTCTACAATACAAGTTACTCCATTATGATATGAATGACGTTCTTTATTAAGTAACCCGATATCCGCCATCACATTCAATATTCTATAATAGTAATTTCTAGTTGTATCAGATGATGCTTTTGCACGTTTTAATGGATTCACATCAGCTAGTTCGCGAGAAGTAGCATACCCTTTACGTACCATATCTAATACTGTTTTATAATTATTTGGTAGATAGTTTTCATTACGAGTTAAACGAACTAAGTTTATCTTACTCGTTAACCCACCTTTAATTAATAAACCTGCTTTACGTTTACGTACTGATACTGTTTTGATAGCATCTACTTTTTGTACGGAAACTTTCTTTGTAGTCTTTCTAGTTGTTGCTTTAGCCTCTTTATTTGTTTTAGTAGCCATTGTTAATGGTCCCCTCTCCACTTTTTATATCTGAGTATATTAATTATAAGTTCTAATTTTTTAAGAGAAAAGTGTTACTTCTTTATATTAAATAACATTTGGTACTACTACATATAATGTAGGATACCCTGCAACATAACCATCATTAATAGTCATAGAGTCCATATCAAAATCAAGTAAATGTGGTATCACAAGACTATTAACTCGGATAAATTGTTTTGCTGTTTCTTCTAAGTTTGTACGCATAATCTCAAATGTTTCACGAGAGTATGTCGCCGGAGCTGCTAATGTTAATTTAAGGAAATAGCTAGTCGGCTCTGCAATATGACTTCTCGTTTCAAGATATTTGTACACGCCCCCATCACCAGGTTTAATTTTTGATATAAGCGCTCCTTGTACGACAGCTTTTGTTATAACTTTATCTGACACTTTAACCTGAGATGCAAAGTCTGCGGACAATGGTGTCCATAGCATACGAGCATCAGGTAAAACCGCAGCTGGGCTATCAGACTGTACCCATATTTCAAAATCATGGAAACCTTTTAATTTTGTTACTTTATTGGCTCTCATTAGAGCTTCTTCTTTTTCTACTTCTACACGTTTTAATGCATTGCGTAATACTAATTTTGCATTAAGTACTCCTGCATGATCCGGCATTCCGTTAACTGGAACCAAACCAAATTCATACCAAGAGACAACACCTACCGCTGCAAATTCATCTTGACTGAATAGTTCGATTAAATGCTTATCATTCAGTTTATCGAATTCACTAAACGTCATAAGTGTTGGATGCATTGCATGTAGTAATATATCTTTACCGTTTTTATCTTCAACAAATTCACGGTATATGCCATCTTTAGTATCATTATTACGTCGAACGTTATATTCACCTCGGACAACTGCACTTACATGAATGTCTTCAGGAATCTTATATGTATCCTGTACTTCTTTACATTGCTCATCTGTTACACCCATTGTACGATAAGATGCCGCAGGCAATGATAATCCTTTTTTAAATGATCCACTTGTAGCCTTTACAGGTAAATCATATTCTGTAAATTTTAATGCCATATCATCTACCTGTAGTAGATGTGGTCTAATATGCTTTACAGATACATTCTTTCTAACCATTATAGTTCCTCCTCAGGAAATGTATTTTCTTTCTATAATAATTAGTTGTCATTATTTTTATTTATTACCAAATATATGTAAAAAAGAAGAGTAGACCAATGGTCTACTCCTCATCTTCATCTTCAAATACAACCCCGTTTAATTGAGTTTCATCAGCTACTTCTTCCCCGTCTTCAATCTCGAATTCTAATCCGATACCAATAGACTTTAAGTACACTGTTGCAATCTCTGCTGCACGGTTCTTTGCATTATCTGACATTTCAATATTCTCTAAATCTAATACATTGTTTTCATATAACTGACCTGTATCACGACGACCGATTACAGACGTACTATATAGCATAGACATATACGCTAATAGGTCTGGTCGTTGTGTCATCAGTAAGTTAGAATACTCCATTTCCCCTACACGTACTGGTGTCTTTTGATAAATAGAACGATGATGTTTATTTGCAATAGACTTAGATGGTAGGTCTTTACTGTTTGAGTATCCGGTACTACGAGTTGAGAACTTACCTTTCGGTGTATGTTTCAACTTCAGAATATATTTGCTTCCTACAACAACTTTGTTTAGCATTTTGATCTTGCGACCAAATTTGTTTACATAGCAAGTATATGGTTCGAATCCATACTTGTCATAAATAAACTCAAACTTATCAAGTGTCATATTATCATACATCGGTGGTTGATGTATCATGATACCATTCTTATCAATATCTTCAAAGAAGGCAAGCTTCTCATCCTCAGCTAATGGTGAATAATAGTTAATTAATGCATTAGCCTGAGTTGTATTAATATCATTAATGATATCGAATAAGAAGTTTTCTTTATCAGTTAATGATGCCATTTCTGCTAATCGTTCTCTTACTCGGTGTCCAATAAAATTTAACTCCACTTCATATAACTGACCTGGATTTAAACGGTTAACAACACCTAGAACGTTGAATATGGCATCTACACGAAGACCTGTTTCTGTGAAAGGCATTTCATCATCAGGAACAATCTGACTGATAACCCCTTTGTCACCGAAGCGTCCTGTAAGTTTTTGTCCGATTGTAACACCAGATTCTTTCTCAACAACGAACTCAATAACCATGTTACTGAATGTTGAGTTATTGCTATCTTTCCAACTACAAGTTGGGTCTAAGATATCTTTCGAACGCTTGTACATAAAGTCTAGGTCTTCTGTATATTGACCAGTCTTCATAATCTCTCCAAGCGTTTGTACGACTTCTCTATGATAACGTAATTCATTATCGTAGTATTTCATAATTTGTTTATTGTACTTTGCTTTTGGAATTTCGTCATATGGTTTATTACAATAGATATTAATATCAACTACTTTTCCTTGTGCATAGAACGTTGTATCATTTCTAAAGTTAGGCTTCTGCATATTTTCATACTTTAAATCATATAGAGATTGAGAGTATGTAATTCGACGCTTACAAGCCAAGATTGTATCTTTATTAATCATCTCTCCAATATCAGGGAATGCTCGATATCCATCTTCCCCTCCATACATATTGATGAGAAGGTCATTATCATTTAGTGAGATGCGAACGTTCTCTACTTCGATAGACTTTAATCCATCTCGAAGAGATTCTGATATAACAATCGCATCCTCTATCGTTCGGTTATCAATACCATACATACAGTTTACATTGATACCATAACGATAGTTCATATTTTCATCAAATGAAGTACTGCTAAATAATACTTCACCTGCTTCAATTGTATCATCTATTTCCTTTGAGTCTAATTTCTGAGTATTATATTTATACCCGTAAGACTCTGTTAAGCGTTCATTACTTCTCTTTTCAATAACATCGAACTTTTGTGTTTCTGTATTGAATACGAGTAATGTATATAAGTGGTCAGGATTATCTTCAAACTTCTGAATTTTTCCTACCACGACTAATTGTGCTTCCGCTCGATAATAAGCAGAACTAAATTCTCCAACTATATTCTCATAGTTGGTATACATCTTCGGAATCTCTGGATTCAGTAGAACTACGTTCTGATCTAACTGACTACTTACCATGATTGCACGAGATGAGTTTGTACGATTCGCCATCGTCAATACATTCTTTCCTAGAATGTCATCTTTTCCTTCATACTTTCGATCTAACTCTAGCATCTGCTCTTTAATGTTTTTAATTGACATTTTAAAATCACACTCCCTATAGTTATGATGTTATAGTTTACATCATTCGCTACTATAATGTATATTTATAGAAGGAGTGAATATTTACTATGAACCCAAAAAAAAATAAGGGTAAGCTTTTGCTTACCCTCCCCCTAATCATTAAACGATGTCAAATAACTTCGTAATGATTTCTATCTCTTTATCCATTTTATATGGTTGACCCTCTGGTAAGTAGATTGCAACTTCTTTATGCATCTTATCAAAGTTAGGGTCTTTACTTGTAATCTCAATTACTGCTACTTCATCAACTGAGAAGTTTGGTAATTGTAATTTACTTTCAGCTTGACTATAGAAAGTAGCTTCCTTCTCAATCTTCTTACCTACTTCTACATTACCTACGATTACACGGCAATATTGTTTTACGTAAGTTGGTACTGTGTTACCTGCTTTAGATTTAGTAATATCTTTATCAAAACATTTTTCAGCAAATTTCTTTGAAGTTTCATATACGTTAATTCTGTATTGTTCCATCACATCCATATTACTCACTACAGCTTCAATCTGAGATTTAGTTAATGCACCTCGCGTACGCTTGATAATCGTTCCGATTAAAATCGCCTTTCGTTCCGCCATATTAAGTGTTTTATAATTTTTTAATTCCGACATTGTTAAAATTCCTCCTAATTAGTTATGTTAAACAAACGTGTAATTCATAATGTAAACTTATTGGTTGTTCTTCTCTCGTTACTTCCCTAACGATCATAGTTGCAAATAAGTTACGTGTACCAAAATCTTCTATGTTTCCAATTTCAAATGTTTTACCCTCGACGATATTTACACCTTCGATGATTTCTGTATCATAATTATAACCATATCCATATGCTTGGAATGATGCTTTTGCTTTTGCTTTTGTTATTTTAATATCTCCGATTATCACTACAGGCATAGCCACATGACGGATTGTTACTTCTTTTCCATCCTCCATCATTGTATATGTGAAGTCTCTTCCTGTACATGCATTTGATAGGAACTTGCGATATGCAGGACCTCTTTCTGCGGCATCAGCATAAATGTGTACTGCATCAATATGATGTGTTGTGAAAACACCTATGAATGCTGATCTATCTCCGTCTCCTAATTCTAATCTACTAATCCCAAAAGGTCTTGGTCCAAATATTGATAAGAATGCTTCTTCATGTTTTAATGTAGTCATTATTATTTCCCCCTTATTTTATCCCTCTGTAGTTGTAACACAATTCCATAACGGTATCTGGTATATAGACATGTAACCTGGACTTAATATCCGAATCAGTTACTTCTTCATTTTCCAGAGTCTGATAGGAATGTGTGACTCGAATGATTAAAATATTCTCATGGAGATTTTTAGGGTCATAGTCTTTTGACTCACCTCTGACATCGATATCAACATCCACACATCGACCACTATTGAATGGATCGAATATAACCGCCGCATTTACATGTGTGTCTGGAATCTTGATGTCTTTTGGAATGAGTAACCATTCCGGTGTTACCTTTTGCTTTATTTCTAATGTCCCACCATCAAGCTTGTATATGCCATCTCTTTTTGTGGTAGCGTGCATAGTGAATACAGGATACTCCTTGTATCCCATGTATACCGCTACATCATCTATAATATTACTGAACTGCAATTGATGCCGTAGAACTGCAATTACATTCTCAGCTGGTTGAAATCCTCTAATTCCCAAAATCACATTACTGTCTAATGATTGTAAAGCCACCTCTTTAGTTAGAATAGTCATTTTTAATAACCTCTTTCTATTATATTATCGGATGGAGTTTTATCTCCATCCGGTGTTACCATTGATAAACCTATATACGATTATTAGGAATATAAATGTGTAATTCTTTGAGGTCATGTTCTTGCCCATCGTCATTCGTTCCATAACGATTTACCTGAACAATTTGTAACTTGCTTTCATTTAAAGTTCCTTGTACATGAGGTCGTTCGACTTCTCCTATACGTGGATGCTCCATAAGACAATCATAGGCTACATCCGCAAACTCTAATGAACCGCATGTAGCTTCTCCGTATAATACATAATTTGCTGTAGCATACGTAATTTTAGTATCTGGTTCAGTCACTGATACATATTTTACTAACATACGAGTTAAAGCATTATCTATAAACTTTTGTGTTTTAGAATACGCTTCATTTCGATCCGAGTATATATGAACTAAGTCAAATTTTTCTTTGTGTAATGTTGCGAGTAGAACGTGTAATTCATTATGCATTAACATAAAGTCTTTTAAACCTAATACGTTCGGTGAGAATAGTGAGTGTAATGTTTCATCATGTGATAGTGTTTTCATTGTAATATCTCTCCTCAAATAAATTAGTAGGATAAAGCTTTTAGCTTTATCCCTGTTCTGCTTGCAGAATGCGATTCTCTGGAATGTGTATATACATAATACTTCCATCGCCTCTATATTTCATTTTGTCAGCATGTATAACTCCAACTAAATCTTCTGCTAGGGTCATAGTAAACTGATTAGAATCAACGAAGCATTCGCTTCGTTTTTCACTATTGGGTTGATACTTTGGATAGACTGAGTCTTCCACTTTTCCTACTGACACGTTACCTGATAAGACTTTAATACGACGCATTTCCATTCGGTCAGACGTTTGTTTAAAGTTACTGTCATAGCACGCTAGTTTCTTGAATGGCGATAACTCTCCATTCCCAAAGAAGAAGCGAACTCCTGTGATATCATCATTCTTCTTTAAGTGTGAAACTAATACTTTCTTTTCTGAATCTTTCATTAATCCGCCATGCGGGATCATAGATTCATTGTACTTCATAAGTTCTTCTCTTACGTATAATTCCATTTCTTAGCTCCTTATCTCCATACCTTATAAGTATGGGGGAGGGTTGTTATGGACAACCCTAAAACCTTTATTAATGGCTTACTCACTAATATAATGTATGACTGAATACACATTTGTTACGTTTTTTATTCTACTGGAATTGTAGGGTTAATATTAGGCTGATATACATGTAGTTCATTATACACTTCATCATGCTCTTTTCCTGTAGTTAACTCTTTTACGCAACGAGTAATTGTTCTAATAAAGATATGAGGCTTCTCAATATCAAAGTTCTCAAATTCTTTATCTGTATCAGCAATGAGAGTCTGACGTGTTTTACCAAAAATAGTCTCTACTGTCTGGCGAATATGCTTATCACCAAATTCAATATCACTATCAATAGCCTTTACAAAGATACTTGACATCTCCATACACTCATCATTTTTACCGTAATACTTTTCATTATATAATACGTCAGTGATAGACATTTCTTGAGAGTTAATATCATCTTTATGATGATATACAAAACGAAGAAACTTATCAGATGATAAGTTCTTCAGTAATGTAGCTGTAATATTTCTATCCATTTCCGATATGATATTATTCTCTACCATGTGATCATATCGTGCTTGCATTGTTTTTATTAATTGACCAATATGTTCTAGTCCGTCTCCAAATATATGCATACTAGTTCTCCTCACTTTCTGTAAATTCTTCAAATAAGGTACCTGGCATTAGAATATGTAATGAGTATTCAGGTTTCGTACTTGTAGCAGAGCGTTCTGCAAATATACGATGAGATTCATAATCTTTTACTAGTGCAATAATAATCTCTTTTTTACCCGGGAACTTAGTAAGTTTTTCGGATGTAGTTGTCATGATTTCCAATTGTCCAGTATGTGTCATTTTCTGTGACGTATGGATACATTTATTACCTTTAAGAATAGCGTCAGCACCCTTAACGATATCCACTCGTCGAGTGGTAGTTTTATTACCAATAATTTCAGAGATATTTGGAACTTCTCCCACAGGGTATTGCATATTCGTAGGAACTGTTTCATCCATATCAATACACTTAAATGCGAAGTCTAAGAAGTCCTTCGAGAATAATGAGCAATCCCCACCATCGTATAAGTGTACTAATTTAAGTCCATATGTATCATCTTGTAGTAATGTTTTAATTGCATCTGTATGATCTTGTGAGAAGTGTAATGATGAATTCTTAGGAAGGAATTTATCCAGCCCGTCCTTCTCGATATGTTGTAATGTAAGTTCTTTTGATAGTGTAATCATTATTTATTCTCTCCCTTTTCTGTAGTTGGTACATATACCATAATATGTCGGTAAACACCCATAACGTCAGCAGGTTTATACCATTGCATTTCATTATTTGGGCGTGTAGCTATTTCTACTTCTACTTCGCATATAATAACATTATTTATAAACATTGGAATTGCTACACCATCTTCATCACAAGCGGTACATGATTCCATAATTTCAGTTTGCATAACACCATTACGATTCATATATGCAAAGTTTTTAATTTTTCTTGTTTTAGGTTGATAAGTTCCAAATAATACTGTAACTTTATGAGTATCAAATGAATCGAATGGTTTTACACCAATTCGAGATATGTGCTTGTTTGTAGCCTCATCGATAAATGTAAACATATCATTCTGACCTTCGAAGATTGCAATACTATCGATAACCTTTTCACCTTGTGCGAGTCTATCTAAGATAATATCATGATGCTCATGTAGTAATGAGCCATCTCTACATAATTTTGTAATTTTATTAAGTCCTTTATCTATATTCTCTAAGCGAATATTTTCATATACTTTCTCAGCCTTATGTAAGTCTGTCGTCATTTCTATTTCCTCCTCTAAGGTTTCTCAATATAATGTAGGATGATTTCTAAAAAATGACAAAAAAGAAGAGTAGACCGAAGTCTACTCTCTTTCTTAGTATTTATCACGAACTGTGATATATGCACCATGAACCCATTCGTCATCATTGATGCAGTACCAATCACCTTGACGTGTCCAAACGCGTACTTGTGCACCGCTTGTAAGTTGTTTCTTAATAGAGAAGTTTGTTCCTGGACCTGTACGTACATTTAATACAGATGCTGTTACTACAGCTCCACCAGAAATAAAGTCTCCACCTACGTCAGAACGAACCCATCCAGAACCTAAGTTCCACCAAATGTAACCGTCTTCACCTTTGACATAACCGTAGTATAAATACTCAAGTTTATCAAGTGTTTTAACGATTCTTGAATTTGTAGATGGCTGTTCACGTAAACGTACACCAGTGCCAGTTACTTTTACACGACCAATTGGAAGACCTGCGTTTTTATCAACAAGACTACCACTGTCAGGTGCAATGCTTGGAGGTGGTGTTGGAACACTCGCTCCAGTATACCATTCAAGTGTTTTATCACCTAATAGCATATTTACATCAGAACGTGTTTGGATACCTGGAATGTTACCGTACTCAGTATATTGCCAAATATCTACACGCATTTTTGGTTTAGGACCATCTGGGTTAGGAGATTTGTTAGCTCCGTAACGTGGTACCCAAACGAAGTCAGCATCCACTTTATCCATACGGAATTCATCCCATACGTGATGACCAGTGTATAAGCCAACTTTCCATCCTGCTTTACGTAACTCATCAACGTAAGCTTGTGTAGCAGGAAGCATTAAATCAGGGCGTCCTTTGATTGTCAATTCTTCTACATCGACAACTAAGAACTTCGCATCTTTATCCGCACGTTTCATGAAGTCACGTGCTTCCACACGAGCATCTTCGACGCTTACGAATAAAGCATATGCATAGTGACCGAAAGGAATACCGTATTGTTTACAGCCTTCAACGAAAGACTTATACTTTCTATCAACCGTGTTAGAACCGTATTGGACACGAATGATTGCTAAGTCTAAGTATTTACTAGCTAAAGACCAATCTACAGTATTATGATGGGAAATATCAACGATGAAACCCATATATATCCACTCCTTTTAAGTAAGATATGAGACAAGTTTGTTGTCTCAATATATTGTTAAGAGTGAAGATGGGTGGGGAGTTCATAATGGAGACAAAAAAAAGGAATAACCTAGAATTAGGCTACTCCTAATCCACTCTTCATGATACGCATCTGCGGTATGAATATGTGGATTGTCCTATCTTTAAATACTTTGGTGATATCTAATGGATGGACGACATGTACTTCAACGGCGGCTTTAAAGGCTGCACCATCTTTGAAACCAGTATAGAAGATAACGTTCTCAACATCGTCAGTTAAAGTAACTTCGTCAAATAATTCTTCTACTTCAAATTTAGTTAAGATACCAGTTCTAATGATTGTACCGTTAACATAAGCTTCGTTCTCCTGCATAAATCTTGAAAATTCTGAGTCAGTAAATTTTTTCATAATAATAAATCCCCTTTATAATTAGTATAGTTTTGATGTATTCACTAATATAATATGTAACTGAAAAGGGGGTTATTACGGAACATAGATTTACGGTCAGGAGCATAGTAAAACAGACAAAAAAATAAAAGGTAGGAATGAACCTACCTTTCATTATATTACTCAGATAAACGACTCTGAGGAATATATACTCGCAATGCTCTGAAACTCGGGATAGAATGAGGAGTGACAATGCCTCCAAAACCACGTGTCGCTCCACGACCGACATGGGAGCATACCGTAGCAGTAAGATGATCTGCATTAAATGCTGGTAATTGATTGGTCGATAATGGTTTACGATTGTATTCGACATATCTTCCAACTTCCACATCGTTTAATACAGGTTCAATTTTAACTGTATCAGTTCGACTTGTAGTCTTATGTTCTCGAACAATTTCTTTCTCAGTACATCCTTGTAAACGGAATGCTTCGTTATGACGTCCTCCGAAATACACTTCAACAATATCGATTTCTTTGTCTTTAAATACATCTAATAAAACATCAAACTCGTTAGAAGTGATATAGCCTAAGGTAAAGAAGTGATTCACATACTCTTCACCCATTTCTTGAATATCGATAGGTTGTACTGTTAGTACTTTTTCTGTAGTTAATTTAATCATTGCCGTCTCCTCTTAGCTATCCAATTTTTCATTAGATAGTGAGGGCTGTTATGGACAGCCCTCGAACCTTATTATATAATATTACTTTACTTCATGACCTGGACGTACACGTTCTTGTGGAATGTATACACGCAATACAATTTCATGTGAATGTGAAGCTCTATTACGAGGTCCAACTTCAAATCGACGAACTGTTTTACGACTTGTATGATGACAAACTGTAGCATTGATATTGTCAAAGTTAATCATTGGTCGTGAATGCACAACAGTGTTACGATTTACTTCAACATAGTTTCCTAAACTAACTGCACCAAATTCTGCAACTGGGAAGATATTCACTACACGAGATTCTTCTTCACCAGGTTTCTTCATGCGAATTTCTTTTTGTGTGCAACCGTTAAATAGGAACTCTTCAACATGTCGTGCACCAAAGTATACTTCAACTTTGTTAATAGTATGTGCACGATATACATTCATTAAAGCTTCTAATTCATTAGATGTAACGTAATCTAAAGTAAAGAAGTGATTTACCCACTCATTACCTTTTTCTAAAATCTCTTTTTCTGTTACTTCTAATACGTCTGCTGTAGTCATTTCGATCATTGTTTTCTCCTCTTAGCTATCTAATTTTTCATTAGATAGTAAGGGTTGTTATGGACAACCCTCAAACCTTTATATGTTTTTATTATTTATTTTCTTGTAAACGTTCTTGCGGAATATAGATATTTAATGTTGTTACAGGTAATGCAATTGCAGCACGTTGCTGTCCAAACGTTTCATGTAATCGTTCGATAGTAATTGTTGCTGTTACATCTGTAGCTTTGAATCCAGCTTGAACCATATTGGAATTCTCTAAGTTAGCGCCAGTACGGTCAATAGATTCAGTCCCTTTAGTCACAGTACCAAATTGAACAGTTACTTCAACTGTTTTATTTCGTTTTGCAAATGTTTGATGTGTAGTATGGAATTTAGCTGTGCATGCATCATAAGCAAAGAACTCACCTTGCACTGTTCCAAAGTACACTCGTACATGTGTAAATTTATTTTGTGGATTAGTGTAAATACCATGTAGCATATTTGCTTCAGTTTTATTTAATAATCCTTGATTTAAAAATGCTTGTTTATACTCTTCCCCTGAAGTTTGTACCACTTCATCGGTTACTCTTAAAATTGAATTCGTATCGATTTTTAACATAAGTTTCTCCTCCTCATACAATCTTTAATTGTATGAATGATATTTGTCTGGTATATCGGACCATAGTTTTTATATCTATATTGTAAGCTAGGAGGGAGGGTATGGGGACCCTTCTCCTAGGTGTTACTAACCTAAATACACATGAAGTGATTTAATAACAACAATTTTTGTAACTCTCTGATCCTTTCGAATCTTATGGTTGTATGTTACAGTTGCTGCAAATTGATTTTGTTTGCAACGACCTGATACCTGGGATAATAATCCTACACTAAAAGGATCATCGTAGTCATCATTTGCACCGATAATAATATCCGATGTCAATACTTTTACTCGTTGAATCCATACATATCCCATATCTTGACGATAAACTGTCGTACATGCACCGCCACAGAAACGGTTGTAATCGTCAATATATTTATCGTATACATGTAATTCTGAAATGTCACCTTTCGCTAACTCGACTTTAAGAACTTCAAAGTTCTTTTTAGAAAGCTTTCCTGCGGAAATGTGTTCTTTTAACAATACCATCATTTCAGAAGTGAGTTCTTCCGATGGCTTGTTTTGAGAAGGTGATACTTTAATCGATTTCATAGTTCCCCTTTTCTTACTCAAGTTTTAATTGAGTAGGTAATGTTTCATGGATAACATTCAACCTTTTTTTATGGTGCTCACTATTATAATATATAGTCAATTATATCTTTATTACGAAAAAAAAGAAAAGTAGAATCCTTAACGGATTCTACTCTCTGGAATGTAAATATGAAGATACACTTTACTATCTTCTTTATAGTGATAAGACGGATGTTCTTTGACTGTCTTATCCATTTCATATGTTTCTATTACATGTAACTTGTTTACATCGAATACAGATTTGCAATTATCTGAAGTGGACGTGTCACGCATTTGTCCAGTCTGAGTACGATGAGTTGTTTGTTTTCGTTTAAAACCAACTGACATGTCGGTCAGTACTGGTCGTACTACTTTTGCAGACGTTACCGTTTTTTTCACTTCAGGTACGTCCTTATATACGAATTGATTTTCATTATATGTAGCACTATGTTCGAAACGATAAATATCAGCGTTTCCAATATAAAAAATAACAGTCGCTTCATTTAATTCTTCACATGAAGCACCGTTAACGATGGTAGATAATTCTTCTGATGTTAGTATTTCTAATTTTGGATTATGTAACGCCTTCTTAATTTCTTTTATATTATTTGTTAAGATGCGTTGTAGTACATATCGTTTCATCTCTATTGTTTCAGTCATGAATATCTCCCTCTCCGGTTTCTCTCTATTATATGGATGTACAGATATTCATAAATGATTACAAAAAAAGAATAGGGATTCCCTATTCTTCTCCAATCACATACGCTTGAGGAACATAGATACTTAGTACAGTACCTAGGTCATCCGTATGTGTTCTATCTCCATCTTCCGTTTTATTTACTTTATTATTCTTAATAACTGTAACCAATTGGTCAGCCATTTCACATGATACATATTTATGATAGTTCTCTGTATCGATGCCACCTGATAGCTTCTTAATAATCGTAGATGTTTCTCGGTGTACCCCTGTTGTAATAAGACCGATCAATACATTACAAGTTGTGCTATGTGTTGCTATTTTGATATTCTCACCTTCATGAATAGTAGACATCATTGTTTTTGTATAGCAAGCTGTATTCTTAAAATCATCTAAATCCTTTTCTCCAAAGTAAAATGTAATTTCTTTAATCGTTTTATCTTTCTCTAACTCTTGCGTTGCTACTGAATCAATTGTTGCTAAAGCTGTAGGCTCAACCAACTCCTGCATTCCTCCAAAGAACAATTCCTTCATTTTCTCCGTTACAAAGAATCCTTTCATCTTAGCCATCCCTCTTCCGTTAATTTTTTTACATTTATATCTGTTAGTTTATAATCGCCTTTAAATACATTATGATCAACGTTACCGAATCTAGTTTCCCCGTCTTGGATTTCCATTACATCCATGCCATCATTCGTAAGAGTCTGTAAAGAGAATGTACAATACGGATATGATTTAGAAATCTCTTCTAGCTTCTTTCTTGTACTTTCTAATTTATCATAATCTTTATCAATATAAATACTATATTGATGCATGTTATCATTAAAGATAATACGCTCACCTTCCAATACTCGTATGCCAGCTCGCAATTGACCTGCTATCAATATTGGGTCAAATTTATTATATTTGTCATATTGTTTAGAGTCTTCCTTTTTCAATGCTTCTATGATATCATCAGCTCTCGCCATGACCATATCGATATCATATGATTCAAACTGTTCATAATGGTCCATTACATACTGTGCCATGATTGATAGTTTATCCCAAATGTATTTAGAGTTAATACTATCCACAATTCTATTATGGAATTGAACCAATAATGTATTATCTAAAGAGAGCGAATGTATATCCGCTCTCAATCCTTTATCTTCTTCTACGATGCCTTCTATTAATATTCTAAGTTCAACTATCTTCTTCATTCCCATTCACCATCCAGTGTTAATTCTGATGCCATCACGTTCGGAACATAGATGTGAACAAAGTTTGCAGTAAATTCTTTATCCTTCACACCATCAGGCTCCATGATAGAAGAAGAATGACGATAGTGAGACAATGTTACCATAAAGAATGTATTATCCCATACTGGTGATACATAATGGAATGAATCTGGGATAAGATTACGAGTCGGTCCATTTGCAAAATGCTCCTCAACATTTACTGCCATCATCATACCTAGTTTCGGCTTAGGTAGATGGCTAGGCACATCACCATCATCTATAATAACTGTTTTTAACATTTCATAATCAGTGTCAGCGATATCCATCCCAGGTCTTCTACTAGATAGGTGAATATCATCCATACCATAAGTCTCAAAATCATTATGCTCATCTGTACCATAATATAGGTAGAATCCATCAATGGTTTTTCCTAATGATTGGATTTGAGCATGAATTTTACCCGCCAACATATCATACTTTCCTTCAAAGAAGTATGTGCGTTTACGCGGTAATACTTGAAGCAATGCGTTTTTAATCGTAAAGACCGTTAGGTCAGTACGCTTCGGTTTGTTCATTCTTTCACACTTTCGATACGGTTTGAAGATTGTGTCTAAACTTGTCATTTTATAATTCCTCCAAGTAAATTATTGATAAAGCTTTTTACTTTATCTTGTATTCATATAAATAATGTATGTTTTAGAATACCGTTATTCCGTTTCTGGTCCAGGGATATAAATATGGAAAGCTATACTTGTCATAACCTTTGGTATATTACGCTTTCCACTCTTACGTATCTCTGTAAAGGTAGACTTTGTAACGATTGGCTTACTATAATCTCCGTAACATATTTCCTCCATCTCATCTCGACTACATGCACGGATACCAATACCAAACGTTCCTAGAAGAACATGAATGCGCTTCATGTCGCATATATACTCGTTGTCATGCTTTACAACTTCTTTGTAAGCATACCCTGACATCTCTTCGAATGTAGGAATACCATGCTTTCCAATATGTATACCAACATGAACACATTTTGTCCAGTTGTCATCTAAAGCATTGATAATCTTATTAATCTTCTTTTTAGACAATCCTAGATTACCTAATTCTAAATAATGATATAATGGCTCGATACCCGCTGGGGTATCGAACACTTCGTATGGTATAAACTGACTTACTCGCATAATAAAACTCTCCCTTTCACTTCATTTTAGGTGGTACGTATATGTATAAGAAATACATCGGACGTCGATGCTCAACCGGTTTCAATTTTCCGACAGGATATGGAAGACTAAACTCTATTGTATTAACATTTGAAAATGCTCGTGTAATAAATGCAATAGGACCTCTATCATTCTCTGGAATATTCCCATTATAGAAACAATCTACACTACCACCATAAATACACCAAGTATCCACTCTATCCGATAAATTTGTTGAACGTGGACCTGGAATACCCGATTCTAACATGAACTTTCTATCCATTAATATCGGTACAATATTAATACTATTACTAATTGTCAATGGATATAAACGCTCAGCAATATAGTGCGCGTCATACATTGGTAAAAATGCTTCACATCTTCCATGTAATGTATATGCCCATTGATTTATAATAGCTGTGGTCTGTTCCGATCTACGGGAAGTTATATCTGGTAGATAATGCATTAGAGGTAAGAATGCCTCTTTCTGAAATTTGTTAAATTGTTGAATGTGATCATCGTATACGAACATATGACTCAAATCCCTTCCCCTTGGAATAGCTCATATCTATCTCTACATCCTTCAAAGATATGTATTGTGTACTCATGACGGAGACAGTTACGTCTCGGCTGATAAGCCATATGGTCATACATAAGATATTCTTTCCTGCTGTCCACATAATAATTCTCCTTCTCTCTCTCATATATTAATTCATTTATCTCTATTTTTTCTAATACCACAATTAGTTTAGGCTCTTTATCAGGCATTTCCTGACAAGAGGAATTGTAAAAGTGTTGTGTAGGTAATCCTTTTAAAACTATGTTTTCAGTTCTCTTTTCTAACCCAGTTCTATTATTCATAACACTACTAGGTTGACAAGCTTTTAAAAATTCATATTTATTATCAGTATATATTTCAAATCCCCAATCATGTATTGGTATTTCTAATTGTATATTAAACCAAACCTCTGCAACTTCACATGCTGCTTCCCAGCTTAGTCTACCCTTACTATGGTTATGTAGATAATATGCTAAAGAAGTAACATTGCTTGCACGTGTTTTACCTGTAGTAAACATGCTAGGTTTGTGATACCAGCAGAGGTGTAATAACTGATCAAAAGCTTCTCGTTGAGAATAGTTTAATGTATTTGGGTCTAATTTCATAGCCAACTCTCCCTTTGACTTAATAAAAGACAATAAGGGAATATCCCTTATTGCTTAAATAGTTCCATGCGTTTATCATAATCTCTCATAATAAAGTTATGATAATCATTTGGTTGCATTGGAAATGATTTTATTATTTCATTTATAGACATTTTCTTTATCTCATCTGTCAACATTTGATGACGTACTAAAGTAAATATTGATCTATATTGATTTTGTACTTGCTTATAAACTGTAGGTCTGATTAAACCTCCATGTTTATCCTGTAACTTTATCATAGCTGAAATCGCAGAACGCTCCATCTTGTGCTTCCATATAAATTTTGCTATCTTTAGTTTTGTATGATAAAACATAGAGACACCTTCTTTCTTTTTAGTAAAAAATAAAAGCGGGTGACAATTAAGTCACCCACAGGTATTATGCAGCGAACTCACTTGGATCGTTGTACGCTGATACGATATTCGCCATTACATCATCCACTGACATGTCTGTAGAAGAACCTAAATCATGTTTCGGAATATATGTATTGAATACCTCTAAGCTTAAATCTCTCATTGCTTCTCTCATGATTGGTTCTTCGTAGAACTTCTTCAGGAAGCCTTTCTGTTGGAACTTCATATGTTCTAAGCCATCGAAGTAATACCAACCAGAACCACGTATTGCTCCCGCCTCTTTCAGAGTCACGAAGTTTGTAAGCATCCGGTCGAATCCATAATCTTGGTTGTAGACCATCTTAACTTCTTGACCTGCACGGTTTGTACGTGATTTAACTAGCTGTACTTTACTGTAGAATCCGTTAATACCGAACTCTTTCTCATCAGTTAACTTCGTGCTTGTAGTGAACTTGATGATGTTATTTGATAAGTATAATGCCATGTGACCACCTGGTAATGTTTCATCTTGTTTCAGGTAGTTGATTTGTGCTGCTTTAGGCATATTAGAAATATTTACGTTTTGGTTGATGTGGTTAACCACAAATAAGATTACGTTTGCTTTTGCTAAGTCAGGCGCAATCGTACGGAAGATACGAGCATTTGTTTTTGCTTGAGAAGTTGTACTCATTTGTCCTGCTAACTTCTCTTCTTCCGTTAAGTCCTTCGGCATTAATAATGGAAGTGAATCCAAAATAATTACTGAAGGGATAATTTTATAAATCGGTTTACCGTATGAATTAAATAATCCTGTAAAGTATGTAAACTCTTCAGGCATTTTCGCTGCCGCTTCCATCTTCTGATTACAGTGGATTTTAACACGCTCATAGAAGCTCTCTGCTGTAATCCCTTGTTGTCGTAAGATGTAACGATGCTGAACCATAGCTGGTGTCCAACCAGATACGTTCTGAATACGTGATTTAGAAGAACCACGTTCTAAGTCTTCATGTATAATTACGGAGTTAGGATATGGTGCTACAATCGAAGTAGCTGCTTGTACAGCGAACGTTGTTTTAGCTGTACCTGCTTTACCGATACACATTACAATTGTACCGTCACCAATCCCTAAACATTGGTTCTGATAAGAACCGCCATCTACTATGTTGTCAATCGTGTTGTACATACCATTCTTAAAATCTAATGGTAAGAATGTTGTAGGATACCCAATAGCTACATCTACTTCAGATGACATACTAGGGTCTTTTGATTTACGAGTTTCTGCTCGAAACATGTCTGCTAGTTTACTTTGACCAGCTGTGTTATATAATTGCATATCCTCTTTTCCTCCTAAGAAAAAATAATATAAAGCTAGACACATGAGTGCCTAGCTTCACAGATTATACTAACTTAATCATCTTGATGCTAGTCATATCTGTTCTATTTAGTTGTTCGAGAACAGGTAGAAACTTATCCATTGAAATAGTCTCATCGATAAAGATGTTTGTATTTGGATGTGCACCTTTGATTGTTTTCTTCGCAGCGTCTACTGCAATAACTGTTACTTTACCTTTGAAGTGATCTAACACTTTACCAAAGTTTTGTTTGTTTGTAATTGCAATGTTAAATCCAGTTCCTGGATTCTTTTGTTTATTGTTTACTCGCACACCTTTGTTTTGAGGGTGGCGAGATTCAGTTGATTTAGCTCCATCACGTTTAACGAATGGTTTACCTTGACCTTGTCCTGTACGCCATTTGCCGTCACGAGGTGTTGGTTTTGCTGCCGGTTTACCAAATGGTTTCTTATCTACTGGTCGTTTACCATTAGCTTTACCATATCTAGAAGCCGCTTTTACTTTCTTAGGCTTTGGTAATGCCGGTTTTACTTTTGTACCGTCAGCTTTTGTTAATGTAAATAATGCTTTTGCAGTATCTTCTAGTTTCTCTTTTAAACGAGTAACCTTCGGTTCACTACCTGCTGTTACTACATGAGAGAACTGCTGCTTTTTCTTCATATCTTCAGTAATAACTTCAATTTTATTATTTGGATTCGTTTTCATATTTACAATTGCAATGAATTGTTTACGATATTTATTATTGCGATTTCCTTCTTTAGTATCATGACTAAAGATACCGTAGAAATAAACATCGATATCGGAATCCGTACGGATGTCCATGATGCGTTCGTTTACATCAGTATAGAAACTGATTAACGCATATGTATTGTCATCTTTTTCATTATCCTTTTTAATACCGATAACTGGACGTCCTTGCTTATTGAATACAACCTTCAGCTTAGTATAATTGAAAGCTCCATTTGGAAATGCTTCCTTAGCTGCTGTACCGACTGAGACAAATGTGTTTTTAACCACTTCTTTTTTGTCTTCCCCAATTGTATGATTCGCTGTCCAGAATGCTGGGAACTTAGGATTGTTTTTATCGTAGTCCCAACCTTTTTGTTTGAATGTTTTCTTTCCAAAGTTAATAATGCGTAGCATAATAAATCTCTCCCTTGATAGTTATATTTTTTATATTTCTAGTCAGCGAATCCTTTCGCTCAATAAATTGTTAGATTGATTGTAAAATGTTATTATTTTCCAACCTTCTTCAGCATTGCTTCATAATCACTAGAACGCATACAAGTAATCGGACGAGTTTCATAAATCGCTTTGATTACTAATGCATCATATAGAGCGTTATGTTTGTTATCTTCTGAGAATCCTTCAATTGCAAAAGTAAGTAAGTCCTCTCTACATTTATCAAATGCTTCCTTCGGACTAATCCCCATGTACTCTGCAATAATCTCATTTAAGTCTACACATGTTTTACTAATACGGTCTGGAATATCAAAGATATTATCAGATAGTAAATCTAGTAATAGTGCGAAATCAAAATGGGATACATCTGATACGAATTGGATTTCTCCAGACATATCACTTAACCAGGAACATAGTTCTTTACGTACGTGTAGCTTATCCCCTTTAGCTACAACTCCTGATGCTTTCTTGATTGTTTGTCCATCGTTTAAGTTCTGTAATAATAAGTTCTGGATTACATTCTTCTCTAACCATTCATCAATTTGAGAATAATCATAATCAGTTAATTCAGCATAGAATTGACTGCCATTCTCAGCAATCAATCCAATTGAAATAAGTGTAGTCCCCATATGTAATCCTGTAAATTCTGTGTCAAAGTAAATGTTAGTGATTGTCATTATACTCTCTCCCTTATTATCTTTTATAATTACTTGTTTTAGTATTATTAATTCGTCAAAAAAGAAGACTAGGAAGTCCTAGTCTTTTATTTAAAGTTTGCACGTCTTTCTTTTGATGGAACAAGTTTTACCAACTTAGGCGTAAACTCTTCTCCACCTTTAAACCATTTTGTAAATTTACCAATGTTACCTTCAACCCAATTTATTTTACATTCTAAATCAGGGTATTGTGCCGATATATTTTTTACAGCAGATGACATATCTTGTGCAGTATAGGTATCAATAATAATACAACCTGCTTCAGTATCGACAACTTTGCCTTCCAGTAATTCCAGTACAGTATCTAATTTATGTACAAATCGTACTGGATCAAAGCGTGGTCTCATTCTATCAATATGAATCATACTCTCTTCTTCATCTGCAATATTTATCATATGGGTAGCCATCTTAATAGCTAAGTCAACGTTCTCTATTTCATAGAATAATCGATAACGTGATGTGATATAATGTGTTGCAACTGCAAGATCACGTATATCTGAAATAGGGTATCCTTTATTTGTCTTTCTAACAATCCTATTACGTAAATTAGTAAGTAATAGTTCATCCAATTCACGTGAGCCTGCAAATCCGGCTATTTCTTCTTTAGCCTGCTGTAACTGCTCTTTTGAATCTCCTGTTATAATAATCTTACTTTCGAAAATATCTTGAATCATTAATCTTGTCATTTTATTTCTCTCCCTTAATAATAGTAAATAAATCTCTCATTCTAACCGAATGCTGTACAACTTCATGATTATAAATTGAGCCATTATCGTAATGTAGTATAGTCTTTGTGCCATCCTCATGCTCAGTTTCAACCATGACATATAGATAATGAATCTTAGATAACTCTGTCATTCGAGCTACCACATCAGCATCCGTATATAAATCAACTCTATATCTAAATACATCACTTACAACCTTACCGTCAATTAAATCAATAAATTCATTGATTGTATCTAGAAACGGTGTTTGGTTAAGTATTGATTTATTTTGTAATTCTAAAAATTCTCTCATCCATAGTTTTGGTAATTTTTCTTCCTTAATAGTAGTTAATGCTTCCTCTACAGGCATAGATTTAAATTGAACGTAATTGTCCATAAGATATTGCATACATACTATTTCTATCTGACGTTCATTGGTAGACTCTTTATCCTGTAAGGTATTTATATATCTATCCTTCATTTCTAGTATTAGTCTATCATCCATTAATACATCTTGAGCCGCACGTAGTATATGTGTATCATCGTATGATTCATGCTCCTCTACAGTAACATGATATCTTTTTGCATTTGATGTTTTCATTTTATATCCCCCTTATTATTAGTTAACTTCTGTTAATTCACGATATCTAATTTGATAAGTGGTAGGTTCGTCTTTATATACTACCCCGTTATTAAAAGTGACATTGCCTATAGATTTATCGGCACGTTTTATCATAATATCGATATACACATTCTTATCCATAGATAACTGCTTCATACGGTCTACCACATCTATATCTGAAGTAAGTTCGGCGCGAAATACTTCAGTCATACTTGTTTCAGTAATCGTGCCACTGATTTTATAAATGAAATGATCCATTTTCTTTATCATGGATAATCTATCTTGACATGTATACGCTTTTAATATCTCACGTTTCTCATAATCCATAACCTCAATCATCACTTTCATAATTTCAAATGCATCAGTACTTTCTAAATTCTTAAATATCGGATAGTTGTCCATTAGAAATTGAATCGACATTAATTGACGAAAATGATCATTTTCCGATAGTCCTCCATTGGTATTATTTACAAAAGCTTCACGTACACCTACAATCAATTTATCATTTGTAAGTGAGTCCTCTAGTGCATTCCGTATACCAATCATATCCTCCTCAGCATAGTTTGTTATCTTAATCGAGTAATCGATTAGCTTTGATTCTTTCATTTTATAAGTCTCCTCTCCAAAAAAATTTGGGTTATAAATAAAATAAAAGATAGATATACCCGAAGGTATATCTATCAATTCATTAGCTTAATAAATCTTTGCTAATGTTGTTACGTACTAAACGGTCAACTGTTAACTTGATACGACGGTATTCTTCACCATCTAATTGCATGAAGTTAATACGACGTTTCACATGAGCGTTCTGTCTACGAGCTTTTGTGTACTCTTTCAAGATAGAACGACGCTCATCGTTGTCCATTTTATTCATTGTTTTTAAAGCCCACTCAGTAACTAAGTCGAATCCTTCTTTTTCAAGGTCATCTAAGTTGTTACGGTTTTGAGCTTTCTCTAATAATACGGTTAACATGAATTCTTCCATGTTACGACCATGCACAATCTTGATTGCTTTCTCTACATCTTTGTATCCTAATTCTTCAGAAGCTACTGCTTCGTATAGAACGTTTAGGAACTGGTAAGTGCGGTCACGCATGAATCGGCGTGGGCAACCTTTGTAAGATTGTGCTAATAGAATGATAAGTAAAGCATCTAAGTTTGATACTTTTAATACTTTACGTAATTTCTTAATACGATCTTCCTCTGAGTCAGCGATTACTTGTAAGTAACGTTTTAATACTTTCTCATCATCTTGGAAGACTTTCTTTAAATGTAATTCACTGATAGTGAATACTAATAGTGGATCAATGTCACCTTCATCTTTACAGATGTCAGTTAAAGCTCTTGCGAACTTGTTGTTTAAGAATACATCTGCGATATCATCGATATCTTCAAACAGTTTAGAGTATCCTTGTTGGAAGTATTTGAATAAGTTTGATTTAAACTCTTTCATGTTACCGTCTAACTCATCTACTAATTCATCGCGATCGATTTTCTTTAAAGTCTTTGTTTTCAATAGAGTCTTTAAAGGAATGCTGCTATGGCTACCATGACCGTATCCGTTTCCATTACCACGGCGGTTACGTTTGTGCTTAGGAGCCTTTCTTTGAGCTAATTGATCCAATTTGTAGATTGCTTTGATTGCGTTTGACATTTTTATTTCCTCCTCGGTTATATACCTTTAATTTGGTTTTCATTAGTAATATGTTATATATTCATTAATTATATACACCTATAAGGGGAATGGATGGATGTCCACTTCCCCTTACACTGTGCTTATACATTAATAGCTAATTAATAATTTCCTAAGATAGAATCTGCATCTGTCTCAGGTTCTTCATTTAAATCTTTGATTGTTGTATCATCTTCCTCGCTATTTAACCAGTCTAAAGAACCTGCGATTTCACCCAGGTTATCCTTGCGGCTACGAGTTAAGTTTTCTTTCATGCTGTTTAACTTCTCTGCTATGTCCTCTATGCGTGTTGCAGGGTAAGACATTCCAGCCATAATTGTTACGATAGAACCTGCTTCAGATTCTCCAATGCAATTGATATGTTCGAAGATTTCATATGGCTCACCATATACTTCTTTCATCTTCGTGTAATAGCTATCAATTGTCTTTAATAATGATTCAGGCAATGTATGGATTACACCGACACGTTTGATTGCACGATCACGTTCGATATCCACATTGTTACTTCCTTTGATTGATGTAATCATTAATTCGTTTACATCTCTATCATTTAAATAGTTCTCTTTAATACCAGAGACTTTACTTACTGTGATAAGTCCTTTCGAACCAATTAATTTCAATCTGTCACGGTCATCCATTACACCGTAAGCAGTTGTTTCACATAAGTCACCTCTGAATACTTTCAGATCATTTACAAAAGCATTGTTGATTGTTTTGAATACTTCTGTAATTGGACCTTTCACTGTTTCGTTATCATACATTAGATAACCTAAGTCCAAGTTCTTAATCTCAGCCATACACTCAATTGTATTCTTTTGAGCTACTGGAGATTCTTTTACACTTGGAATGATTAATGCGTTTAAGTATACAGGACCTTTTACAAGGGAACGTAGTAAATCCGTCATAATCGGAATCATCCCTGAGCCTGTACCTCCACCTGTAGAACCCGCTACAACGATTACGTTGCACTCGCCTAGAAGTGTTTGTATATCACCAATGATTGGTTTATATTTTTGTTTCACAAATGCTTTGGCACGATTGCGGTCTTTCCCACATCCGTCTTCCCCAATAAGCATCTTTTCAACTGATTCGTTCATTGTCATTAAGTCAGCCTCAGTACTATTAATTGCAATTACATCGAAGCCTGCTTCTGATGCTAAGTTTGCTAACTGATTCCCTGCTGATCCAATACCGATTACTCCAATTTTAAGTGTCATAATATTTCTCTCTCCTCAGTCTAATTATATTTTTATATGTAGGTTTTTCCCACAATACTTTGTTTCATGTAATGTAGAATTACATAGAAAATCAACTCCTTAAATATATTTTTTATATTGACTCACCTATATAATGTATAGTTAAATTATAGGTTAAATTTTAAACGTATAGTGCATCTTCTAAATGGTGGATATCTAAATTAAATGCTCGGTTCTTATATACATGAACATCATGGGTATCCATATTATGTAATACATGATGAAGTGACTGTACATCTTCAAGAATAGATAAGAACTCTGATTTAAGAGAACTATCCCATTTATCATTCTTAATATCATATGGAGTTAAAGGATAGTCTATACAATCCATACCGATAATTACAGGAACCTGTAATTGCCATGCATAATCAACAAGACGTTTAATTTTTGTAGTCGATATACATGCAGCGTCAATTACTTTTAAGTCGATAATGATAGCTCGGATATGCTGTTTCTTCTCTCCAGGGTATTTACCTGAAATAATATTAATCGGGTCATCGTGTACGAATAGGTCACTTGTAGCAAATACATCTTTCTTACCTTTTATTCTATTTGCAAAGTGACTAGCATTCGATAAGTCATGCATGGCAGCAGATACTAATATCTGATCCCACGTTCTGTTAGAATTAAAATAAATAACAGTTTCATCGACATTATGTTCTCTATTTGCTACGGTCATAAATCCCATTGCAATATTTGTAAGATATGAATGTAATGCCAAATAGTCACCTGTCGTAACTACTAAATGTGCTCCTGGTACGTTATATGCTTTTATCATTGTTTTCATTATTATTCTCTCCCTTAATATAATTTAGTTTTATAGTAATGCTGAATCTGCAACCATGATTGGCAGATATTCAAATACACTAGATATATCAACACAATCTTCGAAGTCAATCATCATATCGTCGATAAGGATACCGATTAATTGATATAATTTAAATTCATCTTTTTGCATTGCTTCTGTGATTTGCTCACTGTATTTATCTACATCAAGAGGGGTTACCTTTGAACGAATAGTCTTCACATGAATAGGTTCATCCTCGTGAATCATTTCTAATATTTCATCTTCGTCATCTTGTACGATAACTAATAGTAAAGGTATTTTACCCTCATCTACTTTCACTTCTCTATTCGACTTGATGATGTCATCAGCAATAGATAATATATCTTCATGGAATAAGAATTGCTCCATTAGGAATAATCCATCCACTTCTTTTTCACCTTTAAAGAAAGTTTCTTGTAAATAAACATTATTTATTTTGAGCATTCTTTATATCCTCCTCTGTTATATATCTTGAATTTGTTACTAGGATTGGAATGTCTGGATATTCTTGTCGAATATCTAAACAGTCATCGATATCAGCCATCTGTGCATCCATAAATACGCTAATCAATTGGTAATTCTTATACTCTTCCACAGTCGTTAATACTTCGTTGATATAGTCGATATATTTAATATCTGCTGAGAAGTCTGCAATGATTGTCTTAATATGAATATGAGTTCTAGTTTCATATAATCTAGTAAATTCACCATCTGTTACAATTAGTATCAGAGGTATTTTACCCTCGTCTGCTTTAACATCAGGATTCGATTCTAAAATATCTCGCAATAAAGCAGCGTACGTATCAAACATGCCGATGTCGCTTTTTATTGCCATAAGACCTTCAATCTTATCACCACCGATAACACAATTTGTATTATGAAATCTTGAAACTTTTAACATAATAAATCCCCCTCAAATAAAAGTAACCCTAGCTATCTGCTAGGGTTATAGTAATTAAAATAAGTATTCAGCCGTATTAATATATAACATTTCACCTTCGGTCAATGTCTTATGGTAGAACGGCATGATTGGATGGAAATTATCTTTGGGTCTTGGCATTAATAATACACTCTCATATTTCTTTAAGAATGATTTACTCGTAATATCCAATACTGTTGGATCAATAAGCGCTGGTAGTACAAGTGGGATATTATGCTTCATTGCCATCTCATGCAGACGGTCAAGAGCATCCTCACTTGTTTGCATACCCCAGTTGTTACCGTGTGTCAAACTCATAAAAGCATTTGCTACTCCTGCACGATAATTTGTTACACCAGGTTCTTCAGACTGACTGATAAAATCAGACTTAACTGAAGCGAATGGATTGTAGGATTCCATAAAACGATCATACATGAATCGATTCTCTTGTCCTAATTTATTTAAACGATCTTCCCAATTATGGTACATAGGACCTACTACAGTAAACGGTTTATCGTCAGGTGTAACATGCATGTTTAGGAATTGTGCTGCCACATTTATCATAAATTTTTCTACATTTTCTTTGTTTGTAGTATGAGCCACTATTACATGTAACCCAGGTGTATCAAAGAATATTTTTGGATAGTTCGTTAATGTGATTTGCATATTAAAACTCCTCCGCTGTAAATGTGAATTCTTTATTTGTATTGATTGTTAATGGTGGCTGTCCACCTAATTCATTCGATTTACTAAAATGAATATCTAGTAACTCATGATGAGACATGAATCGTAGAGCTGTATCTACATCGTAGTTATGAGGTATCTTACCAATACTACGAATCTCATCATGTACATGAATCAATGTTTTAGCTTGTGCTAAGTTAATACGTACACCTATCGTAACAGGTATATCAAATTGCTTTCTCATTGAATGTGCAAATACAATTGTATCTAACAATGCTCGTGATTCTTCTTCTCCTCGTAGGGAAACAATCGCATCTGTTATGATTGCTTTAATATCATACGTATTTGCCGCGTTTAAGATTTCATACTCTAAATCTTTTAATACTCTATCATATGTATTAAAGAATAACATATCGACATTCTTTTCATGTATACGGTTCAATACATTAGGGTATTGACCTTCGTCTGATACATACTTCATGAAGTCGTGTGCTCCTAAGTCTCTTGTAAATAGGATAATTGCTGGACGTTTCTGTCCTTCTTTATGCTCTAATTTAGATGCCATTTCCAATGCAAGGTGTAGGGCAGACGTTGTTAATCTGTCACCTACTGCTCCTGCTATTACGTGAACTCCTGGTTCACTAATTTTTAAAGTATCTGCTAAGTTTCTCATTCAAAACTCTCCCTTATATAATGTATTGGTTTCTCACCTATATAATATATAGTCGTATACTTTTTCAATTATTATCGAGACACCCATGGTAGTGGGCTACTGCTTCGAACTTCAAATTCGTTAGGATATACTGCAACATGTGCAAGCTGTCCTTTATGGGTAACCCAAGCTTCATAATAAGCTTCTCCTGTTTCGGATTTCTTCTTCGGTACATATTTAGAGATATAACCTCCAGCACCTTCATACTCTCCTTCTGTTATAGTTACCACATGTGCTAATAAGTCTTTTCCTGTTTTTGTCATTTTATTATCCTCCTAGTAATTTACTATTAACGAAGTAATCCCTTTTATAAATAAGATCGTTAATAGTAGCGTAACGATTAGTGACGCTAATTCTAATTTATTTTTATTCCGTACTGTCCATATAAAATAACAATTCAGCCCGAATGCAAATATGGATAGTATTTCCAATATAATGTACACAATTATTTTCATTTTAATTACCTCCTCTTATAAGTATCATCCATGATACTTGAAGAAAGATTAAACTAAGGACAGGAAAGACAATTAATAATATAGGTAATATAAATCGATTAAAGACATGCTTACCTGTCACTTCAAGATAAAGCGCGTACAGTGTACAAACCATTAATATTATAGCTGCAATAAATAAATCTTTTGCCATGTGAATTCCTCCTCAAAATAAAAAGATGTAGAGCAATAAGCTCTACATCATAAATACTGCAACGAATAAGCCACAAAGTAGTAAGAATAGTGTAGCTAACGCTATTATAGCAAATGCTACCTTAAATCCACCCATACCTATATCGTGCATAATTTTAATTATCCATACTTCAAATAAGAATGCTATAAATAATAATAGCAATAGAAATCCTTTGAGTGTCATTATATATTAAGCCCCCATAATACAATATGCACAATATCTTGCATCACTAATAATACAAGATATGTAATTGATACCCATTTCCCAGCTCGTTCAAACTTATTCAGTTTGCCGATCCAATAGATTCCCGCTGCTGTACCGACTCCACATATATGGAATACGATACATGAAATTATAGCGTCAACCATGCGATTGGGTGGGCTAATATTAATGAGATTAAGAAGATTCTAACGAGATGTATAGACTGGTCTACTTCAATCATTACGAAGAATGGTAAATCTTCGATTTTGAAGTTTTTATTTCTAGCTATATGTTTCTCGATTAACATCTTCCACCAGATAACTGGTTTACGTGTATCAATAAATAGATGCTCAGCTAATGTTAGGAATAATACGACTAAGGCATATTTCCAGTTAAACATTGCTAGAACTAGTAACGCAATAGTTATTGAGTATACTAGACAATGACGAATTAGCGCGTCCTCATCTGTTGTTTTCTTTAATGCTTGCGTATTTGTTTGTAATAGATAGTCACCTATCCGATGTCCCACGAATTGAGTAATAAACAATGTGCAAAATACTACATGACTAATCATCGTACTTCACCGTCATATCTTCGACATATCGTGCAATTACTTTCTCAATTACATGGTCTGGGACACCTTTTTCTTTCATATGTTTTACAGAATTAATTAAGCTATGACTTGGACGTTGCATAAAGATTTCTTTCATAATAGAATATAAATCTCCACACATAGCTGGAATTTGTTCTAAAATATATTTCTCATCCATGTCCATTTCCAATGGGTTAAATGTAATGTAAATCATTTGACTTGGATATTTTTCTAACTCTTTCTGTAACTGATGGATTGTCATATCGTACATCGACTCATCGAATTTCAATGAACCCATAATCAGTCTTTGAGCTGCTACATCACGTCTATCATTATCAAAGCCGATAGAGGATGTTAATACAACTTGACGAGTACTCTTATGATGACAATCTGTTAAATATATATCAAGAATAAGATCATTGTAAGCTAAGTATGTAAAGTGATCAATCCATTTGATGTTACTTTCATTTCTCTCAGCTTCTACTCGGATTGCACCAGGTGATACATGCTCACTATCCAAATAATCAACATATACTGTATTCCCTTTTTCTACAAGTGTAGCTTGTGTTGGATTATGTGAAGTCATATAGCCTGCTATATCAATAAAATAGTTAGGAAGAATATTATATAATTTTTGCATACGATTAATATTATGCATAGCATTATTAGGGCTATCCGATACACAACTAGTTATAAACTTAGTTTCACAAATATTTTTCCATGTTACAAATACTGCGGTATTCATTGTATTTCCTAATTGTCTAGGCAATTCACTATATACATTAAATCCATGTTGCATAATCGACCATAACGCAATATTTCCTCTATGAGCTGTTACCGGTCGAGTAACACCTTTTTCAAATGTAGGAATACGTGCAACTTCACGTGCAAAGTACCAGAAGTTTCGTTCCACTTCATTTATAATTTTATTCTGCATAACTTCATCGAGGGTTGGATTAAATGGGTCCACATGGACTAAATCCTTGTCATTTAATTGTAGAATAAATTCTACATTATGTCCTCGTTTCTTCATTTTCTCTACTAAATCTGTAAATGATTTATTTGAAGTTTCATAATCGTAATACATCGTTTCTCCTCCTCATGATAAAAAAATAAAGAGTAAGGCATAAGCCCTACTCTTTATCTTTCAGTAATCCTTGTTTACGTAGCTTTTCTTTTTCTTCATCAGTAAGTTCTGCTACTTTGTTTGGGTCGATACCGACCTCACCCCATGCTACTTCAGTTAGCATTTGCCATTCTCCTTGTTCAGGCATGTGTTTCTCCTCCTTTCTCTTTATGGTTAGCTATTAAGATGTTACTGCAATAGTATTTATTTATTGTACTTCGCAGATATAGAACTTACATCTTTATTTAGATTATTCAATGTGCGAGGTAATGCTAAACCATCTGTAACAAGGTTTGTTTTTAATCCTGCACATGTAAAGAATACATCTAAAGTATTTAATGCTACCTTATCCGTTTTATTAGAAGGGATATCCTCAAGACTCACATACCCGTCATCTTTAATACGTTTCAACATTTCTGTTTTTGCACGAAGGTCGTCGGAACGTGCTCCGATTAATTCCTTCATAGAATCTTTTGCCCCTACCGCAATAAGAGCGATATTCTCAACGTCAGATGCACGAGCATTCTTATCGTCACCACTAACCATACCAGTCTTCGGATTACGTTGACCAATATGAATAGACATACTATTCTTTTTCGATACCATTTGCTGTACACGTTTAATATGAATGTATCCTGTTAGTACCGGTTGCTGTGTAACAACTGGGTCACCTTCGGGATTAGCAAATGGCATGATAACATGTTCGAATAAAGGCACTTTTAAGAAGTCTGCCGCTTTCTGCGCTTCCTTCATCGATACCTCTACAGCGTATGGTTCAATCTCCAGATAGAAGTAAGCATCTGGATTATTTAAGAACTTCTTCATCTCTTTATCAAATTGCTCATTAGACATTTTAGAATAACGTTCTTTATACTTCTGCGTATTCTTTCCTGTCTTGTCTAATATATTAAAAGTCCCGTAAATCAAGTCTTCCATTTTCTTACGTTTTGCTGGCGTCATTGCCATAAATATTCCTCCTTTAGTCTATTATAGTAATGTCGGAATTCTATTTCTTAACCATGTGTATAGAAAATTTATCAGTTTGATTCTTAATCATATCTAAGGTTTTTATCGTTTGACCATTTACGGTCACATTACCATTAAGATGTTTTACAGGCTTACCTTTTGATTTGAATGTCTCTATTGAAGTGTTATCAACATCTTGTGAAACCATTTCTAATCCACTATCAGTTACCGCATATAATTTACCATCCATACCAAGTAACTGATACTCGTTTATACTTAAATAAAATTGCATATTCCGTAGGAATACATATGAATCACCTTTTGCAGACTTTAGATTCATGAATAAATAATTTGTTTCTATTATTTGTCCTAAATCATATAATCTTGGAGATTCATTTGCTACTGCACTATGTGACCATGTCCCATATGATGTAAACCCATTTGTTAATGTGAAATTCGGCGCATGATATTCGCTTGTAGCAGGTTCTATCATAATGTGATCGAATTTCATCTTAAATGGTGCCCGTACTTCAACTGTTGCAGAGGTTGAAGTTATATGATGGAAATATGAACTAGAATCATTTTTAAACATATTTGCTGCAACATAATTCTCATAATGTCCATTGTCAGTTATAGTAAACCCTTGCATATCATTTAATAAATTTGGCACCTGAGGTGTCATAGTAAATCTATCGTTACTGTTAATCTCCATAATCTAACCTCCTAGTAAGATGCACTTTGCTGGATATGAATAACAAAGTACATAAAGATTGCACGACGGAAGTCCGATAGTGTTGCTTCACGATTTGACTTCGTATATTTGACACTATACTTCTTCAGCCATCTGTCTAGGATTGCTTTAATTTCTAATACGACTTTATCGTTCGTATTACTCTTCTTGTACAGCTCTGTACACTCCATGAAGAATCGGTCAGAACGAACATCTTCTACCTTATTTGCATTGTCAAATAAGAATAACTGTAAGATTAATTCGCACATACGTTTAATCTCATCTGTTTCGTTATTACCTAAATGCGTAATAACGTTTCGAATCTCACTAATACTCACTTTATTAATACGAGCTGCAAGTTTAGCAAAGTTCATGTCAGGACCATAGGTATTTAATCGGATAACACATCCATCGGCAATACGCTGTATTGCATAGGAGCTATTATCAGCTAAATGGAAGTTATCTTCATCGTAGTTATCACTATCGAAGTTTAGATACTGTTTTGCTCTATGGTCATCATAATACGCATTTGAGATATGTTTCACCATATCATTTAAACGTACTTTAATAGATTGGATATAAGTGGCTAAGTCACCATCTTCTCCATTGATTAGTCTGTCTTTGTATGTTTCATGGGATTTCATAACGATATGCTCAATGGATTTAAACAGAGAACCGTATCGTTTTAATAGGTACTTATTCGATAAGTTATTAACCGTATATCCCATAACGTTTTCCACTACCCCATACTTAAAGTATTTATTATGTAGAGATGAGTAGAAGTAGAATGAATAGAAGATTAAGAATAAACGTAATTCATCATCCATTTTATTCAATGTAAAGTAACGAGCAATCAATGCTGTTGTTACGTTAATCGGTTCCGTCATAATACGCCAGTTATCTTTAATGTAGGCTGATTGACGGATTGTAGACTTTACTTCAAGGGCAGTTAAGTTTGCACCCTTCATAATCACTTCTTTATCCTGATTTAGGAATGTAACTTTATACGTTAGTCCTGAGTCGAAAATCTTATCCGAGTTTCGATCAAGATAATGTCTAGCACCTTTTACTAGCTCGTTTACATGAGCCTTGTTCTTTAGATGTTTGTCAACGGTCGGATAGAGAGTCTCTACCAGTAGCTTACTACTTGTGGATTTCGCCATGTAGTACTACCCCCTTTTCTTTATATACTAAGCTTATTTAGATGTTAAACAATTAGATAACATGGTTGAATAAAACAAAAGGAGGATTTAAAATGATACATAGTTCCGTCCAAGAGCAAGTTTTATCGGAAGCGTATTTCGGTAAACATCCTGATTTATTAAAATGTGAGGAGCATTTAGAGAAGATTCGATTAGAAGCGTTAGCTGGATTTAATGGTACACACGCTAACGTTACGAACTCTATGATAAAGGAAATAAGAGAAGTAGAGAAGATTTTAGGTAAGCTATTTGGCTTTAAAGAAGCTATCCTTGAGCTGAGAGCTATGGGTTATGCCAATGCTTATACTATCCTCACTCGATTCAATATCGATGATATTGTAAAAGATTTAACAAAAAAGAATAAAAGAATCAATGATGGAAAGACTATCAAGTTTACCGCTGATTCTAATAAAACACTATACTGTGTATGTGGATTAGAAATGTTTACATTAGCCGGATTAACAGCAGGTGAATATCTAGCCGTCATCTTACATGAAATCGGTCATAACTTCTACTACGATGATAGAGAGTTATCTGTAGCATATCGTTTAACATCAGGTATTTTTATTATGAAAAGTATCCTATTAGAATTGATGAACGATAAAGGTAAGCTGAAAGATAAACTCCTAACAGCACAGGCACTAACAAGTTATATTCCAGGTGGAGATAAATTACGTATTGCGGCGGCTAATTTTATCCGTGAGAATAAATCTTTAGCTGAATTAGATTTAGCTCTTAATAACCTAAAAGGTGCTGGTATTGCAATGGTAAGTATCTTTGCTCCATTCTTCTATATCTATGAACATATCAGATACTTCTCTAAATATATGGCGGGTATTGTGACAAAAGCTGCTATGTCATTTGCATCATTACCGATGTTTGCGTTAGCAATGTTTACGAATGGTGATGGATACCAGAATGAGAAGTTTGCTGATAACTTTGCAACGTCCTTCGGATATGGTCAAGATATAATATCAGGACAAAAAAAATTTGACATTGGTAGAACAACGGCTGGAAGCGACATGAAGTACCCGACAAAGGGTTCGACAGCCGCATTCCAGTTATTAACACTACCTACTGATATTATTAATACAACGTCTAAGATTGTAGGGTTCTTAGGATATGTACATCCTAACTCAATCACACGTTGTAAAGACCAATTAAAATACTTGAAAGCTCATGAGAAGTCCATTAAAGACCCTCGTATGAAAAAGCTATTATTAGAAGATATTAAGCAATGTGAAAAAGAGTTAAAAGGTCTAGATGAGTTATATATTAAAACTCAACAAAATAAACGTAGATATGCATCTGCTATGTACTATCAAGTATCATCTATAATAGGTGGAGACTTTAAAGAATATCTACCAACTCATATGACGAGAGACAATCATAATTACCGTCAGATGGAAACATCGAAATCTTTACAAAAAAAATAAGAGATACCCTTTTTGGGTATCTCTCTTTTTATCTCACACTTCGTCTTATGATCTTAGTGTCCATTTTACCATAAGAAGAATCACGACCTTGACGGTACATCATAGCCATTATTTCATTCCCATTAGCTTTTGCTTCTCTCCATTTTTTATCGAAGAATTCTCTAGCATTATCAATTTCTTCCTGCTGTTCAAGCTCATAAGTGAATCCAGATACATTCGGATCATTCTTATAAATTACATCGTAAATACTAGGATAAACGATTCTATCAGAAGTTCCGATATTATCCTCACTTAATGCACGTTGACGCGGTGGCAGAATCTCACCTTGATCACGAGGCTTTAGCGGTGCACTCGCTAATGGGTCTCCGTCAACAGTTATCTTCATATACTTTTCTACATCCTCACTAGCAGGTATTGAAAGATCAACCTTCCCTAATAATTCGGGCGGTACTGTTACAGTTCTTTCATTAAAATTCTTTCTTCCTTTAAGTATATCAAATTTTACCCCATTTGGTCCTGTTACTCTGAATCCATTACTCATTATTGAACTCCCCATTTCTTATTAGTCTTAGGATGTGAATATCCTCTTAAAGGTCTAGGTTGCTGATACGCACTAATAGAATCCCATATAACTAATTGAGGAACCACCTTATTAGGCTTTAATGCATTACGAACGTTATCCATATCTTTTTCTACTTCAGATTTCGTTTTCGGTATGATACTATTATGCTCGATACTGTACCAGAATACTCGTTTTAACATTGGGTCAGCTAGAGCTGTAGTAAAGCCTAATGTTAATAAGAATAGCATACGAGAGTTACGATATGTTGCAACGTAGTGTAATGGAATCTTTGTTAATGTAATTGCTTCGTAACTCCAGTCAGCACTTTCGTTAAAGTCATACCCTATAATACGACGGTATCTACCTCTAAGGTCCATCTCCATATCATAGTTAAGCATATCAGTACCATGTATAATATGGTGCATCATAGTGTATGCTGACATTGTACGTGGCGCATATCTAGGCGTAGAATAATTACCAGCTTTCCCATAGATATCATAGAAGTGTGATGTTTTCATTCCAGTGTAATGGCTCGCGTGCAATGGTTCAATATATGCTATTTCACCAGGGTTAAATCCTGTAAATTCCATATCATCTATGAATGGAACTTTACCGATACCTCTTGGTACTTCGAAGTCATCATGGACTCCATGGTCTTTAATTACATCACACAACCCATCAATTAAATCAAATAAAGCGTTTCTTTGAAGATCAATTACTTCTCCATCTTTATACCCCGTACCATTTTCAAGTTCTTCAGGTTTCTTAAACTCTCGATGCACGTCTTCCATATTTCCGATATCCTGTTTTACATAACGTTTCTCACCTGCACCTAATCCATATAACTTATTATTTCTTTCACTAACATCTCTTAATGCTTTTAACATATTTTTAGTATTTGTCTCATGTTTTGCCATTTTAATTACTCCCTTTTTATAGTAGTAGGTTTTGTTTAATACTTATTTATTTTTAAGAATATCTTTAATTTGAGTTGGATACATATTAGATACATCCATTAAATCTATTTCATCTGAAGTTAATTGTACTGGAGGTGGTGTTTGTCTTCCTCCTGAATAATGCATTGGATTTGGCATGAACACCTGTCCGTTAGGATATTCTACTGCAAGCGGTATTCCGTTTGGATCAGTTTCTTTATGCACGAATACCTTACCATTACGTTCTGAACGAATAGTTCCTGGAATTTCTGTTACTAGTTTTCCTTGTAATGGCAAGTTTGTCATGTCAATATCCCCTTTTCCTTCTGTAATTAAGATTTCATTTGCATAAGTCTTTTTATTAGTAAACATTTTTCTAGCCTCTTTCGTAAAGTATTTTGTATATAATTCGTCAACTAAATTATTCATTTCATCTTTGCTTAAAATTCGTTCTTCTTTTAAGCACTGTATAAATACATCGCTTATATTATTAGCTATCACAACGCCCATTATATCAATATTCATATTAAAATGATACTTTCGACGAATATGTTTAGCTATAAGATTTATTGCAAAATTAAAATCGGGGTCATCAACAATCTCCGTTCTAACACATGTTTCGATTCCGTTCAACACGTATTGACCCATATTGTCATTCAGTAATGCTAAGAATTGATGTAGCTTATGATCAGCTAATATCTTCTGTATTCCATCATGATATAACTCATATTTAAGCTGATCTAATGAATCATATTTAATGAAAGTATTACCTTCATGTAAAGATTCTATTAAAAGAACGAAACCTCTTTTTTGAGGTTTCGTTGATTTGTTAACTGTTTTTGTTTGTATTATTGAGACTTCTAAAAGGTTTTTCATTCTGCTGTTTCCTCCTTGGAGTCTCTTGGACTTTTCTCAATCAGATTTTTATTTAAATTTACTGTGATACAAATATTCTCATTAGCGTTCACGAATCCGTACTCGGAACATAGAGTAGTTGTAATGAAGTCCAACATTTCAACTTTATCACCAGTAATACTTTCAGTCATCTTCTTAACTTCTAGAAGATTATCATATTTCTTTTTAAATTCTTCCTCTGTAAACTTTTCTTCATGTAATAAGATTACAGGTTCATCCTCACGTGATAATCCTTCATGGATATAGTAAGCGTGTAAATTATTTTTCATTTTAGTTTCCTCCTATAATATGGTCTATTAAATTGTTTCATCATCTATAGAAGTTGACTAAATACCGTTCTCATCATTCTGAGCTAACATCATTTGTAGATGGTCAATGTGACTCTTAGACCACCCTCCCATACCTTTCTTTGCTTTCTTTCTCATTTTAGGTAACATTACTCGTCTATCAATATGCACCAGTCTATCTATAACATGAACCTCACCTTTTGTAAGGAACCAAGCCTGTAGATGGTCATAGAACTCATTACCTTTAGATGCCATATGTAGCATAATCTTTTTCACATCTTTTTTATCAGCAAGACCTGTAGGAACGAATTCTATATGTAAAGTCTTTACAGATTTAGATATAACTTTATCTTGACTATCTTTAATATATATTACAATAAGACCAATATTAGAATATCCTAACTCTATAGTAGTATATTGTATATGCAATGTTTGACCTTGATGTTGCTGATAGAATTCAGTCATTATTGATTACCTCCTACCAGTTCAGCATTCTTTAATAAATTCCAAGTTGGTAGGAAATGACTTATTGCATATATATCACAATGACATTCAATGGAATTAAAGAATGTAGGTACATTTAACCCTTCGGAACGTAGATCATTCATATCTTTTTCTTCAAATCCTAATGATAATGAATGTACTTGAATCTGATTAATCATGAATGCTTCGCGTAATATATCAAACTCTTGTACAGTCTTTTCAAACTGTACATGACCTACTTCATGTAGGAATAGAAGTACCGTAAACACTTCTTCATTTAATTGAAGTCCTAGTCCTTCTATGTAATCTTTAAATCTATTTTCAAATGATTCTAATCTATTCGTTTCTTTACAGTGATGGTAGCAATTCGTAAGCATATGGAATGTAACGTTAAACTGCCCGTCAGTAGGTTCCATTTCTACCATCCCTTGATTATTATCCATCTCTTCTAAGATAGTGCCTTCAATATCATCATAGGTTTTGATATCCCAAACGATATCTTTACCCATTAATGCTTTCTGGTTTCTTGCGATTGTTCGTACAATTTGTTCTAAGTTTTTCATGCTAGTTCCTCCTCAGTATGTTTTACATACTATATAATTTATTGGTATTCTTTTATCATACCACTAAGATAATGTATAGCTCAGGGTATGGTTATTACTATTTATTCTTCATCATTATTCCACTTTCGTTTATCGATAGATTGACTAAGTGTTACACCACGTTCTAATGATATAAATCCGTGGTCTTCACATAAAATCTTCTCAATCTCATTTACATCTATCGTTCTATCTTCTAACTTAGCAAACTGTATTACACTTGCTAAAATAAGTTTAAAATCTTGCTCACTGAATTCGTTAGGATGTAATATATAGGTATAGTCCCATCCTCCATCCCATACATTACCATTTGTAATCTTATAAATGTGCATACTATCCTCTCCTTATAAAAAAATAAAAGAAAGAGATGAGGATATCCTCATCTCTTAGTTTATATCAATAATGTTTTCTCCTTTACGAACTCCCATAAGCTTTTTCATTTTCGCTCTACGAGTTAGTTCAGGTACATCAGTAATGTTAATCTCTACTGTCTTCTCAGAAGTAAATACATCAATAATTGCATCTTCTTTGACAGGTTTGATTCCCACGATTATTTCATCTTCACGTAAGTCTGACAACTGAACGTTCTCATCTCCACGTTTCATATCAGTGAAGTTAACCAGTGGTGATTTCTTACCATTACCTTTGTTTGTTAACATGAATAGGTACTTATCTCCTCGCATGATTTGAGTCATACCTTTTACACCACCCGTTACATGCATTTGTTCTTCTGTTAATCGTGAGCCGATTACACCAGAACTCATACGTAACGTAGCTGGAATTTCTTTTGTATTGTATCTGATACCGTGTCCTGAGCGAGTATATAAGACAATGTCTTTATTACCTTTCACCTCAATAACAGATACCAGTCTATCGGTACTCTTTAATACAATACCGACAAGTCCACCTTTTGTTACTTTACTGTAGTTACCACAATGAGAACGTTTAATCATTCCGTTTGCTGTAGCAAATACATAGAATGGACCTTTATCATCTTTCTTATCACAGTCATCATATTTCTTTAGAATAGATACGATACGGTGAGAACCGATACCGATTAATCTATTTAATAATACCCCTGCTTCATCTAATGCTGATTCAGGTATATCATTGACTGCGATTGAATATACTTTTCCTGTTTCATCAAATACCAATAAAGACTCTTTATTATTCAATTTCATAATCTGAGTTGCTTTATCTTTAGGTTCGATGAACCCTACCCCGTCTACATTGTTAGGAAGCTTCTTAATAAGCCCTTTCTTTGTGATAACGATAGTATGGTTTGTATCTGGTACGTGAGGTTCACTAGAAATAGACACTACATCACATAAACGTTTGCGTCCATATTTCTTTTTCCCTTCACGTAACTCTGCTTTGATTTCTTCATCTACGATAGAGTCATCTGACATCTTATCATAAACTTCTTTTAATTTTGCTTCAAGGTCTTTCTTCTCTGTTTTAAATGACTCCATGTTATCTATTGATAACTGGTACATTTTCATATCAGCGATTGCTTCTGCTTGGATATCAGTAAGCTTAAAGTCCTTGATTAACTTCTCAACCATTTGACCACGGTTACGAGAAGCTTTTGCAAGTTTGGATAACTTTGCATCTCCGCCCTTACTAGATAAGATAGAGATTAATGTTTCAAGAATATGAATACGTCTACTAATTGTAGAGTATTGGTTTGCATAGATACGACGTTTTGTTTCACGACGTAACTCAATCCAATCTAACAATCCTGATTTTAAACTATAACGATAGTTCTGATAGTCGAATGTTGCTTCTAATCGTACCACATGTGTAGACTCCAACGGAGTGGAACGATACAACGCTTCTTTCACTTTCTCAGGATTGAATCCTTTCTTGAGTTTAATACGAGTACGGAATTTGGCAGGCTCTGTTGAAGCTACACCTTTCCCTTTTTTCTTTCTCTCTTTTCTTGGAGACTCATCATAAATATCTGCAATACCTTCGAACTTCTTATCATTAACAAGTTCTACAATCTTTGCAACTAATGGGTCCATTGAAACTCCGTATGGTAATGATGTAATGATTAAATCCCCATCTTCTACAATCAGTTCACCACGAGTACGGAACTTACCTTCTCCTGTTTCACACATTGTCTTAAAGTCTGTATCGACAATTAGACAACGGTTTGGCATATCAGGTACTAACCATACTTTCTTTAAATCTGGGTTATCAATCAGTTTGATTGTTAAGTCAAATAGTTCAATTAAGTTATACGGTGGAATACCTGTCATTAAACCTTTACCAATACCGAAGATACTCTTAATGAATAACATTGGGTATTTTGATGGTAGATATTCTGGTTCAATGTATTCCCCTGTATAGGATTCATTGAAGTCTGTTACAGTCTTACTCCATTCAGAGAAGTAAGCATCTACTGTAAACTCTGTCATTTGTGCTCCAATGTAACGCATAGCCGCTGCTGTGTCACCATATTGAGAACCATAGTTTCCATCTGGTTTAATCATAAGCGGGAAGATGTTCCAATGTTGCCCTAGTCCTACTAATGTACCATATGGTGAAGAATCACCATGAGGGTGATACTTACCAATAACGGTACCAATAATCTCAGCAACCTTTTTCTTTTTACCTTTATGGTCAAAGAACATCGCGTATAGTACACGACGTTCTACTACTTTTAACCCATCAAATACATGGGGTACGGAACGTGCTAAGTTGACGTTCTTATTAAATATCATCATCAGAGCTTTATTGTAATCAAAGATATTAAATTCTTCGACACGTTTTACTCTTGCTACTCTTATTTCATCGGTTTTCTTTGTTTTCTTTTTTGTAACCATTCTATTGGCTCCTCCTGTCAAGTATCTTATTATATTGTCCTTCTTCTATTAAGTATCAATATCCTCGAAACTAATCTTGAAGGCAGCCATTAATTTCTTACGTTCTTCCGCTGCTGCTTTCTTACCCGAATGTAAGACAGCGAAACGTTTTGTATCATGCTCGATATCTTCCGATACCAATTGAATCAAGTTACGTTCTTCAGGGTCTAATGTTGTTTCCCATAGTTGGTCTGGAGACATCTGTCCTAAACCTTTATAACGTTCCTTATTCTCTGGTTCAAACTTCTTAACGATAGCCATTAATTGACCTAATGTCATTAGTTCGCCATTCACTTTGAAGTGAACCATTCCATCATTTACTTTATAGATGTAATGTAATAATGAGTCTACTTTTTTCATCAGTTTATCATGAAGCTTTAAGTACTGGAACTCACGATCATATACACCTGTGATAATAAGACTTCCATCTTTAAATTTCTCAGACTTTAAGTATGGAAGAGTCTTCATATATTTCGTTAACTCTCTTGGCTTATCGTAGTAGTAAACCATGTTTTCTAATAACGTAGGATTTACTGCAAAACGATTACCTAGTTTTGTTAGAGTACGTAAGTACTGACGGTTATTATATAATAACTCAGCTACTTTATCATGTGGAAGCTTCTTGCCTTTTAAGTCAGCAATCTCTAATTGATTCCCAATAAGACCATCCACATAATTGTAATACTCACGATTATCTTTCAGATATAAATCACCTTTACGTTCTTTAATCTTATACAGTGGTGGAACCACTTTATAGACCATACCATTGATAACAAGTTCTGGCATATGAACTGTAAAGAATGTAGACGCTAGACTTGTGATGAAGTATCCATCGATGTCGGCATCTGTCATAATTATGATGCGTTTGAACTTACATTTCTTAATATCGAAGTTCTTACCGATACCACAGCCTAATACATTGACTAGACCGCGTATCTCATCATTCTGTAGTGCTGCTGCAATCTTAGCATCATATGTATTTGGTAATACACCTTTCAGGTAGAATAATGCTTGGTTATCGTCACGACCTTCACGTGCACTACCACCAGCCGATTCCCCTTCAATGATGATTAATTCTAAGTCAACACCTTTTGCTTTATCTAACTTAGCAGGTTTATAGTTCTTAGGAAACTCGCTATTGAAGATATTCATTTCAGTCTTAACAATAGACTTACGTAACTTCTGAGTTTCTAAACGTGCCTTTGCAATATCTTTAATGTACTTACCTAAGCGCTTTGCATCATTTGGTTTATCTTTCAACCATTTCTGTAAAGCTGCTGTTGTTGCTTTTCTCACGAACGGGTTCAGGTCTTCGTTATCAATCTTCTCTTTAACCTGTCCAATGAAATGAGCTTCGACATGTCGTGCATTGACGATTGCTACAAGACCCATCTTCACATCATCCGTAGAGATATTTAATTTGTCTTTCTCTGTTTTACTTAATACTTCTTCGCGTACAAACTTACCGACAACGTTTGATAGACCAGTCTTGAATCCTTGTACATGTGTACCATGGTCAACTGTCGTACAGTAGTTGGCGAAACTAATAATATTTTCTTCTACATGTGGAGAGTATGTTAATGCAACCTCAACAGTTTTATCTTCATCTTCCACATAGAAGTAGACTGGTTCCATAATCATATCTTTACCAGCTGCTTTTGCTAATAAATCAACGATACCATTCTTCGGTTTAAATTCATGACGAATAACTTTCTTACCTTTCTTTGGTGTAATCTCTGATACGATTTTTACACCACGTACAAGATAAGCTAGAATCTCACATAAATCCGTTACAGGTCCACCAATTGCTCCATCGTATTTACCAATGATATCTTCGTTACATTGGAACGTAACAATTGTACCTGTTTTACTCTTCGGACATTTACCCCATTCTTCTGATACAGGATAACCATTCTCGAATCGTACTTTGAATGATTTCCCATTACGGAATGAAGTTACTTCCATAAAGTTTGATAAAGCGTTCGTTGCTGTACCACCGACACCGTTCTCACCTGCCGCGTACTTATATGAACTATCTTTACCTTTCTTGAACTTACCACTTGATTGAATATATGTAAATGCTTTTACTATACTTCCATGAGGAATGCCTCGACCATTATCTATGATAGAAGCGATCTTAGTTGTTTCATCGTATAGTACAGTAATCTCATCACAAGTCGAATCCTCGACCATACTTTCATCCAAACTATTTTGAATAATTTCTTTAATCAAATGGATGACTGCTTTGGCGTTGGTATAGCCGATGTACATATTAAGGCGTTCTTTAATCCGCTCGACATCGACCTCTATGACTTCGATGGAATCTTCATTGTATGCTTTAGCCATTTGCTATGTTCCTCCTTGAATAATTCTTACAAAAAATAAAAGAGTATAAGCAAATGCTTATACTCTTATGTATACTAAGAGTTCTTAGTATTGTGGGTAGTATCCACGACCACCACGGTTTTTATTTTTGTTCTTACCTTTACCTTTGTTTTTATTCTTCTTACCTTGGTGCTCATAACCCATTGCGATTAATGGATTGCTAACTGCTGCTCCTAGGCGTGGGTCCATGTAACCCATGTTTGCAATACCATTGTGGTTGAATTGACCAGCGTTGTATTGGTTTTGGTATGGATCATCATGTAGACGTTCTACAACCAGGCTGTTATAAGACTCTGGAAGTTTTTGTAATAATACTTGTGCAGCACCGAACTGTTGTAATAGCTCGAAAGGCATATCTTCTTCAGTTACTTTAATTGCATTAATAGCATTCTTAATTAAACGTGCTGCTGCTTTTAATTCATTAGCATCGATTTCTGATAGATCAATTTTCTCATGGCAGATTGTGCACTTGAACATAGTGCCAGTTTCACCAACTGGTTTAAGAGCTGAAGCTGTACGATTGTTATTCTTTTCCACACGGTGGTCACAAGTAGCTTTCATTTCTTCCAGTTGTAATAAACGTTGGCTCTCCATACGTCCGTAAGCTTTGATCATTTCGATGTGTTTCTTTTTCATAATAAATTCCTCCTAAGGTTTCTTATATAATTTTATTGTTGCTCACCTTTATAATGTATAGTTATATTTTAAGTTAAATTTTACAACTATCTATTCGGGTGAGTATACGTCCTCTATAATACTGTTGTACTCAGTATAAAAGTTTATTCCGCAGGAATGATAACACCTGGTTCCCGATCTTCATGTTTCTCAATCGGATCACGGTGATCTGTATCAGGGTCATACTTTCTTTTTGTTTCAAATGAGATACTATCAATTGCATCATACGTGATTGCATGATCAATAACATCTCCTGAACCTGGTTTAAATTCCTCAAAGATTAATAAGGATAATTTATGGTTCCATTCTTTTAATCTGTTACCTTTACGATGCGTCCACATACGACCATTGTTTAAATGTAATCGGTCAATGTTAATAGGACCACCGAATTTCTCGAATGCGTATTCGATTTGTTCTGGACTCATTTGTTTCTCCTCACTTTCGTTTCTTCTTTTTCTTTCGTTTACCTTTACCATGATACAGGTTAAAAGCATCTTTGAATTCTTTACTCTGTATCAATTGTTGTGTTCGCTCTTTCTTAGAGATGAATACAGGCTTACTATCTGTAAGCCTGTCATTTCCAAAGAGGTCATTCATCGTTGTATCTTTAGTGACTCTCATATGTAGAAACCTCCCGGAACATACTTAAATAGGAACTCATAGATAGAGCTAAAGGACTCTGAGTTTTTCCCATTCTTGAATTTTACTAATACGTCATCTAGTTCTACTTCTAGTGCCGCACCAGTATGTATTAATTCCATGTTAACGAAGTTAAACTTACTACAATACTCAAAGATTTCTCTAAAGATATCTGTTACACTTGTAGCGATAACTTCTTTCTCATAGTGAACGATGTAATCAGGTTCTCCTTCTGAATGACTTTGGTCATATTCACGGATTACGTAATTCATCACTACATGAGACATGTTATCTAACTTCTTATAATATTTATAAGGGATTGCTTTAAACATTCCGTTTCCTAAGTTAATAAATACTTGGGAACCTTTATAGCGTTTCTTCTTACTTGGAATGTGCTCACCCATATTCATAACAGCAAAGTCTTTCATTACAAAGTTGAAATCGTCTCTATAGAACTTCTCTACATCAGCTGTACGCATTGTTAAGAGTTCTCTCACTACATCGATTTCATTTGGATCGACAATTGATTTACCTTTTAATGTGTATAGGTAATCATGTACAAATAGTAATGTCGATGCAATTAAGTTTACGATATCATATGTACCGCTACGTTTTAATCTATCAATACGAGTATCCATAAAATATGTAACGAAGGTATTTAACGTACCTTCGGATACTACATTTAATACATCTTCAATATCAATCTTTTCATTATCATTAATTAACTGCTTTAAATGAGTTAATCCATTTAAGATATTAAATAAGCTATCTGTCATAGCTGGTACACGTGATACTCGTGCTGTACGAATATCATCTACAGGTTTAGAAGTTTCTGCATCAATAATGATTGATGGCTTCTTTTCTTCTAATCGTACTGCTTTTACTTTACGTACATTTACCTGTCTAGTGTCTGTGTGTGCTACTACCTTAATTTCGTTTGTCATTATTTTTCATTCTCCCTTCAGCTTTTAGCTGCTATATTATCGTACCACTTAGATGATGTATAACCATTATATGTTTTGGCTTTTTCTTTTCGCTTCACAATGATTAACGTATGTTGCGCTCTGGTAATAGCTGTGTATAACCACTTACGGTGGAATAATTCATCCCCGATTTTCTCTTCTAATACCATAACGGAACCATACTGACTACCTTGTACAAGGTGACATGTGGAAGCATAACCATATTCAAAACGGTTACCATCTCCATATCTATACGTTGCCTTATCTTTCATTGGTAATGTTAGGTAATTGTAATCCATTGGAATATGTGCAAAATAATCATCTTCCATAAAGTCTGGCTGGAAGTCGATATGCACTTTGCTACCATTAAATGTTTCACGATAGACATATTCCACTGTACCAAATAGACCATTGATTAATGGAATATCATCGACAGTCTCTTTCCAGTTATTCTTACGACATACCATTGTTTCTCCCACCATTGGGAAGTGTGAACGATATCCTTTGATATCATATCGCACTCTATCGTTAATCTGCTCACGGGTTTTATTCTTCCCACAGATAACGATGTTAGATTTGTTAAATATCCAGTTATGTTTCATAGCGTCTTCATCAACCACAATACAGCGTGGACCATAGACACCTACTGGGATATCAACACCTTTACGAGCCATATCAGATAATGTAATGATAGGGTCTCCTTCTTTTTGTCGTACAATTTCCCATAGTACTGCATCAGGATTCTTAATGAAAGAAGACTTACCGAATACTGGTGGTAATTGGTCTTCGTCTCCGATTGCAATAATAGGAACACCAAATGATTCCAAGTCACGTTTCATATCATCTGGAACCATACCAGCTTCATCGACTACGATAAGCTTAATCTTTGGTCCCAAACTTCCACGTCTACGGAATGTTGGTTTTGTAACATAACGGTCATCTCGTCCAATCTTAAAGTTACCTTTATCATCCATTACTCGTTCTACTCCGAAGTCATAAATGGTAGAATGAATTGTTTTTCCTTGTAATCCATTCATACGTAAAGGTATTGTTGCTTTACCTACATAGGTTGCGAATAATACTTCCGTTCGCACATCTAGACCAACCTCAGCCATCATACTATAGATACAAGTTGTCTTACCTGTACCTGCCGGTCCTTGTAACTTGAATGTCTGTTTGAATTTCGTTTTCCACCAGAGTACAAGTTTGGCTCGTGCGTCAGATTGTCCTTGATTTAATGTAATCATTGCCATATAGATACTTCCTTCCTTTTGATTGCGTCCGACGAGTTCAACTATCTATTAATATGATAGAAAGGATGATTCGAATGAACTTCGAAAACCCGACGGATATTGAGTTAGAGATTTGGGAAAATGGATTTAACTTGGACTATCACAAATACGTTCGTGATGCTTCCCCTATCCATATTAATATCCCAAAACTTATGCCATTCATTCCAATAGCCCCATCCAAAGATACAGTAAGACAGATCAATACTGCCATGATACAAAATGACGTATCCTGTAGACCTCGAGTCAAAGGAAGTATCGTCACTTGTAACTATATCATTTCACCTAGAAGTGGGTCTCAATCCTATAACGGTGAAGTTTGGCTGGGTACTCGTTTAAATTGCTTTATAGCAAATAGAAATCCGAAACGAATTGAATTTACAACTGTATAGGAGGTTATCCCATGATTGTAACATCGAATCCAGAATCTACAACAACCCTGTCTGAATTAATAACAGAAGGGTCAACGAGTGAAATCCAATTGTCTACGACTCACTATCTATTACGTATCGGAGAGAACATCTTTCCGATATCCAATGCAATTGATAGCTATATGGATTTCTTAATTGATATTTGTATCGACGTTAAGTTAGACGACAAAGAATTCGATAAGTATTATCAGAATCCTAAAATATTAAGTCGTGACTTATACGGTACAATGGACTTATGGTATATTCTATTACGAGTGAATAGATGCTCTAGCCCATTTAACTTTAAATACAAAACATTAAAGGTTATGCATCCTGATAGACTTGAAGTCATCAATAAGATACTTAACCTATGTGAAGAACGTCTATCTAGAACGAAGAACTATGCGTTCCTAGAAGACATACCAAGGGTGTAGGTAGAGAATCTCTACCTACCCTTTTTTATATAATATCTGCAAGCCTTTCCTCACGACTTGGTGTACGTGTGAATGTTAAAGGCTCGCGCTCTTTTGCCGTCATTCGTCCCATCTTACCTGTGTTAATTGGGATTACTTCGGCTAAGTCTGTTGCTAATGTTTCTTCAGATAACTTCTGACCACCTAAATCAGTTTCAATACGCATTGTATTTGTTTCTGCAAACGGTTGGTTAAAGTATGTTAATTCTGATAACGGTTTTCCACGTAACTTAATACGTTTGAATGTTAGATACATTCTTTGAGTTGACTGTTTCAACTCTCGGTTGATGATACATGCAAAGTCACTATTCTCAATCGTATTCCAAGATTCACCCACGTTAGAGCGTCCTAGTAATTTCGCTAAGTCATTCTGATTGAACTCCATAGCGGAGTCAATTGTCTTCGCACCATCACGGTTCAGCTGGTTCGCTGATATAACTGGGATATCTTTATCGATAGCTAATGCTTTTAACTCATCGACAATCGCCCCTAATTTTAAACGTTCTTCTTGCCCGTCTCTTGTTGCGGAACGAATACGTTTAATATAGTCATGAAATAGGCAGATTACTTCATATCCTAAATCTTCATAACCTTCAATGATACTATACAGGTCAGTTGTATCAATTGTTTGACCTGCTCGATATTCTACAAGAATATCGATATTATTTTCATCTGTTAACGTTAAGCGACCTTTCTTACGTAGAAGTTGAATCGCTTCTTCAGGTGAGTTGAATTTCAACTCATCATCATTTGTATCTGCTACAGCTAAGCTGTATAAACGTTCAATTGTTTCTTCCACACTGTTTTCTTGTGTAACCAATAAGATAGCCGGCGTACGGTCTGGGTCTTTGGTTACATAGTTTTTATTAAACAGTCGAATTTGATACATCAGGTTTAATAATAGACCTGATTTGAAACCACCTGATAGACCTGCAAACATATAGAAACGTTGTGCTTGGAATCCTCCTGCTAATATTTCATTCAGGTCTTGGATTCCGGTCTTTAAGATATTACCAGGGTTTTGTAGTTTCTCTACCGTTGATTTAACAACGCGTTCAAATGTACCTTCTCGTAATGAGAATACACCTTCCATATCATTATTTGCTTCAGACTTTCTCATGTCTGTCATTAAATGAATAATGGACTTCTTTAACTTCTTCTTAACAGAAGCTAAGTCTTCGAAATCACCTGTATCTAGTTTACCTAGAGTCTCCATGATTTCATCTTTATGAAGATACATGTAACAGTGAGCTAGTTTGTCACTGATCATGTCATTAACATATTTAATCTCTTTCTTTGATAAGACGATATGTTTAATATCATCGACAATATCTTCGTATACATCTTCATATCGTTGTACACGGCAGTAGTCTACTAAGACTAATGGATTTTCAATTCCACTGTCTAATCTGGCATCTAACGCCATCTCTAAGAATCTAAGACGTGCTTTCAAAGCAAAGTCTTGATCGTATGGTTGCTGGTCAATCATACCAACAACTTTCTTTATATTCATCAATCCGCTGCGGGTAATTTTCTCATTTTGACTAATCGTATATGCTATCAGCATATTTAGCGTATATAATGGGAACTTTATTGGAACTCGATTTCCGGTTCGCTTTACTCTCGCTTTTCTCATTATGATAATGGACCCCCTACTATATATTTATTTCATTTTTCGATTCCTCTCATATATTCTTTTGTTTTAGCTATCATAAAATTAAATTAAGAAGATGGAGTCACCCATCTTCTTAGTCGTCTTCATCTATCAAACTATTGAGTAAGGATTCGATATTATTGTCTCCTGTGAGCAATTCTTTGATTCTCTCCAGAGGCATGTCGTAATCTAACTCTTTTTGAATATAAATTTGAATTTTCTCTTCTACAGACAAATTCTTATCAAATAGATATTCTTTCTGTGCGACAACTTCTTCTTCTTGTTTCTCAATCGGAACGATGTCCGTCTTTAAATCTAAAGTAATATGTTTATCACCTTGATAATGTTTCTTCAATACTGCTAACTTAGCACTATTCAAGTTATTTGGTAAGTATACCGTTTGTAGTCTGAGTTTGTAAATATCGTTCGCGATTCGATACTCATCCACCCATCTTACAATATCTTCTACATCCATCTCTTCGACATGCCTGTCAATATGAACGGTTTGATAAATCCGAGCGAGATGATTAAACATCTTCAACACAACGAACTTATCTGTGTCTTCATCCATTAAGCAGATATAATACCCTTTCGGTATTTCCTCTCCTTGACACCAGCGTGTTGGAGAACTGCAATAATAGTTATGTTTGTAATCTTGCATTGTATGTACATGACCAAAGAAGTTTGGACCTACGCTACAATAGTTTAATTCATTTACATTAAAAGTTGGTGCTCCTGGTCTATGTGTAACATGCTCGGTATAAGCGGCAAAGTCCAACATCCCATGACCAAAGATATGTTTATATCGATCTTCTTGACTAAAGTATGGATAATAGAATGCATCTTTATCCTGCATATATTCTTCAGGAATATATAATACCCAATAGTCTTCAAATAATTCTTCTTCTTGTACTTCACGGATTACTTTAAAGTCGATTGTATCATCGTACTCTAAGAACTTGAAGTTCTCTATCTGAGAAGCATCATGTGAATCCGTTCCTTCAATGATTCGAATCTTGGCTTTCTTCTTACGAGCTATCTTAATCAATTCTCCCATGAATTGTAAAGCGCGCTTAGAAGCAGAACTATCAAGACCCAATTTACTATCATAATAATCACCTGCAATCACAATACAGTCTATTTTTGGTAGTTTCGATAATGGCTTCAATATTGTCTCTTTGTACTCATGGTACATTCTTTCTGAATCCATTACTCCCCAGTGTGTATCTGCAAATACTGGAATAACTTTTGTTGTCATGCTTCTCACCTCCCTAATATTTCACATGACCTAATAAGTACCACGTTCGGAATACTGCTAGTAAACTCTGGAACGCTTCATAATAAATAAGTGTATCAGTGTAATCCATTTCTTCGAATTCATATTTCTTTTTCTTTTTATCTAATCGAAGAATGGCTACTTTCTCTATCTCATACTGTGGATAGTTGTGCATAAATAATTGCACATATGCTGATAACTGTAAAAACATTGTTGGATAAATGCTTGAACTTGTCTTAAAGTCAATAATGTATAATACACCATCAATCGTACAGATACAATCTATTGTACCTCCATACGTATCACAGCTTAGCTGTAATTCTGAATATAAGAACTTGATTTCTCCACCAGTTCTTTTCCCCGTAAACTTACCTACTCGCGGTTTCATATCATCTAACCACTGTAGGAATAAATCAAAACAATGGATAGCTATCTCAGGAGTATCTCTATACTCATAAGGCGTTTTTATTTTATTTAGATTCACTTTCCCCTTGGTTATGAATCGTTCTATAAAGTCGTGAGCCATCGTTCCAATCTCGGAACTGAAGTCTAATATGTCATCAACTTTAGTCTTTTTAAATCCCATCCAATTCGCCCAATTTACAAGCTCTGGCTTGTTGAGCATTTTAATTATAGTCGTCACACTTGGAACCTGTTGGCTCTTTGTATTATAGTATTTCGTGTGCTCATTTTCTTTCTTCGCCATGGTTTCTCCTCCTTTATTGCATATTATATCGTTCAAGACTTATTCATCCATTAAAATAATATATATTTTAACAACTTATTAAATTATTATAGAAAGAAGGGGCTACTATGTCTGACAAGCTAAAAAGTATATCTGATACGTATATATTCAAGTTATACGACAAACAAATCGAATTACAAAAAACGATGATGCGTATTCTGACAGAAGGTGAATTGATTACGGATGCCCGTCCAGAAATCAAAGATATGATCGGTGAAATAGACCGTCGTTATCACTACTCTTCTAAAAACTTCGTATTAGATTGCTTACGTAAAGGAAAGATTAAGTTAGTTATGAATGCGAAACAATATCGCCTTCCAACGACTATCCCTTGCTACCTTGCTAATACAGGTAAAGCAATCGTATGTGTAGTAAACATTTCAAACCATGCTACATATGGAAAAGAAAATGAAATTAAAATGGATACGAAGAATTTATTCTATCTATTACAATGTGGAGCTACTTTAATTAGCTGCTACGAGAACTATCGTGCTATCTCAATGAGAGCTGAAGTGCAACAATTATCTTCATCTATGTTTAGTAAGCTATGCTTGAAGATTTTCAACCGCATGTTCTCTATCAGTATTAACCGTGAACGTCAAGATATCGTAATGTATCTGACTTCGTACTACTTCTTATATAATGTAATGGGACGCCGTTCTCCAAGTATGCAAGAAATGAATAAGAAGTTTGCAATCGGTAACTGTAAATCATCTGGTGTATTACTAGTAAATGATATTGACCGTAATATTAAACCAGAGGAACATTTTAAAGACTTAGATGCATTCATTAAATTTGTAGCTGAGAATGTAGGTGGAATGGGAGAGTTAACAACTCGACAATTTGTCGATAACTACGTGAATTCTTACGGTGCCGCAATGATGCTAAGCCTAGAATTTTTACCGACATTCTACCATAACTTATTTGCAGTTGTTATCGGATCATACACAAACGTTCAGAACGTAATCGAAAATACGTTAGACGCTGACATCGATAAACTGTATAGAACGTTCTTTAGCTCTATTAGCCAATAGGAGGTTTAGTATGGAACTTTTAACCCGAGAACGAAAAGCTCAAATTCGTAAAGAAGCTTTAGATGAAACAGTTAAAGAGTTTATTATGAATTACAGTTATAGTCTCCTATCAACCGTGCAGGATGCACGTGTTGGTATGGATGTCTATGAAGTAAAGAAAAACGGATTCCAGATTAAAGAGCAAGTGAAACATAAAGAACATTATTACTGGAAACCATTTACCCACTTCTTTATTGTCTGCCAAGGTTTAGAGCTTGTAGAAGAGTTTGAACGTAAACAGACGCAAGAAGATGTATTATTACACAAATTCGATAAGTATCAATTGATTCCATTGAGTGAATTTAATAAATACTACGAGTATACATTTGATATGTATCATAATGGTAAAAAGATACCAGTTAGTGATATCCAAATTGTATTTACAGATTTCCACACAATTTTATGTGTTCCGTATAAATACGAAGTATTTACAACGATGCATATTATTCGTCGAAACTATTACTTAGACTTACAGTCTAAGACTACTAACGTATTTAAACTGAGCATGGTGGATCATCCTTATGCTGAAAACTTTGGTTGGTTCTGTTATGTGGATGGTTTATTTACAACAGATTTTACCGCCCGCAAAGTAGGCAATGAGTTTGTTATTACCGTCAATGCGGCTATTGGTAAACTTATAGAAATAACCTGTATGCCGACATTGAAACAGACTCAAACTTTAACAAAAGGTACGAAACATTTCCGTTTACAACGGAAGGTGAAAGGTAAACGTGAATATAAGTTCCCAGTACATATTGAGAACGTTATGATATTCGCAAATGGTTTATATACGGACTTAGGTGTAACAGCGATTACGTCTGATGTATTTCGTATTGACCCGCTTCCTGTAGACAAAGCCTTTGCTATGATATTCTACGAGGAACAGCCTGGTGACGTCCATGATTATCGGGACCATGTTTTATGGTACGATACCGACCATGGAAAAGACCTCGTTGCAGACTTAGATGGAAACAAAGTTCCAGAATATATCACGAAATTTTCTCTATCTAATGTCGATACTAGTGCTCAAAATTTAGTAGATTCAAAACTAAATGACACTGAGTGGCGAGCAAAGAAACTAAAAGAAATAACAAATTATGATTATGAATTCTATAATAAATACATTGATACGGTACAAGATAAAACAAGAATTACAGAGTCCAAGTTCGCAGATGTTTCTAAAATGGACTACAATAAAGCACTTCGAATGAATAACCGTTCTGATGTATGGGATACAGCAATGCTCAAAGATTTTGACCAACAGTATTTTCTTATCAATATCCCAAATCCAGAAAGCTTTGGATTCAATGTATTTGTGGATGGTATTCGTGATGATGAGCCATTGATTTATCATCAGAATGATGAAACTTTAGTATACATTCGTTCATCAAGAGTGAATGTAAAATCTATTATCGAATTCGAAATGATGCGTATGAATAGTACAGTAGCAGTACGAGATGTTACTGTCCCTGCTAATGTCAAAGCATTCGTAATAGGGGATAAAGATTTTCTTGATACGGATTATATTAAATTATTTATGTATAATGCAACTAAGAAAAGATATTATCCGTTTTCAGGATATTCGATTTACGCATATCCTGAACGCACAGATGGTATGTTAATTCAAACATTTCCAGATAAGATTATTCTTAAATGTGTAAACACATTCTGTAATGTCTTTACTCGATACGTTGTACCAGGTAAAACTACTCGTGCAGTAGTGGATGGGACACTTGAGATGGCATATCTTACACATGATAAAGAAAATTATCGCATTTATAAAAATGGTCGCACGTTACCTCACTATAGTTGGTCGGTTGAATTCCCAACCTTAATGAATGATTTAACTACACCTAAATTTACTATTGATGCAGCTTTTACAATTGGTGAAGTTATTTATATAGAATTTTTACCATTTTGCCAGAAAGCTATTTATGACGAGAAATTAGTAGAAGAGTATGGGCGTGTACGACCAAATAAAGGCACAATAGAAGCTCCATTCAATGATAATATTATGACATTTTATCTAAATGGTAGAAGAATCTCTCACCGTTATCATGAGATTCCTACCAATAACGGATTACAGTTATGGAGTGTAAATTCACGTAAGCATTTTAATACGTATCTAAATCGTTCTAGTTTTGCATTAGTATCGGAGTTTTCTCCTAACTATAATGTAGGACCAGACTTATACGATGTGTATCTAAAATCTCTCATGATTGGTGAGAAGATTAAAGATGATGAGCCTGATGTTACAGGACCAGAAATGGTTGGTATGATTGATATGTACTATGACTTATATCGTGAGTATCTGAAGCATAACGTCGTAGATAGTTCTCAAGAAATGCCGAAATATGTATCATTCAAGTATAGTGGATTACTTACTAAACCTGAAAATATTATCTACGTGGATATGGAACAGTCACAAACTCGTTACATGCCATTAGATGCTGAAATGAAACATGATGGTGAGGAATTCCTTACAGTCGGTGATGAATACTATCAAATCCTAACAGATTTCGAAACATTACCATCATTTGACTTAGCAAACATTCCGCCAGATTTATATGAAAAGTATAAAGATGTCTTTAATAACAACGTTATTGTATTAGACTTATCTGTAATGGCGGAAGCAATGAAACAACGTTAATAGGAGAGAGGGATATCCCTCTCTCTTTTTACCGCCACTCCCGATTCATATAACAAACAACTAATTAAGATTAAATTATGGAGGTGAAGCTCTATGGCTAATGAACCACGGTTTGGATTTATACCTATGCCAATTTCTATGAATGCAAATGCAAAGAATGGCGAATTCATGGTTGACCGTAACACTGGTCATTTCTACGTAAGATCAAATAATAAGAACTTATCAAAAACAGTAGAAAATGAAAACCGTATTAATGAAATGATTAGCCGATACCCATTCCAAAACCCGCATTTACTTTTGGGTCATGGTGATTGGGTACGTTATGTATCAACTCCTACAGATGTGACAACCAAATGGGTTGACGCATTAGAAAAAGGGAAAGGTACACAAATCGATATGGCTGGAACTTCAGCTATGTCAGTACCACTAAACATACCGCTGTCTGTATCACGGACAACGGAATACTATTTTAAAGTCAAAGGCTTCTGTTTAGAAGGTGAAGGTACTTGCGGTCTACGTGTTGATTTCTTTAAAGATCAAGCAATGACACAATCAGCACAAGACTTTAACGGAAAGACTTCGCAAGTGTTAGGTACAACACTTGTAAAACCAAATCAACCATTCGAAATCTCTGGTGTATATAATGACAAAGATAACTTTGCTTATGAGAATAACTACACTACGAATACATTAAAAGAATGGGCTAAAACTAATTTTATTCGACCTATATTACAATTAGGTCAAGGGCGTAAAACTGCGGCTAAGTATATCATTACGGAAGTTCAAATTTATCAAGTTCCAGATTACTTAGTAGAGGATTATCGTCCAGTGTACAGAGGTGTATCAGAATACTTCCCAGGTGATGACTATTACAACGGGAAACATATTGTTGATGACCCTCTTGCAACAAACGGTAAAGCAATTACAAACTATGCTGTATGTTATACAAAGCCAATGAAGTTTGGGGTATATTCTATTGGCGTACGTTTAAAAGTTTCTGATATTGCTGTAACGACTCAGGATATATACATATCCATAAAGAAACTGAAGATGCCTCAGCAATATATTAATACTACCATGGGAACGAATATCACGGTAGAAGAAATTGGTCGAGTAGCATTTGCTCCAAAAGAGTTAAATACAAAAGACCTATATACAACGATATTTGTAGGGTGTGAATATACAGGGGAACGTTCTTATAATGACGTGCTTCGTATTGAAGTTAACACTGTTAATACATCGCCTGCTTACAAATTATCCGTTGACTATATACAAGTAACACCTGTCGGCATTGGTGTATACCATAGACGACAAAAATAGACTTAGCATATACGAAGAGGAGGGAATTACATGTTTATTTCTGATGAGGATTTCAGAGAACTGAAATTGAGCGTCATGCAGGAGTTAGGAAGACGTAGTAGAACAAATACAGTCCCTAACTATAAACCTGAAGCTACATCAAGTGAACTTGTAGAAGATGTTCATTATGATGAAATGGCGGACGCGATTGACCAAGTCAAACACTTCGATAAACCATTAGCAAAAGATCAAGCAGAAATGGTTGAAGTGGATGAAATGGCAGCGACTACGTATAAATTGAAAAACTCGAAGCAAGACGGCGGTAACTCATGTAACGGTGCATGTACTGGTTTATGTAGTACATCATGCGTTGGTGGGTGCGTAGGTTCTTGTTCAGGTACATGTGGCGGTGGCTGTGCTACTGGTTGTACAAGCTCATGTACTGGTGGATGTTCAGGAAGTTGTTCTGGTGGGTGTTCTACTAGCTGTAGCTCATCTTGTACAGGTAACTGTTCTGGTGGATGTTCAGGCGGATGTTCTGGTAGCTGTTCTGCAAACTGTGCGGCTGACTGTTCTTCTGGATGTTCTGGTAACTGTTCTAGTGGATGTTCTTCATGTTCTGGAACGTGCTCAGGTGGATGTTCAACTGGCTGTGCTGGTGGATGTCAATCAACATGTACAGGTGGATGTTCAGGAACATGCTCAGGTACATGTGGCGGAGGATGTGCAACAGGTTGCGTAAGTGGATGTTCTGCGGGATGTTCAACAAGCTGTATCGGTGGTTGCGGTGGTTCTTGTTCCTCAGGTTGTTCCGGTGGATGTACTGGTTGTGGTTCTTCATGTAATAACACATGTCAAGGTGACTGTGGTGGAACATGTCACGGTAACTGTGGTTCTGCTTGTGGTTCTGGCGTATGTACTGGAGCATGTCACTCAGCTTGTACAGGTGGCTGTGGAGGTTCTTGTTCTGGAGGATGTTCCGCTTATTGTACAAGTTCTTGTGGTAGTACATGTACAGGCGGATGTGGATCATCTTGTTCTGGTGGATGTACAGGAACGTGCTCTGGAGGTTGTGCGACAAACTGTACTGGCGGATGTACTGGTTCATGTACAGGTAACTGTGCAAGCACATGTTCTACAGGGTGTGCCGGTAACTGTGCTTCAGGTTGTTCAACAGCATGTAACAGTGGATGTACTGGCGGATGTAGTACAGGATGTACATCATCATGTACAGGTAGCTGCGTAAGCTCATGTACTGGTGGTTGTGTGGGTACATGTAGTACAGGCTGTAGCACGTCTTGTTCTTCAACTTGTGGTAGTGATTGTTCTGGTGGTTGTGGTAGCTCTTGTTCTGGCGGATGTACAGGTGGATGTTCTGGAGCATGTTCTTCAGGATGTACAAGTTGTACAGGTTCTTGCTCAGGTACAGCAATGAGCGTTAACTACTCTAGACCAGTATACAATGTAGGAAGTAGCGGAATCGCTAAATTCTAAGAAAGGAATGATATTCCATGGAAGAAAACAAAAAACCTTATGAAATTAATGCGACAAAAAAATTAATTAAGAATGCATTAATTACAAAGTATTTACAAGAAAAGAACTTAGAAATGTTAGAGAAAACATTGGAGGACTTCCCTCTTGTAAATGATAGCTTACGATTAATGTTAGATGGGGGTGTATTCCAGTATGAGAATAATATCGCTGATATCTTCCGTATCGTAACATCTAACATCAATAAATGGTTTGCAGATACACCTGACGTTGCAGCATTTGGGGTAACTCATTTCCAAATTAAATACTACTTCCGTAAGAGTGACATTGAGAATACAAAACGTATGATTAATGAATCGAAGGATAAAGGTATTAAACCAGAATATATGGGTATCTTCTACCACACTCTATTAATGCTGGCTCAGCCTCAAAACGACATGGAAACTGTTGTAGAGTGTGCTGACTTCTTTGAACGTCACAATGTGACGGAATCTATGATTGATAGAGAAAATGGAAATGCCTTTGAAGGTGAAGTGCCTGAAGAGGAATATTTAGTATTCTAAAACAAGATGGGATAAGCTTCGGCTTATCCTGTCATTTCTTATTATGTGCAACATACTAATATTACAGTCAAAAGGGGGAATAATTAATGGGATGCTCTGTAGAACAGACATACGTTAAAACCACATCTGAATTCCAAGATACGTTTGGAACGATGTATGATGTAGATACACCTGAAAACTTGGAAAAGTATTCGGAAAAAGATTTAGCTACAAAGAACCTTACTTTCGTTATGACGGAAGAGTGTAACTTACGTTGCACATACTGTTACCAAGTAGGTAAAAATAGAAAGTTCATGTCAAAAGAAGTTGCTCGTAAAGCAGTAGACTTATTATTTGACACAGAACGTAATAAAAACTTCGTTAACGATAAGATTCACAAAGCTGTAATCTTAGACTTCATCGGTGGAGAACCATTCATGAACGTTGACGTAATGGACTTTATCGTGGATTACTTCCGCTTTAAAGCTACAATGGAAAACTCACCTTGGGCATTAAACTATATGATCAGTGTATCAACTAACGGTACACTAAACCATACAAAACGTGTAAAACGTTTCATTGAAAAGAACCAAGGTCGTATCTCTGTATCTATCACAATTGATGGAAACAAAGATTTACATGACTCTTGTCGTGTATTCGCTAATGGTAAAGGTAGTTATGATATCGTAGAACGTAACGTGAAGAATGCAATTGCAGAACACGGTCTATCTTCTACTAAAGTTACCTTTGCTCCAGAAAACATTGATAAAATCACAACAGCAATTCCACATTTATTCGAAATGGGATTACGTGAAATCAATGCCAATGCAGTATTTGAAAACGTATGGAAGCCAAAAGATGCTTTCGTATTCTATGATCAGTTAATTAAACTAGCTGACTGGTATCTAGAAAGTGGATACTACAAATCAGCCGTTATCAGTATCTTTGAAGAATCTATTGGGAAACCGATGAAAGAAGAAGAAAATGATAACTGGTGTGGTGGAGATGGTAAGATGTTAACTATCGGTTGTGATGGTAAACTATATCCTTGCCTACGCTTCATGAGCTATTCAATGGAAAACAAGGAACGTCGTGAAATCATTATCGGTAACGTTGATGACGGTATGATTGACATTAAAGACGATCCATTAGTAGAAGAACTATTCGGTATCACTCGTCGTTCTCAATCAACTGACAAGTGCTTTAACTGCCAAGTAACAAGTGGCTGTGGCTGGTGTACAGCTCATAACTACGATGTATTTGGTTCTTCTAATATTCGTGCAACATTTACTTGTATGATGCACAAAGTTCGTGTTCTTGCGAACTATTACTACTGGAATAAACTTTACAAGAAGTTAGGTAAAGACGACTTCTTCGAATGTAACCTAACTGCGGATGAAATCGAATTCATCACACAAGGTAAAGGTATTCCAACTATCGACTAATATACAATGAGGAGGAATTATCATGGCATGTGGATGTAGAGTTCGTTATGATGACGATACAGAAAAACACGAATGTTGTGAAGATGGGAAGAAGAAAATTACCTACCCATTAGAGTATGAGGATTCATCAGTAGTGCAAAGGGTTCTTTATGAAAAGGATGGTTTACTAGCGTTATGTACACAGTTTACAAGTACATCACCATTTAAACCTGACGAAGAACGCTATAACCAGATTCTCGATCAATATATTAAATCTTTCGCAGAATATAATCTTGTATTCCAAGTATTGATGGAAAAATATATGCCGAAAGAAGACGCAGAGCTTATTTCTGGTACAACGTATGAAATTAAAGTAGATTTCCTAACTAATTCTCTTATTGTAGAATATCAATAGGGAAACAATTTATTATAACCATATAGAGGAGGAATTACAATGGCAATTCAAACTAAAATTTTTGAAGTAGACCCAAAAGATGTAAAAGCATTACAGGATGCATTCAACGAAAAATCGGCTCTTATGGAGCTTATCAATAACAAGGTAATGCATGACGAAGTTATGGCTCGCTATTATGCTGCGCATAACAAATTTACAGAAACAAGTGAAGCTATTATTAATAAAGTAGCTCCTGAAATTGATATCGTTCTTGATGCTCCAGATTGGAACATGGATTTCAATGAAAAGAAAATCCATCTTACATGGAACAAGAAGAAAAAGAAATAACACATAATGAGTGTAGGCATAGAGCCTACACTCGTTTTATTTCAACATTTTATTAGCAATACCATTTTTACAACATGAGGAGGTGATTAAGGATGATTCGTAAAAGTAACAAGTTCTTCAAGAGCAAAGCTGTGGTCATTCTTAGTTTTATTTTGTTTGGTAGTGCACTGTTACTCGGGATTGGAAGTTCCGTATATTTCAGTGAACTAAAAGATAGAACTGAGAATTTACAAACTTCATTTGAAGAGATCGATTTCCAAGCGCGCAGCGAGATGTATGACACATATCGTGTACCAGTCCCTGTTAAGTCTGGAGTTCTAGTTGCACATGCGGAAACAACCGATTATGATCTCATGTCGGCGAATGAAGTCGAATTTGCGATACTTGGATACGTAGATAATATCCAGGAAACCACTCACAAGTTAGAATCGATGGTATTACTTATGCTGTCGTTCATATTATTATTATCTTTCCTTCTGATTTGTTCTTGCTTAATCTTGTTAAACAACAGACGTAAGAATCGCTTCGCTAAAAGGGGAGGTGATGTGAGTGGAAAAACTATTCACAATAGATATCCTTCTGATGATTTCAGTAAGCTTGTTAACATCATCCATAGTAAGCTTAAATCGGTACGCCACTGACTTAGAGTCTGAAGACCCAAAGGTCACCGTGTACTATATCTCGGAAGCGCTTATATCTACACTTATCGGAGTTTTCTTAGGTATAATGCTTACCACTTTGATAGACGACATCAAAACATGCATTGTTGCCACTGGATTGGGCGCATATTTTGGTAGATATACGTTAAACGTCGTCGCAAAGCTACTATTATTCAATCTCAAGAACTTTAGCATTCCACTGGATGAAGAAGAATTAAAACAAGAAAAGAAGCAATACGATGAAGAGAATGAGAATAAGCCTAAGAAACGTCAAGATAGGGAAGATAGTAATAAAAGTAATGGAGATAGAGACTAGTTCTCTATCTCTGTCTTTTTCGCCGTTCTCAACAGGTAATTAACTATACCCTAAAGGAGGGACTTATAATGGCTGAAGAACAGTTAGACATTCACCTGATACTAAAGCATGTAGACCAAGTTGATAGATATCAACCTGGTGAGATACTTCGAGATGGGAAAGGACATTTTTATACAGCTATCTCTGAAACTGAAGTAGTCAGTCAGACAAAAGTTATTTTAGAAAACTTAGCACAATTCCTTACCAATGACCATCTGTTATCCCCTGACCAGCATACACCAGCTACCGAATCGGAAGCAGGTTTTATGAGTGCACAGGATAAACGAACATTAGAGGATATTCGTCGATATGTACATCAATTACAGACTGAACCTCAGGCTGATGGTAAACTATTTAACCGTAACGTTCAAGATGGAATCTTGGGACGATTACAGTACAGTATAACAAATGAGAATAAGTTACAAGTAAAACCTATCTCATTAATTCTAGACAGCATGTTATTTGATACAGCTGAAATGGAGCTTCCTTTACTTCCTCGTCCAGAACGTAGTTTTGAAAACGCAATGGGAGAAGAAGGAGTTCGATATGATTTAATATTCTTAGAAATCGGTTACAATCACGATGCTGTCACAAATACAGATAAAGCGACATATCGATTAGTAAATGTTGCTGATGTGAACTTTAAGCATTTCCCAAAAGGATTGGGAACTCGTATCACAAGTGATGGAATCTTTACATCATTCGTACCATACCAACAGTATGATTACGAACCATCATTAGATACACGATTCACTTACTTTGAAATCAAGGATGAGCATGATAACCCAACGGGTGTATTTAAATGTGGAGATGGTTCTGAATTAGCCGAAGCTCGCTTACAGTCCTCTACAGGATTTAAGTATGCAATTCCATTATTCAAAGTAAAAATGCTGAATGAAGAGGAGTTTTCTCCAAAGAATTTAAATGGTAAATTACACACTATAGTTGATGCGGAATTAGAGATATTACCTGTATACAACCGTGTATTTTTAAGCCACTTAAACCTAGAAGCGCTACTATATGAAGGTGTAGAACTACTATCTAACGATAGTTTGATTACATCGAAACACTCCGACGTAGTGGCAAGCTACTTTGGTGCTCCGCTATATCCTATCGAACCAACAACTGTTTTATATGTACCATTTAAAGATGATGATACAGATATTGTAACAGGAGGTCGATTAGAAAAGAAAGCTTCTTACAAGCGTTCTTTATTTGGGTATATGCTAGATCGTTCGTACCATGAAGGGTCTTATATGTATACACAAAACTTACGAACGTTTACATTAGATTTCATGCTAGATAAAGAGATTAATGATGATACATTAATCGTATTTACTGATACTTCGTTCAATCCGAAATTCTCTATTTCGATTTCTACGAATAAGTACGGTAAAAAGATGCTAGTATTAAATGATGTGACGAATCGTCGCACTGTTACGACTCGTGAATTGCCAGAGAAGAATGTGACCTTTGTTAAGATTACTCGTGATTACGATATCTTCAATATTACATTAAACTACGAAGGAAATACAACTTCTCGTTCTTATGAAATCGATACAACACAATTTGAAATGATGCAGATTGCTACGTTGAACTGTCCAATTGGTAATGTATGTTTACGACATGGTATCCATGAAGCATTCCCAATTGATGTATCAACATTTGATTTCGAAATGAATAATGGTCTGGTAGACCATCGTGTTATCGGAGGAAAAGTTCCATACTATAAGAGTGTGACACTTCAATCCGATATTGAACCATCTAACATTTCTTACCATCTACGTTCTGCTGATAGATGGATAGATAAAGATGTAATTACTATCTTGAAAAATGGAAATGAATCTATTATGGGTACCTATCCAGAACCAGAGATTATCATTACAGATATCTTATCTTCTAATAAGGTAAAAGTATCTGGTGATTTATCTGATATTACAGAGAAAGATAGTATTAAGATTATACAAGGTATCGAGAATGTTCTTCCTGAGTACCGTGTCTTACATGTAGACGCTGATGATAATGAGTTAACGTTTGAAGTCCCAGCTGACCATACAATCGACCATTACATTGGATATGGTGTCTATAAGAATGATTTACCACCATTGGTGCGAATCAAACACGTGGAATCAGGAAAGATACTATCAGCTTCTATATTAGATTCTGTAGACCAATATAACATTCGTCTAAATCTAGAAGAAGATTTATATGGGGAGTTATTCCTTGAGTACATCTCTGTTATGGATGACCAAGTCGTATTCCCGAAACTAAACTCGGTTGTATACTTGAACTCAGATAATGTGAAGATGGAAGAGTTAAAAGATTCTATCCTGTTGTCTAACTTAGACCGATTCACATTCCGTCATGAAGATACAGTATATCAACCAAAAGGTAAGGATTTGAATGACTTACGTTTAGCATTCACATCTAAACAAGATGAAGATATTACAAGTATCGTAGAAGTTGATTTACATCGTTTTATCTTCGATACACATAGCTTTACAAGAGAAGATTTACTACGTTCCTTAGATTCGATTACATTACATCTACGATTTGCTACGAATGGTAGAGCATATGCTGAAATCGGAGGATACAAAGAAGAGGTCTTTAGTAGAGACTTTGATACAGTAGAAATTTCTTTAACTGATTTAGATAGCGTAATTAAAGATGGTAAGTTAAAGATTAAGTTAGAAAGCTTGAGTGCGACTAACTCTCAAACGTACATCATTATGGGAGTACCTCATATCTACTTACACTTCAATACAGAGGGTGAGCGTTCATTCGCTGAACTATATTCTGAATCAGGTAATTTAGGCTTAATGAAACATTTCCGTATCACACCTAATAGTATTGAGAATATGTTACAGACAGAAGTCTCTTCAGTTATGTTTGTGTATACACAATCACCTGACCAAAGTATGACAAAGTCTTCAACGTATAAGATTCTCACATTACCATACGTGGTAGGGAAGAATACATTCTATTTAGTATCTGTAGGAAACGAGTTGAAACTCGCTCGTAAATCAGAACAGAATGAAATGTACATCTACAATCTACCTGATAATCCAATGATGAAAGGAGATGAATAAGATGGCAGATATATACTATGACATTACAACTAATAAGGTGGTCGGACTTAATCTAAAGACTCGTTCATCAGATATTGATATGATTCGAGTGAATGATGAGTTACTACCGAATATCTCAAAGATTGTAACAAAAAAAGGACAGTATGTGCATAAACGTGATTCTAAAGGTAAGCCATTATATATTCGTGAGAATATAGACCCTAAGACTGGAAAGTTGATTGGGTCGGATATCATGGACAAACCTTATATGTATAACATTGTATCTCGTGCTCATATGAATCCAAAACTAACTTACATTCAAGCAGATATGGATACTATCAATGATATTGTCTATGAAGTAACAGACAAAGAAAAGATAGAGTACAGCCCATATATTGCAAAAGAAGATAAAGATGAGATTGTGAATATTGTAGAAGAACCTACATATTTTACAATCGATGAGATTCTATATCAGAAGTATCGTGATACGATTAATACAAGTAACTTAACGTATATCTTGGCTTTCCATTCCGCTACGGATACCGCTGATATCTCATTATTAGATAGTGAGTTTATGATGGTAAACGCAAAAGGAGTTGTATTACAGCCTGATGATTATATTGAGTTACGTGTACCATTGGTACAACCTACGAATAAGTTTAGATTACTTGAGCTAAGTAATAATAACCTGAAGGTATATCTGGAAGGTAACTTACTAACAGATTCATCTATTGAATTTACAGGTAATCTGGATAAACTAATCGTTACAGTTAAAAATGAAACGGATCATGTACAAGTACTGCAAAGTATTGCACTTGGTCATAACTAGGAGGAATTGATATGTTATATATCAAACGAGATGCGCCAAAGTTAGATAAGGCTATCAAAGAACGTGAAGCTCTTTCGTCTAATGATTCTGAATTGCATAAAGCTGTACAGGATTTAACAACGAAAGTGGATGCGGTCGATACAATGGTTAAAACAATTGTATTTACGGGGGATGATCAATAATGTATGAATGGTTAGCAAACTGTATCATTGATGGATATGATGGGCTGGGTAACCAGCTCTCATACTCTAGAGCTATTGAGTCAGCTGTTAAGAAGTTTAAGCTAGACGAAGAAGTGGTAAAGGCAAAAGTTAATCAGATTTTGTTACTAAAAGGTAGAGAAGATTTAATAGGTCAATAGATTTTTATTACCCTTAACATATTAGTAACTATAAAAAATACACAAAGTTATTAACTCCGTATAGACTAAGCCGCCCTAACTGGCAAAAGGGTTGATGAGTAGGATAATCTCCTACTCATCTTTTACATTTGTAACATAATATTAGACCTGCAAAGCCGATAGGCAAGTATAGGTTTAGAGTAAAGCTAATGGCTTATTTTCCTTTGATGAAGACTACGTTTCTGTGATTTTTTAACTGGCATTTTTGTTAGTCCAACAAAACTATTTCCTTTAAAAAGCGTAGATTATGCATGAGATGACCCCGTTGGTCATCTCTCATTATTTTTTAATATTATAGTAACATACATATAAGAAAGCCTATAGATTTTATCTCTTTACAGAAAGAAGAGACTATGCACATTCACCTTAACAGGAGTAGAACCGTAATTGGTTCTACTCTAATTATTTTTTACACATTACATAACAGAATAATAGACGTGGAATAAAAACTAGACTATGCTTAGAAACGCCAGTTTCTACTAAAAACTATAGCTTATCTTTTACCCAAAAGTAGAGCGCAAAACAATTCCAAATGTTATTCCACGCTCGTCGTATTAGACTACGCAGATTTATGAAAGTCTATATTTTATAATATTATTCTGCCCAGAATAATATGTATCACAAGTCCATAAGTACACACCAGACTATGCACTGTCACCGTTTTACGGGAGACGACCAAATTATCGATTTTAACTGTCGTTGTACTTATAGGGCTAGACTATGCTAATCAAAATAAAAAAGATATGTTGTTATCTTTATTTTGATCACTGGTTCAGAGGGCTTACACTAACTACTAATCGTATATTGTATTCTTCAACCCTCTGTAACCTTATTAACTATTAGAGTATATGAATACATTACAATCTTATATGTTTTAATTAACATATACTCTAATCATATATCTTATACATAGGGGATAAAAAATAACACTAATCTCTAGTCGTTATACCTATTTTATCATCCCTATGGTCAGTTCTCTGGTACCATTATAACAAAAAAAATATAATCAAGTATATTCTAACTTATATTTTATTCTCAGTCATCGAGTTAAGACTACGCAATCAACTTACACAATAAGTTACTCGATGCTCACCGATCCAGAGAACATTAGACTATGCAACCGACCATACCTTAATTGGTATGGTCATTTTTACCGCCATTTTTACTAACATATAATTAACCCATTAGTGGTCATGATTGTTTCTCTAGTTTAATGTAGCATATACAATTTTATTCCTTTAAACTTATTGGTTTAGATTATGCTAGAAGAGTAAGGGCTTAGTCCCTTACTCTACTTATTTTGACAAAAAAAAAATAAAGGTAGATACCGTAATGGTATCTACCTCTTTTTATTCCGCATGTGACGCAAATAAGCGATTCACATTCTTTACTTTATTATACTTGATTGCAGACTTACAGAAGTATGTCTGAGTTGCTTCTGATTCATATCCAGGCTTCTTATATTTCTTACCTTTCAGCTCATATGCATGAGTATCTGTAATATGACGTGTAAGGATATCTGTAATTCTATCTTTAATTGTAGGGTCAAGTACAGGCATTGCAATCTCAAAGCGTTTATCTAAATTGCGCTCCATTAAATCAGCTGATGCAATATATATTTCAGGTTTCCCATCATTATGAAAATGATATACTCGACTATGCTCTAAGAATCTGCCTACGTTACTAACTACGGTAATATTCTCACTTAATCCTTCTATACCTGTAACTAAACAACATGCTCCGCGAACAATCATCGTACAATGAACACCGTTAACAGAAGCTTCATATAGTTTATCAATGATTGTTTTATCTGTTAAGCTATTTACTTTAAATGTAAGCATTGCAGATTTACCTTTACGAGCATTCTCAATTTCTCTATCAATAAGTTCCATGAACTTACTTCTTAGATTATAAGGTGCCGCTACGATACGTCTTAGTTTCGGTTCACTGAATCCAGTTAATGTATTAAATAGATTAAATACATCTTTACAAATAGCTGGATGTGCTGTGAATACTGACATATCTGTATAGATGTTAGATGTCACATCATTATAGTTCCCTGTACCAATGTGAACGTAGTTCTTTAAGTTTCCTTTACGAGTACGCTTTGTAATCAATGTCATCTTACAGTGTGTCTTTAAGTTATCTACCCCATAGATAACATGACCGCCAGCCCGTTCTAACTTAGAAGCCCATTCTAGATTACGCTTCTCATCAAAACGTGCTTTAATCTCTAATAGGACTACGACTTGCTTTCCATTCTCTGCTGCTCGAATTAGACTATCCATGATTGGCGAATTGCTACTTAGACGATATAACGTTTGTCTGATAGCTAGTACATCTGGATTGTCCGCAGCCTCTTTCACGAAGTCTACTACCGCGTCAAAGGACTCATATGGGTGATGTAGGAATACGTCATTCTTATCAATCACATCTAGGATGTTATGAGTTCCCACTAAATCCTTTCCTACTTGCGGAGTAAACTTCTTGTATAATAACTCAGACTTCTCTTCATCGGATAATGTTATATTTAACCCGAATCCCATAGATAAGTCTACAATCTCTTTCATTTCGATTACATGTTTCTTATCTACTTTTAATGCATTCTGTAAGATACGAGTCATTTCTTTACTTGCTTTCGTAATCTCTAATGCAACAACGTCACCTTTCTCACGTTTCTTCAATGATTCTTTCATACGGTCTGCTAAGAACGTATGAGTATTATTTTCAACTTCATCATCGAAGTTACGTAGTGCACGATAGAAACAATGTTCTGTAATCTTGCGACTAATAAAGATTTTATCTAAATTCATTAAGATTAAGTCTTCTAGTAAAATGAAGTGGCGTTCCCCTTTAGGAACATCTTTAGATTCAATCTCAATCACTCTATCAATATTCGGTACTTGAATAGTACCAAACATATCAACATTTGGATTACGAGGGTCTTCTAATAATACTCCGATATTCATTACCTTACTTTGAATTAATGGGAATGGGCGACTGTTATCAAACACAATCGGTACAATCAATCCTTGCACTTTATCCTCGAAGTAATTATCTAACCAACGCTTTCTTTTATTTGATGGTGCCATTATTGCTTTAGAAGGACGATATAGTTTATATCCTTTCTCTTCTAATTCCTTACGAATATTACATATTGTCTTTTGTTGACGATGGATGAAACTATTTAATTTCTTAAATAAAATCTTATACTCTTGAACCGGTGTCATACCATTAATATTACGAGAAGTTTCTTTCTCTAGAACCTTCTTAATCAATGCACCCATTCGTACCATAATAAACTCATCTAGATTACTAGCTGTAATAGATAAGAACTTCATTCTCTCTAATAATGGAGTATCTTTATCCTTTGCTAAATCTAAGATACGTTCATTAAACGCCATCCAACTTAAATCTCTTGCTTCATATTTATCTTTAGCTGGTACTGCTTTTTCTTTCTTTTCCGGTTGGCTTATTACCGCTGGTAATAGATTTGAACTTCCTACCATCTCTGCATTTGTTGTTACTTTAGTTTCTAATTCGCCCATTTTTAAGGACCTCCTGATGTTTACTTTGTATTTTTTTATTTTGATGTTTCATGTATATAATATATGCTTAAATGGCACTTCAGAATTCAACATAATTATAACCACAAAGAAAGGAGTTGGTAATTATGTTGGCAGATGTATCTACATACAATCTAGTTGCATACGTACTAGCTGCGGTAGCTATCGTAATGTCTGGTGTCTCAGTTTTCAAGCGTGTCAAGTTACGAGTAATCCTACCTGAAGCAAAGGCTAAAACCACTCTCGTTAACATTCTATCGGAACTAGAAAAGTTAGCGGATGAAACCTTCGACCTCAATTATGACGCTAATAAAGAAGCGATCGAGGAAATTCAGGATAGAGTCGTGCAGTTACTTCACATCCTATTTATGATGGATGGTAAGATAACTCCAGAAGAACAGGCAATCCTTGATAGCATGGATATCAGAAAATTAAAAGAGTTACTTGTGGAAAAGTTAAAGCTTCATATTAAATAAAGAGCAGAGTAGAGGATTTCCCTCTACTCTGTTTCTTTTCCGCCGTTTTCAGGTTCTTCTGGTTCCTGTCCTAATACAACGTGTGTTTTTGTCGGTACCAAGTCTCGATTATATAACTTATCTTTCAATTCATTAATAAGTTGTAAATCTTCGTATATCATTAATTGATACTCACTAGACTTTTCAGTACCAGCATTTATTACCGTCAATTCGAAAGTCTTCCAGTCTACAGAGAATTCTTCCTCTGGAACTAATTCAGACTCTCGATATAAAATAACCTTATACATTTGACCTAGGTCTATGTAATAAGAACGCATTATTTCATGTAAGTCCTGTGTTGGTAAGTCGAATAGACTACTTATAGGAGTTACATCTTTTACAGGGTCGTCCATCTCGAATGAAGTAGAGATGGACAACGTTTTGCCGTCGTCTAAGCGATTATAGACTTCTGGCATTTGCATTGTTAGTAATGGAATGATATCAGTTGATGATAAGTTTCCTACTAACATTTCTCCTTGTGATTCTTCTATCTTATCATGAGGTAATCCAGATAGATAGTAGAATGCTGAAGGATAATTGAACTCTACTGTAACGTTATGAGTAATCTTAAAGTCATCAGTAGTTTGTCCTGTACGGTCACCCTCATCCATATCAGGACGACCATTGAAATGCATGTACAGGTTAAGCCCTATTAATGCAAAGAAACGATATTGTTTCGTTGCACCTTTAAATCGGTAGGATATAGCCGTTGAAGAATTCTTATTCATATAATCCACAAACGGTTTTACACTACCATGCTCATCGAATACAGGAATCCCTGAATCTTTTGAGAGTTGGTTAATAACAGATGGTGGCAACTCAGCCTCCATAATAATCGAATGATAGAATGGTTGGTCGAATCGCATATTGTTTAACATATACCCCATGGTATTATATTGCATGAAGTTTGTACTTAATACATATACCAATTCGAACTCCATCTTCATACGCTCTACAGAATAATCGATAAATAAACTTTTCTCGAAATCCTTAAAGAGTTTGATATCATTAAAGTCAGGACGCGTTGCATCGTATGTCGCTGGCTTTAGATATCTTCTTCGAACGAAGTCAATATTAAACTCCGTTTCCTCTGGAATCATTTTCGGTGTAATAGATATGATTGGTTTATTCTTCTTTAATTGTAAGAAGCCAAATCTATCATTTACTTCTTTAAAGTCCTTAATAGCAATACGTGTATTCACGTTACTTGATTTAAAGAATCCTTTCGGAAAACTAGACCGGCAATAATCCATTACAATACTTGTGACATTCCCACTAATGTGAGCCATGGAAGTATTGACAGTTGATTGGAAATAGTTCTTCATTGTATATCCCTCCTATACAATGTACTGTTTCACAAGATCAACTGCTGATTTCTGTTTTGCTAATTGCTGTTGTAATTGAATCATTTTATGACGTAGCTTTACTTCAATTGTCAGTCCGTACATTTTATCTAAGAAGTTTAGCTTAACACGTTCTTTTAATAATTGCTGCTGATTCTCAACAGGTTCCATACTATAATAAATAATAGCTAATTCTTTACTCTGAATATCAACGGCTATTACTTGATAACCGTCTTTTGCTTTTTGTACCTTTGCATCAATTGTTTCCATAATAGTAACCCGTGAAGGTTCCGCTGGAGTTAATTGATCTTGCGCTAGAAATCCAATTGGTCTAGCAGTAATATCAGTTCTCATATTATTTCCCCTTTTCTATGTAATCTTTCTGCTTGTCGAATTTCTTCGTCTATTTCATCTATACGAGTTAAAAGTTTATCAGCTAAAGAGCGACGTAATAGTCGCTCCTTTAATGAAAGTTTTACCGTAGCACGTTCAGAATCTTCTATTCGTTCAGTTCCACCTTTGGTATAATAAATTGTAGCCTCTCTCCCATTATCCCTGTAGTCTACATATAAAATACTAAATATACGTCTACGATATTCTAATAACTTTCCCATAGTCTAAATATCCCCTTTTATTTTATCTTTGGAATAATTTCTTGCTTCTCGCTTGTTAAATCCATTTCTCTCATTGTAATTTTATGAGGTTGAGATAGATAATGCTCATCAGCCCAATCTCTGACTTTCTCAACTTTAGAATGTCTAAAATAAGCTTTTTCCAATTTATTATTAATCTTCTCTATCGCTTTAAATACTTTATCTTCAAGCGTAGTACCGATTAATCTATCAAACCAAGTATGTTTCACATCTTTACTATAGTCGGTAGTCACTCGTGCACCTATTGCATTAATATGAACTACTTTTTCTTTTGTATAGTTAATACGAATCGTCGAGTCGTCAATGACTGTAAATGCCGTAATTTGCCAAGACAATGTGTCCCCTAGAATTACTTTAGACATTTTCTCGGTAAAGGTAGTAAAAGTATTAGTCATCACTACCACCTCCACCGCAAGAACCACCATCTGAAGATGGGCTTGGTTCATAGCCACCACGAGATGATCCTGAGTCGCGACATGGGTTAGAAGCATAATCATCTCTAGTAAATAACCCGCCACTTCTATCATTATCTTCATAAATATCATCATTACGATAGTAGTTAGGATTTTTAGGTTTTGCTACTTTGAATGATGAATCTTGCTGACGCTTAGGTTGCGGTGCTGGCGGTGCCGGTCTAGGTGATGTTGGCACCTGTTTCTTATTAATTGTAACTTTACCGCTTCTGATTGCTGAAGATAGTTCATCTATATTCTCATGAAGCGGTCTATTTTTAAATAATTCAGCACCTTTGTCCGCAGGTCTACCGTGAGCACTTTCACCAATAGACATAATCAACTCTCGTTCCTTTTGCTTAATCTCAGCATTCTTCTCTTCTGCGTATGATGTAAGTACAACCCTACGATTTTTACGATTTTCAGTTTCCTTATTTTGCTGTATGCATCGCTGAATATGTTTCTGTTTCTCCTCTTCTATTTCAGCTTTCAATTTCTCTAATACGATATTAACTTTATCGTCTAACGTTCGTCCACGGAAACTATCCCACCATGTTAATTCCACAGGTCTCCCATAGTTACTTCCGTTTTTCCTATAGTTGATATAGATAAGTCCATCTCTATTATCATATTCGATTTCCCCGACTTTATAGTCGTTATCAATCTTTTCTGACTGTTTTAATGTTAATTTTGATGTTGACACTTAGTTTTCCTCCTCATTATTACCAGGCTTTTTAAACTGGTATTTAGCATTTAAATCTTTTACAAGTTCATTCGTAGTCTTATTCATCCGTTTATTATATTCTTTAGCGGGACGACCTGCTATAATTCGTTTTGAAGCACGGTCACGTTCTTTTTCAATTAGTCTATTTACTTTCTCAACTTCTCTTTGAAGTTTATCGTCGAATGATTTATTTCTAATAAGTTCCCACATTGTTAATTGAACTTCTTTATACTCAGGATTTCCATTTAATACGTAATAGATATGTCCTTTAAAGCGTTCTTCATCATAAGTAACTTCCCCTATATGGTATCTCTTATCCATTGAAATCTTTTCACCGACTGATAATTGAGAATAGTAAGTATTTGTCATTTTAAAAATTCCCCTTTTAGTTGTTTTAGGCGTAGCCTTCTTCTTAGGTCATTTATGACCGCAGATAGTTTACATTCAAACGATTCTTCTGTAAGAATACGTTCCACTATCCCTAACTTCACATCTTTCTTGTGAAGATTCTTAACCGAACTTGTAGGTTCTTCTGCATAGAAAATCGTTGCACGGTTTTTACCGTACCTAATAATCTTAACCACTTGGTATTGGTAAGTGGGTTTGTTGTATCTCTTTTTCATTTATGTATGTCTCTCCCTTTGTGTAGTTATTATATAGTTTACAAAAAAATAAAACGCCATTTCTGACGTTTTATCCAATCTTCGTCATGTATCTAGCTGGTACATAACAGAATACTTCTTTTGTAATCTCTACACTAGATGGAGTTGAGAAGTCGTACTCTGTATTCTTCTTCACGATAACATACATTTCTGTTTCTTTAAATCCTTGTGGTTCTCTTACTAGACCTTGGATTCCATCTATCATTTCATTGTATCCTAATTTAAGTGATTGTGTATCTGAACTATAATCAATGTGAGCAGATTGTCTAATACCTTTCTTAGACGCATTAGTCTCTACGTTCACTGTAATGGCTTTGTTAAATGTATCCCAGCTTACATATCTTACAGGTACATTCTCATTGTCTGCAATTTCACTTGCGCGAGCTACAACTTTTACAACCTGTTTTAATACTTCTGATTCTTCTCTTTTACGAATTGCTCTGAATTCATTAAAGTTATAGATTGTCGCTGGTTCTGGATTAATAGGAGCATAGTTATTTTCTTCGACTTTCATGTCTACGAAATAATCCATTGCTTTCGTTCCTACTTCTTTTACTTTTGCGAATACCTTAGTTAATTTTGTCATTTTTGATGACCTCCAGTGATTTTATAATTAGATAACTTTTTATTATCTCACTTATATAATGTGTACTTGTAGTATTCGTTATTACGATTTTAGTAAAAGTGACAAAAAAAAAGAAGTAGACCGATTGTGGTCTACTTCCTAATGTTACCTACTGGTAGGTAAATATAAATAATTTCTTTTACATGATGAGCATTCATAATTGGCTCATACGTATTTCCATCATATGATACTGTCCAGTTATTAATCTCTTTCTTAACTACTAATGGTTTCGTTGGATTAAACTGTGCATTCGTATGTTGTTTTGATTTGTCTGCTGAATTATCAGCTTTATATTTAAACGTGCTACTATAAGTTCCAAAAGTGCATTCTCCTAATAATACTTGCGACTTATCAATAGCTCCGTATTTCTTATTTACGCCAGGTACATATTGCTTATCATATATTGTAGTACGATCAGTTATCATCTTCATCATTTTAGATGGTGTAGTAATCGTATGAATATGATAGAATGTACCAGTTCCTACTTTATTAGCAATCATAGCTATTTCTTCTTCAGTTAGCATACCTCTAGAACGTAATCCTAATATTCCTTTCAGTTTACTTAATCTAGCTTCTGCTTCCATTGCGATATCTGCGAATTCTTCTTTTAAATTAAACATTTTTATTTCCTCCTGATGTGTATTATTATAATTTATTATTAGTATTATTTAGCTGGGTTATATATAATTATTGTATTTTTATGTGATGCTTCACTTTTATTTTTATTATATCTATCACTACCGATCCAATGCATTCTACGTTTAACAAATATAACGAGTTCGTTTGGATCAGGTACAAAAGCACTTGCGCGCTTATAAATTCCTTTACTTTTATTACCATCGGCTACCATAGCTTGAAATGCTACACCGAATGCCATATCATCATTACCGATAATTGGTCGAGCCATTTCAATGATACCTTCATCGATACCATTCATATGTTGGATAGATGAGTTTAATAGGTTCATTTCTCTCAATAAGTCTTTATAGTCTGATGTCTGTTTTAATACAACTTTTTCTCCATCAGTTATCGCTAATGATACTCTCTGTATTGTAATATCATCTAATTCAGTATATTCTTGTAATAAGGCTCTCGTATTCTTTTGTACGATAGCTACAAGTTCTCCTGCGTGTATAACTTCCTCATAATTTAGTTCTAATTGTGCCATAATAAAATCGCTCCTATCTAATTTATTCACCTATATAATGTATAGTTATTTTCAATCATAACTTTTAATAATATCTATTATAGAACGCATGATGTTCTTATCTCTAGGTGAGCAATCCTCCTTTAGAACTTCTAATGAATAGTAAGCATAAGCGGCATCTACAACATCCCACATCGTGTGGCGGTATAGTATCTTATCAAATTTCTTCATACCGTTTGGATACGCTTGCTCCATTTTACTTATAAAATATCCGATTTCCTCGAAATCGTCTTCATACACTTTCAAAAATTGTCTTGCATTTACCATGGGATAATCCTCCTAATATAGTAGATTATCCTCTCCCTTGAATACGTGTTATGTTATTATTAAAAAATAATCAAAAAAATATAGAGACAGGAATTTATCCTGTCTCCATTTGTTAGTCTAGATAGATTGCATCATAGACTGCTTTTTCTTTCGTACGTTTAACTCGTACTTGTCTTATAGATGTTTTACCAATTTGATTGAACTGATGTAATGAAATCAATTGGTCTTTAATTAAATTGAAGTCTGAGTTAAACTTACCATCATTGCGGTTGATTAACATATTACTTCTTGGATTATAAGCTGCATTGTAGCTGTATGTTAGCTCTCTACCTTTCAGAGAGATAATGTTTAATACGTCACCATCAAAGTCTCCCGCTAGTACACCTAGTACGTTAATCGGAATAGACATTGTATAGTCATCATATTCTTCCTTTACATCTACTTTCATACAAAGTACGCTACCATAACTGATTGTCGGGTTACGGTTAATCAGTACTCGTAAACCACCCTTTGTATTATTGATGAGATACTTCATAAACTGTAGCATCTTATTACTAAAGGATATGGTCGCTTTCTGCCATTTATCAGTTGCTTCACTGATTGTAATTCCTTCTGACTTAATCATCAGATTGATTAACTCTGGTTTAAATAATTCTAAGAATCCGAGGTAAGGTAATTTAATCTCATTAATCTTACAGTCCGATAATGGAACGATTACGTTACGTGAACTGAAGTTGAAACGAGAACCTAAGATGTTTCCTCGAATATGTCCTTCTTTCTTAGATAGTGCTGAGATGATATCATCATGCACATCCATTAGAATCTTTTGTGCTTCTGATAGTAATCGGTATAGACGAATACGTTTCTTATCTGTCGATAAGTTATTCTTATTGATACCGAATATCTTAGAAGTTAGTTTTGCATATTTACCATTAATCTGACCGAATCTGAAATTCTCTTCTGTAATTGAGATTGGTCGTAATAGTAGAGAGTATACAGGAACGAACTTCGTGAATACTTTCTCACGGTTCTCCATAATGAATTGATAATACTCTTCTACGATTGGACGTTTCTTACGATGGTAATTATAGTAATAGTCTATAATCTCATCAAATCTATAATAGAACTCTGTCATACCGATACCATAATATTTATCATTATGTGGTTTACCAGTGTCCACTTTTACTAGTTCATACTGACCTTCTAGGTTCAGGTTATAATCAGCGTCGATGATATTAAAGAACACCTTACGGTTTCCGATAAGTGTTTCAATCATTCGACATAGTGTAGGATGAATCAGATAATGCTCATTTTCTAGATGTAGCCAACCTGTCATCTGTAGGTTATTGTCTACGAATTTTACAGGTGTATTACATTCAGGGCAATCTGATCCTTCATAGATACGGCTTGTTAAGTAACCACATTCACAACGATAGCGTTCAGCGAATGCATTCTCATCACCCCATAGGGAACCGTATTTGCTAGAATAGATACCTCCGTCTTCTCGGTCACCGTTCGCGGCTAACCCTTCAGGAGTCACGATATCGAAACCGTTTCCGTTTCGCATATCCTCCTTATACATTTCTCGATAATCTTTTACGACTAATTTCACTTTTCTGTTCTTTGCCACGACTAAGCACTCCCTAACATTTTAATTATCATATTCACCTATATAATATATAATTCTTTATTAGATTGTTTTTAGTCGTGTAAAAACTAATTATCCTACAACATCATACATCACTAAACTGAATGACGACATATCCCATGAAGGAGACTTCATTAAGTTGATAAGTTGAGTTGTATCTGTAAATCCTTTTGTTTTAATTGCATTCTTGACTTCCGCGTCGGTAGAATCTAATGTGATATTTAAAGTAACCAATTCGCCACTTTGGATCGTATATAATTTCTTCTTACTATCACAGATAAGATATATGGCAGGTGCATCTAAATCATAAATTTCCACACTATCAATATATCCATTATACCCATATACTAAACTTGTATCGAATCTACACCCTAATGTAAATCTTCGAGTATGCCCTTTAAATACTTCATTAGCACTCGGTACAGATTCTTTAAGTAAGTTGTTAAAAGTTCTAACTATAATTTTTTCACCAGTTATTGCATTATTTACAATATCAACCGGAACCCAAGTTAAACCCGTTGAAGGTATATTATAGCCTGGATTTACAATAAGATTTCCAGGTGATGATCCATTCGCTTTCCAGTAATAACTAGAATATGCTATCCCGTAATTTCCACCAGAAGTGGCAGTCGGTATATTTAATCCAATACCATACTCTCCAGAATTGTAAGAGGTGTCTAATGTCTGAAATAAATGCATAATAGAGCCAAATATTGCGGGTCTCAACTTCATTTTCATATAATGTCGAACCGGGACCACTGATGATTTAAATGTAACATAGCTTGTAGGGGATTCTTTTGGAGTATTATTAAAGTACATTACTTTTCTTCCAAGACTAACATCCTCCACTATTTCAACATTTTTCATAGTCCCATCGTTACCATTACCTGATAAATCGACTAAAGTGTCACCGACAACACCTCTTGGATCATTGACATCATATTTTGCCACTAATCTTTTTCTTGTTGATTCTATATCATTAATAGATTTAATTGGTTCTGTTTTTACTATAGTTCCCATAGTATAGCCTCCTTATATAGCTTTAACTACTATTCTAAATTTATCTTTAAACCATCCAGTCACCAAAGCTTGCGGTAAATCACTTAACTGAGAAGTTGTAAATCCGCTTTTACTTATAGCTTCTAATAGCTTAGCATCAGTATTATATGAATCTTCAGGAATAATTACGATTCGATTCGTACTATCTATTGTATAATACTTACCGTCAGTATCCTGTAAGAACATTTTTGTTTCCGTTAACTTATCTAAATCATAGATTTTAATATAAGTTATAGAGCCTTTATAATATAATCGAGAATCTAATGACTGACCTCTACCCATACAAATTGTCCGTAATTGTTTAACTTCAGCATTACATTGTACCGTTTTAACTGTAGAGTCATCACTTTTACTTTTAAGTAAAACAGGTGTATTGAGTTTATTATTATGCATAATTTCAACTCTAAATGCTTTAGAGAATGGTAACTCACCTATAGATATATTATTCATATACGATTTGCCATTATACATAAAATGATTAACAGTAGCGCTACTACTATTACCTGATTGATATATTATGGTTCCGTCAGTTTCTCTTGATATAGACCCATCACCATAAAGTGCAGTACCTAGTATACACCCAGTATCACCAGATATGGGTGTAATTTCCATATCAATATAATACCGTTCAGGTAATAAAATTTTGGTAGAGGCATACGAAGTAGACCCATTAAACACACCTTTCCTATTAGGTATATCTGTAGGATTTTCAAGAGTAATGCCATATAATCTAACTTCGTCACTTTTTCCTGTTAAATCTAAGAGATAGTTTGTAGAACCGCTGGTACGTATCCCATTAGGATGATTAAATGCATAATGTACGTACGGTTCAGCTAATAACGAATATAGTTCTTTAAAATTATTAATTATTTTCATCATAAACCTCCTTACTATTATTATAAAAATGTTGAGGAAGCCCGTATAGGCTTCCTCTGTTAATCTATTACGATATCTTCTAATTGAACTGGATTTAGTTTAATAGAAGTATCATGGAACTTTTTCAATGAACGCTGCATCACTGATGCTGACATACGTGTAGATGTAATACCAATATTAATAATACCAAGTTTATAATATAACTCGCCTGCACATTTATTACAGATACGTTCAGATGCACAGAATAATGGGTCACGCATTTTAACTTTACGTCCAATGTACTTAGACATTGTTGTATCGTCCAACATAACCAATTTAGCACCGTCAATAATATAACGATATTCAAATAAGAATGCATTCTTCTTCGTTAAGAATATCTCTTGATATGTCTTAGATTTACAGTCAGAACCTTTTGGTCCTAATACTAAGGACTGGAAGGCTGCCATGTATTTCTTCGTTAAGTAACCACCAACCTGTGTGCCTACACCTTTTGCGTAAGCACCTGTAACAAGAGCATCTGCATATAGCTCGATATCATCTTTCTCAATGCCGTCGGCATAGTTACTTGTACTAATCTTATATCCACCATTCGTATTATCTTGCATTGGACCTTTCATAACGAATAAGTTTTTATAGTTATTACCGAACTTAGGTTTTGCACCAGAATCATATAATTCCATACCAGCATCTTTCCCTAGTTCACCTTTTGCAACTTTCAGTAGGTCTTTCTCTATTTTAGCTGCAACTTCAGCATTACCTTTTTGTAATTCTTCTTCATGTTGTTTGATAAGCTTTTTCTTCTCTCTTGCTACAGAGTCCAATGGAACTGTTGTACGTTGAGACATTGAGCTTACAAAGATATTATTAAAGCTGAATCCGAACCACTGTACATCATTCAGATATTGAATGAAGTGTTCTGTTTTAATCTTATCGTCCAATAGTTGTTTTGATAAGACTCTCTCGATATCTTCGAACTTATCAGCATCAATAGGCTCATTAATATAGCCAAAGATATCGTAGAAATGTGGAGAAATAAAAAATACGTTAAAGAAGTATTTCCCTACCGTAGTAGAAATAGGTGACGTATTATTATGATACGTACCTTTTGGAATCACAATCTTGTCTGTACCATTTAACCGGGATTTTACTTGCGCTTTCCCTTTTTCTCCTTTTGTATATTTTTTAGCAAATGTATCAATAATCATTTGACGATTGATATTCTTACGTTCCCAACCTAGTACAAACTCTAAGTCAGTGCCTGTAACTGTTGCCATATTAATTCCTCCTTTTAAATAGAAATACTGTAAGACTGCACGTGGCAGCCTTACAGAGATTAAACATAAATTTTATAAATGATTGTAATTTCTTTTGATAGGTTTGCTAGTGGTTCGTTGTTGAAATTCAGTTTAGAGAATATACGACAAGAACGGTATTCAGAATAACCTAATGAGTTATCAGGATATCCATGAACTAAACCTAACGTATTAATACGAGCTTTATTTAAGCCTCCACCATTTAATTGAAAGTATTGACGACAGTCATCTTTATCAATCTTCAATACGAACTGAATGTACGTATTCATGATTTTGTTTTCAGGTTGTGTATCAACATCCCCTGGTACAGATGGGTTACCTGGCTCGTCGAACTCTACGTGAATTACAGGTGGTGTTTCAAATTTCTTTACATAGTATTCATAATAAGATGCATCTTGACGACGCATGAAATACTTACCACGTAATGCTGTAGATAAGTCCTTATTAGTAGGAACTTTACGGAATGGTAGAATACCTTCTACTTTACGTTCTTTGTACTTGACATCTTTTACAGTATCAAATACATCTCCAGCTCCACCTACACCGACAGCAAATCCGAATAATACGTCTTCACGACGTAGACCCGCCTCAGGTGGTTTTACGATTTGCGGAAGAATATTTAAATCCTGGTTTAACGTTGCAATTGTGATAGGTGTATCAACGTTTGCAATCTTTTGTAATAAGAATAAACCTCCAGATAATAGAAGTTCATTATGCTCATCGAATAAGACTTCCCCTAATTCATTTTGAGCGATTACTTGTGTTTTAAATGTAGGACCTTTTGGATTCTGCACCTTTTTCTGAAAGTCATTTAATAAGACTTTATGTGCTTCATCAGTCGATACATGGTCACCGAATAGTAATGTTTTTGCATCAGTAGACATATGTTAATTCTCCTCTCTGATAAAGAACGCTTTATCTTTTACTTTAATCTTAGTACTTTGTTCGACAGATGACTCCATATCGGCTATATCAGCGTAGTAATCTAAATTCATAGAAGACCCTATTTCCTTCTGAACGTATATTGCATACCAATCTTTCAGTTTGTCTAATAAGTCTTCACGTGTGAAACTAGCCTGTCCGAATACGTCATGAATCATCTCAATGAATTGATCAATTCCTTGCTCTTGTACAATAGACGTAATAACGTCATTGTAATTATTAAAAGCATTTTCCCCAGATTCCCATTTCACTTGGAATATTTCTTCCAATACCACTTTAATATTTTGAAGTCGTTTATCATCTACATGATACGCAACGTTCATGGAAGTTAAATCGACAGTATAGGACTTAAAGATATCTACTAAATAGAATACGAATTTACGTAAACTATCTACAGATAATGTCGGAATATCTAGGAATAGACTCTCGAATTTATCAGATCCAAAGTATAATTCTAGGGCATATAGTATACTATCAAACGTATCAATCATATTCTCCGTGTCTGTTTCGTTAACAACCGTATAGAGGTCAACGTTATGCTTACGAAGATATTCTAGGTACGTTGGAGGTAAGTTTCCTTTCGTATCACGATACATATTAGTTGTATATTTCGTAATCATACTAGAATCATAAATACGTTTATATAAATTATACTCTTCAATTGTTGTCGCATCATAACGACGACTGATAATCTCTTCGTGCACATCTTTGTTATCAAAGTATGTATTCACGACATCAGCAGCATCTTTATATTTAGCTGGTGGTTGTTTAATATCAATCTTTGTATGATCGATAATCTTATCTGGAATATCGACCTTTTCGTTATATTCATTGATAAACATCTCGATACGTTTCATCATACGAGCATCAAAGTTAAATCCATAGATACTCATATTCTTTGTCGTTGTATCAATGATGTTTCCAGCTAGGTCAAACTTCTTACATATCATAGCGAATAACGCTACAATCATATCAAATAACGTAGCTCGTTCTACATACTTCATGGACAGTTCCGGTAGTAAACTTTGGTTTGGAACGGTATCCATTAACATACGGAAGAAGTAACATAACTCAAACGAGATTTTCATTAAATCATAGTTTGATGTCAAGTTGATATACTTCGTCTCAATATAGTTAAATTCTTGTGACATAACTTCTTGCATGAATCTGGCTCTATCACCATCATCACCCCATAGGAAGTCATGGTCTACTACTAACCAATAATCTAAATGGTTGGCAGGGTTAATAATCTCTTGCCCTAGGTTGACCGTATCATTCGGAACCTGAGCAAACTTCAACTCATAACATTCTTCTACATCTTCAACCCACTCAGTTGAACCATCCTCATGTTTCTTTTCTTTGTACTTGAAGATAGGATTATAGTATTGGTCTTTCTTCCGGTCTTTAATTAGGAAATAAGATGTAACGTCAATGTTATCAATCTCGAATAGTTTAAAGATATCAACGAATACTTTATCCGTTGCTTTAAAGCGTAATAGCTTATTCAAGTTCTTTGCTACTTTACGCATATACGTTAAACTGATTTCATTGTAGTACGGTAATCCGTAGGATTCGAATAACTCTTTAATGATATCTTTATCATAAAAGTCTCGGTTAATTCCTTGGTTAAAGTATTGTGTCATGAAACGTTGACAAGTAATTGTCAAGATAAATAATCCGATAAAAGCATCATAGTACTCCGAGTTCATTTGATAAGCTTTATCGTAGATTCGTTTCAATACATAGTTACGACTCTCTTTATAGATTCGTACAAAGACAGATGGCATCCCAGGGTCTTGTAAGTATCGCTTGATATACATTAGCTCATATGGAGCTGTACGTCGTGCTACTTCAATAGGCACCTTACCATCATATACATGTCGTAGGTATTTCTTTTCAGGATGCTTCTCAATTAATCGAGAAATATTCTTTGTAATTGCTAGTAACATCAATTCATGATTATCCATCATATGAATTGGTTTTGTAATGTCAACTCCATCTACTTCATATTCCATATATATGAAGTCATCGAATGTATCTTCTAATGGAGGTAATCCACTAATCTCACGATAATATTCATTCTGTTCCACGTAGTTCATAATGATATATTCCCGATGATATTGTAGAACGATACCACGTTTATCAATAGGAATTAAACTACGATTACGCTGTAAATCTTCCCATTCCGATTGAGGGAATCCAGCTTTCTCTAACGCATATTCACTGTATGTCATGTACGTACCAAAATCATCAATATGTAATTTTGCCGCACAGTACATGTCGCCTAACCGTTTCGATTCGAGTGTTTCATATTTAGAGGCGATATAGTCTAGTTTCACTGTGAGTGTTTCATTTATTTCCTTTAACTGATTAAGCACAAAGTCCATCATATTGGTTTGCTTATAATCCGCTCTCATTCTCACACTCCCTTTCTGTTTGTACTAATTTGTTGTTTAAGGGGTTATGTGTGATATATAAGGGATGTAGCGGAAACAACGTATTAAATACAAGTAAAAGGAGGGTTCTTTATGGGAACTGAAATTGCTAACATAAAGGTAAAGGGTTTAAAGAAGGGTAATCCTAGATTAAAATCTGATACAGGAATGATTCTACCATTCTTCCAGAATAACAAAGAGCTTTTACACTTAGAGACGATGAATCGTTTCATTAAAGCGACGGAACGTTTAATCCGTACAAGTAAAGAGTATAAGCGTTATAAAGCGTATTTAATGGAAGAAATCGGATTAGACCACTGTATGATATTCCCTGATATATCAGATGATGGTGATGCTCCAATTGAGATGCATCATGGTCCCATTCTTACCCTGTATGATATCTGCGAAATCCTGACAAATTGGATGATAGCAAACGATATCAAAATTACTACGTTCCGAGTTGCCGATTTAGTAATTCGAGAACATTTTGACAATACAATACAAGTTGTGATGTTATGTGAAATGGCTCATCAACTTGTACATGCCAATGAGATTTATCTTAACCCTAAACAAGCATGGGGTGATATCGGTAAGTTTATCGAGAAATATCGAGATGGTATTGATGACAAACAGATGTATATCATTCATGAGAATATACGTGTTGCGAATCAATACGGAAGTACTGACGGTGGAGTGTTGGATGTAAATCCGACAGTTACTGACTGGTCAGAAAAATAATAAGTGAGAGGAAGTTGTATATGTTAGTGAATTTTTGGTCAATCTTATTGATTTGTATTGGGTTTGTTTTATTATGGGCGGTTATGTTATTCTTCCTAATAAAACGATTACTAACAAAAGTAAATGAAAAGGTAGCCGTGCAACCAGTACAAGAAACTACCAAAAAAATAAACGCACAGGTATATTCGATACCTATTGAAAATGTGCTTGCTGTACTGAATGATGTCGTACAACAGCAATTGAAATACCATTTGGAAATGAATATTAAGCAATTCGGTCCTGCATACATTAATGATAAAACATTTGAAAAAACTATGCAGGCAATTATTGATGATATATACTTAGTCTTGTCTGATGATTATAAAGAATTATTACATCAATATTTCTCTCAAGACGGACTAACATTGTATATCTATAAAACGATTCATCCAGTAGTTTTACAGATAAGTTTAGAAAAAAATGAAATAAAGTAATTTAAATAAAGAAGAGGATAGAGCCTAAGCGCTCTATCCTCCCTTTTTATTCGTTGTTATTAGCTTCTGCTAATCTATAACGATCAATTGCTTTGTACAGTTTTCCAGGTGAATCAAATAACTCTAGTAATACATTACTCGTATCAGGTTTTGCAAATTCTTCTGTAACAAAGAACCAATCAAGTTGTCCTATTTTATTACATGTAATAACACTTTCAGTGTACTGTGATTTATTTGTATACTTGATTCGGTTTGCAATGTATATCTGATAACTATCCTCTTCACCTAGATAATTCCTCACAAGAGCATTTATCTTTTGAATCATTGGATGGAATCTGATATCAGGATGTAATTCATTTTCCCACGGTGTATAACGAATTACAAATTCATCACTTGGTTGAGCCGGTATATTATCTTCCGGCTTATGCTTGATGATTGTTGTAAATAGAATACCTTTCAAGTAAGCATCAACCACTTCCACATGATATGTATCCATTTGATTGAATACCACGTCATGCATTTTTAAGTTAATTCTGAAGTGGGGGTATGTGTATTTAGAGAAAAGTAAAATACGTTCAGTAATCGTTTTACATTCTATCTCTAAACGTTCCTCAGCCCCAATACGTTCAAACTCACTATTTACCATAGCAAGTTGATTAAATAATTCCTCATTAAATTCTTTTGTTAATGGTGTATAAATCGTTTCTACATTTGTCATGTTTCTCGTCTCCCTTTACCTTCTTAAAATTGGTAGAATACTTCTTTATTAAAGTTTGTATGTGCTCTGCTAAATTCTTTCTTAAATGCAAATACTTCTTTCAAGCTAAGTGGTTCATAGTTATGACAATCCACTCCAACATTCAACCCACCACGTTTGACCATTTGTAATTTATGTATATGACCAAATATTGTATAGTTATTCGTTGTAGAATAACTAGGTTCGTGAACTAGTTCGAATGGTTCGCCATCTAATGTGATGAATATTCGTTTGTCTTCTAAATACACATCCTTGAAACCTAAGCTTAAAAGATATTGCTCATTAATTTTTCCAGCTTCTACATCATCACGTTCATGGTTCCCCGCCAATAACGTGATATTACCATTCAACTTACTAACCATGTCATAGTTGCCGAAATCACCGACATGGATAACTTTATCATTCGGTTTTACTTTGTTATTCCAGCGATCAATCATTGCTAAGTCCATTGCATTGATATCCCCAAATGGACGACGAGAACGCTTTCGTGTATATTCATCTGAAAAGTGTGTATCAGCTGTTAAGAATATATTAGATTCTTCTGTAGTTAATAGTCCCATAATTAGTTCTCCTCCGATAGCTGTTTTATAGTATTAGATATATTAGTAACATGATTTGATATACCCATAGTTACACCTGATAGAATCCAATGAATAAGTGTCTTATCAGGTACTGCCGGTGTTGCACTGGCAATAATATTGGTTTCTCTATCATACTCTGCTAATCTATAAAATATATTACTATTATATTCTTCATCCCACCAGACTTCAGCTAATAAAGCATATCGTTTTGGCAAGTTTAATTGATCTACGAATCCATTGATTCGAGAACACGCGATATCTTCATCTAACGTCCATCTAGATTTTTCAGCTAATACTTCTACTATCAATTGTTTTCCTTTTAAGTCGATATCTTTGATTTTCATTATTATTACTCCCTTATTATGTATTAGTCTATTTTAATTAACCATTCTTTGTTACCGTATACTCTTATCTCGATATCTGTATCCTGGAAGATATCTATAATGAGTTCCTTAACAGTTACCCATCGTAGTTTATCTAATCCGCATCCAAGATGAGGGATGGCAAGCTTATTCCATCCCATCTTAACTGACGCTTCTTTTAGATACACTAATGCTCGAACTAATCCTGCATAACCGGGCTTATCCCAATAGTCACGTTTCGTAACTAATAGTAAATGTTGCCCGACTGATGCTACAGATGGTACTGTCATAGGACATGCTACCATTCCTGTTTCTAAATCATAACGACGTCTAAAATCTTCCACTTCAGGGAATCGTTCACAAGTTTCTTTCGCTAAACCCGCTCCCATTTTAGCGTCGCCTGAAATACATTGCACCATACGAAATTCCTTAGGTGCTTCAAATAAGCTATTGTATAAATAAGTAGTATCATCTAATTTCATTATCTTCTGACCCCTTCATGATTATTTCTCCTGGCACTGGAAGTGAACCCAGCCAATATTTATATTCCGTAGTCGGCTGATAAGTAACTTTTATATAGTTTGGCTCCAACTTTGACTTTGGAATAAAGTATACTTGTATATTTCCAAGTGGCACATGCAATAATGAACTGGATGTTACTCCTGGAATATTACCTATTCGACCATCATGAAATCTTTCATCGTCTTTATGATGGAATATCATTAACTTAGGTTCAACTAGATTATCACGATATATGTATCGACAAGCAATACCAATACGCTCTATCTTTGTTATAAGAGCTTCCGTTCTAATATCTAAGGTACATCCTGACACACCATTCATAGAGAATGTATGGTCAATATCCCAATCAGTTATACCAAACATTATTGATCCTCCCAGAATTTTGCGTTTGATACAAATTTCATAATTCGTTCTACATCTTCATTCGTTAATCTTTCACTTTCACGTATCTTTTCTCCTAACTTTTTTGTAAATTCCTTTTTAGGTATATTTAAACGCCCTACACCCGCTATGAAATTAGCTTTCTCAGTTGGATGTAAAATATATAGCTTATCAAAACTATCTACAGTTTCATTTAAAAGTCTTGTAGACTCAGTGGCAGGATAGCATATAAATGCATCTACAACCGAGTTATTAATTATGATATCAGGTCTAAATTCATACGTTACCGCGGAGGGCATACCTGTAAGAGTTAATGTTTTATCTTTTCGTATAATTTCTACATCTTCAATTTTAATATCATCATCTTTATCCGATAGCAATACAAATACTAATTCTTTACCCATTCTGTTTTACCATCGCTTTCTCATTATTTTCTTTCTTTTTAGTCATCATTTCATTACGATGGAAAGCAATAATGTAATTCACAATAGCTTCAGTATCATGAGCTACAAACTCTGGGAATCTAGCAGTATGTATACCATCCTTTACAAATAATTGATATTGAATCTTGCATGGTATAAGTTTGAATCCTATCTTGTATATGAATAGGCTCAACTTTGTAAATGGGGTGTTAATTACTTTAGATTTTACCTTTAATTCACGGTTTATATCACTCATACTTAAACGTAGATTAGAATGGAATAACCAATCCTTAATAATAGGATGGTCCCAATTAATAAATCCTTCTTCATCAATTCTAACTGGTTTGTTAAACATATTTCTTCTCTCCCTTAGAAAAATATTTTAATTAATGGTACAATATACGTCATGTAGTTATAACGTATATCAATCATTTCTAAATCAGGAGTCCATGGGACTTTATATGAAGTACCCATAATACCTCCTGAGTTCAGCATAAACATAGAGTCTGAATTCATCTCTCTGTAATACTCTATATCTAATTTCTTCTTACGATAGTCGTCAGCAAATGTACGAACGGCTTGACATATGATACTCATATCCGTTACTTCCTCTGCTTGTCTAAATAACTTACGTAAGAACTTAATCATATATTTACGATGTATCTTTGGCACATCTTTCCCCAAGCCTTTGATATGTAAATATTCTCTACTATAATAAAACTCGATATCCCCTAAGTTATAATAACTAGAGTATCGATTCTTTAATACAAATTCCACATTCCCGAACTTCGTAGAAGTTACAGGTTGATTGATTAAGAAGATTGCATCCTTCTTAATACTTAGAATACTAGCATCACTAATATTATTTCGTTCCATGAACGTTCTACGATATTCAACGAGATTCTGATTAATAATTTTACCAAGTTCTTTATCCTTTTTAATCATTAACCCAATCTTGATGTTTCGCTCTTTCTTTGGCATAGCGTTTAACTCATCAATCTTTGTTTGAGGTATCGCTTTTGCTGCAATTAACATATTGAAACCTGCTGACTTAATATCATATTCTTTGATACTAGCAGATACAATATGATTTAATGATTTATCTAAATAATTATGTTTTACGTAAAGAGTGTTACTCACACCTTATCACCACTTAGTACACCAGAGAACTTGTCTAGTAGACTCATGTACTCAAGATATCCTTCTTCTGACATCTTGCTACTTCTCTTCATATCTAGTGTGATATCATTTGTAAACTTATACCCAGGATACCCGAAGGTCTTCTCGATATATTTACACAATGCTTTACAGTAATTGAAATTATATGGGTCTCGTTCTTCAGGAATATATACTAAAACGATATGAGCACCTCTATTTAATTGCATCAATAATGATACAATATAAGGCATCTTCTTCTTATCTTTAATCGTTTCTTTAATATATAATTTCTTATTACCCGCTTTAAATAAATGACTATGTGGATCAGGCATAAGTATCTTTAAACTAACCATACCCTCATGATCCACATTTAAAGCATTAGACACCATCATCGTAATATACGATGATGGTATTTTATCTAATTCAGTGTCACTTGCATAAAATAACATTACTTACCTCTCCTAACTCTATATACTCTAGCTTTACGAATTCGGTTTCCGTATTTATCCTCAACGAAAGCTTTTCCTTTCTTTGCTGGTTTCTCTCCGATTCCACTCTTATTGAATACATGCTTATCATATATTCCTACTTCTTTTTCCTTTTGTTTCTTTGCTAGAATCTTACGAGTTTCTTTAGCGTTTTTCTTTCTTGCTTCCATAAGCTCTTTAAAACTCATATCCTCAACTTTTTTCTTCTTATGCTTCTTCTTACCTTTCTTTTCTTTATCATTTTTTAATCTAGTAGCTCGACCCATTCGGTCATAGCAATAACGTTTCTCTTTCTTATCTTTCTTCTTAGATTTCTTTTTCTTCTTTGGTGTATCCATTTCTACATCTTCACCAAAGATATATTCTTTATATTTTTTCGCATCTTTAAATAGCTTTTGGACATTATCATCTTCCATTTCTCCAGCAATATCATCCAGTCTACCGAATTTCTTTTTATATGTTTTGTATCCCATATATGCGATACCATAACGTCTTTCTAAATAGTCTGCTAAGAATCCTAAATATAGATATTGCATTTCTTCAGCAGAGCATACTAAAGCTAACACACGATTCTGTTGATAGCTTAATCCTAAGGCAACAAATGATGCCATAATAGAATCAGTATTTTTAATATCTTTTACATATTCTTTATAATATTTATCGGCATTAATATTGCCTCCTGCAAATGCACCGAATAATTGCTCCGATGGTATTAAGCCTTTTGATAGTGTCAAGCAAGTTTTATCAAATGGTCGTACTTGCTGACTTACAATAATTTTAAATACATTCTTGAACGCCTTCTTTTGGGCTTGTTCTTCCGTTAATAGTAGTATCATATTGATTCCTCCAATAATATAATTTATTTATCAATATGCTGTCGTAAGTATTTTAAAACTTCAATCTCGGTGGCAATCTTTCTGCCTTGACAGCTTGTGATGGTAATGAATGAGGTTGTCTCATATACTTCGTAAATGCTTTCGGTAATGGCTTTGTATCCACTACTGGGACTTTATATTCATCAGGATCATAGTCTTCACAGAATCCTATACATCCATTCTTATCAGGAATATAACCCCTTACATCAACTGGCTCATCTATTTCAGACATCACCTGTAAACAAGTTTTACAGTGAATAACTCTATTCATTACGCACCATACCTTTCCATTCTAGATTGTCGCTTTGCTTGCTCAATTCTTTTATCTTCTTCTTGTTTAGCAACAGAGAATAGCATATGGTAAATCAGGTACAGCATTGTATAAAAGAATACTGGTGCCTGAATACCCATATCTTGATCATTGATTGAATAGTACATTGAACTTCCAATACATACTGGAATAAGTCCTCCAACAAATGTAATTGCTTTCTTTGCTACTTTGCTCTTAATTTCGAAATCTAGAATCATCATTATTATTTCCCCGTTTCTCATAGTCTAATTTATATTTTTTATTTAACTTTATTATTTCTGTAGTGACTAATCATATCAATATATAGAACGACTAGTAGAATTGTATCGATTACAATAATCTCTTTAATGCTGTATTCTACACTTATCAGCCATGATAGTAATTTACAAAAGATTATTGAACCACCTATAACACTCACTCCAGTTATTACTACATCACTTAATATACGTAATGCTTTTTTCATATTTCTCTCTCCCATAAAAAATAATATATTATATACAAAAGTAAATCAGGAACACCCATTACGGATGTTCCCTATTATTTATCTAGACGTATTGAATCCCATGTCATCGTAATCTTCATCACGCTCATAGACTAACTGACTTGAGTCAACTCTTTCTAACTCAGGATAGTTATCAGGATTAACACCTGTCATATTAAATTCTCTTGTACTCTCACGACCTGGTGTTGCTGCAACATCTCCAATTGCAAACTCAGCATCACAGTGGGTACATACAAATTTGCTAAAGTCTTTATTGTATTTTAATGGTCCACCGCAACGTTTATGTTTCTTACCTGGGATACGTGCTTTACAGCTAAAGTCCATTTCTTCTGTAATCGGAGTTAGGTAAGCGTAATCTAAGATTACAATCTCATTTGTCTCCGGTCTAATACCCCAGTTCTTAAACTCATTTGGTCCAACGTCATTTAAGATATAACGAGAACCTACACGGTGTAAAATTTCACTTACCCCATTATAATAATTATCCATGTCACCACTCTTCATTGTGTACACGAACTCTGATGCAGAGATTGTACCAATGTTATCATACATTACTGTAACGTATGGTTGTAGTTTAGGTGATAACACTTCTTCTAAATTGTTATCTACGATTCCTCTTTCATCTAATGCAATCTTGAATACGATAGAATCGTCATCCTCATGTTTTAATGTGATACGGTTTGTACCACATCCTATTTCTCTAAATCCATACTCATTTAGGTATTGCACAATAGCATCTGCTCGTAAATTATTATCTGTAATAACTATATTGTGCTTCACGAACTTCGTGATGTAATCTAATACCATTGGATTGAAATATTGACCGATTGTTGAATTTGTAAACATAATAAAATTCCTCCTAGTGTTGTATAAAGTTTTATTTTCTCACCTATATAATGTATACTTAAAAAGGTGAATAGATTTTTATGGTTATAACATCTGTATAACCAATACAAACATAAGACTACGCTCGTAATTTAATAACTCCTTTCAATAAAATTATGGAGTTGTTCACCTTTCAATTAAAGATTAAAAATCCCCTATCCGTCTGGATAGGGGATATCTTTTGTCGATTACATAATGAAGCCGTAACCTTCAAAGTGATTAGACTCTAATAACATTTCAAAGTCGATGTAGCTTGCCGGATGGCGAGTACCTTCGAACTCTGGACTTAGGCTCTGATGACCCATTTCCATATTGAATGTTTTGTCCATAAAGTTACCAAGTAACGATTCGAACGCAATGGCTTGTTGATCTCCAATTTTCGTATCGAATGTTTGCTCACTCATGAACGCTAAGTCTAATTCGAATTTCGCTTCACGTTTGAAGTAAAGGTTTAATTCGAATTCTTTCTCTTTTAATTGCAGTAATCGAGTTTCGAAGTCCACTTCAGAACGCTGACGTAGATTCATTTCGAATGGTTTATCTAATGGTGTTACAATTAGAGATTCGAATTCTTGTTCTCTATATACTGCAATCGTTGCTTCGAATCCAATTTCACTCTTATATCCTTTCATGTAAGCGAAATCAATCTCGCTAATACTTTCAAAGTTAAGAACGCATTCTAAATCTTTCTGGCTCATATACATGAATCCATAATCGAACTCTACCTCTTTAAATACAAGTAAGTTCGCTTCGTATTCAGATGTAGTTTCACCAGATTTATTTAATACCATTTCGAATGGTAATGTATCTTTAGAAAGAATTAACTCGAACTGATTATCAGAAGGTCTAGTAATGTAAATTCCACCATCAAACTCATGATCAGATATTACACCTAGTTTAGACTCGAACGATTTGTCAAGCTCAATTCGTTTCAATAGATTCATATCGAATGAAGATTCAGATTTATAACCTGTCATCCCTTCAATATCTTGATAAGAAGTTGTAGCTAATTTATATTCGAATGGATGAAGTTCTTCTTCTTGCTTGAACAGCACCATTTCAAATTCACATTCAGATTCTCCACCATGAACCATGTTGTATTCGAATTCAACTTCAGACCAACCAGTTACACTGTACTCAAAGTCCATTGTATCTTTACTGATAACTGCATCGAATTCATGGTCGATTGGATAGAAGATAATCGCATCAGAATCGAATTCACTTTCACTCATGAACCATAAGTTTAATTCAAATTTCTTATCTTTAATTGCAATTAAGTCTACTTCAAATTCACAATCAGAAGCATAACCATACATCGCCTCTACTTCTTTATCAAATGCTTTGATTTGATACATACCGTAGTCGAAGTCTTGGAATGCTTTCTTAATTTG